ATCTTCGATGTAAATTTTGTTTTGAAACAAAATCTGGTGGTATTCGTGAAAATAATAAGATCAATGTTGATTATATTCGAAACTTACCGAAAATCATAGAGAGGTCAATTATTCCAAGATATAAAAGAAAAAACGGTATTGTTGAAATATCAATGATGGGTGGAGAATTATTTTCTGATGATATTCCAGATGAAATATTTGATGAGTATTATAACTTTGCATCTGCGATGAAGGAAATGATCCACAACAATTATCCAGATGCCACGATACGTTTTAAATGTTTGAGCAACGGCGTATACAAAAATCTAGATCGCGTGATACAGTTTCTAGATTCATTTGAAAGTAAAATCATATTATCATATGATCCAATCGATCGTTTCAGTTGCGATCAACAAAAGCAAATATGGAAGAATACATTCGATTATTTTAAAAATAAAGAAAAGTATAAACTGACTCTATCAATTGTATTAACTAAGAAAACAATTTTGAAATATTTTGATGACCCATTGTTTATAACCCTAGGAAACATGATTTATACTGACACAAATATCTATGTACCTCGATTGGATTATCAAGAGTATTTACCATCCGATGATGATTTATTTAATTTCTATAAATGGTGTATTGATCATGAATTATTCAATATATCAATGGTACATAACCTATTTATCGCGGCAATACATAACATCAATACATCATCATGTGGTAGAAAATCCGATTTTATATTCGGTGAAGATTTCTTAAAAAAATATAATAGTAATTTTGTTGATAAATGTACGGAGGAATCACCAATACCAAAAGACGAATATTATGGTTATTACTCCGATGAGATAAAGGATGTATGTGATTGCGCAAGATATAAGCGACCAATCGGATTACAAAAACGTGGTTGTTTTACTTGTGAACATTTCAAATATTGTCCAAAAATGTGTTGGACACAAATATTGTTTCAACACTATCCAATGGGTGAATGTCCATTTAAGAGAACTATTGATTTGATCCAAAATAATAAAGATTTAGGTAAACAATTTGATGCATGGAGGAAAGAATATGATTCATACCACTCTACCATATGAATTTTCAGAAATGGAAGAAATTCAAAAAAATGGTGCAATCATAAATATGAATGAAATTCATTTTCCTGGCAAAACAAATACATTTGATATAATTCGAACGTCATTCATATTTATACGTAACACTGGATTTGATAAAATCCGCTTAGATTTTTCAGAAACATCATATGAATTTAAACGTGATGTATTATTACAATATATCACTACTGATATAAAAGTCGTACTGGATGAACTGATTCAAACATGGCTAAACATTTTAACAAAGATTTGTTTTAATAATATCAATGATAATCTAAATGAAACGATTTTAGATATACATGAGATTGAGACATTCATTAAAGAGGATCATTCGATTGTTCAGATGCTTGTTGATTTCATTAATTCTCTTCCGATTTTTGCAATGAATTATCATATGTTGCTACACAACATTGACGATATTGCAATTAATTTTGAAATAATCGATGATCCTCAACTTGGTCCAAACATATATAATATCATCGGATATAATCAGTTTAATTCACTAGATACAATGGTTATTGGTCGACCAGAGAAATTCTTTAAAAAATATTTTAAATCAACAAATTTAGATCTATATAATGCAATTAAAAACCACCCTGGTCTTGGAACTTTACTTGCAATATCGAATGCACAACTCGAAGATATTGACTCATTTGAAAAAGAGGTTTGTGATATAATACAGAGGGAAAAACATGTCTAATCTGCAAGAATCGATCAGCATCGATATTTTACCAACCTATCAATGTAATTATCGGTGTCCATATTGCTTCCTTGGTAATCTTAGAAATGATAATACTGTATTAAACCTTGATATATGTATACAAAGATTGGAAGAAATAAATAAAATTTATAATATTTCAACGATTAATTTATATGGAGGAGAGATATCTCTCCTCCATATAAATTATATTAATAACCTCATCAATATTGTATCATATTATGTAACACCGAATATAGTAACAAATCTATCTGATTGGAATTTCTTATCTTATTTAGAAAAAAAAGATGTTACGATTAGTACGTCATTAAACGATGATCGTGAAAATAATGATCTGTTAGAAAGACGATTATGTGATCATGACTGTTCTAATATATCTATATTGCAGGTTGTTACACCATCGCTATTAGCTGAAGATCGAAATAGGTTATCAAATCGACTGTACCTATCAAATGCATCATTTTCATTTTTACGCTATTCACCATCAACAAAAGCGGACATAAAGTATTCGTTAAATAATAGAGATTATGCTATGTTTATAAAAGAATTGATTACATATTTTCCTGGAAGAATAGAAAATGAAAATGAGTTAAAACAATGCCTTAGTGGTGCATATAATCCAAAGATGTCTTCAAATATTTTTATAAACCCATATGGTAAGTTGATGAGTGTTCAATACAATTCCGAACATCTAGAATATTTTAGGGAATATGATTCATTGGAAGATTGGATCATCGACTGTGACATCGAATATAAATTGTATAGAAAACATTGCAGAGAGTGTAGATATTTTAATCATTGTTATGCAGAACATTTATCATTCAACAATATCATTGATGATGATTGTTGCGGTATGTATCAATTTTAAAACTGTTATAAAAAAAAAAAAATAGGGCGGAGTTCCCCCGCCATATTTATTTCTTATATGGTTCTATTGATCCATAGTCAATAATGATCGGTTCATTATTAAATTCTCCTACATTACCATGATGAATATGCATATCATCAATATAAATATTCATATTACTGATAAGATAATTATTGACTCTTTCTATGACGGTTTTAACTTCTGGAGTTTCAACATCATATAATCTAGTTACTGCTATCGTCGATATTATTGGTTGTTCATAGCTGCCCATTTCATAAATGGGGCTTATACTATTCTCAACTTCAGTTCCTTTTAGTCGTTTGTATAATTCTATTTCATTTATAGAATCAACTATACCATTTACGTTACTCCTAGGAATTTTTATTGCTAATCGTTTAGAATAATCAACTAGAACGAATCTATGCGACCCTATGAAAACCTTTATATCATCAGCTATAGTATTTTCTAAGATTTTATATATTGTATTTTCAGGAATGAATTCATTGTATATATCTGGAAGAATCTCTATAAAACCATCTAAATCAAGTTTTATATTAGAAATTTTAGCGCTCCCCCATATACTATCACTCATTTTATTAATATCCTCGATAGTAAAATTTATGAACTTTAATATTTCTTCAAACAACGAATATTCCATATCATTGAATATATTCATTGCTAATTTTATCGATATTTGTCCCATTACTTTTTGAAAATAATTATATTCGTTAAATGAACATTTAGTAGTTCTAAGACATGAAATATTGTTTGATACGTTTCTAAGTTTATTTAGATCATCAACAGAATCTTCGAGTAAAGATATATTTTTTGGATGTAATAGTAAAGATATTATATAATTCATTGAGAATGAGTCAAGATTAAGGGATGAATGATTATATTTTATTTCTTCCAAATTAATGATAATGTCGCTTATATTCATATTGCACCTCATAATATAGTAATTGTGTAATTACAAATTCAGTTTTAATCTATATAAAAAATAATGATTGGGTGGTATATACCACCCAATCATTATTTCAGAGCCTCCGGACACACTGTTCGATCTTGATACCGTTTGCGAAGCGTACGCAACGATAATCGTTATAGACAACACAAAGTGCCTCCGCCCCGGTTTCTCTTTTCTGGTAATAGTGCATCCCAACCTTGTCGGGGTCTTCCCCAGGAATTTCCAGGACGTTGTAATACTCCGTTCTCAAGCCACCGATGAGCCTCGGTTCTTCATCAGCACTGTATCCCGGAAAGATTTTCGGCATCTCATTGAATGCCTTCTCGGCGAGCTTCAAATAACCACTTCGCTTATTCAGCCATTCTTCGAGATACTTTTCCTTCCCCGACACTTCCAAACACTCGTTTGGATTCTCGAAAAACATCTTCCCCTTAACATTGTCATTGTAACCGTAGATAAATGCTGTCTGTGTCATCATGATTAACTACCCCTTTACTATTATACATCGAAAATATACTCTGATAAGGATATTTCTTATATCTCTTATCAATTATAGAATATATATAGATATAATGAGAAGATACGAATATTTATCATCGCTCTAAAAGGATTCCGAAACTTTTTGGATCGTCTATAATATTAGATAATCCAATAATCTTTTTTGATTTAAAGCGTTTATTGCGCAAGTCATTTAGCTCTAGGGCACATCCATTGCAATATACATAGAATTTGAAAACCATATCAAGATTTAGGATATGAATGACTTCAGTGACGCTGTTTAATGTTGGCGCTTTGATAAGTGTTTGCTTTACATCAATTCGCCAACAATTAAATCCCCATAACCATTGATCCCATTGAGGTTCACCAAATAGTTTGGTTTCAATATCTTTAAACAGACCTTTCCTCGCATGATATTTTTCCCACGCTTGAATACAACATGTGAAATCGACGGTACACATGTAATCGATTAAATACAATCCTCGACAAGCACCATTCATGTGTTGTAATTTCGCGATTAATACGCTTTTTTCGGCGGCACTCAATATTGTGCTACGTCTTAATTTTCTAATGAGATCAAGTTTATTAATAGATATTACATTATCCATGAATTTCACACGCTCCTTATAATTTGAAATCGTTATTGATATAATGATTTAACTCATCCATCGTTAGCTCGATGTCATATTTCTTTTGAATATATTGATGAAGTTTATCCATGATATCCAATGATGGGTCTAAGATGAAATCATATTCACTGGTAATATTATCTTTTATCTCATCAATGTTAATATCCGATTCTTTTAATAACACAGAGATATTTTTATCATTGATAAGAATATTTCTTAGGTCCTCTTTAAATGAATCATCAATATCTTGTGGTAAATTAAACTTCAAACGAATACGACCATAACGTTCCCCTGAGAAGATGTCTGCGTGTTCTGATTTAATGAACTTAATGGTATCCACAAGCCTTTCCTTGGATCGATATAAATCAGATCCTTCGTCATATTCATACGTTTTAAATACATAGGCTTTTTTGTTTTCAATGAAGGTGACGTTGGGTCCGGTAATATAGGCATATACTTTTGCCTCCTCTTCTCCAAAAGAATCCCGGAATAGAGATCCAATGTAATATACACCATCACCAAGATCGGTATGAATATGGTAATGATTAAACAAACAAATGGTTGATATCTTTGATAATTCTCCTGATTTAAAATATGGAACATGTTTTTCTTCCGATGATTGTTTGGAAAATTGCACCATCGGCATTCCTTCGACAATAACACCATGCCCAAAGATATAGTCGTAATGCTTTCCCGAATACAAATAATCTTTGTAGTGTTCCTCTTTGGAATACATATACTCCTCTGGGATATATAATACGTTTACTCCTGGAAATAACTCCTCCTCTGTTACCGTATAGATTACTTTGAAATCCAATTGTTTTTGGTATTCCTTGAATAAAACATATTGCCCTGAATCATGTGATTCTGTCCCATAAACGATACGTATTTTAATCTTATTCTTTTTACAAATGGACACCAAATATGCCATAACATCCATTGCTAATAACGTGTAATCTTCATTTACCTTCAACAATCGATGAAAGTAATCTCCTAATATGATTACGCCATCTGTCTTCTTTTGTTGTAATTCCTTGTCAAATATTTCTGTAATAACAGAATAAATATAATTTGTATCTTTGATACTCCCAATATGGAGATCCCCAAAACAAAATAAACGTGCCATAATACCACCCTCAATTATATATTATTGATAAAGAATATATGAATATCTTTTCTATGGAGGTTATGAAAATGATCACACTTCTAAAAGCAACGAGCAATTTCCCGATTAATGTTGATATCGATGAAGATTCGGTCTATATTCAATATCAAACCGATGACGATTTTATAGAGATTGATCGAAATTGTGATTATACAATTGATGACTATAGTCGCCTATTGCTTGAGTTTTTCAATAAAGTGGGTCATCGTAAAATCTATCTTGGTATGGGAATAAAAAGACTTACGGATATCATGATTATGGTTGAAACATTATTGGGGAATCGTTTGAAAGGAGCCGATAAATATGAAGTAGAATCAAAAGGCGTCACCTATAAAGTACGTTATGTTGGCAATAATCTAATCAGCATCGTACGTGTATTAGCAGATGATATAACGCATGGATATTTCGAATACACAAATGTTGGAAAACTGGCCTCGTTTTACCATACACCAAAAAGTGAAGAAGAGCTTCCAACATATCAATATATATCATATGAAGATTTTCTTAAATATTATGGAGATGCAGAGGCATCGAGTAAAATATATGAAATTATCTCAAAGAGGATTGATTACTCCTTGGGGAAACCAATTAATTTTCAACCACCCACTGAATTTTGTGGGTTGATTGATGCGGAAGATATCAATGATGCTCTAGCTACCTACATTGAGGATATGATCAAACTTCTTTCTCCAAATATTCCGGCTAGAGAAATTGGGCCATCGGAAGAAACTTTCTTCCGCCCCGTCTACGAAATATTATGTGAGAAATCACCAATCGCGATGTTTCCACGTGCAAAATATATGGAATCTTTCACCAAAGTACATCAGGTCTATTCTACAAGCCCGGCAATGCTCATCAAACTTGCCGACCTATACGTGTTGTGTATGGTGGTAGATCATGCATTCTTTAAAAATTGCAAATCATATGATTCGATTATGATCGAACATGAATCATTTGCAACGACGCTTGATCGATTCCGTCGATTCATCACGGGACTACATTGGATTATCTCAATCATCGCATATCGTCACCCATTATACTTTGTATTCTCTCTGCTTGCTTTGCTGGAAGGACATAATGCTGCGAAAAAAGCAATGCGCGACAGAGATGAAAAAGAGCTTAAGTTTGTGCTCAGAGGAAAAAAGTTTGGAGAGAAATAAAGATGAGGAGGAAAACACTATGATTGAAGAGCTTGAAGAATTATCACATTCGGATCTTACAAAGAAGGAGGATATTAATATGGCAACAGTAGTGAATGAATCATATGATGCAGCGTGGTTGTACGGATTTTTACTCCAGGATGGTTTCATTGAAAACGAGAATGTTACCGATCTATTGTATATGGGTCACTCATATATTCGTCATTTAATCCGTACGAAAGAATTTGATATGGAATATGATGATGCGAATCGGAACTCACTCTCATCCGTACGTGATCGTGTCGTTCGCATCAAAGATATCATCTTGTATTCTAGGAAGTTAGAAGACGAACGTCGTTGGGTTTTGGAGGAAACGATGGGAAACAGTAAGCATGCGTTGATGACATATTTTGGCGGTGCATTTGTCATTGAGCTTGCGGCTCTATTCCTGGGAATCTTTCATGCGGAGCTCGAAGAAAAGAGAAACAAACTTCTCATGGCAGAGAATGGTCTCCCGGAGAACGCGTCGATCGAATCTCTCTTTGTGCGGTTTGTATGTGGGTTGCGTGAGAACTACAATTTGATCGAACACCTATACTATACCGATTTCACACGCATACTAAAGATCATCATGATAGCGGAAACAAAGGATGGTCAGTAATGCTACTAACACGACTCGCTACCTTAAAGAAGTGCTATGAAGCTGGCGCACTGAAGGAAAAACTTTCCTTCGATGAAGCAATTGAAATTGCTGAGTGCTACTATCATACTCTTAAGGCATATGATAAGGGTCTACCGATGTGGAGCTTTGTAAGAAATTTTATGTCTTGGGCTTATGATGGTCATAAACTCTATGATTTCATCGTGTTTCAAGAACTTGTTTCTCGCTACCACGGAGTATATGGTGAAGATAACGATGGTTGGGATTTCGACCGATGGCTCATGGGACTAACACAAGAACAAGTCACTTCGTACTGGGAAAGCATTGATCATATGATGAAATTTGCAACCATAACGAAACTTGTTCCAAAATAAAAGGAAATGGATATGAGGGGGATTCCCCCTCATATCTTTTTTTATTCCGTGTGATATTAAAATGGATCCTGACTTTTTCTTTTAAGATTTGTAGCACCTGGCGTATTTTGATTTCGATTTCCGGTAGTAGCACCATGATCAAAATCCTGCCAAGCAATGGATGACTCATCACCATTGAATTCATGATCATATCCACGCTGAACAAAATCCTGATTCATTGATAAGGAAAACTTACAATCCAGTGCATAACTCACTACGATTTGTAGTAGATTTACAAGAGCAAACTTCTGGCCTTTCCATTGTAAGACGGCATTCGCAGTAGCGTATTGTTCTAGCTCATCAATTTTTTGCTTCAACATATTGATTTCAGTCCAAGGGCTTCCATATGAATTATTGAACGTACTTACATCTGTATACATTTCATTGGAGATATGATTCATCTTATCTGTGTCAGATCCCAATACTACACCCATACTGATAAGATTGCCAACATATTCAATTGCAAGTTCTACCTTCTCACGTTCATAGATAATGGATGGATTCTTATGTGGATTGGATGGATGTAAATCATCTCCATATTCCACTGGATACGTTAACTGATCACTCACATGACTACTCATTCCTTGACCATTGGTTGGTCCATGACCTGTATACCAATGATCATGATGATGACTCCCATCTGGATGTCCATGGGGTCCACCACTAATAACAACATGAACATTATGGGAATGATCGATCGTTTCCATTCGATCATCGGCACATTGTACTAGCGTATTAATTTGCTTTGCTGCTTCATCTTTAATATTGTTGACGACTGCTAAGGTTCGTTCAACATCTAATCCCATCATAATCAATCACCCGCTTACTTCTGGAAATTTTTCCATATACGTGATTTTGATATCGGCGTGCGGACGAATGGAGTAGTAGATTCTGGAGTCAAGATCGGTTACCAAACAATCATCTGCCAGCACACCATGCTGGATGAAATCCATCACGCTTTTGGAGTAATTGTCGACATCCCCTGTTCTCTTCCATGGACGAATCAATCCGAGTTCCGCCAAAATCTTCTTTTTAATACTGAATGAGGAAGGCGTCTTCTCATAGATTCGAATATGAAGTTTGCATGGTGTATTGATGTTGGTTGGAAGATTATTTTCTTTCGCATATGCTTCAAACCAATCTCCTGCCTCCTTAGCACCAGGAACATACATATGTACGTATCCTCTTGTTGTATTTGCCCGTGGACGAGCAGACGGTTTTACGATTTTCCACAACGTGAATTCCAAAGTCTTCCAGCGAATTTTTTTGATTCGATTGGCGTCTTTCTGAACGTCTTTATTGAATTTATCACTGGATGCTTTCTTTCCCAGAATGAATTTAATCCGTTCCAGTGGATCTTTCGGAATATGACCGAACAACTGTTCGTATAGTTTATCTTCTTTTCTCATATCATCACACCTTAGTCTCGTATTTATTATATAATATGATGGTGGAAACCCTCATATTTAAAAAGAGTTATACGTTATATTGAAGGGGGAATATTTCATGAATTTCATGGAGTACTCAAATGAGAAGCATATCAATATTATTCCGAAAGATGCGTTTGAAGAATTGACCCGTGAAGTGTTTCAAACCGTATCTGAAAATATTTCAAAATCTCTCGGACCTCTTGGTAGTAGTGCAACGATTCTTGATGGTGCACTAACCGAAGCAACTAAGGATGGTTATGCTATCTTTAAGAGTTACCGATTCCATAATCGCTATAAAAAGATGATTTATAATCTCATGAAAGCTCCTTGTACTCGTCTCAACAATACGGTTGGGGATGGAACAACGACAGCGATTGTTTTTGCGTCAAAACTATATCGTCGTTATATGAATCGAAAAGGGAACCTGGAAACATTGTATCGTCTTCCTCGTACCTTTGTTCAGACATGGGATGATATGATTGAAGAGATCTCGGAAGAGGTTCGTAATAGAGCAGTCTCCATTGATCCAAATGATCGTAAAACGATCTATAACATTTGTTATGTTACGTCCAATGGAAACGATGAAATTAGTAATAATATCGCAAACGTTTATGCAGAAACGCCTTCTCCGGTAATTAAACAGAAGGATTCTCCAACGAATAAATCATACATTGTCCCTGTCGGTGGATTTGATTTTGAGGCAAATCTTATTGATGAAGGGTATGTGAAGAATGAAGATCTTTCGGTTGAGGAGAAGGAACCATGTATTCTTATCTTCGATTACAAGATTGAATCAGAAGTATGTGAACAGTTCCTTATTCCACTGAATGATGCACTTCGTGCACAAAATAAGAAATTGGTTGTCTTTGCACCATTTTATGATGCGTTCCTATGTAACACGACATTGAAACAATATATGAATCACGAGTATCAAAAATATGGAGCGTTGAATCTGATTCTCTGTCAGTATAGTACTGGGAAGCTTCCAAAGCATCAGCTCACGGATCTAGCAACGGTTCTCCGTACATCTGTAATCAATCAGGATCTATTTAAGGATATGAAACAAATGCTTGATGGAACATCGATCGATCTATTTATCGAAGATGTTATGGAAAACGAATCCCATCCCTATTATCGTCTATTCGGTACTTGTGATTCGGTTATGCTATCATGTACCAATGGAACTCTCTTTAAAGTAAGTGATATTGAGAATGATGAACGATATCAGGATGTTCTCAGAGCAGCGAAGAAGGAACTTGAAGATATTAAAGCAAAGACAGATTACGAAAAGCAATCTTTCGCAGCAAAAATTTATGAAGCAAACCTTCGCGTGTCACAACTTCAAATGAATAACTATATCTATTATATTGGTGCAAATTCAAGCCTACAAAAGAAGATCACATGGGATTGTGTTGAAGATGTAATTAAGTGCGTTCGCTCTGCAATTAAGCATGGTACAGTCCCAGGATGTCAGCTCACCATTTATTCCGCTGCCTATGATATCATGCAGAAAATCGTTGCAGGAAAAACGGACGAAGAAATTAAATCACTATCAAATGAAGATAAACTGAAGATCGTTATTCTTGATCTTATTCAAGATGCGGTATGTGATACCTATACGCAGGTACTTTATGGACCGGAAGGGATGGGAATTATTAAGACCATCGATATGTGGCAATACATTGGGGATGATGGTGTTGAAGAATTAAAGAATCGAGCAATTGCAAAGACGAAAGAGATCATCACAAAGTCTATTGAACAGAATCAAGTATTTGATCTTGAACATCTGTGCTATGATCCAACAATCATCACCTCTGCTGAAACGGATGTCATGGTTCTCCGTGCCGCATCAGATCTAGTCAAGATTCTCATCAGTGGAAATCAATGTATTTTCCTTGATGTCGATGTAAATGAAACGCATAACGAAACACAAGAAATCTATGTATAATCGATAAATATGAGAGAGTGGAGTTTACCCCACTCTCTCATATTCTGTATTTATATATTCTCTATATAGATGATCAAAGGAGGGGTATATGATGAATCGAGTAATAACAAGCCTTCAGGATGCATATGAACTCATCAAACATGGTGAGGATGTCATTATCATTCATGAAGCGCTGGAGTGCGGGGAGATCGTTATACTAAAAGCACGATATGTTCCTTTCGCCCGGGAACGGTATCTACGGATTCCGATTCCGAAATCCGAGGGGGCTGTCCCAGCGATCGATTCTGAGGATCATCGGGATTATGTGACAATTCCGATCTATCTAGCCGATGAAGTCGCGGAACAGATTATTGAATCCGGATGGAAGAAGCGTACCGTCATTATTGGCGGTGAATCGGTAGATTTCAAATTCGATCCGTCCATCACGGATTATAATCAGCTTATCACATCCGACGAATCGGCATGAAGAAAATAGGATGGGACAATTGTCCCATCCTATCTTTCTTTTTTATATAGATAGAATATTACTGATGGTTGGTTCCTCACCCCATATGAGCATGACTGCATCAATTAGACTCTTATCCAGATCGGATTTCTGTAGATCTTCCCGACCCCGTAGAGAGTTCTTGAACTCCATATAGGTGACTGAGTCTGCAAGTTCAACCTTTGCTCCATCCTCTAGAACAAGATCCAACTTCCTCTTGATAAATGCTACATCCTTATTGAGTGTTTCAAATGTATAATTCGCGACGATCTCTGCATGTTCAACTTTACCGATATAACGATCCAGATCCAGTAGGCTCATCATAATATTCCTCCTCATCTCATTCGATTCTTTGCATCAACAACAGCCTTTTCAATGAAGTTATTCACCAACCCATCGAGGCGTTCTTTTCCACCGATGACTTGAAGCATGACACCATTCTCATCAGTCAACGTGGAAGGGAGTGTCTGATACACTAATGTTTTTGTGCTTTTCTGTAACATCTCTGCTTCTAGGTCAGTTAATTTCTTTCCACCACTTTTCATTGAATTCGCCAACTGCATATTTGTTAATACCGCAGCATTGACAATGGTTTCGATTTCTTCCAACAGGTTATTCTTTACCCGTGTTAAACTATCCAATGATACCATTTCATTTTTTGCAATAATGGAATCACGGATTCGTTTCACATAACTTCGAACAACCATAAGGATCGCAGACCCAATCAATACAATGATTGGGGTGATAATATTATCCATCAACGCTTTCGTTATTGCATCCTGCATTTACCCATCACTCCTTTTATGGATGGACAATCCTCTGAATCATTGCATCAACATCATCATTACTCATCGTATTCTTTAGATGTTCGTTGATATCATTTAATTTTCCATCCTGTTTATAATTCACATCACGAATATCATCGATTTTATTCTGTAGATCATCAATGGATTGATCCACATACTTTCTTGGTGCTCCGCCAAGGATCTCTTCAATTCGTGTACTATCTTTAATCATAACGATATCTGATTTCCATATATTGAAACGGAATGTCATTCGTGATCCGTGGTTCACGGCGAAGGTTCGATCCAACTTAATTACACCACATGGGACGAGTGAAATGTTTTCACACGCAAGGCGCTCAATCTCATCCCCATGAAGTTGAATGGATGTGCCATCTTTCGAGAAGTGATACAAATTATTGCAACGGTAACTAAACTGAGGGAGATCCTTCTTCTCATCATACCATCGCGGATCACGGTTCCATGGAACAACCGTTGGTGGATAGGAATAATGATAGTAGCAATTGATCACCGCTGGATAGAATAATTCAATCTTAGTGAGACGACAAACGAGCCAATGATACCCATGCGTAATTTCCATGATTGCAGAGGTTAGACTATCTTTGAAGTTTGTAATAATCGCACTATCGATATCATTGTTTGCTACACCAGGAAGATTATCTTTAATATAATAATCGCGATCATCAATCGTAAGACGTTCTTGTGCAGATCGAAGAATTTCTCCGGTATAGTAATTTTCAATCTGATAACTGATTTGAACCACTAGCTTATTCTGTAAGACAGGAAGAACATTATGATGTTTCGTTCTCATATAGAAGAATAGTCGATCAATGAGTTGTGCATACTTCATTTTGTTTCCCACGAGAGGAATCGTGTGATCAATATTTACATCAATGATCGTTCGATCATATGTATCTGGATGACTCAACGTGACTCCATTAACGATCGTTCCTGGATCAATCTGGCGGAAGTTGATGTTCTCGAGGTAATCATCAACGAGATATGGATATCCATCAATGACAGAAAATGCATTGACCCGATCAATCCCCTCAAAATGAAAGCATTGCCGCATCGTATCATTGATCATATCAAAGTTTTGCAACATGTTTGCTTCATAACAATCCATGAATTTCACTCCTTATCGCGCGTTATACTCGTTATTCTGTGGTTCCATCAATTAAGACGGAGGATCTTCCGAATAATATAGATTGATATAGGGGTATAGATGAATACATCAATTTTACGATTAGCATTTAATAAATCATCAATAATATTCTTTGGAATATCATGGATGGATAAAGTATCACGTTTATGTATAAATCGATATAATAATTTTTCATATGCATTGATTGGTTCTACAGAAACATCTTCCAGTGATTTGATCTGCTCTTCGTCTAAGAAGGAGCGTTCCTGATACAACGCACGAGATTGTTTTAATGAAATAGGTTGCATCACCTTCACGTCCGTTTCATACCATCGTGCAAACGATGATGCTGGATAACCATCTCCATCGGAGAGGATATAATGAAACTTCTGTAGATATTGTAGAGGAGCGTCGTGTTCCAACCACTGATAAATGGAGTTATTATAATACAATGGAAGTTGAGGTTCTCGAAGTTTATCATGTAACATGACAACATTCGTTGTATTTGGTAAATTCATCAGGGAAAATTTTGCCATGAATTCAGATCCGCATAAATCAAATAGTCGGTATCCGGTAGATTGTTCATGATATAAGAAACAGTTATGTTTCTCATTATAGAATAAAGAACGGTACGATTGAACCATCTGTGCAACGAGTCGTTCAATTTGTTTGCGTGTAATAAAATCATCAGAACGAATGATGGGATTTTTATTCGTCCCAATTGCATTTAGTTCACAATAATACTCTGCAATCGTTCGACGTTCAAGATCTTCTAACAATTCATCTGATGTACTATGAAGACGGTAATTGATTTTATAATACCCATCTGCTTTCATTGTATCATATTGTACAGCAGTCACTTGGAAGATCCCAATCATTTTCAAATGATTGATAATAAAGAAATCATTTTGTTTTGGAATTAATGTTGCGGGAAGAATAATGTATTCTCCTTCAACGTTGATGTCTTCGATATTATGTTCATCAGAATTGTTTGGCGTTGCTTGGCTTGTTCCATAGAGAGGGAAATCATTTATTTTGTTTAATCGAAGTGGGGATCGTTTTCCAAAAAGTTGGTCGATATCCTGAATTCCTCGATCCACGGTGGTAGCATCATCGTCAATCGAATAATATGTTGTTAGAATTGCTCCAGATTCTGTAATAAATCGATTGGTTGAACTAACGAGTCGTTTTTCGAATTGGAATAAATTTCCATTAATCATTGACTTTTCATCAAACACAAGTTGTGCCATATCCTCACACCCTTCGCATGTCGTTATATTTGGGTGATATATTCTATATATGATAAGAGATAAAGAAGTTGAATACTTATAGATCTCTTATCATAAGAATATTAATATGTATAATAGTAAAGGGGTAGGTTAACATGGCAAATATTCAGGAAAAGACAACGGTCAACAGCATTTACGTGCGCACGTCTGATGGCGTGGACTGCACGCAGTTGTGCCGTATTGGCCGTAACGGCCTCGACGTATTCCTCGGCATATCCGTCACGGACGGAGAACCGGATGGAATCTACGCCGTGCGCCAGGGGTGCTGGATGGATGATTTCGCATACATGGTGATGAAATCATTCGGCCCGGAAATCTTCAGCCGGGCGACAAACTACAGTCGCACCAACCCGTACCGCGTGCGGCGGGCACACACGGACGAAGAAGGCGTCCGTGCCTATGTGCTGGAGTATCTCGAGTACGATGCGGCTCAGGGATCCTACATCATGTACCAGGCTGGAGAGCCGGTTCAGTTCGACAAGGAGCTGAACCTCATCAACATTGACACATGGATTGAGGACGGGTACTTCCTCCCGGATCTCATGACGATCCTTAAGCACATTCACGATGTGGAAGATGAGAGGGACTTCTATGCGTGGTCGAGCATCGCGCTTGTGGAGAGCCTCCTCCAGTGTCCGGAGTCATTGTGGGCGAGGAAGTTCCTCTCGTCGCACACCACCATCGAGGAAGTTGTGGAATACACGTCCGTCATCGCAATGACGGAAGACGGATTTATCCTTCCGGATCGGTTCGTTAACCAGCTCGAACCGATGTGCGACGCTGAGTACGACGAGGATTAAGTCCACTGGAAAAAATAATGGAGGTGGGAATTTCCCACCTCCATTATTTTATTTTTTAGAGCTTTTCAATGAATTGATCTTCTAGTGCAATGACGTTATCGAGAATAACCTTCTTGCTCTCTTCATCAAGTTTATTTCGAATGAGCCGATCAAGTACGTACACCATACATGCTGCCTTATTACGTTCCACATTCTTTTTATCATGAACGGGCGCATATACGATAAGGCTCATAAAATACATCAGAAGAATATTATCGCATTTATGATATTTCTCTTCTAGGAAACGTGTTTCAAAATGTGAGATCTCTAGGATGAACTTCTGTGAGATATGCATCTGCTTCAGCTTATCTCGCGTGCGTTGAATCCAATAGGAGATCTTATGATCATTTTTGAAATTCTTAACGATTCGATCGATCAGCTTTTCATCCAGAGCATCTTTCATAAAGCCGAGTGTCTTGTTCTTATTATATTGATCAATGGCTTTTTGCATCTGCTCTTTTTTGACTGGATCGGTTTCACGATTCATTGTTTCTGTGAGCTGTTCTAATGCGAGCTGTTCTTTCTCTTCTAGAATCGTCATATAGGAATCTTGAATATCACCATATTCGCGCAATGCTTTGAGCCATGCATAAAAGTCATTAAATGCATCCTTCACACGATCCATCGTAACATCGTGTGTGACACCAATGATCGGATGCTCCTCTCCGAAGATTCTTACGACATCCTCTTCGGTTAGTTTATCGATACCATTCGTTGGATCCCATTTTTCACGTTCTTCATCACTGATGTCATCTGCAGGCTTATCGAGATGATTCGTGTTGAATGCCATGAGTTCCTTCATATGTGTATCCGTCAATTTAAATTCAGCTTCTGTCGCATGCCATGCAGCTTCAAGGATACCAACCATATCCTTCAATTGACGAACAAGTCCCAAAATTCTATGTTCTGTAAGGTCGGAATGGAGATTTTCCTCCGTAACCTCCATTTTCTCATCTTCCTTTGTTTCAGTCGCTTCGTCCTGAACAACTGGAGTTTCTTCTACAACAACGTCCTTCTTTTCATCACACATATTAATTCTCCTCTAACGTCTTATGTACAGATGCCTTCACCATCATCACGGTAACATCGATAATATAGTTCTCAATGAATTCTCTCGTGTATAGTGTATCCACCCAAAGCATATTATCAAGGTTCAGACTACGATGGGTACTTTCAGCAATATCCTTGATCAGATTCTTGATCATCGATTCCGTGACTTTGCTCATATCATTTGCTTCAGCAAAGTTACGGTATTTTACCACAGCGATCTGAGCAACAATATTTCGGATAAGCTCGAGTAGTTGTGTTGAGTACTCTGCTGTCTTATGTTGATTCTCAAACGAAATTCGCTTATACTCAATTTCATTCTTCAAATAGATTTGTTTCAACATGATGAAGCGAGTTACCATGACCGTTAATGCAATTGCACTAATGATCAATAGTCCAAATAGTAGCGATTGTAATTCCATAAATAATCTTCCTTTCACCAACAACGGTTATTGAAATACTTCAAGATTGTTCTTGAATAATTTAATTATGTTGTCGGTGAGATGTTTCTTTTTGAATGGTAAATTTTCTAACATGTAGAACCAGGCATCATCAAAATCAAAGATATCATCTGGTTGATCCTTCTTGTATCGACGATATACTTTCTTTAATTTCTTCAGATAATACATTTCATTGGCTGTACAGAAAATGATTCGATTCTTTATCCGATGTGCAATAATTTCATGATCGAATTCCGGTTCACCAATATATTCATCCTCATCCAGAATCGTTTCCGCTTTAATACCAAGAGATTTGAATAGAACCTGAAAGATCTCTGCGGTTCTTGATGTGAAATGATCAGGGATATCAATCACACCGTCTTCCGAGACGACGTTTTCATACATGAACTTTCGCCCATCAATGGATGAACGATATAACGCTGTAATGAGTGCGAAATCTTCTGGTGATGTGATGATCTCAAACGCCGGAGTTTCATATTCTCCAAATCTACATTACCTTCACAAGTATTCGTTACATACTTGCCGTACAATTGTGTACTGCTATACATTTCTGTATAGATGAGACTATATCTTCTACCTATTTCTAGATAGCTCTTCACTTCCAGTATACTTATACCGTACTCTCTTGCGAGATAGTCGTTGAACATCGCATCACCTATATTTTCTTCTCAGATCATTCAGATACTGAAAAGATGATTTATTATATGGAAGATTTAATGCTGATATTATTTGTTTATTATCCATTCCGGCAACAATAAATTCCGATGCCTGCTCAGTATATTTTTCCTTTCTTTCTCGTATTAAAGATTTTGGAATATCATAAGATTTTGATATATTTTCCCAAATATTATCTCTAACAATTGCGCCAATTGTTCCAACAGAAACTCCGGTGAGCGCGGAAATCATATTATAATTCAATGATCTGTCTTCCAATAATTTGCAGACATTTTTTATCTGTGTTTCAGAATATCTGTTATTTGGATTATTTTCTCCAAAATTATTCAATAGACCGGTTTTCATTGCGTGCTGGACGTTCTCTTCACGAGTAACCCATTCCAAATTCTCTACACGATTATCAGTTTTGATACCATTAATATGATTCACTTGCGGTTTGTTTTCTGGATTGGGAATGAATGCCTGAGCAACGAGACGATGAATACTCTTTGTTATGCTAGATCCATTTTCATGTAATCCTATACTCAAATAACCGGTATCTTTATGTTGATATGGTTTTATATAGCTTTTGGTGACTTCACTATATATTCTACCAAAAGATGATACTTTATAATTTTTATTCAACTCCACTTCTTTCCATTGTTCTTCCATTATGAATCCTCCTTTCCAATTTATTGGTGATGCATTTGTTGCTGATTACCTTATGCGGCTTCCAGCAGTTCAAAGAGTTTTATCCCGACAAGATTTTGGTTTATCGGGGTCTGGCTGGCCCAATGGCGCCCTATTTTATTCTCATGCGATTTCTCCGGCAATGATTCATCTGATATCGCTCCAGCAGAACGTGCAGAGAATCCTTTCTCACCAGACTGTTTCAAGATCATCATATATTGATAACCGATAAAATCATCACCAATATAAATATCCCTTCCCCACTTTGGTTTTGGAACGAAGATATGATATGGTTTGATGATATCTCCATACTTCTGATGCACGGCAATGATGTTATCTCTTACATTGAACTTCTCATCAAATGATTCCCATCGCAAACGAATACCATCTTTGATAGAGTCATTGATGAACTCTTTCTTTTCACGGTCACTCAAACCTTTGTAGATTGCGTCAAGTTCTTTTGCATACTTCTTGTTCAACAAGGATAGAACATCGAACATGAAATCATGTTGTTCTTTTACGCTTGGCAACTTTTTCATATGCTCTGCCGTTTGTTCCAATATACAAGTGATGCTTGGTTCAAACAATGCCATTGGAATGGTTCGATTGATAATTGCTAATGGGTTTGTGATTAATTCAACTCGTTTCTTCTCTCCTTTTGGATGAACGACTCCGTATTCATCCGTATACGTTTCTGTTGTAAGATAAGGCATGTCCTCATCTTTCCAAATACTAGATACGACGGTTTTGTTGCCCGAACGTCCAACAATTTTACGCCCGATCTTAATCGGATCTTTTCTACGTAGAAGAATTTCTACCATGATGTTTGAGAAGGTATTATCATTGAATGCCCAAATGGATTCAGTATCCAAGTAATCCATTGCTTTACGCATCCATCGATTGATATCTCTACTAATATATTTTGCTCCACTATTGACAATCTTTTTACAAATTTTATAGACGTCTGTATAGAACCACCGAAGGTCATTATAATATTCGATCAACTGTTCATTTGCTTTGTTTGATTTTAGATTCGGATTATTGCAATAGACGTTGATATCAACGACTTCTCCGTCTGCATAAAATACTTGATCCGATTGTAGATTAATACTACTTAATGATGAATCCCGCATATCGGAAAACATACGCGATTCTTTTACGTTTCTCGTAGCACATAGAATGCCAGACTCAATCACATCACCGATATCAGGTAATCCTCTATAATGTTTATCGTCACCGTATAAGTTTAGTAGTAATGTATTTTCTCCAATAGGTATCGTTTTGGATGTAACATGATTCATGATGGCACGTTGGGCAAATGATTCAGAAATGATGATTGCATCATCTTGAACCATTGGATGCGTACCGAATAAAATACGACCGTTAATTCCAACCGATGTATTTCCGTATTCATCATAGGATGTAGATGATGAGATCATTGTCCTTGGTGGAATAACATCACCAACTTCACATGCATCAAGATAATCATTTTTGTAATCAAAGCCATAATCTTCGGTGAGATTCTCAACACTCTTTCGTTCTTTCACATGATATTCATCGATATCCTTGTAGTAAAGGAAGTATAATGCAGAACGTACTTTTCCTTTTAGACGCCCATCATATTTCTTTACAATCCCGACGACTTCGCATGGATGATCTTTCGTCCGTTCATAGAACGATGAATTTTCTCCTGCAACATTTTCTTTCCCATCATATACGTATGGGAATTCTGGACTATCGATGGTTAAGTGTTGGATTTGATGCTTGATGTTCATCGTAGCACGCATGATATTATTTGCGCCTGGGAAATCACCCTGTCCAACAAGTGCTAATTTTCGTTTTCCAGTTAACTCCTTTTTCCTCTCTTTTAAACTTGGAATAATGCTAAATTTTTCTGCCATAATTAACCTCCCCTAATTAAAGGCTTATCTAATTAGCAATTACGTTCCTTCAAAAATATATAAATACAAAAAAGAAACGGCAGAATTTCTGCCGCTTCTCTTGATCTTAGACGAGGCCAGCGATGCGGAGGGCGTCCTCCACAGCCTCGGGAACGAATTCCCACTCCTCGTCGAGCGGCAATTCTTTGCTCCAATCCCACTGGCTCACGCCCTTGATGACTGGTACGAATCGCACCGAGTCATCGCCGAGGATGACGTTCCATACCGGATTTCCGTCGTCATCGTGTACATTGAACTGCGTCCCCGTCATGTAGACGTGAATCAGCTCCTTGCCCTCATGCTTGTACACCCCGCAGAAATTCACAGGAAGACCATTCACGGCATCAAACATATCCTTCATCGTCTTCATTTTAATCTACCCCTTTTTCATAGAGAAAACATTAACTTGATAAGGATATTATTATATCTCTTATCATATATAGAATATATAGGGATATATTGAGAAGATACGATAATAAAAAGAAAGGAGGAAGATTCCTCCTTTCTTAACGTAGATGTTGATGGAACGACTTGGCTTGATTGAGCCAAAGTAATGAAACAACTCCAAGGCATAACGATATGCCGCGTATTTTTTTGGTATGTAATATAATCGTGCAGCTTTTATTCTACTCCTCCAACGACTGCTTCTCATATACCCACCTTCTTGGATTGTAATACGGTCACGATGTTTCAAGGGTTTATTTGATCATTTTCCCATGAATAAACTCTTGCGTTCTATTATATGCGCGCATCCATAGTTCTTCCTTGATCGGATCCTTGTAAATGTTCATGACACTCATGTCTGATACCAAACCGTCTTTCCTCATTTCGATCAGATTCAAGAACATATTCATTGCATAGAAGCAATCAATGTATTGAAGGTGCACACCACATTCCGGCAGATCCTCTCGGTCACTTCTCCCATTGCGATGTTCACTCAGAAAAACATCATATGTGAAAGCATCGTAATCATAATCCTCTCGCGAGAGAATCAGTTTAAAATGATTCTCGTTATCGCCGTCCGTATTTGGAGAACGAAACCAATTCTGGTAATCGAAGTGAATACAGAGACCTCCATAAACATCCGTCATCCATTCCGCCATAGGAGTTGCCTCGGATTTATCATCAGGATTTTCAACAGGGCACTCATATCCATACCCAAGAAGTGTGAAGAAGAGTCTATCGATAGCCTTTTGATCATGTTCAAAGTCCCAGCGGAGCTCTGTCATTGACTTCAACTGTTTACTCATCAAAATCCCAACCTTCCTTTTCAGAAAATCCTACATCAATCAGCTCTTGAATTGACACGTCATTCCATCCTCCAACAGAAGCAATTAGTCGGAAATGATAAAGGTTCTTTTCCTTGACAGCTTCTAGTATATTTATTAGAAGTCTCTCAATGAATAGGTATGAAATGTCTTCGAAAAGAAGTCCGGGGCGTTGATAGTATATTACTCCACCATCATTCCACCACCGAACGATTTTGATATTCGCCATATCGTGCCGATGATATGTTGGTTCAATCCGAATACGATACTCCTCAGAAAACTCATGTTTCTCTGCGAAGTCAAATAGTATCTCCATTTCCCCTTTATCTATGAGAAATTTCGTACGCGCATTCGGACTAAATCCGGCCCACTCATCATCCTTCGGAAAGAACGATTTCATCCGATTCATAATTTGACTAATTTTTTCACTATATTCTACGAAATCCATAATACGATTACCTCCCCTTTTCGTATAAATAGTATTAACACTCATACATATTAAGAATATATAATGAAAAAAAAAGAAATTGGTGGAGGGAACACCCCTCCACCAAACCAATTCATTTAAATCTATTATATACGTTTATACCTACAGAATCATATCCTTGATCTTTTAATAAGTCATAATAATAAACACGATCGTTTGTCCGGCTGGATATACTTCCATTATTAGATATTATGTGAAATTTCATATCTGATGAAATAAGTAATTCTGACGTATGGATATACTGGTCATACGTTACTTCTCCGTTACTTTCATAAGCTCGTGCATTCAGATATAAATTGGATGGGATATAACATTCGTATATCCTTCCATCTATTTCGAATAAAGGTGTAATAACATTATTATCGTTTGCGGTAGCATTCATCAACCTGAATGGAATACGACCCTTTGTTATAGTGAATTTTTCTTCAAGCACAGTATTATCAATTCTATAATCAATTGGGTTATCCTCGTTTGAGATACCAATATATTTGCGACCTCCCATGAACCTTGCATCACCAATCATAAATGCTTTATCATATAACTGGTTTATTGATATCGATGCCAGATTTGAACGATACTTTGATGGTAATTGTTGACTGATGCCGATGGCAATCTCATGTTCAACACTATTATCATAGTAACTCAATCGTATTTTTGTAAAATTATTTGGTGCATCATATTTATATGCGAAGCCGCTTACATAACCTTTTTTGTTAATGGTCCAACCAAATCGTTCATAATGTTGTTGGCTGGTTAAATACTCCCCATGATATTCATATGTTTTGCCAACAGCGTTTATCATAAAATTCATATCCGGGTGGGATAATTCAATCATACTTGGATAATGACTATAATCATTATAAAATTTATCGATATACTTTTTTACATCAATATGCTCATATGATATATAATGATTGATTCCAAGCTCTCCTTTTGGAATAGACATATTATTTGGTCCACTTTCCCATGTAATATCCATGGATGGATAATGGTCTAATTTTTGATCAAGATAACAACTCATGCGGCCAAAACTTTTATGGTTATCATTTATATCGGTTCCAATTACTTCATAACTTGCCGGATAACTCATCCAAGCCAATGTGTTCGTCCTGAAAGTATCGATATGTGTTAAGCGATAAAAATCCATTTGCTTTCCACTATTTAGTCGAGTACTATCTTTTTCTTCGTAGAAGAACTCTTTATTTTTATTTAAACATAAAATATATTTCACACGAATCAACCCTATCTAGACAAATTGATAATCAATTTGTCTAGATAGATAAATAGATAGGGTGTGGGGATTTCCCACACCCTATCCTTACTGAATTTTTCCCGTAATCGGTTTATCGTTTTTCGTCTTAAAGAAATTCGTCAACGTGAACGTCGGATTCTTTTTATCGAGATTCACACTAACGATATCAGGAATTGTAGGAGTTAATAGAAGTACATAGGTCTTCCCATGTCGGAATTTTATATCCCGTTCGCTATAACCCGTCGTTGCAAAAATTAAAGAAGATTCAATGGAATCACCACTTAATTCACTAATATCATTCAATTCAAACAGTAAGTTTAGTTCATTAAAAAATGTGATTGTCTGGATTTTATATGGGTCAAACGTATTTTTTGCATGAAGGAATATTGGTTCATTCAATGGGAGTGCTCTGCTATGCGTTGATGTTGTAAAATAACTACGTATTGATGGATTCAAATAATCTAAGACATTCTCATGATAGATAAATATACTATTGTTTGGATTAAAAATTTTATTGGTACCACCGTATTCTGGACAACTATCTGATCCAAATTGAACCTGACCGTAATTATTTCCAATGAGATAAAACTTACAATACTCATTTTTGTTATCTGGTCCAAGTTTAGAATAATCATATGTTGGTTCGATGTTAATATCCTCGCTGTAACTTTTATAATCGTTTCCTATTGATATGATAAAGCTTTGTAGATGCCATGGTGCTGGAGGAGTGTACCCACCAGTCATAGACATGTAAATAGAATCTGTAAAAAGGAGTCCGGTATACTGATCGATATAACTTATATACTGAATATGCTTATTTTCCATATATAATGCCGGTGTACTATTCGTAACCATATTCATTGGTGTGATTGATACATATTTTACATCCGATGCATCAATTTCATTTCCATTTTTTTCAAGAATACTATCAATAATAGAGTTGTGTATATAACGAATATTATAGTAAAATGGCGTATTCCGATATAGATTTGATATGACAATCTTACCGTCTTTCATTTCCATATTAACTCCAGTGAATGTTGTTTGGTCGGTATGGTTTTGTTCATAATATTTCCAACCAACAGAATTATCCTTCGTTAATACAGGAGTACCACTTGCTAGATTCGATCGTTTAAAAGATACATCTGTTCCATTCTTAGATAAACATCGTGTATTTAAATAGGTTTGGAGCAAACGTTCATTGTCGTCTTCCATTAATCCAATCATTTCATTATCTCGAACAATTCGTTGCATATATGATCATCTCCCTCGACAAATTAGTAACTAATTTGTCGAGATATATTCATTGCGAGAAATAAATATGATGGGAGGGGAATTCCCCTCCCATCATAAACATCTTTTTTATTCGATGAAACCATCCTTCGACGGTTCTGCGAGACGACCGGACTGACCAGCCAGTTTTCCATCGCGGATGTCCTTGTTGTTGACAATGAGTGTCTTTGGAGCATTCGTAACCTGGAATACTGGGAGGTTGCCGACGTTTGTACCTGTTGCAGAGTCGACTGGAACAGGTCCAAGAGAACGCTGGAACAGATCGGAATTGCCAGGTGCGTAGACGGCATCGCCAAGCTCTGGGTTGAAGTTGAGTGAATTTGAAACGATACGATACTGCTTGAGTAGATCGTTTGCAATTGCATTGATGATTGGTGAACGGTAGACAACACAGTTGAATGTTACGTCATAGGTAACGTTATCGTGTGCACCACCCTGCTGCATATCAAGGATAGCTCCCTGATTGATACCTTCAGGATAGCAGTCTGCAAGCATGACAGCACGCTCTACCTGTGCACCGGAGCGATCATGCATAACATAGATGAACTCAGCGGTATGGTTTGCTTCATTGAATGGAATACCTTCTTCCGATTCATTGGCGCGACGATAGAGCCGCTTTTCAAGTCCATTGAAGTCTTTACCGCCAGAGATCCAACCACCATATGTTGCTAGACCAGAGTTCTCATCACCAATGGCATTCATCCAACCATCGATAACCGTAAACACGGGTGCACCAACAAGCTCGTATAGACTAATGGTAACGGTCTGTGTTGTTTCCTTTGTTACGGTTGGTGTATTGAACATACGTCCAGCAAAACCACCCTGAATTGAGGTTGATGCATTCTCGATCTTCTTCTCCTGGAAACCAGTGACGGAACGATTCATATACTCAAGCATATGCTTAAACTGAATGAATTGGTTATCCGAAGAATAGAGATTTGCATCGGATCCGGCAAACATCTTTAGGATCGCGCGCGGAGGACGAACCATAAAAAGACGACCGAATCCGTTAACCATAGGCGAGTAGTTACGCAATGCATGATGCGTTGCATTAACGCCGCCAACGAACATACTATATTTCGTCATGTCCGGTGCGTCATATTGACGTCCACCGGTCTGCGCAGTAATTACGCCTGGGATCGCCATTACACTTCACCTCCTGCTGTACTATAATCCGGTCGATTGATATTGACCTCAAAGATGATTCTCTTGGCAATATCCCGGAATGCTACTTCGCAATAGCAGTGCATAATCATATGCTGCTGTTCCCATTCATTTGCTTCGAATCGAATTTCGATGTCTTCAACCATGGTACCGATCCATGGACGGAACACATCCATCTGAGAATCTGTATAACCCTTACGGACATTCGGGTCATTCCATTCATACGTATAGTTCTGAATATTCTTTTCGAGCGTCTTCTTAAGAACATTGAGAATACGAATATTATTCTCTTCAAGAAGCACGGAAGTGGTTCCCTTACGTGTATTCTGAACAGAGCGCTGAATGACACGGCCTTCATCCGTTGTAATATAATAGTTGATACGTGAATTGTAAAGAAGTTCCTTTACATCCCAGTCGATAAGATCGAGATCCGGATGGAATGAATCACGAATGATATTTCCTGTTACGGATGAATTGGATCCATTGGTCCGAACGATCGGACGAAGCTGTGCGTAGTTATTAACGAAAGGCTTATTAATTCCATGACGAATAATATGTGGAATCAATTCCTTTGCGAGGAAATATGCAACAGTAACCGGAATCCTCTTCTTTGAGGTCTTATCATAGATCTCATAATAGCCAAGATCGATCGATGTTCCACGTCCCGTAAAGTCACTCATCATATTGATGATCTGTCGGAGTTCTGTATTTACACCGATTGACTTTAGACCGGTTAGGTTGCAATCGAGGTGGAGGTGACACCCAGCACCGAGTTCAGAACTGATCGTCATACCATTGCGGTTCCGGAACATATTAAGATCGTACATTGCTTTCTTAACATTGATATCCGTGAAATCGATCGCCATTGTTGATGCACCAAGCGTCGTTAGCTGTTGAGCATCTTTATCCGTTAGAATGGTTGATCCATTAAAGAGTGGCTGTAGGCCACCGGATGCATCCATCTTCACGTCGGACGTCATATTATAGTTCGCATCGAACATATAGTCGACATTAATACGAGCCGGTGAAAGAATACGACGGTCCTTCTCTCCACGGAATGCTTTGACGTATTCTCGAGAAAGAAGAATCTTCATCTCTGCATCTGTAGGTGCGCGATGCTTTCCGTTAACAATAACTTCCTGGAAGTCACCATCGTGCCCACCATCGAACATCTGACCAATTCCATTGGAGATATTTACACCAGTATACTGGTCCGCATCGATCGCTGATTCTTCCCCTTCATCATAAATGATGTTTCCGTTATCTGCATCAATGGAAAGGACGGTATACATCCAACGGTGTCCGGAATTTACGGGATCAGCAATAACGAGAACGCGAGCACCAACATAAGCCGTATTCCAGTCGGATACATTTAGTGGCTTCGTTGCTCCACCCGTATTTGGGATTGTTAGTGCAGGAGCTTCCCAAGCCTTCTCCTGCTCTGTATAATTCTGATAATAAGGAATATCTTCACCGATACGCGTATTGAGACGCTTACCAAAGATCGGATCAAACGTATCGATGGTAATTTCCTGTGCGAACTTTAGTTCATTGCGTTCGCTCTGTGTACCAGCACTTGCGATGTACATAGCATTCTGCTTAACAATCTTCTGATACTCTGCAAAGAGTGTTTCATAACTATCTTCAAAGGACTCAATGCGTACAGGAACACTACCAGTCTCATACTGATCAATGACATCAGAAATGAGGGTACTCATATCATACTTGATATTCTGCACGAGTGTACCAGCGAAGATGTTTGTGATCTTAGAGGCTTCCGCGTTTGAGATCAGATTAAAATTGTACATCTTAATGTTGTACTCTTTTTCTGAATCCGTATCGCGTGTAACCGTCATTGAGAACGGATTACCGTACTGACCGCGTCCAATGGCACGAGCATAGAAAAGAGGTACAGTCATATAGCCAGTGATTGGATCTGCGGTTTCTGATGTAAGACTGCGAGCAAACTCTTCAATGTCTGCATCAGAACGAGCTCCCTCGGTCAGCTTTGGCTTGGAAGCATATGCTGTGGAGAATTTAATTTCGAGACGATACTTACCCGTTTCTTGATTTAGATCATCGAGGATCTTTCCCTTACGATAATGCGCAAGTACAATCATATTTGCATACGTTGCATTATCTGGAAGAACACGCATAAACCAAACATTGGTTGATCCATTGAAATAGTTGTCTGCCTGAATAGACGCCTGTCCATACTTCTGATAGTTACTCTTCCCGAACTGTAGAATCTTTTGATTTAGACTCGACAATCGGACAAACTTATTGTCGATTCCCTGATCTGCGCCAGTAACCGCAAGGGTACTGAACGGCAGATCATTTACGTTTCCAGTCTTTGCAACGGTGTCCTCATATTCGGTATGATCATTGATGACCGTGTGAACATGTGGGTGTGCATAGAATGGAATGATTTGAGCCGTATCAATCGCCATAACAATCATTCACTCCTTCACAAAATTGAATAAGATTTCAAGTCTTATTCTGTTGTTACCACGAATGAGTGGCTCTTGCTTAATAATGAATGATTTTCTCCAGAGGAGATACCTGCTCATCTACCCCATCAAGGGTATTCGTCAATCCTGATGTAATCATGCGATTGATATCTTCATACACGATTCCGGAGAAGGTAGAAAGTCCCTCAACAATATCACGAACATTTCCGGTATCATAATCGAATCCTGTTGGGTTGGTTTGCTTTCCATAATATTGACCATAACGTTGTTTGAAGTTCTTTGGATTTCGATACATGTTCGCTAAGATCATTTCTAGAATTTTTGAAGGAACACGGTAATCAAATCCAGCAACTTCCAAATTCTTCCACCAAATATCGATCAGTTTATTATAATTAATCGATTTCGGCAGTTTGCCGGATAGCACATAATTTAGAAATGCCCCAGCAGTAGTTCCTTCTTTTGGAATACTTTGATGGAAGATATAGGAGTCTTTCATATATTTCATCACGAAACAATCCATTTTATTTCCATGGACGGTAACATGATCGGTTTCATAATCATATAATTGGAATTCTAAAATAGTTGGTGCATTCATAAGTTTTACATCACTATCTTTATTGGAACGAATGAATGCAATCCCGAATGCCTCCACCATGTTTCCTTTATTCAACGCAAATCCATCTTCAAAGTATGAATTTGGTATTAATATCTCTACATATTCCTTCGCTAAGATCTTTCCCTCTTTTGCATACAATAAACTACTCATATACTCACCTCAATTATTTATCATATCAAAAAAATATGGTTCAATACTAACATCATCATTCAGGTCACGATTCCGATTCTTTTGGTTAGAATAAACATCATCTTCAACGAAAGATAATGTGTCTACGATATACTTTGTTTCCTGTTCTGCTCGAATGGTATCTTGTAATAGGATATCCTCATAGGTTGCGTTTTTAATAGAGAAGAACCCAGCCATTGGATCTTGTTCCTCTATGGGTTGTTCTTCAATAGAACCGAGAATCGGATGTACTTTGTTATTGATGCCAAAAAGTTCTAGATTATCACCGGTATAGAAAAGATACATGGCGATATTATATGACATAACTGAATCGTCATGCTCGCCTTTTCCTGCCTCAATCTTACCGGTTGACGTACGAACCAATTTACACATATCTTCGACGAGATATTCAGTATTCAACACATCAATGCATTCGTTTACGTGTCGGAAGAGGATCTGGAACATCATATCACGAACTTTCTTCGTGGTATATACGCCATACTTCTTCCATTCATCTGCCGCTACACGCATTTGATATTCTTCTGGCGATTCTTCTGCCATCGCATCAACCTGTTTATCATTATCCGACCAATATAAGTTTTCACGGATCGATGATTCTGCTAGCATCTGAATGATGGCAATACCCATAGAGTTTCGTTCTGGATATATCACCGCTTTCGGAATGTGTTGATTAATTAATTCAATCAACATGCGAATGGAATCCGTTGTTGAAATATAAGGAGATTTAAATTCGGCAGCGATTTTAAGATTGTATGGATTAACAATGGTAATTGATGTATTATCTGCACCAGCGCCTGCTGGGTCCATACCAATGATATATGGGATACGTGGATCAAAGTTAGTAACTTCTCCACCGATGGTTGATTTCTGCCCATGCTCATATAGACGGAAACGCCATTTGTTACAGAGCAATAGATCGTTCGTTGATTTCACCATATTTGAGATAAGATACTCAATATCTTCTGGCGCCAATGGTGAGTCTGTTGAACCACGGAGACGTTGTAATAGAATCTCACGTCGAATTGCTGTACGATCACCACTCAGTTTAAACTGCTCCAATACCCAGTCATAGGATTTCCGTAATTGCCAATATTGATATTCAATATAAATGATATCAACAACTTCACGGCTGAGATTATTTTCAGCATTGTTATTATATTCATCGCGAAACGCATTCTTATATTCTTCAATCTGTTCCGGGGTCATGTCATATAATTTCTCGGACCACGGAATCATTGATTTGATAATCGGGTATGATGTTCTACCTTCTCTGGTATCAAGATTGCCCGGCGTGCTTGACATGATACGACACGATGGGAGGCCAGCAGAAACAGCGTTATCGTGTGCTGTTTTAAATGCAGGAGCAGAGTTTGAGAGAATTTCATCAAAAAATGGAGTATGTTCAATTTCGTCAAAATAAATGATTGCTGCCGTAGCACCACGGCCCATACCCTGTGCACGAGCTAAGCTTCGTGCTTCAGCATGAATAACTACTTCGTTATTCAATTGCTTATTCTTCAGAATTTCCGTGGAACGCTGTGTCTTTTTTACCTTACCATCCGTATCAATATAACGAGTAAATTGTAACCACTCTGGTAGAAGTTCAACATCATCACGTAACGTTCCTAGGTTTCGTTTGGTGTTTTCTGACTCTTTTCCGAAGAAATGCATTTTTAAGTTCTTTGATAATTGAAATGCCCATGCTAATGGTCCAGCAATTGTGCCTGATGTCTTCCACGTCTGACGAGGTTCGGTCAAACAATTATCATATCCATGCTCGAAGCACCAGGCCATTGCTGCCAATCCACGATGTAAACCATAACGAACGATACCAGCATCGGAACGAATTCGAGCAACCACGCGCATATAGAACCATACATTGTATTTCATTTCTTGCATCAATGCTAATGCTTCTTGTTCTGTTATGTTTCGTTTATATGGATCAATATCTGCAATTCGTGGATTGTTAATACGTAACATAAAGTAATAATTCTTTATCCCTAGGGCTTTTAATTCCATCGCTGTCTGCATAAACGACGGATTGAAATTTACACCAGAGACAGAGAAATCAAAATATTTCCCATTAATCTCTTTTATATCTGCCAATATATGTGCACCTCCTTATATGAAGGAATCTTGATTATAGGTAAAGTCAAGTATTTATATATTCTAAATGAGCAGACCCATAGTTAATTTATTCCTAGGAAGGAGGAACGTTATATGCATGCAGCAATCGAATGTGCTACCCTGGTACTGTCTTTCGGTGCTGGAGCAGCCATTATGTTGGGAATCGATTACATTATATCGAAACGTACTGACGAGGAAGTCTTACGGCATCGAGACGATGTCATCGGATTTCAACAAGAGGGTCATCCATGAAGATGAATATCTTCATCGGAAATCTGTTTCAACAATCAAAGGAGTAACGAAGTATGGAAATCACAAACGAAATCATGGAAGAAGCTCACGAGTCCAGCGAGATGAAGAAGGATATGCCGAGCTCGACGCCACGTTATAAAACGAAGGCGGGGAATGATACCACGATCATCTATCGTGATGAACCGAAAGACGATTCGGTTGATGCGGATAATCCCTTCTATCTTGCATTCGCTAAGAATAAGGACAAGTTATCTTCTATGGTACATGAGGGTGAAGTATCTCTTCCCCCTGTGAAAACCCGTGACGCAACCGTATCTATCACAAAGAATGGGGAGAAAAAATCCGTTCAAGTGGTAGAAAAAGTTTCCGTTACGGTCAATCCGAAGACGGAAGAAAGTGGGAAGGATCAAACGTTCACTTGTGTTGATTGTGGAAAAGAATTCCAGATGACCGCAAAGAACATTGCGTGGTTTAATCAACAGGGCTTCATTCTTCCAAAGCGTTGTCCGGAATGCCGAAAGAAACGCAAGGCGGAACGCAGCGCAAAAGCATAACTCTCCTATAAGAGAGAATTAATATAAGTGAAGAGAGGACTGTTGATTCGTGAGTAGCTTAAAGATCAAAGACATCAGGGAGTTATATCGGAAAGGGAAAGAGGGTACTCCAGTAAAAACTCTTTGCGAAGAGTTTGGTGTTGGAGAACTATACGTACGTGATATCATGGATGGTAGAATGTACGCCGATATTACAGGGGCAGATGGGTCTAATGGTCATTGTTACTGATTGAACCATGCTAGGGATAAATGGAGGGTTATACCCTCCATTTATTCTTTTTCATAGGGAGGATCATTATGTTGTTTAACTTATTTGGAATGATCATTAAACATCTCTATCCAATTGGTATTGCACACATCATGTTTGGGGTCATATTGGTCGGAGGATATTATTTGATCTATGGATTTCAATACATGTTTAATTATACGACAATTCTTGATCTTGGTATCGGTAGCCTCATCGTTGGTGCATCGATTAGCGTTAGTGTATTAATCTTTGCTGGTCTTGCACTCCATTTGATGAAATACTTCGCATACACGGATCAAGTCGATAGGGCGGTGAATAAAGAATGATTTACGATGAACGCGTCCCGGAGGTATTTCGTCAATGGATTCTCGATAATATTGATGAAATCTTATGTCATTGCAAACGTATTATTGTTTACGAAAATAGTCCAATGTATCAAGACTATATTACAGTTTATGAATATACTACTGGATATGGTTGGCGCATATCGTTCCATCATTATCGGTATGGAAATGAGGTGACGAGGAAGCTTCCGATCGAGGATGAGAGTATGGAGCAACTTCTTATTGAATATGCGACCGATCAGGAAGATATCCCGCGAAAAATCATATTGATAGGAGGGAGATCATGAATCGGCATAAAGATGATTCATTTGAATACAATATAGATAGATTATCAAGGAACATTGTCCTAGTTGGAGGATTTGGCTTAGCCACTATTCTCATTTTAGTCGCAATCTTGATTGGTGGAACGATAACACTTGTTAGTATATCGAATATGATCGGTTCTGATTTTCATGAACTTGTGCACGCATTTACAAGAACGATTATTTCAATCGGGTTTATTATCTTTGGACTCGCAATCGTCCCGAGTATGGTCGGTATCCTGCTCGTTTCTCTTATGATAAAAATTCGAGAACTTGTGGAGGTTGATCCATGATGAAAGAAACAATTCTCGATTGGTTGGATCGAAGAGTAGCAAATCTCATTATGATTTGCATTACAGTCCTATTTGTAACCGGATTACCAATTTTATCGGTCGGGATCATTCTCATCTCACTCGAAGGTATTTTGGGAGACGTTGATATCTTGCGAGAGGTTATAAATCAAGTAATTTCCATTTGCGGTGCAGTGTGTGGGGTTGCGATTGCGATTCTGATCTTTCCACTAGTTCCGGCACACATCGTTTTACATAATCGAAACAAAGATAAAGAGGATAGAAATTAAAGTAAGGAGGGTTTAACCCTCCTTACTTTTTTATCCTTCATATCCTTTTGGATAATCGATGTCAATCAATGGTTTATTTCGTTCAATCTTTACTTTCATAATATTTTTATAGCAGATTAGTAATTGTGTACGGATCGTTTCCAGATATGGTTTCGTGTGTGGTACAACATACTTTCGTGATCGTTCATCGGTTGTTGATAGTAGTTCAATATACCATTCTACGATTTCAATCTTACTCAACGTATAGGATGCCAACATCATTTTATCATTTGCCGTTTCAATTGCTTCTGTTTCAATTTGAATATATGGGACCAGGTCTTTCGGAATCTTCTTTAATTTTTTTACGCCAAAGAACTCGCGGTAATATTTCACTTGTGGTGATACTGGTTTTGTATGATCTATCGCAGATTCAACCAGTAGATGTTCATACTTAAGGAGATCTTTATGATATCCTCCAGACATTAGTGTTTCTACTGCCTCAGGAAGGTAGGTACAAGATTGATCGTAGGTGAAGGATTCGTTTAGTTGTTTTACGAGATCCTTCACATCCCGAATGATCTGTCCACGTTCTCGTTCCGGTGCACGATAACGAGTTGCAATGTTCTTTACAAATTGATTCAATGAACGAATGTCAGACTTATCAATCTTGAAGGTATTCTTATAATTGGATATTTGAACATCATTAAATCTGAATAGCATTGTTAATGGGAATTCAACTAAACCTCGTAGATTCGTATTTGCAATAAGGTATTTCATATTCCCATTGAGTCGCAGGATCTCATGCATTAACTGTTCAGAGGCACGATTGATCCCCTCAGCATAATAGGATACTGCATACTTGAAAAATTGATATACATCATCTTCATGTTTGATTCTATGAAATACGCGTGGAGAGATGCGAATCTCAATGATTGGTCGGCGATGTAGAAACCCGTCAAGTGTTTCCTTCCCTTCAATGAATCGTTTGATGAATGTTCGTTCAATCTTTGGAGGGATAAATTCCATTGTATTGAAGGTTTGATAATTTAGAATCTTAATCGCTACGGATTTGTAGCCAACTCTCCATTCCTTCATACATTGCTGATTAATAATATTCTCGAAGGTACGACCGACAGATGGAGTGACAATTTTTTGATTTGGTTTTCCACGTTTAATTTTATCCATCAATGTTCGTGTTGCAACGCGCATACTTTCCATTCCGTTGTTTGAATCCGTCATATATAAACACGCTCCCGTTCTTCACGTAAATAACATTATAAGATAGTCGAAGAAAAGAAAAACAATATAGGGCAGGGGAATTAACCCCTGCCCTATATTGCTGTGATATATTAGAAGGAGGCGTTCCAACCTCTTGGTTGGTTTGGGAATGATTAGTTCCAGGGAGCACCAACGATAGGAGGATGAGCCGGAGCTGCACCATAAACCTTCTCGGAATTGAGGAGGATAAGGCGAGACTGAATACCCTGTACAGCGATATCCTTGAAGCGGGATGTTGCTGTAACGATGTTGTATGCACCGCCCGGAGCATTCGTGCTCTGATATGCAGACTGGCTCTGTGAGGTGAGAAGGTGGCTTGTGTACTTAAGATGCTTATAGGAGATATGATCCGGCGTTGTCGGATAAGCAATGATGTGAAGTACAAGCTCACGCTTATTCGTCGTTGTAACAGGATCCTTCGTATATGCATCAAAGAGGTTTGACGCAACAACACGAACGTTTGCACCAAGGTCAGTAGCAAACCCATACGAGTTGTTGACGTTAATACCACCAATGCTGGAACCCTGCTGGATCTTCCAATCCGTGAACTCAGCAAGAAGCTGTGTTGCCATTGGGTTACCAACGATGATGAAGGAGAGACCTTCCATCTTCGTAAGCTCTGTGAGCTGATGGATAATTGCCTTCAGCTTGAACTGGAGTGCACGAGTCATGAAGGAGAATGGATCGCCAGCGAAGTTAGGTACATACGCCGTTGGTGAAAGGTCAACTTCATGGACGTTTGCCAGAGATTCGAGCTTATAGATGTTCGTCTTCACACCATTGTACTTCTCAAACTCCGTATTGAGGAACTTGATAACGGTGAGACCTTCCTGCATCTCCTGACACTTGATGATTTCATCAACCATGCGGTTGTAGTAGTTGATGTCAAGAAGTGCTGCAGCATCTTCGATCTCTTCGATCGAGAACGGCATATTCCAGCGTGCACCATCTTCAATGGTGAAGCGGAGGATTGAACGCTTTTCACGAACGGATGCTGTACGAAGGTTCTTCTCGTTGGAGAGGTAGCCCTGGAAGACAACGCCAGTGACCTGACCGGATGAAGATGAGAGGTCAACGGTACCATTCTTGAAGTCAACACGCCCGGATAGCGTATCATCGACAACTGTACCATCATCAGCAGTGAAATCAAGATCACCATTCACGAATGTACCATTCGTTGAGAATTCGACCGTGATACCATTGCCCTTGAGCTTATAACGGTTAGCACCGATCTGAATCTCAGTGATCTTAAAGTCAAAGCTGAGCTTATCGGTACCAGCGACACCATCGGTGAGGTTTGTAATGATGTCATACTTATGGAGACGTCCGCTTGTAAGAGGAACCACCGTGTTCTTGATCGGGAAGCCCTTCTGCGCATTCCAGATCTTCTCCCACGTACCATCGAATACGCAGCGAGGATATTCGTACTCTTCACCGGTCTGATTATCGACCATGTAGGTTGTACGAATGTGCTTCGAAATGTTTGGCGTCTTGGTTGCCTCAACATCAATGATATCCTTCATGATGGAGGTCCAGTACTGCTTCAGTAGGACTGGGAATTCGAGTGTTGCAATGGGAAGGAATCCGGTCATGGACGCAGACTCAGTATAGTTCTTAATCTTTGTATCCCAAAGCGTATTGATCGTTTTGATGCTCTGTTCAATATGAGGATCGTTTCCAGACGCTTCACGGAACGCTTCAAACGTGGGACCCATGAGATCCTGTTTGTACTGTTCCATGAACTGCTTGTCTGAAATCATTGCATTGAAATCCTTCTTGATATCAATGCCCGTCTGTTCCTTGTACTGATTGTAGAGATCTTGGAAATGTTCATCGAAGGTTGTTGTTCCTTCCTTCTGATATGCTCCAAAGTTTACGCTGGTGCTATCGTCGCCACCATGTCGTGCCCGCTCTGAAGCGGATTCATAAAACCAACTAACGTTGTTATCCATGTTAACAGTCTCCTTTACTTTTTTAAAATCGTGGCAAATAGCCTATACAAATTTTACATAATGGTTATTCTACGTGCTTTATCCCCTTTTCGATTTTCTTTTGAAATATTTCATTCAATAAATTCAATAAGTTTAAACATTTGTCGAAGAACAAACGATTCTTACTGAAGTTTTCTTGAATAAAATAATCCTTCAGATATAATCGAACATTTTCATCAAGCTTCTTTAGTGCGCTGATGATATCAAGAGAGTCTTCGGATACTGCATATAGAACATCCGAATTATCTTTCAGCATCGTTAGCTGACCATTGATGTTATTTAGTAAGGCTAAGTATCGCTGGTATAAATTCATATTCATGATGCGGGAGATTTTTTCATCGAACTCGATGTTATTGGAATTATCCGAATCATTATTAGATTCATCATCCATCCCATTATCATCGCTAAAATCTCCACCGCCGTCATCGGATAAATCGGGAGGATCTTCCATTCCTCCACCCATATCGTCTGGAGCATCACCGGATTGGTCCTCTCCTCCCATATCTGGTGGATCATTTCCTCCCATGTCTGCTGGAGCATCTTGTGTTTCAGCCGGCATATCCGGTGGAGCATCATCTGCTTCCATAAAGATACGATCGAACATCGTCGATTCTTTTTCCATGAATATGATCACCTCCTTTATGGATAAGATGAATTAAATCATATTTTTCATTTCTGGCGTTCCACCCACACGAATGAGCTTCTTCTTTAATTCATTACGGAAACGCATGAGTTTATATTTTGCCGCACGATCACCAGCATGATCGGCATCTCGAATTTTTTCTTCAATGATTTCAAGCTCTGCTTTCAGTTCACCAATCATCTCATTTCGAATGCGGAATGTATTCTTTCGATTTGACCATTTTCGGCTAATTGATAAGAACATGAATATTGGATTGAGGAGTAGTCCAGCTTTCATGAGAGATCCATATTTAACGGCTGATTTAAATGCAGATAGAAGGCCGGAACGTTCATGAGGATCTGCCATCTTCGCTTTAATCTCATTCTCATTCGCATCTTTCCACCGAGCAATCATACTACCAATCCATTGTGATGTCCGTTTGAATGGTTTTGCTATCGCAGATGCTGTTCGCTGAACTCCTTGTGCTTTTGACTTGATGGATTGCTGAACGCTAGAAAGTTTACGATCTAGATCAAGCATGGTATCTTGAATCGGATTATCTGATTTGGGCATTTGATCATCCAATACATCTTCATACATAACAGATTCGTTTTTATTTTTTTGCTTTGCTTCACCGATGGTTTTACGAATAATTTGTTTCGGGACCTTATCTTCCGGAATTATATTTTTCTTTGCTTTACTAGACCCTTCGAATACGATAGCATATTTTTTAGGATCATTTTCTTTGATGATGTTTTTCAGCTTTTCATATAATTGTGGACTGAGAATTTTTTTGAGGGAATCCTTGAGTAAGAAATTATCCACCAAAGCTTCATCATTTTCATTCGAATACATTCCGGAAGCAATACAAGTCAACATAATTGATGCAACGTTTCTAGGAACAGATAGGTCACGAAGTGCATTGAGATTGATTCCAGGAATTGGTGGAGGAGCATCTGTACCTAAAAGTATCCTTGTCAATGCTGCTGGATTGATTCTAGCATAATCGTTCGCGGCTTTTTCCACAAGAAGTTGATGATAAATATGCAGGTTGCTAAATGCTAGAATCTTATTTTCTGGGAGATTGGTGAGTTGTTGGATGATTCCATTAAATATCATAATGAATGGTCGAGCACATGCATATTTCTCAAAATCAGCATCAGATATTTTATCCAGAGTGAAAATATGTCCGATTTCATGACGCAATATTGTTTCCAATGCAGTCGGATTTCGGAATGAACCAAAATGCTTTCTCATATTATCGATATCAATAAAAATGTATTTTTTAACACCTTTATCTCGAGATCCACCAAGTGTTTGTTTTATAAGAGTATCGATAATATCTTCATTATTTTCCTCCGCAGATTGCTGCGCTTCATTTTGTAGTCGTTGCATCATCTTCTTATTTCCACGAGCCATAGCAAGTAACTTGCGCTCATCGACGCATCCGACAAACGCCCCACCTGTAGTTGCAACCGTTGCCTTGTTTATTGGAGAGCTAGAGTTCATGAATATGATATTTACACCAAATTGTCGCGAGAGTTTCATTGCAATATTTCGATAATCATATTTAGACATTCCAAGAACATGTCCCGGGTTATATTCTCTTGGTACGGCTCGCGCCTCTGTAAATGAATCGACGGATTCATTGAGCTTAGTTCTTGCAGATTTCTTCCCGAAATATTGTCGGAACGGAATTATCATTTTTCTTTGAAATATCGCGGAGTCATATTCTTGCACTGCTTGCATTCGATTTTTTGGCAGTACTGTAGATACGTGGCGTGAAACTGTGGATAGAACTTTTTGAGCACTATCTAAGAACCCTTCTTGGTAGGAATCAAATTCAGGAACATCAAGTTCCCAAATCTGTTTCTCCTCTTTGAGTCCAGCAGCGTAATCATGTGATCTTGTTCGTTTGTTTCTCGAATGATCGTCCTGGCTCCGATTGTAGGAGTTAGTATTTGTCGTTGAATGTGTATTGTTGGAATTGTTGTAGGTATAGTAATAGTAGTTTTGAATATGCCCCGAAGAAGATTTTGCTGAATCATCCTTCTTATCGTCAGAGGAATCAGATTTATTGGAATCATAATCAAACGGCTCAATCTTATCCAGAGGATCTTTTTCTTTCTTATCATCAGAAGGAAGATCGTCGTCATCATCCATATCATCATCGTCTCTTGCAGATGGACGTTTCTTCGGGGGAGCATCGTCGTCTTCGCCCCAATTGAGATCATGAGCATTCTTTAAATAATCTGGCATAGATCCGGTCTTCTTGTTGTGTGTATTATTCAACCAGTCCTCATTGATGGAGCGTGTCCCAACATTCTGATTTGCTCCTGGAAGCATCGGAATTACAGAGTCTGCAACATCTTCATCCAATAGATCTTCAGCAGCTTCATATAGTGTATATACTTCACGCTGAAGTTGCATACGCTCTTCTTCCGATTCTACTAATGTGATGAGATTCTCTTTAAATGAGATCAGATCCTGAATGGATTCAAGTTCTGATTCGGTGAACGAAATCTCTTTTTCTTCTCCAAGGATAACAGACTCCTGAATTAGAGAGTCCTTTCGAGCAATAATATCCCAAACACTCTCTTCAAGATGTTTGCGTCCTCCATTATAATTCTCCAGATGTGTTGATTCAACAACATATGATTTTTGATATTGATTTGATGATTTATCAAGATAATCATAAAGTTTTGAAGACTGATCCGATTTAGTTGTCATTATTACTAAATGATCTGGATCCGTATGAGGACTGATTTCATCGTATGGTACGAATAATATATATATCCCCCATGCTTGTAGTTTTTGATATAGGGGATAAAATGCTTCTTTATAAACGTTTCGAATGAGATTATCGTATTGATTTTTTGTCAATTGGTTTATTGGAATATTTAACGCCTTGATTCTATTTGGAGGAAGAATATTATCCATATAAACATTTTTTCTTCCGTCTTCATTCATACTGCATTTAATTTTTGGCGTGAACGGTTCTGGGATTATATCATGCCCGGTAGAATTCATTTTTGAGATAATTTGATCAATTGATTGCACAACCGCCGGTGTATTTTTATATGCTAATCTAAAAGTTTTATACAGATTTACTAGAAATTGTTTTAATAATATTCTTAGTTCTGGAGGAAGTTCTGAAAACGATGACTTAAAATCCTTATTTTTAGATTTACTTGAAAATACATTGGAGAATAATCCCTCCGTGTAAATATCTTTTTCACATTCTTCTACCCATAGTTTTGTCGTATTATCAATTCGATCATATCGTTCTTTGAAAGGCATCATTACGTTCATTGGGTTTCCAAACATCGATGCATATACAAGCATATCTGGAATTACTGATTCCCCAAACCGTTCAATCATTTTTGCAAAGTTTACTTCTTTTCCTTCACGAAGAACGGGGAAATTCTTATAATATGCCTCAATGTAATTCGGTTGTAGAGAATCTCTGAAGTTCTCAAACATATAGAAGTTATGTCGATAAGTATTTTTGAATGACTTCATGAACTCTAATGCTTCGTTATATAATGAAGCATCATTCTTATTTTTCTCACAATTATCAATACATGATCGAATGCATTCGACGATAGGTTGATAAGCAGCTATACTAATACCATGTGATTCAATGAATTTCTGCAATGTTTTAATTCCGATCGATGATGGTAGAATATATTGAACATTTTCAAGATATTCGACTGGATCTGATTCTAGTACTGTTTCGACTTCCTCTCGGTATGCATTGATATTTCTTTCAGATGCATTATATTTCGCATTCTGATATAACACTTTCAAACTTTCCATAATATCACCTGATTCACGAATATTGTTGTCCGTTTTATATTTCTTCAACCGCGTACGTCGATCAACACCGCGATGACGAATAGGTTTATATTGCTCAGGAGTTTTCCATTTCTTTGCAATTTTTAGACTCAACCCCATGATGGCTGCATTCATAAATACTTCTCTTGTACTGTGTGGATATGATGTTGACTTAAAGGATGGCTTAGTTTCGAGGGTGTTTATTTCTGTCTGATATAATCCTTTTGCCAGAATATGAGAACAGTGTCTTCTAGCCATATTAAATAAAGCGACGCGATTCGGATAATCCCACAGATCTAACATGGGGAGTTTATTCCTACTCTGAATATACATTATAAATTCTTCAAAAATATTTTTCTCTGCATGCGATAAGGTCAATGTATTTTTATATAATCTGAGCAGTTCATCAATTGCACGAAGCATAGTCGCAATACCTATTGTTACGAGTCCCGATTTATTAATGGTCTTATTCGTTTCAATGTCAATATATCTAATCGGTGCAGATCGTGTTTCGAAATCAGCGTGTCCAAGCTTTCGAATATTTGATTGGAGTATTGATTTAACATGCATTAAGAGAGGCTTGGCATCTTTATTTTTGTTTGGCTCATCAAACACTCGTGTAATTTCAGAGGGATTTAGTTGATAAACGATATTTACCAACTTCCATTCTGGAATAGATATTCCGACTCGGTAACATTCTTTGAGGTTGGATCTGGATACCTCAAAATAAATATCCTTCAATACACATCATCCTCTCACATATGTGACTTTAAGAGGATGTCATTAAAATCTTGAAGATATATTCTTTCTGAAGAATGGAGGAACTATGGATTCATTAAAAACATTTTGTGAAAATCAATCAGTGCGTAGAGCATGCGACGATTTATGTTTCAGTTATGGCGGTGCATCAGAATGGTTAAAACGTCGAATTGTAAGAGTTGTGGATATTGAAGGAAATTGTATTAATTGCAGTATATCATTATATGGTAATGAACGTTTAAGCGATGAACCTATTAAATCAATATTTTCTGATTATCTAAATGAAATATCGGAAGTTATCATAGAGGCAGATATGGACACAGAGCCGTATATTTTTCATATACCATATCAGTCTGGAACCGTTGAAACTGTAGAAATACGGATGCGATTCAATCAAATATAATATGATTGGTTGTGGTGATTGTTGAAAAAACAAAACAGGTTGACAAAAATATCGGACCTTCATGTCGATAAAATCCGTGTATTTTTTAAACGCTCAATTCTCAAATCAATTGTTAAGCTCCTAGTAATGGAACATGCTGGATTCCGAACCTTTAAAGCAGTAAAAAATATCAATCGACTATTCACGAATATCGACTTATCGAAATATAAAAAGAATAAAGAATTGGAATCCTATATCTGGTGTATTAATTATATTTCAAAACAATGGTTGTCAGGTATTGTTACAATCGATCTGATTATTGAGGGAGCGAAAAGACAACCAGAATTCGATAATATAAAGGAAGAAATTATTTCTTCCTGTGTGAATGATCCAAACATTATCTCTGCTCCTGAAGCAAAAATGATCTTTGATCTAGTCTCCGATGCACTACAATATGGATTCGTTACATCCATGCGCGAGGAGTATCAAGAATTATTAGAAGATATCGATCTCAATAATCCAGGAGCATTTAAAGAGGTAATGGATCGACTCTTCTTAATATCAAAATCATTGATCGATATACAGCACAATACCAATCTAGTATCAAATCAAATTACATTCAATTCCGCAGATTTATCTTCCGTAAAGGAAGCTGTATCAAAGACGATCTCATCGCTACAAGGATCTGGTGCCGTATTAAAAACGGGGATACGAAGACTCAATACGTTATTATCTCCAGGCTATATGAGTGGTCGATTGTATTGTTATATCGGACTGCCAGGATCCTATAAATCTGGTATTCTTTTAAAGACTGCATTGGATATACGTAAATACAATGAAGACTTTGAACCAAAGACACCAGGAATGAAACCATGCGTATTATATATCACAATGGAGAATACATTTACTGAAACAATTGAACGTATATGGAATATGGAATTCGATGATAATATCACCAATTATTCTGAAGAAGAAGCAGTTGAACGACTTTCCGAAGCGATGGGATTCAATATCAGTAAAAATCGAGATGAAGATGGAAACGACGATCGTCTTCAATTTAGATCAGAAGAAGGTCATCAGAATATTGAAATCATCATTAAGTATTTTCCATATCGTGAAATTAGTACAGATGATTTGTTTACAATCATTCAAGACTTACGAGAAGACAATATGGAAGTATGTTGTCTGATTCTCGATTATATCAAGCGAATTCGTCCAGCCACATCAATGACATCAGATACAACCAAAACAGAACTTGCTCGTATTGTAAACGAATTAAAAGCATTATCTGTTATTGATGATATGCCTGTCGTTACGGCACATCAGAGTAATCGTGCTGGTGCAATGGCTGTAGATAATGCAGTACGTCAAGGAAAAGGGGATGTAACGAAACTTGTTGGTCGCGAGAATACTGGGGATGCGTAAACAGTTCCTGCGCATCAATAAAACTCTTTGAACTGCTGGAAAAGTTATCCTATAATCAATCAGCAGCATAGAGCATTCTTATGAATGCTATTGTTCAACGACTATCCGTAATGGAGTAGGAATCGAGTGATTCCAATGTGAAGAGCTACTCATTGAGTGGAAGATATAGTCTGGTCTATCATGAAAATGGTAGAAGTTCATTAAAGAACTGCATCCATGTAACGAATGGATGTGAACAAATCAGGGAAATTATTGAATCAATCGATTGGGGAGCATTCATCAATGTTGAATATAAACCAGGTACGGATGAAAAGTATCTAGCAATCAACGTTGTTAAACGGCGCCGTATTGATTCATCTGAAGCAGAGTTTGCAAAATATACGTATATTGCTCACCCATTTGCAAAAGAGAATCAATTCCGTTTATTGGATGATATGAACCAAGAAAAGATTCTGAGTCTAAAATCATTGGTTTCTGATATTGATGTGAATGGCAAAGAGAAAACAAATGCGACAGCCCGCTTAAAGAACATGGAACCAAGTGAGTTTATTGATATTGATGATGAATGATGGAGGGATTATCCCTCCATCATATTTATTTTTTTATTATATATTCTAACTATGTAAAGGAATCTCGTATCTATTTAAAGGAGGTAATATTATAATGCGAGATGTACGAATTTATGCCAGGGGTCAGATTTGGTTTTGGGATGATCCCACCTATGGCAAGAAGAGTGAGCCGCTCATAATGGAAGCTGATATTCCGACAGGAGAGCGAGCACTTCATTACTCACGATATGTTTTGATTGTACAGCATGTTTGTACATCTGAGACGACGGAAGGAGGATATATTCCGAATATTTTAGTTGCCCCAATATCGACGACCGATTTCGTTCATGCTTACGATATTCCCATTCAGATCTATCCAAATCATGAAGACAAAGGGGCGCATATTCAGTTGGGACGTATATTCCCAGCATCTCCAAGCCAATTGAAAGAATTCATTGGCCATGTGTCCAACAATATTATGCATCTCGTTGAAGATGGATTGCGGGAGATTCTGTTGGATGGACCATCGTATGATGTTGCACCGACCGATTTTCCATCAGTTCAATTTTCTGTCGTTGATGCAGAACCAATCATTGATGTTCCGACCATTGCTCCTACGAATACGGTTGTTGAAGAACAGCCGACCTCTATGTGGACAAGAGAACGGATGAAGGAGTTTCTAGAACTTTATGCATCCGAAGGAGCCACTGCTGTCTCCAAGAAATATACCATCAAGGAAAGTACAGCAAAAACCTATCGGAATAAGTTCAAGAAAATCATTGGTTCCGAAGAACCAGAATCCTCCCCCAAAGGAGTTGGTAAGATGTTGGATGATATCAACACCTTACGTGATGATCGAATCCAGACGGCAATCAATCGATTGAGTCAGATCCTCAGCAATACCTTGGAAACAAACAACCTCTTTGGGCGCATCACGAAGAAGCGTGGGTTTTATTCCCCCATGAATGATGAGAGAGCGTTCTATGAGATTACGAAGAAAGGTATTTTCTGGGCAATCATCAACACGATCAAAGTGAATCGTGATGATAATGATAAGCACTACTACATGCCAGAACTGACGGAGAACACGAAGTATGTGGAAGTGTTTTATCTACTAGATAAACTTCTTTCGGATAATACGCTGTCTGTTGTTCGTAACTCAAATTCGATGCTGCGTCGCTATTACCGCATTTATAACAATGCGGGAACGATCTCTGGAGATTTTGTTCATGAGATCGGGGATGCCATTTGTCGACGGTTTAGTTTAACAGAGTCTGGAAAGAGTGAAATTTACAAGCAAGTGGAAAAGATGTTTGTCGCGTAATGTGATAAGAGAAAGTGAAGATTTGTTTCACTTTCTTTTTGTACGAAATTTTAAGAAGTATGTGAATAGGAGTGATCGGAATGGACGAACAACATAGACTTCCCCTCGGATTATGTAAACAGCTATTTCTCAAAGTAGAGTCAAGCATCCATGATCTTGAAGACATCATCTCCGACGAAGATCTAACGGATGATGAAAAATATGAATTTCAACAAATGATGGAAGTTCAAATTATGATTGGAATGCGTGTACTTAATATTGTTAAGAAAGAAATTGACGAAACCGATTTTGTGAACGAAGATATCGGAATGGATTCGATGGAATCGGAAACATATGAAGATGCTGGGGATCCAGTAACATTTGATTTACTTGATGAAGAAATATAAAAAAGAAAGGAGGGAATTCCCTCCTTTCTTTTTATTTGTTATAATCGTAATAATCACATACATCTTTTGCCATGAAACGAATATCCGCCGGTACCGGATTCTGTTCATCCTGGAGATATTTCATGATCGTTTCAATATATGATTCAATGGTGTCCATCTGATCCAACTCATCTTCGTCCTTCGGTTTTTCTTGAGGGATAGGAATCGAACTATACTCTGTATGATTTTCTTCCGCATACACGATATAATCAATCATACTATCAATGTTGAGCGGAATCTTACATACCTTCATCCAGAGGTAAAGAGTTAATTGATGCTTTCCATCATCCTCTTCAAAATACTCATGAATCGATTGCGATGATTTTACTAAGAAGGATAATTTCATTCGGATTGTATCATCCGGTTTCTCTTCTTCAAAGTCGATAAAGATCTCTCGATATTCTACCCCAACGTTACGAAAATGAATCGTGATGGATTTGTTTTCCCCCAACGAATGCTTTACCATAATCGCTACCTCCTAAGATATCAACTATTCATCCAGATTTAAATATACCGTTTTCTTTACTAATGTTTCAATCTTTTTATATCTGCTGCGAAACCACCAATTGCAAGCGCTGATCGATACATCAACACAATCAAAGAAGTAGGTATCTCTGCCATCGGACCATCGACGAATTCTTCCGATTAACTGAAAACTTCCAACAGAACTTGCCAACGGTTCCATATTAATGACAGAGCGTAATCCTGGGATATCTCTACCAGTTCCACAAGACTTGATCGTTGTAACAATAATATCTTTCTTAATTGCCGATTCTTTTTCCTCTTTCCCAATTTTGGAATGATATGCCGCTACGCTACGATCATGAATCTCTTTCCTTAATTTTTCGACAACGATATCAACTGCCTCAATTAATGGGATGAATATTAATACTTTTCCTTCCACATCTTTTATGAGTTCTAGAATGCGAAGAATGATATGATAAGCAACCTGTTTGGTATCTGTGATGAACGCATATTTTCCATAAGACGTTGCTGTCATACCTCGCCAACCCATAACTTGACGTCTCTGTTGAATGGTTGGTCGACTATTAAAATTTACAACATGATATACGACATGCTTTTGTAACTTTTGAAGTGATTCCACTTCACCAAAATTTAGTGTATTTGCAAATGCACGTTTGAAACAAACGGATTCCGTTTTATCCGAACGATCAAATGTTGCCGTCAAATACCAGGTACGATTTGTATTTGTGAAATGATCAATCATAATAATATTATGGAAGTCAAGATGTGATTCATCATATACTTTAATACCAACGCCGAGTTTCTTGAAAAATTTATGCAACGCATAACCACCGTGTTCGGTCATATAGTTTCGTAACGTTGCATGATTAACGAAGTATACATCCCGTGGTTCAATTGAATCATCCATGATTCCGTCAATAATTTTTGAACCAGCAATATTCATTAGATTTCTAGGATGGTAGGAGAACATTTTATGATACGTATCAATCCATTGTGTTTTCAATCCTTCATTTGGTACAATCACAATCGTCTTATCATTCAATTTTGTTGAAGCATATGCGGTACAAAACGTTTTCCCTTCACCCATTAGAATATTAAAAGATAACTGATGATTTGATTCTTCGGTTAAAAATTTAATGGCGTCTTCTTGAAGCTTGTTGCGTGGTTCATATAATGATTCAAATGTTTCAGACATCTTCTCGATGGGATCTGATTCATTCATATAATTAACTTTACATCCGCTCATGTATTCCACTTTACTAATAGGAGTTCCACGAGGAAGGTATAGTTTCTTGTCGGCAATCATATAACCACAAGGCATTTCCTCTTTTGAAAAATTATCGATACTTGTAAATAGTAATTCGAGCGCAGGTAAATCATGTTTCTTATATGGATATAATTCCATATGTGTATTATAAACATCGAGGTTCAATATAATTCAACTCCCTTATAAGAAAGGATGTGGTGTGAATGCAATTCATTCAATCATTGATTTATCGTTTGTTATGGGGGGTCAGCGATGGTGTAAAATCGGACCTCCGCAAGATTGGCGACAATCTACAATTTATTACACCGATTGGTGTACTTCTCTATGGTGCCTTCACCGGAGAACTAAAACTTCTACAAGTATTTATTCTTTATTATCTCGGATGTACAGTGATCCAAGTATTTCTCAAATGGTTGTTTAATAATCCCCGACCAAATGAAATTGATACAACAGTAAATCCAGCGTTAACACTTGACTGGTCCGTAAATAAAGGAGATTCATTTCCTTCCGGACATACAATGAGTGCCGTAAGCGGTGGAATCTTCTGGTTCAATATCTGTGGGTACATGGGTGTCCTCGGACTTGTTCTTGGTGTATTTACTGCATTCACAAGACTTGTTGTAAAAGCCCATTGGATGCGTGATGTTGTTACTTCTGGAATTATCGCGATTATTATGTGGGGAATCACCGATCATTATTATCTCAATGGACTCGGAATTCAACATTTAATGGAACTATTTCAACGTTAAGTATGGATGAGGAGGGAACTCCCTCCTCATCTTTTTATCAATAGACCAAATGTTCGTGCACATAGCCTTCGCTAGTGGTGTAGTATATATCGCGAATGCCTACTTCACGAATCTTCTCCATGCATGCTGGACATGGACGACAATTTGCTAGATGCCCAATACGGTCCTCGCGATACACATATAGTTTCATTCCGCGAATGTTCTCCATATCACGACAATTCAATATGCATCGCATTTCTGCATGGATGGAATTCTTACAATTATCATATTTATCATCGAAACGCAATCGGTTCAACCGACGTTGCTCTGGATGTGATTTCTTTGCATTTGCTGCAGCAGAAACAATTTCTTTTCCAGACACAAGAATTGCTCCAATGGAGATACGACCATAATCAGATGTTTTACTAACCGACTTTGCTACATCAAAGAAGCGAAGGTCCTGCTTATACATGAAGGCTCCTTTACATGATACGAAACAATCGTATGATACTAAATGAATCATCTGCTTCTCGAAATACTTTTCGTAACGCGAGAATATATGAATATTTATCCTTCGTCAGTTTTGTACTGATATCAGTATACTCTGCTTTCTTTAACTTTAATGGAAATAAGTCTTTCGTATAAGAAACAGAGTAATCAATCTCCGGGATATCTACGTGATTCACATTCCCCTGATAAAGGGATTCTGGATTCGAAATATTCACCCACCCATCATCGTTACATACAGAATCGTATGTGATCAATGATCGCTCTTCTGGATGATCCATTCGAATCTCTCGCACCGAATGATCTTTCATCCAACCGGATGAATGCAATAATTCCCATAACGATGGTGTCATTGTGATGACCGTTACATGATCAGACTTGCTAATCAGATGATTATTATTTGAAAAATAAAAGGAGAGTGATGCGCGTTGCATCACTTCTCCGAAAGTTTTATTTAGTTTCTCGAGACCACTGAGTTTCTCTTTGGCCATTTTTGTTTCTCTCCTAACGATTTCTTCATCGATAACTTCTCCTGAATTAATGGATTCGTTGCACGTAGTCGATGAAAATAATAGAGGGTGGACGCATCACTCGTGTAGTCCGGATTCTTTCCAGCGCCAATGACACGTGCTAAATACAATCCCAATGAGAAATTAAATTCCTTCCCATCTTTCCCAAAGACGATTTGATCAAGATCACAACGTACCTTATCTTCATTCATATTGATTCGTAACCAATTCGATGATAGTTTATCAGCGAGCACCATGATATCTATCATTTGTTGAATCTTTTCTGGCAGTTCTCGATAAACCTCTATGATTGGCAAACTATGAAACAATACGGGGTAGATGATCTCTGGATCATTGATCTGGTACTCTCGGATCAAGAAGATCGCTGCACCAAGGGCATGAGTTTGAAGATCGGTTTTCATCATAGCAGGAGTGATATGATACATACTTAGCAGTTCTATATTGGATGAAACATATTTTTCTAGATCCCCAGGAATGTGCATCCCATCAATGAACAAATCTTTCTTTCCATAGTTCTCTTTCAATAAATCGTGAGACAGCGCAGCGAAACCGAGTTTATGACGATCTGTTGATTCGCCAAGTTTTTTGCGAATGAACATCGCATAATCTTTTGCCATACCAATATGTTGCATATGATACTCTTGGTCTTTGCAACCTTTACGTATCTTTCGATTTAATTCTAAAATATGCATTATTATTTCCTCCCTAATTACTCTTTTACCATTATTAGAATATATAATTCCAACAACCATGGGAAAAGAGTCCTCTATCTTGGTAACGATATATTCTAATAGTAGTTATAGTTTAAAGGAGGAATTTCTATGAAGTTAGTCTCGCAATCCCAGGCAATTGAAACGATTGGTGATCAGGTATCCCCAATACGTCAAAAGCGTAAGATGAGGAGACAACCGCGGTGGGACCGCATTTTCATCTTGCTCTTTACCATCTTTGCGCTACCGACGATCTGTTATCATCTAGCAACGGCATCAGCGTTGTGGGAAACAAAAACAGTCGTTGTATCGACCGAAGAAAAACCGATTGAACCTGTAGAGGATCGTCCACGTGAATTGGAACCAAAAGAAATATCCCGTGGTGGTAATATCCATAAAGAGGAGGTAGTACCAGAACCAAAACCAGAACCCCCAAAACCAACCTACAAGGCATATGATAAAACTGACGTAAGTAATCGTATTTATCAACATTTTACGCGGCGTGGATATTCCCACGCAGCAACGATTGGGATCATGGCAAATTTGAAACATGAATCTCAATTTGATCCAGCCGCTCACGAATATGGTGGTGGACCAGGTCGTGGTCTTGCTCAATGGGGCGGTGGACGTTTTAATGCTCTTGTCGCAGCGGCAGATGCAAAGGGAGTCCACTGGAGTGATTTAGACACCCAGTTGGAGTTTTTGGAAAGAGAAATTAATTCCTCCGATATTAATAATCGGATGGCGGGATATACAGCACCTTCGATGTTGTATAACAATGGAGTCAATCCAATAGATGGGGGATTGGAAGGATTCAAACGATTAACGGATCCAGAAGTTGCCATGCGTGTATTTGAAGCAACGATGGAACGATCTGGAGGAAATGGAATGAGTGATCGTGTACGACAAACATATTCACTCGATGCAGCATATCGTTAAAATATTATGCTAGAGGGAGCAATATTGCTCCCTCTATTTTTTTGTCCATTTCACACCTGAGTATAACTGAATCACCCTTAGAAAGGAGATTTCTATGAAGCTTGATATTCTCGATGTCGATCGATTGATCGAAGTAAATAAACTAAAGGAGGTAACCTCTCCAAGATTATTCTCCAATCGATTAACGTTTGATCCAGATGGAATTTTATCCAATGAAATTTTCGGTATCTCTAAATCGGATCGCCGCGGAACATTTGCATACATTGATCTCAAACGACCATTCATTCATCCTCATATCTATGGAAACGTGTTGAAGCGAATGTTCCATAAAATCAAATATATCGTTTCTGGACAGAAACGATATGTTGTAATCAAAGGAGAGTTAACTGAGAGCCCAGATGGTTGGACTGGTATTCAAGGACTATATGATCATTGGGAAGAAATTGATTGGAGGAAACAACAATCATCCAATCGTACAGCAATTGAATTGTTAACGAAGTTGCCAAAGAATAAAGTGTTCTTAACCAAAGAGATTGTTTCTCCTCCAGCATATCGTGATGTTATGTTGGCAGGAACCAAAGATACATCGGATCACGTAAACGAGGTAAATGAATTATACATTCGACTCATTCGTGCGGTTGCATTATTGTCAGAAGGCGGATTATTTGCACGCACACAATATGCGACACAGATGAAGATTCAAGATACCTTGCTTGATATCAATAATTATTATAAATCACAGCTATCAAAGAAGAGTGGTTTGATTCGAAAATATTTGATTGGTAAGAATACGGACTTTGGTGTACGCTCTGTTATCTCTGCATATAATTACAATAAGAATACGATTCAAGAAAATATGGTGGATATGGAGCATACGGCAATCCCTATATCACAATGTTGTTCCATCTTCTATCCATTCGTCGAATCATGGTTAAAGAACTTCTTCACTAGGGAAATTATTAACGATCCGAACCTAGTATCATACTATGATGAAGACAATGATAAATATGTCGTCGGACAACTTCATGAACCGGAGTTACAATTTTCTGATCGGCGCATAAAAAAGATGATTAACGATTATCTGGCGAACCCAGATAACCGCTTTACACCAATTAACGTTGATGTCACTATTCCTGGATTTGAAGAGCGAAAAGCAAGAGTGAGTATGCGTCTTGTTGGTAAGGTAATCGTTGGAAATACGGTTTCTGATATTCTAAAACGACCAATGACGGTTACCGATATCCTGTACCTCGCATGTGTGGATGTTGCTGAAAAACGTCATTGCATGATATCACGTTACCCTGTTCGCACCGATAAAGAAATGGTATTTACAAAAATACGAGTTCAATCCACGCGAGAACATATAAAAATCATCTTTAATGGGAAAGAGTATCCGTATTATCCAAAGATCGATTTGGATACAAGACATGAGATGGTTGGTGTTCAATTCATCGATACATTGGTATTCTCAAATTCCTTCCTGGAAGGTATGGGTAAACGTCACTGTCCATATAAAATTTCTTGAACTGCTGGAAACTCTCTTTGAGACAATCAGCAGCATAGTTACATCTGATGATGTAAACTGTTCAACGACTATCTGCTATGCAGAGTACGACACAATTGTCGGAAGTGAGAAATCATCGTAAGATGAAAGATATAGTCTATATTAGGAGTCTGGGTGACTCTTCTTCAATTGCCTCATAAGAGAGCATTGGTTTAAAAGTCAAGGTCGCCTACCATGGTAACATGGTACAAGAAAATTTTGATGAAAACGGTAGGAGTTAGATAAGGCGGGATGCAATTAGCCCACGCATCTATCAACGCACGAATACGCTCCCTAAGAGAGGATAAGGTCCATAGCCATGGATAGCTTTCGGATACCGTGCGAAGCATTGAGTAATTCAATGCGCGTGTAGAGACTATCTTGAAAAAGAGTAGGTACTCTGAAGAGTGCCAAAGTGTCAAACCCCAGAAATGGGTGAAGATATAGTCCGTGGAAATTAATAACGCAACTCTTCAATCGTGAAATTGGGAAATAGTTCACTATCTTCGTTCAATAGATATGACGTGAGGTACCAGTCGAGCTCAAGTATCAATTCCTGTGATTCTGGAGAATGTCGCTCACCTTTTGGAAGACCTTCCCCCAACACATTCTTATCAATGACAAATTTCCGCTTTGTTCGATCCGTATAGAATATATACCATCCCTTATAGATACGGCATTTTCGAACGGAGTTCTTGATCATATCCTTAGACGAATTCATATAATCTCCAAAGAGCTTCATACTGTCAGCATAGATCAATTTTTGTTCAGATATATTAATTGCTATGATTTCTACCGAACGAAGTTTTTTAGCCTCACTGGTATGTTTATATCCATTCTTATGACCTCTTTGGTACCTATATGGAAGAGTAATATTATATCCAGTTTCACGCGTATTATATAATTTTATGAAATATTCTTCTGCGTCATAGTGATTATGCTTGGTTGTTTCGGCGATAGGATACATGATAAAATTATCAATCCCGAAATCAACCATAGCTCGGATAATTGGACGATCCAAGTTTTTTGATATCTTTTTCCCACTCAGGAGAGCACGATATTCGTATAGATAATTTGATGCTCGCTTTCTGAGTTGAATATATTGATCCGGCAATTTTATTCCACTCCAGACAGAATATGTGCTACCAACATATTTTTTTCCATTCTTCAGATTCTCTATACAGTATATGTATCCGTATGGTGGAACACCATCATCACGATATGGGATAGAGTACTTCGGATCAATCTCCCGGATATTCAAAAAATCGTCCAGTTTCTTTTTTGCATCAATTCGTTCAAGTTCACTCAACATAAGTTTGGTCCCTTTCTCATCTTTTTTCTAATTGTTATATAATACGTTAATAGTGTTTATTATTTTAATAATTGTTATATCTCCAAATTGACGGAGACCAATGTTCCCTCAGAGGGATATGGTCTGAGGAAGCGAATGAAGAAGCTGATCGATTAATGAACTCAAAGATTACTGCTCTGACCATTTCTGGAGCAAATTCTCGTGTTGTTTCGAAGGAGGTAACAAACTCCTATTATGAATTAACAAAGATCTATCCTGGTGGTAAAGTATTACCATTGAATATCGTAAGCGATTATTTATCCAAACAACCAGATGAATTTACTTTAGCATTAATCAAACGGATGTTTGCTAACACTGGTAAACGAGAGAAAGATAAAGTCGTACCGCAGAAAGCATTACACAATACATATGATATTATTACGATTCCAAAGGATTATTTCTATGAAGGGCAAGCAGAAACCAAAACAACCATCGGGCGTTTCTTATTCAATAAATATGTATTGGAAGGATCCGGTGTTATCGGTGCAACAAAGATCATCAACGATACGATTGATAAAAAAGGTTTAGGGAAAGTGGATGGTCTAATCGGTACACTCTATCTAGAAAACGAAATCGACCGAAAACAATTCAATCGATATATTGATCGACGAGATAACCTTGCATACTGGATTAATGGTATGATTGCTCATACGCTATCACCAAAGTTCGCAAAACCATTAAAAGAAGTAGAGAAGAAAAAGAAAGAGCTTTATAAAAAATATGAGAAAGAACTATCCTCCGGTAATATTGATGTGATGACACAAGTTACGGATGAACTGGTTGCTTATGCGAAAGAGGTATTGAAGGATGATCCAGGGATGGATCTCTATACATCTGGTGATCTGAATTTCAGTGCAAACTATAAAAACAATTCAATTGCACGTGGCGCTGTTGTCAATAGTATTACGGGGGAATATGATTTCATCGGTTCATCATTCATGAATGGTATTGAACAGAAGGATATTCCCGCTCACGCAAATAGTATTCTATCTGCACAATACCCAGCAAGTATTGCTTTGCGATCTGCTGGATATATGGGGAAGAAACTGCTTGCGATGCTACAGATGATGTCGATCGATTATGATACTGACGACTGTGGTACCAAACAATTGTTGCCGATCAATATCACCAAACAGAATGCGAACTATATGCTATACACATATATCAAAGAAGGTAATGGGCTGATTATGTTGGATCGTTCCAACATCAATTCATATATCGGTAAAACAGTTATGATGCGTACACCAATGACTTGTCTCAATGATCGAATCTGTCATAAATGTGCGGGCGAATTATTTAAGAAAATGGATGTTACGAATGCTGGTTTATTCTCTGTGCAGATCAGTGCCGTGGCACTTAACGCTTATCTTAAACAAAAACATAATAACAATATTGAGATCTATAAATTCAACCCAGATACGCTCGTTGAAGAATTGTAATAATGTGGAGGGATATTCCCTCCACATTATATATTCTTCTGGAGATATGAGGTGATTATATTGAGTAAACGCGTAAATTATAAATGTTCTGTCTGCGGAAAAGATACATCCGTGTCATATCAAACACACTGGAAGTGGGAGAAGGATGGTAGACCAGAACTATGTTTGGACTGTAGCAAGGAGTATGCAAAAAAGAAATTTTCAGAGACAATTAAAAATAGAACACCCGAGGAAATAGAACGTATTCGAAAAAATTCTTCAGAAGCACAGAAAAAATTGTGGGATAAACTATCCGATGAGGAAAAGAAGTTGCGAAAAGACGCTTTTGTAAAAGCGCGTGGAGAATATATAGCATCATTAACTGAAGAAGAGTTATCTAAATTAAAAGAAAAGCGTCGAGAAGGTCTACAAAAATGGAATAATTCTCTATCCGAAGAAAAACGATCTGAAATTGCTGAGCAGTCTAAAAAGAATGTGATAAAAGCGATACTCTATAATCGTACTCATAGAGAAGAATTCGCAAAACGAGCAAAGGATAAATGGAATCATATGAATGAATGCGAGCAACAAAATAAATTAGAACGTTTGTGGAGCGGGAATAAAAAATGGTATAATGGATTGAACGATGATGAGAGAAAACGATATGCAGATGCTCTTGTAAAAGCACGCCGAAAATGGTTTGCTGAGTTAACAGATGATGAAATAAGTGATCTAAATTATAAAATCAAGCAATCGTGGGATCGATTAAATCCACTCGAACGGAGTGCTAGGGTACGTTCATCGTTTTTGAAATCAAACGGAGAGAACAAATTTCATCAGAAATTTGAGCAATATTTTAAAGACTCTTATATTAGTAAAAATTTCTACTATAAAGCCGAAGAATATCTCTCATCCGAGGAAGTAAAACACTTCTGGGATTATGGGATCTATGATAATAATGGAACCCTCCAAATGGTCGTGGATCTGGATGGTGCATATTATCATGCAGATATGTGTGATTACAATGGTTTGCATAATAAGGAAGAGTATGATGAGAAGCGATTCTTATCCGTTCCAGATGGAGTCAAATATCATATCATTTATGAAAAGGCTTTCAGCAAATCGTTTGAATTGATGATTCAGCAACTCATGGTGAATTACGATGAATTTGTTGAAGAGCAGTTCAAATACTGCAGGTTATTACCAGATATACCATATCCATCCTACACAGATCGCGAGTTATTAAAGTCATATGAATCGGTAATGAAAATCTGCATTGATAATTTATATAATGAGAGTATTTCCATTAATAATCGTGAAGGAGATCGTTTGATTAACCACTTCCATCATTCCATATACCAAGCGAAATGCAAGGGTTTCAAACTATCACCATATGAAGCGTGGTATGATGATAATTTGTTGAGAAAGATTATCAAGAATCGTATTATTTACATCAATAAGATCAATCCAAATAAAATATTACAAGGATTCAATATAGCAAAGGTAGCAAAACGTGTTACTGTGTTTTCAGCGGGTAGAGCAAAGCTAATCATATCACGTTATCTCAATGAGTTTGATACTATCTTTGATCCATTCAGCGGATTCTCAGGAAGAATGTTAGGAACGATTGCATCCGGGAAAAAATATATAGGTCAGGATATCAGTGAAATCCATCTGAGAGAGTCTTCAAACATAATTGAGTTCTTAAAGAGATATGGGTATGATATAGATGTCGAACTCCATCAAAAAGACATTACTAAATCTCATGGATCATATCCATGTCTATTCACATGTCCACCATATGCGGATAAGGAGCAATGGTTGGATGTGCCCGTTGACATGCGGACATGTGATGATTGGATCGATTTGTGTTTAAATCATTTCAAGTGTCAACGCTATGTATTCGTTGTAGACAATACGGAGAAGTACCAAGACAACATCGTTGATACGATTACAAATAAATCCCACATGAATAAAAATAATGAGTATATTGTAATGATTGATAAAATATAGAGGGAGCATTGGCTCCCTCTATATTTATTTTTTTATTTATAATGCTGGATACCCCTGGACCTTGTATGCCAGCGGAGTCATGGATACATTCCAAACCTCATCCGGCTTCGAACGACTGATTGTAAATGTACGATCTTTCTCATTGGGCAACTCCTTGCAATATTTGGAGTAACAAATGATCTGTTTAGGAAGATCGTGTTCGATGAAATCATAAAGCTCTACATTACTCATACGAATAAATGAGACTGAATGATTTTCAAAGAACCATTGTTCCAACTGTTTTGACAGGTAAAGTTCATCACCATCTCCATAGTCCAATGTCATTTTTTCAATACGTCGAGATTTAAGGAATTTCTTAAATTCTCTCGTTGAGATTTCTCCATAGATAATATCCTTTCCAAAATACAAACACTGTTTCACATTTTGGAGTTCTGAGATCAATTCCTTCATACTTCATCCTCCTGTATATGACGATGATAGATGTAAACACGAGCATCCTTGAAAAGATTTACAGATACTTCTCTCAATAGATAACTGAGGTATTCTGTCGATGCTACTTCTTTGATCATTCCATTCGCATGAATCAATTGTGCTGTCCACTGATCGTTTTCAGTCATGCGAGTGAAATAATAGGAAAGTTCCATTCCATATGGATTATTCGGTGGAACAACAACATGTACTTTATAAACATCATGTAATATCTCCGAGTAAGTAGAAAGCAAAGATGATGAATACCTATAAGAAGTGTCATAAATTTTCCATGGAATTCCGATTACCCAATGATGCTGATAATACTGCAATCGCACCATATAATACATTTTTGGTGATGACTGAAAATAGACGCTGATGTCATCGTCTGTATCATCCATACGATCCATTACTGTCATCAGTTCTTTTGCCAATTCTCGATCAGAGATATCTTCTCGTATCAATCGATATTCTCGCGAATGATCATATCGGTTAATATGAAACTCATTCCATCGCGTCTTATGCTTCTCCGAACGCTCATAATAAACAATGTGACGTTCTTTCCCAATAGAAAAATCAATCGTGCGTTTCGAACGAATCAATTGCATCAACATTTTTTCCGTGAAGATGCAATAGGTATATCCGTCAAACGTAGCAATTGGTTCTGGGCGTAAATATAATTTTCGCATGAATCGTTACCTCCTCCAATACCGATCCAACTTTATTAACATAAGAATATATAATGGATGAGGGGAATTCCCCTCATCCATTATCATCTATGCTTCACATCATAAGCAATGGTTCGAATTAAATGCTTTGGTGCAGGACAAATATTTCCTTGCCATGATAATTGATGACAATCCCCATTACATATCTCAAATAGATCACAAACATAACATTCAGGATTTCTCAATTTTTCAACATGAATCAATTCATCCCGAACTTTATTTTTGAAGAAATCCTTTGGATCTTTATAGATAGAAGTAAACGAATGATATGGTGCTGAATTTGGGCATCCACCGATCGTTCCATCCGCATTGATTGTAATTACATCACGCATACAATGTCGTCCACGACAATTGATGTGTTCATGTTTACATGCATACTCCAGTTCTTCAAAGTTATCAACAAAAATTTCTCCACAATTAATTTGATAAAATTTCGTTAACCATTCATCTTGTTTTATATAATCAGGGATTAAGCTTTTATCTTCTGTTGTATTCGGAGTTAATCGTTCAAAATGTACTTCCCGAATACCAAGACCGTAGAAGAAATCAAATAATTGCTCTGGTTCTAATTCATCAACAAGATATGATGTTAGACATGTGATCACACGTACATCAATATCATGATGATTCAAAATATCAATATTACGTTTCCATAGAGATAATTGTTCTGGTGTAAAACGAATTCGGTAATCATATGATGTTTTTAAAAATGGTCGATTATTTTTTTCTGGATCACGAAATGTTCCTAATACGAAAGAAAAGAAATCATCGGTCAATTCATAACATAAATTTGTCGTGCTATCGAATCGTGCAGAAGGAAATGCTTCTGCAAACTTACGCATCGTTACAATTGGTGCAATGAATGGTTCCCCACCATGAAATGAGAAGTTGATACTCGACTCTGGTATATGATGAACTTTAAGTAATTCCTTCACCCAATTTTTCGTCATAACTTCATCAAAAATTCGATGTTTTGATCGATGTTCTCCGATGTAACAATGTTGGCAATGGAGCTGACACGCTTCTGTTGTCTTAATATAAATCTTCATCCAATAATCATCCCCTTTTCTCTATTTATCTGTGAGTTATCAAATGAAAATATAAAGTGGGAGGAATACCTCCCACTTTATTATGATTATGCAGTAAGCCAATCCGATAACATGGATGTTGTTTTTGCGCGGATACGTTTATCGGTAATCGGTTGAACGTAAACGTTCTGATTTTCCTGTATGACAACAGACCCATTTTCCGTAATACCGACAACGTCATCAATGGAGAGATCAAATGCTTCACAAAGAAGTTGTGTCTCTTCATTATTGTTCGCAACCATTTTGGCTAACTCATCGAGGAAAATAACTCGATCGTGTAGTTCGTTTTGAATCACGTTTTTCGCGACCGATTCTTGTAATGGCTGATTTATCTCGGCTAATGCTTCTGGATGTGATTGGAATCCAACGAAGTCATAGGTAATTAACTTCTTTACAAAAACCGTTGGTTCACCATTCATATTTCGCATTTCACCCATAACACGAGCACTGAACCCAGGAACAATCTTACCATCAACGATCTTGATTGCCATATTCATCCCATGTTTATTCGATGAATCCGTTTGAATATGTGCTTTCAAGAGATTCCCTTCCAGTCGAGGAGAACGAATGTAGTGTGTTGTCCGTTCCATATCTGGAGTACAGATACGATTGACGGTAAGTTCTTCACCAACACGCGTTGGTGTTGGATGATCCATTTCTCCCATCCACTTATTTAGGCGGAGCTGATCCTGAATATACGGATCCGTATGAATGCAGTTCATTACATTTTCCGCCATGTACTTTCGACGATTTCGATTCCGCACACCAAAGGATTGAAGGATCGCATTGAACGTCAAAAAGAATCGGTTTCCACGATCATGAACTTCATAACCGAAATTTCCATTATAATCTTCAGCAAACGAAGATTGCTCTTGAATGTAAGCGAATGCTGAAAAGTCTTTTTTCATTTTTCATCACTCCTTACAACTGGAAATCATCATCTGCGCCATTCTTCTTGATTTCAGGCTCATCCTGCTTCAATTCTTGGGAAGCTTCACGTGAACCATCCGAAAGCTGGGCATATAGTTTTTCACATTTCTTCTTATATGCTTCGATGATTGCTCGTTGCTTTTTGATAATTTCTGCCTTCTTTTCCTCAGGCATCGTTTTCATATTCTGAAGTTGTTCAATGTTCAATTCAATAAAACGAATTTGTTCACTGAGACTAATGATCTTATTTGCCTTACGCTGGTAAAAATAATAAGTTGCAGCACGTAATAGTGTTGTGATATTAAAAATAGATTTAACAACTCGAGCACCAATACCGGAAACGGTTTTTGCTGTTTGATAACCAGCATAAATGGTTTGACGAATAAGATCAGCAATGTCAATAATTCCTGCTTCTTGGAAAGACATCGATTCATGAATATCCGTCGAAACTTTATATTCATCCTTTGTCTTTAGAATCTTACGAAGATATTCAATATGTGCAGCGTTATTTAATTCCTCTGCAAATCCACTAATGAGTTTATCGAGAACAGCATTCTCTTTTCCGCTTGATTTACGGATAAACAGCGAACCATTCTTCTCTTCAATTTCAATGGAGGAAATGAGCTGATATTCCAGACCTGTAACCAGCGTTGTTACAGCCATCTCATATTCAATGGTAATCAGATCAATATATTTACTGTACCCTTCTTCATATAAGGTATGATTCTTCTTAAGCGCTGTATAAATTTTTTGAAGGTTTGTAATTGATGTTGTATGACTTGCATGTTTATTCAGAATATCAAATGCTTTCTCGATATTGGTATTATCTTTATAGGATTCGATATTTCCCTTGGAACCGGATATTGATTTATCCTGATTCTTATATTTCTTTTTAATCGCTTCAATGAGTTTCTTGATTTTTCCGAGTACCGTTGTACTCTTCGCATTTACTGTATCGAGAGCTTCCATATATACTGGGCTTGTCCGGTTTGTCGTCCCAGAAAGGAGCTCCACCGGATCTGTTGTAATTGTATACATATAAACATTCACCCCTCTTAACGATTGATCATATGATTCAGTTCATTTGCTAGCTTCTTATTGTCCACTTTATTCACTTCAGACTGAATGGATGATAATGATTGAACATCCCAAGCATTATCACTATCCGTGAATAGGACACGCATTGTTCCTGCCGTTGAGTCAACGATAACAACAGCCACGAGGAATAATGCTTTTGCTAACCGTTTTGCATTTGCAACAACACTAAGATCAATACCAGTGTCATTGGTTAATTTCATTACCTCTGGTTGTGAAAGAACCATTGTGCCATTCGGAATTGGAAATACTGATTTATCATGAAGCTTCGTTGCACCCTTCGTGCCAGTTGCTCGGAATGCCGAGCCAATAACACTACCTTTACCAAACAGGGTTCCATTTAGCTTCTGATAATCACCAAGACGACGAAGTGTATTTAACCACTTCTTTCCGGTCTTAACATTGTCAAGAGCAGCCTTCTTTGCATTGGAGACATCAAAAAGATAGTCTTTGAATGAAATCTCACCCGTCTTATACTTCACTTTACGTAGAGATTTCATCTCACCACTGATGATATCACGAAGATCTTCGGATAGATCCTTGATTGAGATGAGATGGAGAACACTCTTGATACCAAGAATGTATTTAATTGTAGCATCTTGTAGCTTTCCATCTGCACCTTTTAGACGGAACTGAACTTCTATCGTGTATGGAAGCATGGAATTGATCTTTCGGATCTCTGCCTCTTTAAGAATAATCGGAACTTTTACATCATCCGTATGAACTCGTGTTTCTTTTGTGCTGTTTGTTTTCACAGTTGTATTCCCATCGGCATCTGTTATTGTTTCATTCGATTTACGAGATACAACATCCTTCGCTTCACGTAGATAAAAGAATCCAGATAGAGGCTCATTGAGAAGACGCGAGTTTTCTGCAATAAGTTCTGCGGATGGTCTTCCTAGACGGAATTCAACAACACAATTATTTGAAATTGCTTCCGTGTAGAAAAGACTATCCTGCATCATTTGATCAAGATCATCAATCGCTTCATAATACTTATTGATTGCAATCGTTGCTGATTCTTTGATGTTGGTATGGAATTTCTTGAGGAATACGAGATTGTTTGCTTCACGTTCATCGAGAATCGGGTGTTGTGAAATTACTGTCTGCACCAATGTCGTGTAAACACGCTCAAATAGTTTTGAGATAACATGTGCTTCATCAACTCGAATTCCCTGTGTAATATATACGGGGAATTGCAGAACAGAATTCCGTGCACGAGCAACAATTGATGGTTGATATGCTCCAACGTCCTTTAACATATCTTGGGCAATACCGGAGTACGCCTGTGCTTTTGTAACCTTATCATTGACCGACTTGTACTTCGTATCATCGTAGTCAGTTCTTGCCATCGCGTCTTGAACATAATCAATGACACTCTCTGTCTGAGCAGTGGAGTCGTCGATATCAAGATTAAAATCAAACTCTTCACCCATTAGATCAATCATGTTTATTCTCTCCTTTATATACGAATGATAAAATACCTTTACTGTTTTAAGGTTTTGTTCCAAGGAGTTTCTGGGATAAAATAAAAAAAGAGGATATTAACTATCCTCTTCAACCCAAGCCTCTCGTAGAATATCGTCGATATTTTTAATATCGGCTTTATTCATCTTAATTCCGAGATCTTTACACTTCTTAATCTTGTACTTGATATCCATCTGATCCAATAATTTTTCACGACCTTCTCTTGTCCTCTCCATATACTTGATCATATCTTTTCCGAATCGACGACGAACATCGACCGCACGATTCCTAATTTCATCACGATCAATATGAATGGGACCAACAGATCCGGTCTTAAATAATTCATTTAGATCAACGCACTCGACAGAAAATTTTTCTTCTAGGAAATTACATAACACATCAATCCAATCGTTTTCTTCTCTTCGTGAAAGAAGAATAATGTTTTGATGTTGGAGAATATTATTGATGAACGCATTGTAGATGATACTCTCATTATCGCGTTCATTCAATTGTTCCGTATACTCCCCTTTTAGAAGTTCCTTATTATGCGTCTCCGCGTACTTTAAGATCGTATCATTGGATGGATATAATTCATTTAATTTTACAACATTTGATGCTGAACGACCATTGTTTGGAATTGTTCCGATGATTACATATTGACATGCGTTCAACTCATCTGCAGTAAAGTAATCTACCATGTGTGTTAGATAATGTTCTAAATCGATACGAAATAACATGATCATATCCTCAAAAATAAAGATGGGAGGATTTACCTCCCATCTCGATTTTATTTGTAATTAACGCTTACGGCGTACTGGCTGGAACGTGAACTCTTCTTCATCCTCAGGATCGGCATCGATTGTTGCGACCATTTCAGGCTCCTCTTCCTCATCATACTCATCATATGACTCTTCATGATCAGCCGATGCATCATAATCATGAGGATCATCATAAGGAACTGTTGAATCGTTCATGATTCCACGAAGAACAGCACTGCTTAGATCATCGTTCGACTCTTCTTCATCGACGACTTCCTCATCCGCTGATTCATCATCAATTGATTCATCAATCTGATCGAGGAGCCCAAGCATCTCATCTTCCTCCTGATACAAGGATTCATCATGAAGCGCTCTGTCCTTGAATGAAACATACGGATTATCCATGATATTCGCCTTACGCACAACGGCACTAATGATTGCTGCCGACTCCTCTGCGTCATCGCCAGCAATCAATTCCTCTTCTTCATCGTCCAATTGTCCGCGATAAATCGCATTAACAATATAGACGCCAATATAGGATGTTCCATCCTCCTCTTTCATAACAACACACCGCACACTACTCTCATCGAGAGAAACATCGTTGATTGCAAGATACTTATCCGGCGTGCGTGTCTTGAAAATCATATGAGGCTGGAGCAACATGAGGAAGTTCCATCCATCCTCTTCATCCGGAACAATATCCTCTATGGATGCGTAGAGCGGCAGCGAGATTGATCCATTATCATCCGCAGATTCCAACCGAATGATATCGAATGTACCAGGTTCGCCAAATCCGATATGAACCGAGACTCCGATATTGATCCCATTCTCTGAATGCTCTTCACAACCACAATCACACTTGATTGTCTCTGGCTTTTCCGTTGAATTATATTCGGTGAAATCCGAAACAACGGTTGTGACATTTGGGATTGGATGGTTCGTCCACATTCCTTTGATGGAATCAACAATATTGTTGATTGCAACCTGACCAATTCCGTTGAACTTTACCTTGATGCGAGCGATGAGAGAATCAATCCACTCCGCAGAGATGCCATCGGTTCCATCGGAGAACTTCTCCCGATAGTTTGGCATCACCTTGTATACATCCTTCTCGAATGAGACGGAACGATCATTATAGATACGATCAAAGAATACAAGGGTGGAAAGAACACCTCGATCATTGATCTGATCAACCTTCGGGAGAATGATGTTCTTCTGCTCGTCACTCTCAATCTGGCAGTAATTGCACAATGTCTTGTAGATGCAATTCTGGACGCGGCGATAGAATTCATCCGCATACATTTTCCCCTTCAGATAAGATACACATTTTGAATGAATATCTTCCTGATGAAGATAAGTCTCAATCATATTCGAAATCTTTGAAATTGATTTCGGTAGATTGTTAACATTTGGACGCGGTAATTCATCCTTATCCTTTGAAGATGATTTAACAATGACCTCATCATGCATCTTGACATCTTCCTTTACAGGAATCTCTTTCTCCTTCACAGGCTCTTCTTTATCTGCAGGAGAATGTTTCATTGTCCCTCGGAACATTACCTTTGCCGAAGGGGTAATGGTTTCACGATTGGTGACGCGGAACTCTTCATGTTCCTTTTTGTTCTCCCCGACGACACGAACTTTCGCTTTTACCAGCGGAATCGATACGGATCCCTCAAGCTCGCGTACAATACCCCGAACAATCTTCTCATCCATTGTCGTTCCTCCTTAAATAATGACTTGGAGATTTATCCATAACAAAGCTACGAGGCTTTGCTATTTCCTTGGGTGCTTCAGTTTCAACTACTTTCTTTTTCCGTGCAAGGTAACCACTTCTCTTATCATCGAGCTCAGTTAGTACATGGCTTGATGATAGTAAATAACCTTCAGTAGTGAGGTCACCAATTTCATGGTTATGCACATCATTTCCAATCTTTCGTCTAATGTCCTCAAACAAATATTTCTTACCACACGAAGGATTAGAACAATGTAGTTCTGTGAAGTCTTTATTAGGAACAAGCATTGCATTGGTTTGACAATACTTGCATACGAATAGATCAGAGCTTACTTCATAGACGTAAGCAAAATCAAGACAAACTGGAGTACTTGTACCAATACGGAGTCCCCAGTTACTATAATTCTTATCCGTAATGCCGACGTCTCCAATCAAATATACCGACCCCATGTCGGTTAATATTTTTCGGATTTCAGAGGCATATTGTAGCATTTCAGAATAAGACTCGAAAGGTTGTACATATTCGGCAACCATCATCGTCCCATTTTGTGAAACCTCATATACCTTCGTTACATAAGGAAATAAACGCTTTGCCATCTTGAATTCTTTGAAATTATCAATCTTACCATCGTTATCGGTGGCAAACTTGATAACAAACCCATCCAGCTTGAAAGCGTACCGATTTGTTCCAGGACCCAATGGTACAATATCGTCAATATCATATTTCCTCAGAATATGGAAAAGCTCCTCTTGTTTTTCCTTATTCAAAATATCACGTCGTTTCGATAAGAGTTCAAGATCCACGCGAAGATCAAATGGGAACTTTTCATGGATTAAACTCCGTAATACTTTTTGTGGCAATATCATTCACCTCCTCATATTCAGAATATATCATCTTATTCATACGCCAAATTCATCCGGAAACGATCGAACAAATAATATTGCTTGATCCAATAAAACGTCTTGAACAAATGGGGATGGACTATTGTATACGACATGGTGAATGATATCTTGAATACCAATCCCCTTCATAGCTCTATGATATCGATCTTTTAAATATGGGAGCATTTCATCCAATAGGCGATAATCAATTTGCATGGAATAAAATGATTTTGATTCATCTTGGATGAATGTCACTTCCGTTGTCGTCATTGGAATCGAGATTAACCCAGGACCGTCTTTTCCACGAGTGACAACGTTGACAATATCAATCTCATCATGAATATTTTCATTGATGATATCATAAATATCCCTCATGGTTTTACGTAATTTCTTCACGGTATATTTTTTACAGTGATGCAATTCCATATATGCGTTTAATAAATCTTTATCGTCCGTCCATGCACGAACGGTCTTGGAACCATCATCTTCTCGTTTAATAACGAAATAAAATGTTGCAATATCTTCTGGATCATATGTCTTCATAATTCTTCCTTCATGACACGGATGAAACTTTCCAACGACCATATGATTTGATTGAATGCGTGATCGTATGCATCGCCGGAAGAAACATTATGCATTTGATAAAATTCGTCGGGGGTGATTTCATAATATGCCCCAGTTTCACGATTGAATGCAGTAGTCATTGATGAATAGTCTTCAATGGAATCGAACAACGCTTCGAGTTCCTTTGGATGATATCCAATTAAATCCAATGCATCAAAATACTTCTCCTTCAACCATCGTACCATATCGACGTAATCTTCAATTTCTCCATTGATACGATCAAGCGCGCAAGTATCTTTCAACAAACGTTTGATTGCCTTTTCTGCTGCAATTTTCTCGTTTTCTGTGAGGAATAGTTTAACTGTTTCCCCTGTTCGATTTGATGTTAATTCTAACCAATCAATTCCATACAAAGCAGCACCATCGACCTGTTCAGAGAATAGGGAAGTAATCTCATCATACGTCGATGTAATCGCTTTATACTTTTTTGCGCTTCGCTGTTTTAAGAACGATTTTAGAATTTTCTTATCAAACGTCCAACCATAAGCTTTCCCTTTTCCATCAGGAAACATTCGATAAATAATATAATATTTATATAGATCACTCATCTTAAAGTTCCTTTAACATGATCTCAACGAGCGGAATAATCACTCGTGTATAGTTGAACATTGGATCCGTGTTTCGACTCATATTATTAAACTCAATATAATATTCATCCTCCAATTCAGATTGTTTATACTTTGCAATGAAATTGGTCACATAGCGATACGCGGATACCTTCGTTTGATTTTCAATATAACGAATGATATTTCGAATGAATTCAATCATATACAAGCGATGTCGATCGATTGAAACGTCACTCATTCCTTTGATGTCAAAATGATCTTCTCCATAATAGAACTCAAGGTTTCGATTTTCTGGGAATCGGATATAAGAAGAGTATGTGTTCTTTGCACGAAACCGTATCTTTCCGAAATTTAATCGTTTACATGATTTCGTGCTGAAGATAGCATCTCGTTTAACACTGATAATATCATTATCCGTCAAATCATTTGTCGTGATAAATATGTTGCGGACTTCGGCAAATTTGTCCATGAATCGTTTAGAAAAATCCTTATTTTCCCCTTGTATTTTCCCGACAGCGATGTGACGCTCCTTCTTCTCCATCCCCTCAAGTTTTCGGATGGTTGCATCATCCAACAAACTGAACTGTTTAATGATACTAAACCCAGCATCTTTGCAATCATACTCAATCAGATCGACATTGAATAAGTATTCAATGTCTGGATTCAACCATGTTGACATCGAACTCTTGTAGCGCATCAAAATATTCATCCTCTCCTCGCAGATATAATCCGGTACTATTACGACGCTCCCACCCCATCTTTGTATCAGTGATATATCGATTAAAATAATCAATTAAATAGGAACGAATTTCAGCATCATCAATACGAACCAAAGTTTCAATACGACGATTTATTTTTGATTCAACCAAATCGAGCGAACCCAAATAAATCGTTGGTGATTTACGACCGAAACAGAATACGCGAGAATGTTCCAATTTATCCCAAATGAAAGAACGCGTATGCACACGATTTGTCGTTGGGTAGAATAGATTCATTCCACGAACAATCAGATCAATACGACAACCAGATTGTTCTGCGTTATGTAATGCATCAATAATCTCCGGATCATCCAATGCATTGCATTTCATGGCGATGTAACCATCCTTCTTGGACTCACGTTTTATTTCCTCCAAAATCTTGTTCTTACAATTGTATTGTGTAACGAGAAAATGATCTTGGTTGAAATCGGAGATGCCATCATCAAGTACGTGAAACAGTCGATCCACTTCTTCACAAATCTTCGGATCAGAAGTATAATAGGAAAGATCTGTGTATTGTGATGTCGTATTCACGTGATAGTTTCCTGTACCAATCTGTGCAATACGATCTCCATTACAGAATGTAATCAGTAAGGTTTTTGCATGCACTTTTAATTCACCGCGCTCATACGTCGTTACATAAACACCATTGCGCTCTAATTGTTGATACCACTTTGCATTAATTTTTTCTCCGTAGGCTTCCATTTCCAAATTTACATGAACATACTTTCCTTTCCGTGCAGCACTACATAAAATATCAATCAATGTTGGGTCAGATCCAATTCGATATAAGGTCATCTTAATGGATGTGACAAATGGGCTTATGGCTGCTTGATGAACTAACCGAATCAATGATTGAAATGAATCCTCTGGATAGGCTTGGATCACATCCTCATTCATGATCCTCTGGAATGTGAGTACTTCATCATCCTGCACATATCTTTCCTCTATGTTAGATAAATATGCTAACCACTGAGATATATCATCATTCAGAATAAATGGATTACGGATGATAAATGCGTCAGGATTCATCGATCCAATTAATTCAGGAATAAGTGTTTCATCACCATGAAATTCAATCTTTGTAATATATTGATTATAATCATAGATGGAAACACGCATCGCTATCATATTATGTTCAAAATATGAACATACCGCATCATCTGTTTTACAAATGATATGATGATCCAGCAGGGCTTTTGTAATTTTCGAACCGACATCCTCTTTCATATATCGGATTCGAATTGTTCCATTTTCTTTTGAAACAAAATAGATCGTCTTATTCTGAAATGTAATATGATCTAGTGTTGTTGTAATAAAATCATCATCGGATAGAATATTCGATAGGATTGGACGAATTTGATCATCATTGACAACAAATCGTGCATTCGTCATCTGTTCCAATCCAGAAATAATACGATCAATATTATCTTGATAGCGGTGAAGAATTGTCAGATATTCCGACCGATATTCCTTTGTGTCCCAGCGCTGGAAGAGTTCCTGTACATTCTCATACGCGATCTTTGTGAAGAAGAATTTGCGACGGATATCTTTCATCGAATAATCCGTATCAAATTTAACTGTTCCATCATAAATGACACGACGATTAAAATCGATCATTGCCTGAATGATTCGTCTTGGTTTAAAATTCATGACAGTTACCTCCTCCTTGTCTTAATAAGAATATATAAATGGCAAAAATAAATGGGGAGGGAATTCCCTCCCCATTTATTATTTATTCTACACCATTTTCCTTTTTAATGGATGCAATTTGTAGTTGTTTTTGAATTTCCCCAATTGCTTTATTGTTTACTTGAATGGCTGCTTTCATTCCTTCAATGTCCGCTTTACAAAGGTTGGTATGATGAATAATATTATCAAAGTTCTTATTCAGTTCACGCTTCAATAAATCGTCATATCGGATGACTGCGCGATATGCCGAACTTGATGCAGCTGTAATCATAATCGTTAATAATGAACTAACCGTATTCTCATAATCCGGAATGGATTTGAAATTATTTGTAATACGATCAATGCATGCAACAATATCATCATTTTCTAATATTGCTAAGGAATCCTCTGCAATACCGATAACAACAAAATGATCTACCAGAAAATCCTCATCGGAACCTTCCTCCTCGGATTTATTTTTTATATCCTCAATAATTTGTTGGAACGAACTTTTCAAATCATCAACGATTTTGCTCAAGTTTCTTCATCCTTTCTGCCTTCTTTTGTGCAACAATTTTACGTAATTCAATCAATCGATCTGTACGAACTTTCGTTGCATATAATGGATCAAGATAAGAAGACCCATCCTTCTCCTCATAGATAGCATCTCCAGAAATTTGTCGTTTTACTTCTTGATAGGATAGACCAACGGTCGGTGCTTTGATATTCAAAAGTGCTTGATTCAAATTTAATATCTTATAGGGAGGAAGTTTAAACTTATGGAAGTCTGGACGATGATATAGATCATCTGCATCACGGATCAATCGATTGATTAGGATCTCACCCTGAACATGACGACATTTAATATTTGCATCCATCAACATTTCTAAGAAGCGTTGCGTAAGTATATTATAGTCTTCATATTTTGATGCTTCTTTATTGACAAGATCCATGATTCCATATAATGTATCCGTTAATCCATTATTCTTAATTTCTACGGAGGTAAGACGTCCATCAAGTTCACTGGATAATGTATCGAAGGTAATTTCATAATAGGTACGATTTAACTTCTTATCAACAATTTTCTTGAATCGTTTCATGGAATTTGCATCGACAAACATAGATTCGTAGTTACCAATTTCAATTTCATCATAGGTCTTATTCTTTGCATCGTAAATATAAATGGGGGAATTAATATGATTTCCAAACGTATTATATTCCATCATATCATTCTGATTGATCTGAATGACATTTTCTTCTGGAATACGTATGGATAGAAAATCAATGAATACGGATTTATCAAATTCTTCTCTATCCTTCAGATAAATATCCCCTGCATTAAATTTAAAATACTTATCGAATCGATCATTAAAGGATAATTTATTTGCTTTTGTAAAGAGTAGATGTTTCGTGGATAGGATATTCTGTGATACCGGTTCAGAATACACTTCGGTATTGAATGTAGCCATGCCCGGCATATTCATAACAAGATGTGAGTCTGCACCATAACATACATGACAGCATTCATCGCCGCATGCGCAGGTAACAATAGAACGAATCCAAATCCATTTGCCAATCCAATGACGATGTGTGCTATAATGAATTAGCTCCAGATTATCTCCAAGATTTAAGGTTCCCCATTTATTTTCCAATCGATGGAGGAAGTTTGCATCTCGTACATATAAATGGAGAAGATGTTTTGTTCCACAATCGTAGACAGTCTTCGATAGCTCTAGTGTACGACTGATTAGAATCATATTACGTGCAAGATAGCCAGCTTCTCCCATATGCTCTTTATTCATAATGGAAGATAGTCGAGCACCCGTTGCAGCAATGTAGTATGTAATTGGATCAACGTAACCGGTGGAGAATCCATTTCCCTGCATCGTATATGGGATAACTAATCCAGAAATATCTGGGATCTGTCCGTACGATATGAATAACTCCTGTACCTGCTTTGGTTTAATATGATTTCCTGCTTTGGAGATATACCAAATCGGGTTCTTCGTATTTCCAAATTCTTCAATCAGTTCTTTGGTTTTCTCTTGTAATAATTTTTCAACATCCGCCGTTTGTAATGATTGTGGGATCTTTAGATTATTCAATTCACGAATTTTCGCAGATTTCATATAGTCATTAATGAATATGCTCTCTAGTGTCATTACACACGCTTTGTCAAGTAGGGCGAATTCCATGGAAAGTTCTTGGTAGCGTTCAACGACAATTTTAATCAATTCCGATGATCGTTCAAAAGAGATACCATATTCGGTTAATTGATGTAATACCTTTGTTTCCAGCCCAGCACGCAATGATTCACTCATCATGATGCCGACGATATAACTTTCATCCAAAATCTCAATCGGTTTATTATAATATTTCTCCAATGTATTTAGTTCGATCAGTGGTCTCCATGCATTCATATTCATTAACATCTTTGGCATGGATAATTGATAAACTTGCTCATCTGTCGAATAGAATTTGAAACGAATGGGATAACCAATACATTCTGGAATCTCATAAGCAGCACAACACGCATAATAGATTTTATAATATAAATCATCGAATCGTTTATACGTATTCAGTTTACTGATTACATAGATATCTGGAAACTCACGCTCACAATCTTTTATCGTTCGTATTGTTGGTAAGGTATACATCCACACAATCCTCCCACTAAATTTCGTCCTCCGAAATTGTTATAAATCTAGTAAGAAAATATATAATTAATAAAAATAATGACGGAGGGAATTCCCTCCGTCATTTCATGTTCATCATCGATTGTGCTTCTTCTTTTTACCACCGTTGTTATTCTGATAATTATTATTCTCTGATGTAACCGGCTTCATCTCAAAGTCATCATTTGTTTCATCAATACTTTCGTTCTCATTCTCTTCATTCATAATTGGTTTCACAGAGAAATCATCGGACTTCTCTTCGAGCTGTGAGAACTTATCTTCTGGAACAACAGGTGACTGTTGTGGTGTTGATTCATCTTTTACCGTATTCGCAATCTTTCGCGAATGATCGTAATCGACGTTTTCAAACTTCTTGTAGATTTCACGGAACTTCTTCCGATCAAGCGGATGAACGGAGTAGTCCGTTGGATCAATATAATTGATTTCGAGACCAGGAGTAGAAAGGATCAGTGAGATCCAAGTAAGATCCGCCATGAACGGTTCGATTCTAGGGGCGATCACTCCAAGTCTAGGAATCATACCAGTACCAAGTACTTGAATTTTTAGCATAATTGTTCCTCCATCTAAATTCTATTTAATGTTCATTCAATTATTATGTATTACGTATACTCCGTTCCTGGCACCATTCCTGGCGGGAATGGTGTTGGGGGTACTGCCTCTGTTGAAGAAGCATCTGAATGAGCTACCGGAGAATGTGCTGGTCGGAGAATGTCTGAAGAGCCACCGGAAGGAGTTGTCGTCTTCCATACATTCTCTTCGATTACAGCAGGTGCTGCCTTTGTAAATTTCTTTGTAACCGTCTCTCGATAGTTCTTCCGATCAAGATCTTTCAGAGAACTTGAATCAGGATCATAGAACTTTAGCTTCAGATGAGGATCAGTAAGAAGCCATCCAATCGTATTCGGTTCTGCATAGAATGGCTTCAGCTTTGGAAGAAATCCGACCCGAGGATGGAATCCTGTTCCAATAACCTGTATCTTTACCATAATAATTACATCTCCTTTACCTTAGATACAACCGTAATTTCTGGTTATTTAAAGGTAACGCTTAACCGAACATATCCTCAGACGTTTTCGGTAGAATATAGGTATCTGTAATCAAATCGTTTTCAATATTCATTGACATAAGATATACCGATACTGTATTTAGTGTTACTTTGTTGATTGGATTATTTTCAAGCTCATCCATTAGAATGTACCCCTTTGTCGATATATCCTGGCGTGCTTGTCGTTTCATAACATGATCATCCGCACGGAAGCTATGTAACTCTTGTAAGATCTTATCGGCACCGATGGATACAAGCATCGATGCTTCAATATCTGAATCACGCGCATTTTTATCATCACGAGACACCTGACCGGTTAGTACATTGATATGTTCGTTCGAATTCGATAGCGCGTTCTTTTTATGAAGGAATTGTTGTGTGCGCTTTGTATTGAAATACCCAACCAAGCATTTCTGTGAAGTCCGAACGGGGTGTTCTTTATCTCGTGTTAGATGAGGTAAGTATACATATTCGTATAATTCTGTACCAATTACCTTAGCCGCGTTCTCAGCATATTCGAATTTCATTTCATGTTCAAAGTCAACAATGTCCAAAATGAAATTTTCATCGTCTTTGGATAAGAACTCTTTCATATATTTTTCAAACTCTTTATCATCCATGGGTTCAAAGATTGCTTTATATTTATCCGTATTTGAACCAGATGGATCAAGAGCATCATAGAAGTCATAAATCAATTGTTGAATTTGTTTTCGATTAACAACCATAATTCTTCACCTCGTTAAGATTTAGCGATATTATAAATCAACTGATTTAGTTCATTGAACGTAATACCGATTTGGTATCGCTCCAAATTATTCCCAGAGGATACATCATCTGGTAGTTCTTCATTCCCTTCAATATGTATCATCAATGATGGTTTCTTATGATACATGACTTTACGAATATTGATATTTCCTTTTTCAAAATACCACCCGAGTGCAGTACATTGTGAAACAATTTTCGTTTTTAGATCACTCTCATCAATCTCATCAAAAAATGAGTAGAGGAGTGATTCAATATCCAATCCAATGTTTGGTAATGATGGGTATTGTCCTGGTTTCGTAAATAAGACAAACATGAGGACGTTTGTCATCATTTCAATTTCACTAACAAGTTTCGGATTACCAAATGGGTCTAATTCAAATGCTCCATCATATCCAGGTTTTGCTATACTTTCAAACAAAATAATTCACCACCTTCATACGGATTATTCAAGAGTTTCTCTTATAAAAATAAAAAAGAAAGAAATCCGGGGTAGGGGGATTTCTTTCTTTTTATGAAAGGAGGTAACGGACGAATCAGAGCCTACCGCTCTGTTTCATATAGACAACGCCACCGATAACAATCACGGTACCGATGGCAATGCCGGCGATGATTGAATTGCGCTCATCTTTACGATATTGGCGCAGATTGGAACCCATCCGTCCGATCTTGACAAAGTCTCGGATGGACAGGCAGTTCGTGATGTTGCCGAAGACGATATCGCAGAAGTTCTTGTCATTCACCTTTTCCGGTTCATTGATATAATCCTTCTGTTCGATATTGAACCTCGACTCCACATTGGTCAGAAAATCATCAGCGATTCCCATGATCTCGAAGATATCGTCGGAATCCGGTGATTCTCGGATCGATACAATCTTGAAGTTTCCATCCTTATCGCGATCGAAATCCATCCCGAGGACAGCTCCAATCATTCGGATGTTGAACTCCAGGCGCATTGCGGGATAATCCTCAACGCTTACCTGGATGTTTGATGCTGCGGACACAAAGTCTTCAAGCTTATCGATTTCAGACTTTGCATCCTTCTTTTCACCAGAAAACCAATTAAACATATTTTGATTCCTCCTAAATATATTCTACTTATTATAAGAAGAATATATAATTTTGTAAAACAGAATGGTGTTGGGGATGTCCCCAACACCATTATATGTTAATCGGTTTCTTTTTCTTCTGCGTGGCGCATAACATTAATGATACAAAGAATTTCAGAAGAAAGATTCAATGTATCAGGATCCTTTCGATATTTTCTATCACGGAAATAGTTGAACTGCCCATGCATAAGATCATACAAATCTGCATAATAATGACAGAGTTTATTTGGTAATCTTCGCAATCCAAGCATTGCCACTTTTGTTGAATCTGGATTTTCGGTTAGACTAATAATGTGGAATGAATCAATGATTTGAATCAGTTCCTGGAATTGTGATTTCTTTCCATGTCCAAATATGGTCATGGTTGCCATGATCCATTCATGTAGAGAGATTTCCTTCTTAATATATCGAACCAACAATAGATATAGTTGGTAATCAATTTTTGTATGGGATCCGATATGATTCAATTTATGTAATTGCTGAATTGCTGCATCTGGATCTTTGTATCGACAGATAGGAATCAATCGATCATAATTGGATGTCGGTTCATTGAGGTATAATACATATTCTCCAATAGTATCCCCATTGCTAATAAAATACTGCCGCTTTGGTTCGTCCGAGGAGATTAATAGATCTCCTTTATAAATCTCATTTTTATCGCTATCCGTAATCACATATATTGTATTCGGATCCTTTATCTTTGTTAATGTATACTCCTCTTTTATTAGATTAACAACTTTTGTACATTCAGAGAAAGGATCCTCCATTCCGAGATTTAGTTGAATAACACGATTCGGATCATTCAGATTGTGGTCCGTGGATGAAAACATGTAGACATTTCTCCTTTCTGGATATAGATAATGATTTATATATTATCTATATACATAAATGCGTTTATCTATATGATATATAATTTGGGAGGTATATTAGATTGGGTAATAAAATTGAAGAAAAATTTATTGATAAAAATATAGCAGAACTTTGCAAAGAGTACTCTCTCATCTTTGGAGCAAATCTTCAAATTGGTCGAATCTCCCCAGGAGTTATTGATGGATTAAAACCAGTTGCACGTCGTTTGATCTATACAATGTATTTGAAAGATCAAGGGAAAAAAATTAGGAAGGTTGCTGCAATCGCAGGTGATACGATTGCACGACTTCATCATCATGGGCAGGTATCGGTTTTTGATACATTGGTCGGTTTAGCACAATGGTGGAAAAACAACATCATGCTCATCGAAGGAAGTGGTAACTTCGGAACGGTGAGTGGAGACTCTGCGGCAGCAGAACGTTATATCTATGCAAAACTTTCTGACTTTGCACAAGATTGTTTCTTTTCTGAATGGAAAGATTCCACTGTTGATATGGTCATGGGTGCAGATGAAGAAACGTTAGAGCCTCTATATCTCCCAGCAAAATATCCAATTGTCTTATTGAATGGGTCACTTGGGATTGGGTTTGGTGCATCGACAAATATTCCTCCATTTAATTTTTCAGAAGTCATTGAAGTTACTCGGTTATTGATGAATCAACCGGATGCTCCATTTGTTCTGATTCCAGATTCACCAACTGGGTGTGATATCATCATGAGTGATTTTCAGAAGATGACGAACTCTTATAAATCATCGTATGCGATGCGTTGTAAGTATGATATTGATAATGAACACAATAAGATCATTATCCGTGCTCTTCCTTATCAGGTGAAATCAAATGATATCGTTGAACGTATTGCTGATATTAAAGAAAACGATCATGGGTTATCTGAACTAAAAGCAATGGAGGACTTATCAGGAAAGGAAATTAATCTACATCTCTATCTGAAGGATGATGTCAATCCGTATAAGTTTATGAAGAAACTGATTGCCAATGTTGCTGGGTTTGAGAAAACATATCCAGTGAACATTAGCGTAGTAAACGAATTCCAGAGTTGTGATCTTTCCATTCGTGATCTAATCCTTGCATGGATTCAATATCGAAGAGAACAAAAGCGAGTAATCATCGTGCATCGACATACCGCATTGCTTGCTGAACAAAGAACAAATGATGTGAAGATCTTCATTCTTCAAAAAGAAAATTTTAATAAGACACTTTCCATCTTTAAGAATAGTCGGAATAAACAGGACATTGAACAGAATCTAATCAAAGAGTATCATAATACTGAAATTCAGATGGATTCTCTACAAGCAAAAACATTATCAGAGATGCGTATGTATCAGCTTTCAAAAGAGGAGTATGAGAAATGTCTGAAGCGACGTGATGAACTTCTCATTGAAATTAAAGACGTTGAAGATATTCTGAATACGGAGAAGGGTATTGATAAACTGATTATCGCGGAACTTCGTGATGGTGTAAAAAAGTTTGGTGTTCCACGGAAATCAAATGTGGTCCCATATAAAATTTCAGTAGATACTGAAGTGGAAGGATCATGTATTCTACAACTTTCTTCGGATGGAATGATTCTGCGTAAGATTGCAACGAATGTAGATGAAGAACCGGTACCAACCGATTCCAATGGATTTGCCGTTAAAGTAGATAATGATTCTTCCTTCATATTAATTGATGATAAAGGACATTTCTCATTTATCAAAGCGCGTGAGCTTCCGGTTGATAAAGAGGTTCCTGTGAATCGATTCTTAAAACAATCCTTAGGAAATATTGTTGCAATGTTGCCGTTTGATTTTGATTCAAATCTATGTTGCACTCTCATCTCAAAGGATGGTATGCTAAAGAAGATGCGTATCCGTGATATTACTCCATCGAAACGTCCGTGTATGGATATTCAAAAGGATGATATCATTATCAAAGGAATTATAACAAAAGAAAAATCGGATCGAGACATTCTTGTCTATACAGATAATGGGATGGGCCAACGATTAGATCCGAATAATCTTCGTGTCACATCCACATTGGCAAAAGGGAATCCAGGGTTTAAATTATTCAACGATTCAATCGTTGGTTGTTACTCGATCAATCCAAAAGAGAATCAATATGTGTTATATATAACATCCAAAGGAAAAGCACGATTAAACGAGATTGATTATCTACCTACCCGTGATTCCAAACATGATAAAATGGTTCGGCTAATTAGCCTTCCAGATCGTGATCATCTGGTATCTGTGGTTGGGTGTAATCGTTTGGATAAAGTACAAGTATTCTATCAGGATGGTGAATCAGAAACGATTGATGTTTCAAAACTACCAATCGAAACAATGGGATCGGAACCGAGGAAGGTAACAGAACGTAACGCGGTTTCAAATACAATTGTTAAGGCGAAGATTGTTTAAGAGGTGAAACAATTATGGGATTTATCGTCATAGGGATTGTTTCCATGATTGGTTTCGGACTCAGCATGGCTGGCACACATGCTGCAGTAGAACATCAAGAAAATACAGTAATCGTTGAACAAAAAGAACCGGTTGTGAAACCAGTCGATGAATTGTATTCAAAGCAATTTCGTAGTTACTATTATCGGCTGCGGAATGCGAGTGATCGACCAAAACGGTTTGTTGTTGAAAACGATGAAGGCGAACGTATTGAGTTCACTGTGAAACGCGCGTTCAAATATTATATTGATAATGACTAAATAATACGTGGGGATTTCTCCCCACGTATATATTCTCTTTCAGAGGAGATGTTTCATATGAAAATAAGAAAAACTCGGCGCAAAAATATGATTCGAGCAATGCAGTTGGTTCATAAATCCAAGATACTCAATACTGCACTTCTTCTAATACGATCTGTAAGAAGTGGGAAAATTGTTGGTGCAAAAATCTTATACAATGCATATTGGTCTCACATTCCAGGTGGAGAAGACGCTCCGCATGATGGAGTGACGATTGATCTTCCAGAACCAAAAAATCGTCGCTTATATAATAGCGACTTATTGCATGTAACAACAAACCAGCTCTCTAAAGACCCAAGGATCGAAGATATTGTAATGAATCTATACAAGCATACGAATCCAACCGATAGTCAGCTTGCTGAAATGATTGCATTGTGGAAAGCGGAGGTTGGAGAACTTCCAAACGAAGAGCATCCCGGACCGATTCGATATTGGCCCTATAAAGAGCGTGTTCTCAATATGGTTCAGAGCGGATCTTGGAAACAACTCGCGGACCCAGTTCAAATGCCGCCAGTTATTGCAACATCGTCTTGGAGGATATTCTGATGAATACACGGAAACAAATGAAGTTACGAACACTTCAGTGGTATTGGGACCCATTTGTGCGGATTGATCTCATGAAACGAATTTATGAGTATGAAGGGAAGGTATCATATCGGCTCATGAATAGACGCATTCGTGATATGAATATCAAAATTCTTCAAAAACTCTAGAGGGGGATAATGATGAATATTCGAGGTCGAATGATGTGGAAGGCTATAAAACATCAGAATCGTTCATCAAATGAGAGAATTGACTCAATCATCGAGTTCATTGATAAATATGGAAACGACATCCCGACAAAGAATAGTATGAAACAATATTTTCGTTTCAAGAAATTTGCGACACAAATGGCGCGTTCTTGCCCTATAATATGTCCCACCAGCAAGAAAAATTACCGTGCATGTGTGGAGGTGATAATATGAATCGGACATATCGATTCCATTCTCGATGGAAAGCGATGAAGCTATATCCGAGAGGAACGAATCTGAGGCGAGATATCCAATTGAAATTGATTATGTCGGATATGTCGCTGCGAACAAAAATGAATCTGCTATTACTATTCCATGAAGCGATCAATTCATATTGTGCACGGGCAATGCGAGAAGCTATGAGCTTTACAGTAGATACAAGCAATCTATCGGAAGATCAATTATTAATAGGATTCCCATCGGCAGGAGGTGAAGTGAATGACATTTCAGAAGATGTTAGAGGATTTATCGAGTTCGTCGAGCAAGAGTATTCAGCTCTCGAACGTTAAATCCTTCCTAGAAGATAAAGAACATCGAAGGACCATCAACTATTTCGTTCATCACGATGATATTACAAAGGAACCTCTAACTGATTCAGAACTATCGCAATTGCAAGCGATAGTAGAAATATTGCAGATTCTTTACAATTCTGAGATCGAGTCTCCTGTAAGTGATCAAGATTATGATGTCCTACAAGAGATGTTGGTTAATATGGGGATTCCACGATTAACTGGAACCGTTGAGATCAACGATGCATCGAAAGTAAGTCATCAATATAAAACGTTACGAGGTACATTAGACAAAGTATATTATCTTTCTAAAGATGATGTCAGTACGAATAAATCTAGGAAATACCTAGATGATTGGATCAAGTCGGCAGAAGCTAAGTATGAGAAAGTGACCGGCAAACGTATCAATTTAAATGATGAAGACGTTTGTCTACAATGTAAAATGGATGGAACTTCTGTCGTTCTTGAAGTCGGGGATCAGATGCGTTGGTTGACCCGTGGCGATACAAGGAATAACCGTGCAACAGATGTATCTCATATTATGAATATATTCAATCATCTTTATTCAGAGAATAAAGATTGTGGAATAAAATTTGAAGTGATGTGCACGGAAGAGAATAAAGATAAGATTAATGAATTGCTGGCAGATTCTCCCTATAAGAATTCTCGCCAAGTGGTTACATCGACATTAAATTCTGCAGAACCCGATATCAAAGCAGAGTACCTCTACCCAGTTCCATTACGAATTATTCATAAAGGAGAATCCATTGAACAAATCCATCCAGATTATTTCGAGAAATTTCCTTTTAAAATTTGCAAGTTGGGGGATCGTGATGCGATTCGTGAATTTGCAAACCAACACCGTGTGGCAAATGTAAATGGAATGCACTTCCGTACCGATGGATGTGTTATCACGATTCTCAATAAAGATGTACAAAAAGCATTGGGTCGTGAGAATGACATCAATCAATATGAAGTTGCTTATAAGTTTACCGAAGAGACGGCAGTATCAAAGATCATTGGTGTTGAATTCGAAGCATCGATGTTTGGATATATAACGCCAGTTGCGGTATTCTATCCAGTAATTTTAAAAGGAAATCGTGTCGATCACGCGTCATTATCAACAAGGGAACGTTTCGATGAAATGGATCTACATATCGGTGATGAAGTAAATGTGTTGTATGATATCATCCCATATGTAACAAAGCGTTCTACTGGGAAAGGACGTAAAATCGATTTTGTGCATTTCTGTCCATCATGTGGTCATGAATTGGATCTAACTGAAATTCGAGTCCGTTGTCAGAATCCAAAATGTCGTTCTCGTGTTCTCGGACGGATTCTCAATTATTGTACAAACCTGCGAATTCAGAATATTGGATCGAATACGTTGGAAGTCTTATATCAGAATGGATTATTGGATCACGGAATACGGAGTCTATATAAACTTCGTAAACACGAATTTGAAATCCAAGATCTTGAAGGATTTGGTAAACTAAAAACGAAGAAAATCATCAATGAAATTGAAGCGAAACGAAAATTAAAAGATTATGAAGTCTTTGGATCTCTTGGTATTGCAAGTTTATCCATGAAGACATTCCAAACCATTTTCCGTAAGATCCAATACGATGCATTGATCAAATTATTGTTTGGAGAAAAATTTGATCAACTATATACAATGCTAATCAATGTTGATGGGATGGCAGAGGCAAAAACAAAATTAATGATTGAAACCTTCAAGGATGAATCGTTCCGTCATGAGTTAAAGAAACTATTAAAAGAGTTGGATGTTAAACCAACCTATGTTGATGGGTCTTCCGTACACAAAGGAACCATCGTCTTTACTGGATTCCGTTCTCCTGTATGGGAAGATCGTCTGGAAAAAGCAGGGTGGATGATTACGAATACGATCAGTCGTAAGACTTCCTATCTTATTGCTGATCAACCAGACGGAACATCATCAAAGATACAAAAAGCGCATGCGTTAAATATTCCTATCCTAGGAAAGGATCAGCTAGATCAATTGGTTGGAGGTGTATAATGTATCACGCGTTAAATCAGATCCAATGGATGGATGTTACGGAAGGAAAGGTATACACGGATGAAATCCGCCATTTCTTCCGTAAATATATCCATAAAACCCATTCGTTTCGCCATGGGAATATGATGGTTGAAGAAATCGATTTTGATGGAATGATTGTCAAGGTCACAGATATGTTTGGTTGGACGGATATCGTTCGCGCACAATGTATCAACATCGATGTTGATCCAACAAATATTCCAAAATGGACGGAGTTCAAATGTGGAAATAAAACGTTACTTGTTTCCAATGAACAAGATATGCTCACTTATCATCCAGAACATGTGACACGAGGATTCCATGGGGAAGCCAAGTATGAAACGATGATCAAGGATGAATCAGATCTTATGGTAAATGAAGATATTCTCCGATTAAAGCGAGGCGGGGTTGATTCTAATTTCAATGATATTGAGTTTGCTCCATTATCGTTCCGACAGCGATTGGATGACGATGATTCATCCTTCGGTTATGTATTCGAAACGCGATCCGGAACGATGAATATTTCAGACGTCCATTGTATATCAAAAAATATAATTTGGTGATATATTATAAACACGGAAAGTAACGTTTTGAATTTATATGAGGAGGAAGCGTTCATGTCTGATAAGAAGCTAAAGATTCCGAAGTCAGTGACTGAATTGAAACTCAGTCCGAAGAAGTTTGCAAAAAAGCATGGAATCAAGATCAAGGGGAAAGGTCTATCCAAGGGTGAAAAGAAGAGGAATATCAAACGGCTGAAAACGCAATATTCCGAATCTGCCATCCGTGGTCTAGATAAGGCAGTTAAGATTCTGGCAGAGAAGGATTCTGAGAGTAAGAAGATCATCAAGATCAAGAATGCTGTCGATAATATCATTAGTAATCCTGAAGTAATGAAACGTATCGCAAAGATCTACAAGAAGGATGGGAAAGAGTATACAAATCTTGTCTATCTCCCTTATATGATCATGAATACGATTCTGTATTATAACCAAGATTCGATTTCTGATGAGGAGAAGGAAATCGGAAAGAGTCTTGATACAGAAGGACTCATTACATTTTGTGAAAAGATCCTGAAGAGTGAAATCAAACGATACAAAAAGCTTGGTCTTGATCGTGAGATGGCATATCAGCTTGCAACAGTTATCCCAACGACAAAAGTATTCAAATCAAATATGCGACAGTGGCAGAGACGTCTTATTCAGACACTATATACAATGGCAGAAAATGATGAGGTTGATATCAATCTAATTCTATCTGCTGTATGTAAGTTGGATAAGAAGGGAATCGATAAGAAGTCCTTCTATGAAGGATTCTTCTCGGAGTTCATTCTTACAAAGGCGTCAAATAAGAATAAGACGTTCAGCGATTCTCAGAAAGATCTTCATGCCGCCCTCATTGAGCGCACTCTTGAATATCTTGATGGTTTGAAAGCATCAAAGTGTAAGGCACTCATTAAGAGGTATATTAAGAGACGTAAGACAGCGGAATCTTATAAGAATGACACGAAGCGTGTCATCAAGTTTGTCGATTACGCAAACAGCAATTCCCAGTACACGAAACTAAAGAGTGTACTAAACGAACTAATTTCCGATAATTCTGCCAACGAACTTTATCTTGGTTGATTATGATTGGGAGGATATATTCACATGAGCAAGAAAAAGAAAGTTGAAAAAGAAACACGTCGTCTCATTGAAGCTGTTTCTGATACCATCAAACGCAAAAAGGATGGCGGGTATAAATTTAAATCAGGAAAGAAGAAGGTCATCAAGAAGATTAAGAGGACCTGTCTCCATTGGGTGATTCGGAAGGGAAAAGAAGTACCATGCGTACATCAGGATCCTGAGAACCCGAATAATTGGAAGTGTGATATTTGTGGAGCAACATTCCCGATTCGACCACTCAATGAAGAAGAATATAGTAATACCGTTAAGAGCATCCTAGAATCGATCAATCAGATGCAGTTCTGGAGTGTTAAAATGGGTGGAGACAAGGATGATACGAAACTATTCGTACAACTTAAGCAGCTACTCATGGCACACTATGTCAAGGCGCAGAAGGCAATTGTGAAGAATATCAACAAGCGCCAGCGTTGGGATGAACGGAATACCAAGACGGATGGTCTCACGCAGTTTGATTCATACGCTGGGTTTGACTATCGTTCCTAATACATGAATAAGTAAATAAGGTGGGGAATATTCCCCACCTTATTCTTTTTATCAAAGGATGATATATATGGATAATCCAAAATGGAAATCAACGAATGATGAACTACCATCATCTTCTGATCCAATGGTAATTCAAATCAGAGATAAACATAGTGAAAAAACAGATATCAAAGTAGCAACATATTCTGATGGAGAATGGAAAATTTTACCACCATATCCACGTTTTGATTTTAGTCCAATGAGTAATTATGAACACATTGATGAGAATGCGTATGTAATGGAGTGGCGGAATATTACTGACGATGAACTATCTTTCTGGGAACATCGCTTTGATAAAATCCGTTCATATGATACACTGGAAATTCACACTGATGATAAAAATGCAAAAGATGTATACCGTGCACTCATGTGGGGTGCTGCATTGATCGAACGACATGCAGACAAAGATAATGCATATCTTGCTGACATCTTGTACGATCTTCAGCATTATATGGATATAGAAAGGGGTACGAATAATGGCTTGGATTCGTGATGATAAGAATGAACCAAAGTATGTAGAATCGATCTACGATAAGGATTGTCTTCCAACATGGTTTGAGATCAATGAATTTATCACCAATAAAGCGTATGTATATGATGCATCTGTGGATACAGATATGGATATTTATTGGAAACGTCCCGTAAAACTTCTTCGACTTGGATGGGTCTGCAATCAACTGAATAAAATGGTCTTCGAGGATAAATTTTCTTATGCTGGGCTTCAGAAGGAAGTTGATATCGCATGGTCGTTCAATCATATTTCCTTTGTATTAGCAAAGGATAGTCCAAGTGCATTAATTGAACATATCAATGATGATCTTACGATTGCTCCTCCCATTTATCAATGTAAGCTTCCAGGGAAGGATAGCTATAGTATCTTCAAATCATCTCATCCATTTATCGATATTGATACACTTGGAGATCATGTTGAATTGATTGTATATTTATATAATGATGATGGAGAAAATGGAGATCATGTATTCGGAGCAGCTGGACGATTCGTTTCACATGAGAGTGAATCTTTTGAGCCAATTCTTTCTTATATACTAAAGGATGTAATTCAATATTTCTCTGGCACGCCTGGTTGGAAAGATGAGAATGGAAATTTAATCGATACGGATAAAATTTCACAACAACATGAAACGTGTTACGATCCAGCATTATGATAAATAAGATAAGTAGGAGGGGATATCCCCTCCTACTTATTTTTTATACCGCCGTGATGACATCACCCTGCATGCTTAAAGATTCCTTTGAACTTGCCTCTTGCCGTATTGCCTCCAATGTATTCGTATCTGTTGATACTTTTACACTGAGAGAATCATCGTTCGTCTTAACCACAGAGATATCATCGATGCATTCAGAATTCTCTTTACATGCATCATAGATATCATTGAACATGTCTGATTTATTTTTTACAAAATCATACATCTTCGTTGCATCATCGGCTGGTATAACTTTACCTAGATACTCTGGTTTGTATCTATCCATAGGTTACACCACCCTTCGAATTAAAGAGTTAATTGTGGTTCAGAAGCTACCCTCTTCCGACGTAATTCGACAATTTTTAGAAAATGAGCTTTGGGTAGTTGGAAAATATAATCAAATGTTGGATCTGATTTAAATAGATTGCCCAGTTCCTCGAGGAACGTTAAGTTCTCTTCAATACGACTTGCACGCTCGAGAGGCTCTGAGCTACTATAAAAAGCAAGCGGCTCATGCTATCAATGGTGATGTTCGACTTATTCTTACAATGCGGACAACAGATATTGCGCAATGAGAACCTGAACTGATACGGTTCAACCATAATGCGGATTAGTTCATTAATGGTCTGATAATCAACTTCATCGAGAGATGTAATAATCTTAATGAGACTATGAGTTCCTCGGATACGAATATAATGATCATCTTTCGGGAGAAGGAATCCCTTAATAACCATCAGCGCTCCAGTGGCAACCGCTTCGGAGATATCAACATTCTCTTTCTGCTCAATATCATGAATTGCTCCATAGATTGAGTTCAGATAATCGTATGCGGAAATATGTCCAAAGATCACGCGGAACTTTGAATGAGGAAGCTCAACAGTATTCTGCACATTGAGCATTGCAGCACGATAATATTTCTGAATCTCTTCCGGTGAATTCGCTTCACCAACTTCTGTCATCTCCTTAGCGATTTCAGGAGAGATCGAAGAAACATCGAGTAGATCATTCGGAGAATAAATCCAATCGTAGGATTTACCACATTCTTTATCCGTGCCATCAAGTTTCGCATGACAGTCAATCGAGATGATCTCCTTATCCATCGTTGTTGCACAAAGGATCTTCCATAGCATAAATTCAAGATCCATGAAGGATGTCTTCATTAGGAAGTCATCGAATTTCGTTACCTCGTGGACTTCAATTGAATCATCTACGGGACCTTCGGCACCGAAATCAATGATGACCTTCTTCTTTGTCGAGGGATCGATGTACCACTTATATTCCTTCCATGGTCCAATGGACTGATTCTTCGTATGATGGTAGACAATGGTCCACTTCTTACGTTCTGTATCAAGACTGTTTACATCCAGCGAGTGTGATAGGTCGAGAATTTCAGGATAGGATAGCCCTGTGAATGTTGCACGATACCGTGATGCTGGGAGCGCTCCAACCGAATCATTTGCCTTACGTTGATATTGTGCAAGAACGAGATCAACGACATTATCATCAACATCTTCAATCTCACTATACTTTAGTGGCTGATCTTCGACAATATTCAACTCAATGCTTCGAGACTTTTTAATCTTCTCTACTTCATCACGTGACCAACTGATTTCAGAAACGCGAGACTTATCAATCACGACCTTGGTATCTGAAGAATCCTCTGGTGTATCTGAAATGACAGAATCGATTTCCTTATCTTCATCCTTCTTCGGAATATCAATAATCTTCGTATCTTCCGTCGGTTTTACCTGAGCTGTAGTTGAAACACGTTCCAGAATAAACTCGGGGTATTTATTTACGATCTCCGTGAAGATTGTATCAAGCGCTTCCTTTGAACGTTGATAATTCGTATCACCAGCTGCTGCTAGGATACGAACCTTCCATTCACCTTCTGGAATTTGAAGCTTTGTGATACCGAAGCGGGCCTTTACATCTTCAATATTTGCTTCTTTCCGCTGGAGATCATCCATTGCTTCACGCGATTCCTGCAGAGCATTATCGTCTGCAATATTGCGGAGAGGACCATTATCAGGCTGCTTTAGTTCACTCTTGTCAAAGACAACGGGCTTCATTTCATTCATGCCTTCCAGAAGAGATGCGTCCGGACGCCAGCCATCATCCGACTTCTCTTCTTCCACAGGCGATTCAATTACCCAGCAATCATCCTTTGTGCAAAACTCTTCGGTTTCTGTTTCAATCACGGGAGGTTTCTTGAATAGATCTTCTGTATCAATGTCATTGTTAGCAGCATATTCTTCTGCCATATCAAGAACAGAAAATTCTTTCGACATGATTTCAACTCCTATCAATATAATTTAATTCACATTACAAATATCGTAGTAAATCAAGCAATTAATTATGATGATTAATCATCATAATCATATAATTGAATATTGCTCTTGTGTAATTAATGATCGTTCCTTTATTCTGATAAAAATTCGTGATCTTAATAATATCATCCATCCAATAATTGAGGATGGCTCGGATAGACATATAGATTTCATCTTTTGAGGTTCCAATGGATCGATATAGTGTCAATCCGAAATTAAGAAACTCGCCGGATCCAAGTGATGTGTTTGCAGGACTCTTTGACATATAAGCAGTGATAACGCGATCAATGAATTGATATAATTTATTTTGTTTTGTCGTGTAAATTTGATTGATGTATGTGACAAGAATATCCTTATTTACCGAATTCCCTTCTGCTGCAATCTTAGCAATGCGATCACTAATCCCATTTGATAAAAATTTTGTGTATGTATTTTCAATGGAGGTAGAGAGGTTTGCATAATTACCTTCTTGATCTGCTAAATTCCCATCGTCGAGAACGCCATCCTTTGCATGTTGTGTTGCATTATTATCGATATTATCATAGTACTCTTTTGCTAATTTCTTAAACGATGCACTTAACTGATTACGACAGCGTTGAATGAATCCGATGTATTGGATATCTGTCGGATCTTTGAGCCGATTATAACATAGACGAAATGCTCCATCCATATCGTATTTTAATAACTCCCGAACGTTCTTCATCTTTTTGATTTTAAATTTATTCGGGAGATGCTCAATGGTATAATTCATTACGTCTTCATTTACACCAATTGACCAGGTACGACGATATAGTACCGGATATTCCATGAATGCCATAATATATTTGCAGGCTTCCAATACATCCGTATAGTTTTTCTGAATACATTCAACGATAATTGCAGTCAATAAAACTTTATGTGGGCCTTCTTTAATTAGTCCGAACAGTTTCTCTGAACCATACACCACTTTGAACATTTCATGACACAGTTGTAGAATGAGTTCATGCGAAACACCAAACATCTCGTAAATGAACGCATGTTCTTTTTTATCGAAGGTAAACATATGCGTTGGTCCAGGTGTTTCAAATGCACGAACATGATCGTCCAAAAATTTTGCCGTAAACTCGATCAAACGATCTTGGTTTGCTGGCTTTGCTAATGGTCCAGCGATATATTTCTGCTGTAGATTTTCATATAGATAATAACTATGTTTATTTTCCCCCGTAATTTCGAAAAATGATTGATCAATCGGTTCAACAGCTTCATCCATATACATCAAATAAAGTTCATCCAATGGATTCACATCCTTTATATACTTATTATATCAATGGATTTTACGAGAGTGATATATTATTATGATAGCACTCTCATATGGATTGGTGGTTATGTATGAAAGTAACTTATTTACGATTAGAACATTTCTCCGTAATATCTGTAGCTCAGAACAAAGATACTCTTGAGATTCATTTTCCTGAGAATGGAAACAAGATCGTTTCCATTCAAGGAGCTAATGCATCAGGGAAAAGTGGATTGATTGCAAACATATCTCCATTCGCATATCCAACAAATATTGATGAACGTTCTGGTTTATCAACAATCATTGAAGGAAAGAATGGGTACAAAGAAATCCATTATAAGAAGAATGAGGATCATTTCATTATCAAGCATTACTATAAACCGAATAAAAATACGCATAGTGTGAAGAGTTATTTCTCCCGAAACGGAGAAGAGTTAAATGAAAATGGTAATGTGACATCGTTCTTATCCTTAGTTGAAATCCATTTTGGTTTAACGCAAGATATGATGCGTTTGATCCGGTTAGGGTCAAACGTAAACTCATTCATCTCATTAACACCGGCGAAACGAAAAGAGTATATCGGTAGTCTCATTGACGAGATCGATATGTATATGAAAATTTATCGAAAAGTCAATGATGACCTCCGTGTACTGAAAGTATTAATTCATTCAAATAACCAAAATCTATACCATTGTCATATATCGGATATTAACAGTGTAGAAGATGAATTAACATCATTACGAAAAGAATTAAGATCACAAGAAAAGGAACGAGATCGTCTTGTTTCAAAGATCAGTCAAATCGATGCACTTGAGAAAGAAAATAACATCGATGAATTGAAACGAAAGAAGATGGATACAGAAGCATCGATATTAGAGTTCCGAAAAGCAAAAGAAGACGTGGAGCGTTATCATCTAGAAAATAAAACGGTGGATCAATTAATCAATACCCGAAACGATTACGTGAATCAACGGATTGATGTTCAATCAAAAATCAATTCCTATCGTATATCAATAGATACTACATTAAAGAACATTGAACGAATGGAAGCATCAGTAAAACGAGTCATGAGTGAGAGTGACTTATCTTCATTACATGAACTAATGAAAGATCTTCAAACAAAAATAACTCATAGTAAACAGATGCTCAAAGGATTCATCCCACATGGTTGTTCCTCTGAGGATATTGGAGCAATAATTAGTAAACTGTCATCGTTCAATCAGATCGGGCAAATGATTTACACACTCGGGAAAAAACCCTTGCAGATTTATCTAAAGCTCCGTAGAGAAGATACTTCTGTTGATCGATTCTTAAAAGAACAAGCAAAACGAAATCTGAGCCGTGTGAGTGAAGACGACGTTAAGAAACTTCTATCACAAGCATTTCAAGAAGATGATATCATCACGCCGAACTGCGATACACAATTTCAAGAATGTCCATACTATCGATTCTCAGAGGTATTACATCAAGTAAAGAATAAACTTGATGAAGAATCATTGGACGATGAGACGTTACGATATATCAATGTAATCTCAAACAATGTTGATCGCATATTAAATGAAGTTGACGGTATACTAGTAAAAAGCTTCCCAGATAAATTGAAAGATGGAATAAAAGAAAAATCAGTTTTATCGAATCTCACACAAAACATCTCCTTGTTTGATTTGGCACCACTTCAAGAATATCAATCGATTGTAAAAGAGTATGAAGTATATCAAACCATGGTACAACGTTACAAGGAATGTGAAGATCAATTGTCCGTTTACAAGAATGCTGGGATTGATGCACAGCTCCATGAGATTCAATCGATGAAAGATCAAATCACATTTTATCATAAAAATATAGAAACCCTAAATGGTGACCTTATTTCATTACAGAAAAAATTAGAAGAACTCGATTCTCATATTATGTATGTAACAAAATATCAGGATGGAAAAAAGTATCAAAACATTCTTGAAAATACATTGGAGTCTTTGAATAAAGTATTAATCCCACTAGAATCATCTTCACAAGAAAAAATAGAACTCCAATTCCAGTTGAGAAATATCAATACTTTGTTAGGAAGTATGCAGGAACAAATCAAATCAACGGAGTATAAGATTTCTGAATACAATCGATTGGTTGAGGAATCAAAAGTATTGGCGAAGAAACAGAAGGATCTATCAATCATTATGGAAGCCGTTTCAACGAAGAAGGGGATCCCCGTTGTTTATATGAATACATATCTTGGCAAAATACAAACATTGGCAAACAATCTACTTTCAATCATCTATGGGGATCAACTGCGATTAGCAAAGTTTAAAGTAACACAAGAGACTTTTGAAATTCCATATGTGCGTAATGGTACAAAGATTCCAGATGTTCGGTTTGCAAGTCAATCGGAAATCCCTCTGACAACAATGGCGTTATCCTTTGCATTATCTCATAAAGCAACGGAAAAATATAATATCATCCTATTGGATGAAATTGATGCTGGGTTCGATGAACATAATCGATTCGCATTCCTAAAAATGTTACATCGTCAGATGGTGGAATTACATGCAGAGCAAGTTTTCATTATTTCTCATAATTTAAACAATATCATCGATATTCCTATTGATGTAATCCGGATGTCTGATGTAAACAGTCCTTCTAAATTACAGAACATTATTTATGGATGACGACCGAAAGATAAAAGAATACTAACAGGGAGAGTGTTTCTATATGAGTGAAGAAGCAAAAATTGTAACGGAAGATGCTCTGAGCCGTGCGATTAAATCCATTTATGATGAAACGAACAAACAAGTAGATGAGAAGTTGGACCATAAAGTATCAACGATCTCATCCATGTCTGAACACATTATTGTCGATGTATCCGATCCAAAGAATATCAAAATCGGATTTAGTCCGGAAATGGAAGCAAAAATCAATTTCATTTATCAATCCATCCAAGATGGAATCCTTCTTCGTGATGAATGAAAAATGGGAGGGATATCCCTCCCATTTCTTTTTTATCCATTATATAAGATAATTTGAAGGATGAGAGGGGAATTCATTTATGGTAAAGCAACCATCCCTGATACAATTTGAACAAGAACGATTGAAGGAACATTTAATTCCACCACTTGCATCGAACGCATTTTATGAAGTGGATGATGGTGAAATCATAGTAACCTGCTTACGTAATACGGAGGATGATTATCGTTTCGATCTTCGTATTCATAAAGGAATCATACATACTGGATTCGGAAATTTTTTTGTTGTCGGAGATATCAAGGATATTAAACAGCCATATCGGAATATACAAGTAGACGAACATGCTGAATTGTCCATCAATCAAGGATTAACTGTAAGCGGATCCATGGATGTGTATGGTAATGTTAATATGATGCGACACTCGCGTATTTATAGTAGAGGAAAAGGAAAAATCACATTTCATCCATCGAGTACATTAACGATTGATCAAGATTCTGATATTATTGTTGAGAAAAGTTCAACGTTTATTATTTATGGAATTATTAACATTCATATTGCTAAATTGAATGCAATCCTCAATGCACCAAATTTGATCATTGATAGTGCAGCAATCATCAACGTAAATGGGATTAAATATAATGATGAAGAGTTTAGTCTGATCCAATATATCAGTGAATTGGATCAGTTAAAAATAACACAAAATACAAGGCGTGAAACGAATTTCGATCATGGACGTAGTCGCATTTCCTATACATGGGTGGATGGAAATCCAAACCAAAATTCTCATACCGTCGATATTCATCATATGATTGGTGATTGTCCATTGGGATATTTTAAATTTGGAGCAACCGGTAAATTATCGAAAATTCAACCAAATCAAAAAAGCGTCCGCAACTTAGAAATTCATGAGAAGGCAACACTATACGTCCAGGAAGAATATCGGAATACAAAATTCATGCATCCTAATCTATATGTTGGAATTATTATTGATCAAACAGAAACACCAGGAAAATGCATTTGTCGTGGCAAAATTGTATGTTCTGGAAAGAGATCTCGTATTACTATCGACCGTAATGGCATATTGGAGATTACTGAAGGTGGAAAAGTCATTATTCAAAATGATGCAATCTTACAATCAACTCATAACGATCATGTCTGTCTCATAATTAATGGAGAACTGATCATCGACGATATGAATCAAATTGCATCCCTGAATGCAGAGAATGTTGTCTTCGGACCAAAGGGGAAATTGATTGTCCGTAACCCAGAAAAAGAGGAACGTCGTATTTTATTTGAAACGCCAGACGGAATTCAATCCTCGGATCTATATCGAATCTTTCTTGATAAAATTGATCATATTGAATTCCATATATCAAAGAATACTGGAATTCGGATTGATCACTATTATGAATTTTTTAATCGTGATCTAGTGAAATGGTTTGGGAATCGACGAATCGAGAAAGCAATTTATGATGGAATATTGGTATGGCATGATGGTGGATATATTGAATTCGATAAAGATATAATTCCATGGGTAAATGAGTACTGTAATCTATTAGATATTTCCGATGTATTCAAAACTTTTGGAAAAACAAAACAAGAAAAATTGCAAGATCTATCGAATCGATTGAGATACGCAAAAAGTGGAAATATTCATTTCCGTTTTGTTTATGGAGATTACTCTCATGAAATACCTCTCATACTCGATGATATTAAATTGATGAATTTTTATTACAATTATCCATCTGCGAAATACTGTTTATCTACAAACAATAACGGATTCTTGTTTTTGCAAAATAATGTGAAGAATATATCCAAGGAAAATCTTATCCAATCTTCTTCGAAAAAAATTATTATTGCAGATCATAAATCAGAGTTCATATTATAAAAAAGAAAGAGAGATCTATAAGCGCCAGCTTGTTTATCTCTCTTCCTATCACCTCAGCGGAAGTTCTGAATGAGCTTGTCCAGCACTTCGTCGAACGTGCCGAAACGACGATAGCGATAGGATCCCTGATTCAGTGTGCACGCCATGCGCAAGATCGCATCATCGTTGCCGGGATTCTTGCGGTCTGCCGAGACTGGAGCATCGACGATGACGATGTCTCCCTCCTTTTTCCCAATGAAGTTCTTGATGGGAACCATCTGGAAGTATGCGTTCGGACGTACCCAGAGACCATCCTCGCTGCCATCCTTGAGGACGACGCCGTGATCGCAGATGTTATCCGACTCATAGCAGTCGTCGCTTTCGGGAGCGACGAACCACAACTGGACTTCAACTTCTCCCGTCTTCTTGTTGAACTCCAAGGAGTTCGGGATGATGAATGCCTCTGCGTTGATGTTGAAAACCTTTGCCATGATAATCTACCCCTTTACTATTATACATAGAAAATATACTCTGATAAGGATATTCTTATATCTCTTATCATATATAGAATATATATAGATATAATGAGAAGATACGATAGAGTGGAGGGATAATCCCTCCACTCTATCACATGTCATATTCATATGGCATTCCAGTCATCTGTTCAAATTGATCCCCTGTAATTTTCCCATTCACTTTATATTCTAATAATAGTTCGACACGTTCTACTGGTCGGTAAAGTTGTTGAATCCGTTCTAGTGCAATCTTTTCTTCATCAGTAAGGTTTGGATCTAGTGAAAAATCAATGAAGAATGCCGACTGATCGTATGTAGCCATCCTGATCTTATTCCCCTTCTTTTACAAACTTTAAAAATTCGGTATAGTTCTTATCCATGATTCGAATATAATTAAACATACGATGCATTGAACGCATTAATTTATCCTTGATAACCTCTTTCTCATAACCTTCTTTATTACGAACATCACCGATGCTCGATTTTATTTCAATCTCTAACACCAGACTTGGAATAAAGAAGTCAGGAATATAGAAATGCTTCTTCCCATTATATTCATATTCATACGTATGTGGTGATGGTGCACAAATATCTGCTTCTGGCCAATGAAGTTCACGATCCAATAGACGCAAGAAATCTAATTCATAGGATGATGCGTATGGAAACTTTGTCTTATTATCTGACCAGAGATACGTTCCAGAGATGGATCGATTCGATAACATCTTCTTCTGCATCTCTGGATCATCGAGCAAGTATACCTTCCCATACTTTTGTAACATACGTCGATCTCGCTCTTCCTTGTATTTCTGTTTACACGCAGGATTGTTACAAAATCTAGCATATTTCATGGTCGCTTCATTGAATTCGGTTGGTTGTTTACAGATCACACATGATCCATGATCCTTCTTTGTCATAAGATAGTAGAACCATTGATAACCTGACATCTCTGGAGGAATTAATTCTTTATGCATGGTTTCATAGTGTTGTCCCATTTTATGTTTTGCACCATATCGGTTCTTTTTATTTCCATTATCACTAGTCGTAAATTTACAAAAACAACATTTATACGTATGATTTCGCATGCTGATAACCACCTCTTTAATAGGGTAATACGGCGTCCCCGCAATATTTTATAATACCTGTGGCTTGGGACCAAACTGTAATTGACAAATAGAATAGAACGAGGAGTTGTTATTTATGGAAAATAATTTTGTTCCACTTTCCGAAGCGGATTTTAAGAATGATGTATCTGGGATTCAACAATATATTGGAAAACTAAAATTCATGCTCAATCGAAAGATGTTAAATCTTCCGATACCGAGTGCAGTAAACTCGTTTGATTCAGCAGATTTTATACGATTCCTCAATGAGTATTTGCGTAAAATAGAGAATGAAACAAAGGCTGCTCAAACAGCTCTACGCACAACAGAGTGCTCAACGATTACAAGTAAAGTATTTGAGCATAATTTTTTCAATGATATTATTTATAATGATTATGATTATGCTTCTATTCTCCAATTTGTTGATGGTCTGGAAGATGGTATTCTTGATGGAAACTTTAATTCTCCAGGAAAGATCAAAGACTTTTCAGATCATACATTAACAATGGCATTTCATAACATGGGTACAGATGTTGGTGGTCTCGTCGATCTAGTAACATCTCCACAAGTAGATGGACTTAAAACCGACTGTACAGAAATTGATGTAAGTACCATAAATTCTTGTAAGAATAGTTCGAACCTCTGCAATACAACGGACCGTATTGAATTATACGATGCAGTTAGTGTTGTGATTAAGCACCTTGTTGCAATGAATGTAGATGATATTGGTACACCTGCACCGAACATAATTATTGCGTTCATCAATACCGTCTGTGATTATATTTCATTCACTGTCACGATGTATCTTGTCCGTTCTTATATTATTCAGCAACAAGTTTCTTTCTTTATCAATACAACATTTGAAGAATCAACTGTGCTGGGGGATTATAATGAGTCGATTGGAAATACTAGCTGTCCGAATGTATTGAATATGCAATCGATGGAAGAGATCGTAATCAAAGATTATAAGAAGCTGGACCTGGTTATTGATCACCTTAAAACGTTTGCGGAAAAGTATCATATCGCAATCGCTATCTTAACAAAAGAAAAAGAAAATATCGAGAATAGGATTAAATTAGATGATGATTACAAGAATAAGAAGTATATAGAAATGAAATTCTATAAAGAACTTGCAGATACAGCGATTGGTGATCTCCTGCTTACAAAATGTAGTCCATGGATTTGTGATGGAAGCATCGAGTACAATATGAGTGATAAATATTATTATCGTTTGAAAGATGCGTTGTATCGGAATCCTCAAAATCAGTTTGAATCTAGTCGAGACATCTTCCTTTCAATCATCAAAGCAAACAATAGCTCATCCGTAAGTAATAGTGATTTCATCGACACGATGATCATTACTTTGCGTTTTATTTCCTATAAGATTAATAACTTTCTCGATGATGCAAGCATTGGTGAACAGAGTAAGTGGTGTACGCATAGAAGAGGTACGGTTGACAAAGGAATTCGTAATCGTCAAGCAGTTATGGCTGCTTGGACTGAAACCTTCTATGAAGAGGTTGCCTTTGCCTTCCTTCAGAATCTACAGGTACGTGAAGTTGAGCTCCTCGCAAAAGATCAAAAAACGCAGAGAGAACTCGATCAGATGTTCAACCTAGATGTCCCAGATATGAAATGTGATTGGAATAAAACTCAGCAACAGATGCTATCAGTTCCTTCAATAGAAGATAATGTCTACCAAGCACCAACCATAAAATTTTATGGACAACCACTACAAGAAGCATATATGATGTATAATGAATATGTTTCCTCCCTTCCCGAATTTACAAACGATATTTATTTCAAAGAATTGGATGAAAATGCACCTCAACAAGATGATGGAAAGGTAAAACAAACAGTCGATCGAACAACCGATTCATTAGCGAATATTATCACGAAATTGAAATCAATTATTACATCATTATGGAATCGAGTAAAAAATTTCTGGACCGGAAAATCATTCCAGCTTGCGAAAAATTGGGTGACAAAAAATGAACAAAATCTATTAGCACTAACGTTTGATGCAAATGCAAAACTTCAGATTCTCCCGTATAAAGAAAATATTACGCTTCCCAATGGATTCCAAAATCTTCCAAACAATATTAAAGCGTTTACTAAAGATAAAGTTGCTTCAAAAGAAGCATTCCAGAAGTATCTTCAGTCATTGTATCCAAACCAAGATATAGCAAATTGGTTTATCAATGATAAAAATGCGGATCAACGTTATATGAACCTAATTCTATTTGATAATGGTTCAGAAGGCGAAAAACAAAGAGTCATTATTTCTGGGGATGAAATTAAGAATAATATGGCTCATTGGATTGCTACCATTAAGAATTCTGATGCTGTTTCGAATGACTTTAAGAAGCTGAATGATGATATATCCAATGCGGTGAATACATTCAATAGTATGCTTGTTTCCATGACACGCACGCAGCAGCAAAATACACAGCAAAACAACCAATCGAATACGAACGGCGTAGATAACGATATGCTGTCTTATGCAGCAACGCGTGTTACTGCTGCAGTAACGAGACTATGGGCTCCCATTGCCCCAGCAGTGATTCAAGCAATGATGAATGAGTATAACTACATCAAGACGGCATATACGCTTGGGAATAAACCACAAATGAATGGAAATAATAACGCGAATAATCAATCATCAAATGATGCCGGAAGTGGCGAACTTTAATAAGATATCAGAGGAGGGGAAATTCCCCTCCTCTGATATTATTTGTAGTGAATCATTTTCTTGATTTTCTTTTTCAAATCAACAAGAACTTTTCCGGTCGCCATAACATTAACTGTTGAAATTGTCATACGACGACTTAATGTTCCAGGTGGAGTGATAACGCTGATCTCTTCATCCGGTTCCGATTCTGTATATGGTTCATATCCTTTTGGAATGAGTTCTGAGATAATCTGTTTATTTGCAGAATATAATGCAACTTTATCACCAACACCCATAACATCTGGATGTTCAATGTAGAATTCGATTAATACATCGATTCCTTTATAGCGACCTTTGATGGTATTATATTGATTGACGATTGGCTCAGTAGAATCAGTTAATAGATAATTTGATTTCACTACACCATCGGACGAATCATACTTCTCCAAGAATTTCTTTTTATTTAATCCCTTATCAAAATACTGTTGAACGATTTTCCCCAATGATGGTGAAAGCGCAGATGGGTCGAGAAGAGAGTATACCTTGATATCAATAATTGTACCAGCATGATCGGTCTTGATATCATTCTTTGTTTCCTCTTCTAGAAGAGCACGATTATCTTCTGATAGTTTAGATAGATACTTCGCGATTTCGTTATCTTCGAATGAAATATCATATTTGACTAAGGAATCTCCGATATTAACATGGTCACCAATCCTTGCCATCTGGATTATATTTGCATTCTGTTTAAAGGTTGCTGGTTGTAGATATACAATGGATGATTTCATTCGTTCTGCAGCAGCTTCTGTGATCATGCCAGCGTCTTCATAGGTATTATAGGTTGATAGAATGGCCGCCTTCGTTAATGGTCCAACCGAATAACGCAATCCATTGAATTTTGAATAATGGAAATATTTATCATGATATGCCAACACTTCATCTTTCTTAAATTTCTGACCTACTTTTGTGTATACGGGTTTTAATGTATTTGATAGATAGAACCCACCGCCAGAGTTTTTGACAATATCATGATTTGTATTGATCGCTTGTGTATTTCCTGATTTGTATTTCACCATAATGAATCCAAGTTCATCATTTACTTCAACAACCTCGCCATCCTCTTCCGCATTAATGACGAAGTCATTCGAGAGATGATATTGTACAGCTTCATCATACCCATTGGATATAAGTGATGGTACCGCACCCTGTGTAGGTACTAAATGTTGCGATTGTTTTGCAGCTTTTTACTAACATGATTCACATCATGTAATAGACTATATCTTCACGCTAATAAACGTGTTACACACTTCCACATCACTTGATGTGTACCCTACTTCTGATTTATATCATTTTCGGTAGTCGTTGAACAGTTTACATCATTGGATGTAACTATGCTGCTGATTGTCTCCATGAGAGTTCCCAGCAGTTCATGTAATTTAAATATTCGACAGCGCAAGTAAATCTATCGAATTTCTGATTGGATCGTCGGTCAATGAAGTTCCCGGGGTTAGCATATCAATCGGTGAGAATACTTCAACATCCTTCAATTGTCTTTCATCACTGTCGTCATTAACGACTTTTCTATATCCACGAGCGTTTTCAATCTCTGGCTCTACTACTAAGTATCTATTGATACCAACATTGCTATCTCGATTAATTCCCACATGTTTCCATATGGCGTAGACTATATCATCACAATTAACATTGTGCTTCTCGCTTCCATCTATTTAGATGTACTTCCAAAAGGAATAGTCGTTGAGCTTTCTTATATTAAATCATATAAGCTCAGTTGCTGATTGTCTCTATGAGAGTTCCCAGCAATTCGAGAAGTTTTACTCGAACAATAGCATCATTTATTCGAGGTCGTCATTGCAATCTTTCCAACGGCAGAAGGATCATAAGATCTCTTTTCCTCATCATAGGAATACTCTGAGTTTGATCCTTTATACCCCTTCGTTGAAATGGTATTTGATTTTGCAACTTCGATGGCAGGATTCAAAGTAGAATATTCATCTACCGATTTTTCCTGCATTAATTTTGAAATAACGGCACGCTGATTCAATGTCATTGGCGTACGTCCACCAGATTTTTGATAAGCTTTATATTGATTAGCAATACATGAGTATAGGATGGCAGGAATCATTTCAACCGATCGAACACGATACGATTTATCTGACGCTTTTGATACACATGCATTATCTGCCAATAATTTTACAGCATAGATGAGGAGTGATTCGATATCTGTTGGAAGTAGGAGGTCTCGGCATACATCCTTTGTGATTGGATCCATTAAGAATTCATAGAAGGTTTTAATTTCATTGATCCCATTATAATTTCCCCATACGCTATGCATGAACTCCAAATATGCTGCTTCTGTATCGCATTCTTTGAATTTAATCTTTTCAGGCTTTAATTTATACAACCCATTGAGAATGAGTTCTGCAAATGTGTCTGGTTGATACGCTAAAATACCATCTTGAAAACGAATATAATGGAATTTCGAATCATTCGGAATTCTTCTTATATCTGGATTAAATTCCCAATGAATATTCATCAAATCCAATGCCTTTGTCAATCCAACCCAGTTCATGAGAATGACAACAACTGGGAGGAACTGACCAGCCATTTTTGCTTCAACATACATTCTCGTACTACCCGGTTTAATTGAATCATATACAGCACGGTAATCATCGGATAAATTATCTCGAATGATTTCTGAAATATTCCGTCCCGTACGATCTCGTCCAGTATCTTCGTTAATCAATATTGGGTTGGATCCCTCCATACCAATGAAGAATTCATTTCCTTTAATGTCTGATGGAACTTTGTCTTTCCATTTATCTTCTAACTCTTTCCGAGAGAAGATAATCTTACATCCCTTGGACTGATATGAGAATAATCTTCGTGAATATTCGTCATATTCCAATGTTGAAATATACCGTAGGTTTTCTTTACTTGGATCACCAACCGTAAAGATTTTTGTATCTTGCGTTTTCTTAACGAGCGAGAAGATGCGTTCAATTCCAGTGAGAGAACGAGTAGAGCGACGCGTGATCGTCACTTTATTGAAGTTCGTCGTTAGAATAACAGTATCCGGAGTATCCTTCACCAATGGATTATAGAAATTCTGCTTTAGAATAATATACTTATTCCCGCCAATCATCATGAATTTATTCTGATAAAACTTTGGGATATCTACTTTGATTGTAGAACGTTTCTTATTTTGATCAACAATATGAACGGACCAAGTTTCTTTAAGATCCATATTGGTAGAAGTATCTTTTATATCGATTCCAGTAATATAAAATGGCGCATTCTTATCCTTCAACATATCGAAACAAGAAACTAGATCCTTCGTATATAATTCTTCAATATACGTCTTATCGAAATTATTGAAGGTGATATTCTTTACATTTTGATTCGAAGTGTGGAGTTGTTTTGATTTATTCTCAGTCTGAATGGGAACGTTGGAAACATCGCGCATAAGAATTTCTTCAATAGAAGAACTCTTTACGACAATTTTCTTTTGTTCTTCTCGTAATTTTCGATCGCGTTCAGATGAAATGGAAGAAGCTTTCTTATTCTCGATAGGCATAATACGTTCTTGTGTATCATCAAGGAGCTCCTCTTTTACCTCTGGATCATTTGTAATCATATCGGATACATCGGATTGGATGATATCCTCATTCTTTTGAATAATATCCTCATCCTGATCATCTTCGCCTTCTGAATATAGTGGTTCATAATCAGAGGAAATTGCACGAAATAAACGTTCTTGGTTTGGATTCAATGGATGTGTTGGTCGCTGGTTTACCAACTTCGTCGGTACTAGTCGTGGTGCTTCTTTTGGATTTTCTTTTGATAGAATCGTTGGAACAGCCTTCTTCAATTCATTCGATAACGCAATACTAGAAGCGACCTTTTGATGAATTCGTTTATCAATGGATGTTTGTAGAGCATCCTTTGTCGCAGTAGAACTCATCTGCGTGTATGGTTCAATGGACTTCTTTACAATTGCTTGTGTCGTAATTTCTTTGGATGTTAATTCTTCAACATCCTTCTTATCCTCCTCTGGAAGTTCCTCCGTATATTTATCGAGATCCGCTCCCATAATTCGGAAGAGTGCTCGTTTAAACATCATCCATTTATCAAACGTCATCATCTTTGGATTGAACTTGATAAATTTATCTTTGGAACAAATCATCATATCTTGATCGAGATCCATTAGTTTGTTCAGATTCTTTCCACGGATGTATGCGAGATATAGAAGGAATAGTGGATTTGTCTGATTCTCTTTCACACCACCCGAGATATCAAATGCAAACTGTTCTGCATCAATAATAAGAAGGCGATTATTCCATTCTGGAGAATCGCTCTCTTTCATAATTTCTGGAGTGAATTCTCGAATAACTCGAACGAACTCTGGGAAGAATTGCGAATAAATTCGTTTGATTGGGTAGCGTCTCACAATAGGTTCAAATAATTGAAATAGATCTGCTGCAGAAAAAAAGATATTATCCGATGTTTTTGGAATAAATCGTAATGTGATTGGACGTAGTTTTGTAATCTCTTTAATCTGTTTAATGCGTTCATTCTTTTCCTTGATAAGATTCATTCGATAACGACGTTTCATAAAACTGCCCATGGCAATGTATGGATAATAGAAACGACGATATGTTGGTGGAACAATGAATGTTTTCTTCACAACCATACGTAGGGAGTTCTCAAAGTTATTTGATAATAAATAAACTAGATTCCCTTTACCATCCGGCAATCGAATACGACGAACATTGAGGCGCATAAATTCGGCTTTCCCGTATTTGATATTCTCTTCAAATACAGCATTGCCTAATTCATATGCGCCATAATCCAATGATTCATAATCAATGATATTATCTTCCATACCATCACCTCATCTAAATGTAATTCTATTAAGACGCTGTCGAAAATAATACAAAAAAGAAAGGGATGTAGAGTCCCTTTCGTTGGTAGAATGATCATTCACGCATAGAGGCGAGGAGATCCTCGATATCGCTTTTGAGCTGCCGATTGTGCTGATTCTGCTCAGCGATATCGCTCATCATCTTATCGCTTTTCTCCATCGCTCGATGAAGCTCCGCGATGCGAGCGTCATGCTTCGCGGAAAACTCTTTGAAGAGTTTATCCGTTTCCGCTTTTGCATCTTCGCGTACGGCCTTGAGTGCGTTATCAAACGCTTCCCAGTTTTTCATTTTAATTGCCTCCTTAGTCCTTTTCGTCACATACATCGTCGTCGAAGAAGGATTCGTATTCCCCGTCTACCTCAATATACCACCAATTAGGAATTGATTTGTTCCTTGCTGTATCCTGCGTGATGATCATTTTCACCGCGTCAATGTATTTTACTTTTCGCATTGACAAGATGACGAGACCAACGAGCTCGTTGACTGAAATTTCTTCAGTCAACAATTTCTCGTCGCGGCGATACATTTCTGCGATATACTGCCCATCAATCTTATCAACGATAAGTCGATTGATGCCCGGAACATTTTCATACGTATGCGGCCGGTATAGGAGAATATCCCACCGGTCGATAAGCTCAACGAGTTCATCGATGTAATCGTAAATGAAATTTTCTTTCTGATTAATAATCTTTCCCATTATAATCATCTACCCCTTTTCTTTTCATTAAAAGAATACTCATGATATAAGATCTATAAATCGCCAGATTCTTTATCTTATATCATATATAGAATATATATAGATTGGAGGAGTAAATATGATTTGTTGTCCAAGGTGTGGGTCGACAGATATTAGCCCTGTAGGCACTACTCATTATGTTTGTAACAATCCGACATGCGTTGATGAACATGGTGATCGTACACAGTTTCAAAAAATTGATGACACAGTCATACAGTTCCCTGAAAATATTATTTTTAATGGAAGGAATAAATCTGAGTTCTACAAATTACCATATTTACAATTAAAAAAATAAGAGGAGGGAATAATCCCTCCTCTTATTTATTGCCGTTAACTCAGTTCTCAGTCATCAACTTCATTACCTGTTCAAGGGTGAAGTTGTTTGCAGCAAATGCTGGGAAGTCACGATAGTCATGATCCTGCGCATTGAAGTTGGAACGAATGACAATTGTCTTCAGGAAATCAAAGTACTCCTGCGAATAACGATCCACAAACAACTCCTTCTTATGGATGTATAATTTGAGTACAAGTTTGCTAACTTCATTATCCTGTAGAGCAATCACTCGATCCAAGGTAATTTTCGTACGAAGAATTTCTTCCGCGAACCACGCCAATACTTCATCGTTCAGAACACCATAGTAGTCTCTCTCATCAATTGTATTCTTTCCATACTTTGAGAGGAGAGGAATGATTTTCTGTACAATGGAGTCGACACTAAGATCATATCGTATGGATTTGTAGAACTCTTCCGATCTATCATCATACAATGATCGAAGATATGAATTAACTCCATCACTCAACTTCTTATATCGATTATTGATATCAATGTGATGTGTTGGAATACGGAACTTTGGAACCGTATCGAACGATGTATATAGGTACAGAGCATGCTTCTCAGCAATATTCTCGCGAATATACTCTGCAATGATACCATCGTCCACGATATCATCGTCCACAATTGTGAAGTCAGTATGAATGATAGAGAATAATGGTTCAATCTTATCGAGAGGATCTTTTTCCTTCTTATCATCAGAAGGAAGATCGTCATCATCCACGAATATGTTGGCGGCATTCAAAGACTCTCGAATCCTCTTGGACATGGTGTCATTAAACTCATTACTAATCTCTCCGGTGCACTTCTTATAGAATTGAATCATGGATGAGACATCCGCTTCCGATACCATTTGTTTATTGTCCTTCATGAACACGATATATCCGCTGGAGAACTTCGGACCACCAAATTCATCAAGGATAATGAAATGAAAGAATCCAGGATGATTTGCGTCGATTGTTATATTTTTACAACTATGATTTGTCATGACTTACCTCACAATAAAAGAGTATAGTGGTGGAAACCCAACCACTAACTTACAACACATATCCAAAGATCTCCAATTGAATTTCTGTGATTTCCGCAGAGTTCATTGGAACAAGTCCATAGTCAGCAAACGTTTTATCTCCAATGATTCGAACTCCGTTCAGAATCGGCAGAGAACGTAGGGATTCATAATTCATGAATCTAACACCCTTTCTCAATAATTCCTTTTACCTTTTATATTGGTCTCGTAGAATTCATCAATCTTATGGTTTGCTGAATCGTTAGATGCCTCAACTGCGAGCTGATCTGCCTTTTCATTATATTCGTTTCCGTTGTGTCCCATCACATGACTAAATGTAAGAATGATACTCTCTTTCTTACATGATTCCAAAAGTTGAATTATTTTTTCCCAAAGATCTTTATTACGAACCGGGAAGTTTGTTGATGTAATCCAACCCTTCTGAGGCCATTTATCAATCCAGCGTTTATTGATTGCATCACACAGATATTTACTATCAGAGATCACATTCACTGTTTTTGTTGTAAAGGAACCATCCGCAATCTTTTTCATAACCTCTTCGATACCAAGGATAGCTCCCATGAGTTCCATTCGATTATTGGTACTAAGTCGGTATCCTTGCTTATATTCAAAATCTGTCGCTACTGGCATATCATTCTCATCATTGGAATTCCAGTAACGAATAATGTAGGAACACCCCGATGGACCAGGGTTATTCAATGAGGACCCATCCGTGAAAATTTCAATTGGTAGACTTGCCATAATTAATTCCTCCTTCGTTTATTATCTAACGTTTCATAGAATATATTGTTTAATATACTCATGTACTTCTTCCATGTATATCTGAAGAGATATTTCTTTAAGTTTTTTGACAATATCATTATAATCTTCAGTCACCAACTCTTCAATGCTCCATGGACATTTCTCCATAAATACAATAGGATGACCCAATTCATGAATTGCGTTGCAAGCTTCCTCATATCTTTCCTGCAGAATCGATTCTATTGCATCCGCATCATATAATGGAGGAGATGATACGTCATCCATTATGATAAATTTCTTAAGAATGTTTTGAGCATTTTCTATGGAGCCCAAAACGATTCGGCGATGCACATGATTCATGGATGGATCTTTATATTGTTTTCCAACAAGAAACGTCAATTCGAATATATTTCGAATGACCACATATATTTCATCCGAGTAGGATTCAATATCAATTTTTGTATTCATTTATTATGTATCCTCCTTATAATTTTCCAACGCAGATTCGGCTTTTGCTGTGAGTTTCTTAAATTTCTTGGATTGATTCAATTTCGTAATACGTTGAATCAACGCAGATTCAATTTTCTTATTTTCTTTACGAGATAGCTCTAATTTCTTTTTAGATATCTCATCATCAGTTCCATCAATCTTTCTCCGAAGATCAATGATATTTACGCCATGTTCTTCCGAAATACGGAAGAACTTCTGGAGTTCTTTGTCTCCATAAGTCATATAACGTTCATCTTCTGGGTGTTCCTCCATCATAGCTTCTTGAATCTCTAGTTCGTACATGCGAACGTCATCCTCATTGGACCAACTTCCACGCATTGGATGTTTATCCCAGATGGTCGCCTTCTCCTTTTCAACATGAAAGAGATCTGTCGTAATCATATAACTACTATAGTCTCGATAATTACGACCATTCTCAATTTTACGTAATAGCTCACCAACACCTTCTCGCAACAATCGTTCTTTCTTGCTCCCCTTCTTCTTTTTCGAACGTGAAGATTTATTATATCCCTTCACATATTTCCGTTTCATATCATTGACTTCAATCGAAGGAGGATCGATAACCTCATCTTCATTTAGAATGGACTCTGCTTCTTTCACAGAAAGAAGACGTTCCATCTGTTCCTCCTCTGTTTCATCAGAGAAGAAATCGTCATCATATGTTGTTTTCGGACGGAAGATAGAAGCATCAAGATCCGGATTACTGATATACTTGATCAATAGATCCAAGTTATATCGATTCATTCCTTTTAATTTCGGCATGATAATTCGATTGGAAACTATTTTTCCTTCGGATACCAATTCAAAGAATTCATCTTTTGTATGAAGGTAATTATTCTTTTCCAATATGGACCATGCTTCATATACGATACGCATTGCTTCAATATATTGATCTGCTCTTCGATATGTACGTTTCAGTCGTGCCAACTTCATACTGATCTCAGCAAGCTGATCGTTCTTTCGTCGTTCTTCATCAGAAATATGATAAATATCAAACTCCCCATAGTCGTGAACAATCGTATTTCGACACGAATCGCGGATTTGATTCATCTCACTTTCTGTGTATTTATGTTGACGCCTTTGTGTAAATCGTTTAAAATGTGCTTCCTCTTCAATAACACCATCTCGGTCTGCTGGAGCACCTGTTGCTTTTTCAAACTCTTCTTTTTGTTTAACAATCTCTTTACTGGTGATGAAGAGTTCACCATCCTCTTCATCAAAATTATTTCGCTTCATTGAACGATTATTATTCTCAGATTCTAATAACTTGGAATACATTCCAAATACATCATCTTTAGCCATAGATTATACCCTCCTTCATATACTGAGAATATATAAATAGAAAAGAAATAGGAGGAGGGATATCCCTCCTCCTTGATTTTATTCGCGTTCCGTATAATCGAGACTAATCCATCCCCATCCATTAGACATCTTCCCCCAGCTGGATGCTCCTTGACCATCAGATTCATCGCAGATTCCGTAGAGTCCTTGATCCATAATGGATGAATTGATGCCAAAGTTTGTTCCTGGGCCAGAACGCACATTCAATAGGGTTGCTGTAACGCGTACATTGTATGCTTCAAATTCTGCCGGAGCATCAGGTTCCCCATAATATTTATTATAGAACTCCTGTCCATATCCAGCACGTCGAATCTCAACTTCCTCCGATTGGTCGGCAGGACGTTCAAATTCATGGAGAATGATATCTGATGCTTCACGTACCGTGGAGCAAGCGTTTAGTTTTGCAATGTCAATTGTGTTTTGAAGTTCCTGCCAGAGATAATCCATCTGCATATACATATCTCCAATAGATACTCCCTTTTCCTTTGCAAAATTTAGTAGACCTTCTTTACGGGAATAATATGTCCATTGAGCCAATCCGTACCCAGCTGAGTCATGAACAAAGTTATCATAGGATCCATCATCAACCGCTTGTGTATACGCATCATCATTCATTCCAAGTTTATCTTCAAATGAATTCTGAAGATTATTCGGAATAAGACCAGATTCAGCAAAGATATTTCCCATTAGTCCACAGAGCGCTGGTGGATTTAATCCAATCATTTCAAAGTGTTTTACGAATTGATCAGCATTAGACTCTGGATTAGAATTTGTCGGACGATATGACGGATTTCCGAGGCGCTTATTTACCTCATCAGCAATGTATCCATGTTTTTCGAACAAATAAGGTCCTGGGCAGCTTTTCTGCGCAAACCAGCGGTGAACGGTCATATTCTGTTGATCTACTTCACCAATGAGATCTGGATCTGCTTGCCACCGAAGTTGATCAATTCCATTTCGCTGGCATATGTCTACGAGTAGATTAATTAATGATTCCATAGCAGCATCGGTACATGCGTAGGTATCTGATTCATATGATGCAACTTCAATGGTGATTGCACGATTATCATTTGATCTAGAGGATGTGCACCAACTACGATCTCCTTCAGAAACATACTGACCAATACGTCCATCGGAACCGATACCGTACTGAGAGCTACATTCATAATTAGGATTTGCAAAAATATTTCCACAAGTCTCCACGGTTAAATTTCCAGCCATCGTATGAATTGAGATTGTATCGATTTCGTGATTTCTTGGACTAGAAATATTAGGAGAATATTTCTCATAATCAACCAACTGACTGTCTGCCATTTTCACCTTTCTCCTTTCCGCCTTTAACGAGTTCTTCTTTTAACTCTTTTAATGTTGGATCGTTTCCTGAGATCTTTTCAACATCATCTGGATTAATCATCATTATCACATCCTTTCTTGTGACGTTATTATTTAGTCTGATCGTATACTTTAGTGGGACTCTCTGACTAAATAATAACGTTTGAACATATACTCGTAGTAATTTTTAGATAAGGAGCGATGTTATAATGCTAGATAACGTCAAGAAAATGATCCTGGAAAAACAGGAGTATATTGAAGCATCTAAGATTATTTTTGAAGATACAGTAGAAAATAATCTTGATGACCTGATTGTATTGAATGAAGACGGTCTGAAAGACACTGTCCTTAGTACATTCTCATCAAATAAGTCGTCAGAGGAGGGTATCCTCAACAAGCACTATGGCTCATATATCCGTGGAATTCAGAAGGAACTTTTCTCCACCTTTGATGAAGTAATTAAGGGTGAAGGATTTAAAACATTATCAGAAAACAAAGACCTCGTAAAGGAAGTTCTTAAATTTGGTAAGAATAATTTCTACGTTAGCAATGAACGTATCGGCATATTTTCTGGGTCACAAACATATGATGAAGGACCGGATGCAAACAATATCATTGCAAAAGCACTAGCTGCAACGGCTAAAAAATTCATGTCAGAACATACGGAAAGTAAAAAAATATTTACGCTTACAACGACTGGGTGGTCGGATTCGGTTGATAATATCCCAGGAATCGAACTCATTCTCAATACACCAAAAAAGATTTCTCTTAACATCAATGGAGAATCGAAGAGTTTCACGGTACAATATGAAGGAAAGAAATACGAGAAGCTTGGATCATCAATTCTCGGTCTAAACCTTCTGGCAGAAAAAGAATCTGTTGATATCAAAACAGATGTTGACACGATTATTGTAAAACCTGGGAATGTTCTCCAATTTGGTGAAGAAGAGATTCAGATCAATAAGGTATTGAATCCATCAATCATTTCTAAAATCATGAAGAGAGTATTCGGTGAGAGTTTCGAAGAGATATCAAATGATGAATCATTCATGGAGGCATCGCATAATATCGGAAGTAAAAAACCGGTCAATGGTATCGATACAATGAAATATATCGATAATGTAGACAACGATGAATTCAAGAAATGGTTCTTCAAAACACCTGCTGGATCAAAGCTTGATCCAACGAAATTCAATATGAAAAAACTCGTTGACAATGAAACAACCAACGAGGTTGTCGCATATTACGTAAATGATAAGGTCGTTGGAATCATTCAGTCAACGATATCTGGTTCTACTCAGAAAATTAATATTTGTGCAGTACATCCAAAGCATAAATCTTGCTTGAAAGAGCTTGTAAGAAGAGTATCTACCGGAATCGCTGACACAGATAAAGTTGTCGAACTTTGTAAGAATAGTCAGAAGGATTTCATCTCTGCATTCAAAGCGGTAGGGTTCACTGTATCAAAAGATAGTAAAGAGTGTGTCACACTTAAAATGGATTCCAATATCAAGAATAAAAACGAGTCTAATGATTTGTCATGGGTATTATCCACTCAATTTAATTTCAATGAAGCAGACGAGCCGGAAGAAGCACCATCGACGGATGATGTATCTGAAGATGCAGAAACTCCGGAAGATAATGATGATTCTGTTGATATCATGAATACCGATATATCTGATGATTCAGATAATGATAACGTTGAAGATGATGCTGAACCAGAATCATCCGAAGATGATATTCTCGATTCTCCAATTGATGATGGATCATCTGATGACTTTGATAATCTCAGTCTCGTTGGAAGACAGACTAGTGAACCGATAGAACTCACAGATGATGACCTACTCTCAGTAACAATTGACCTCAAGTCCAATACAATAACAGATGTTCTTCCTGTTCCACCAGATAATGCTGGCGAAGCAGTCAATGATGATATCCTTTCCACCAGAGTTGATTCAGGGTTTGAAGAAGCAGTTTTCAATGAGTTTAGATTCAGAGAGATTCGTGGAGATTCTCCGGAAATGGATGGCGTTGAAAGACTCCGACCCAAAGATGAGCGACTACAGAAACCAGCTGACCATCAATTTGATCAGGTGGAGCTCCAAGTAATTAAAGATTTGGGAATAACTCCACCAGAAAATGTATATTTGTACATGATGCCTTGGGAGTTCAGACGAAAGGTAAATGAATATAAAGCCAAGCATGGTCTGACCGAATCATCTGATTCTTTCTTGGAAGGAATCACTCTTAGCGGTGATGGAGATGCTGCTGGTAATGATTCAACTGATGAACCTGCTGCAGATGACAATCCGCCAGCAGATGAGAATGAAGTTACATCAGCGGTAAAGGATAAGGTTGCTGAAGCTGAACCAGATGATGAACCGATGGATGATGAATCTGGTGACGATCTTGGTGGTTCTTCCTCAGCAAAAGAAGCTCTCATGAAGAAACTTTCTTCTATTACAAAGAGTCTTGAAGATGCAAAGAATGCTGTACTGAAGTCAATGTAATATGTGATTTTAGTGAGAGGAGTTTAACTCCTCTCACTTTATTACAGATTTACATCCACCTTCTTCATAAGTTTAGTAGAAGGGAAGTGTTGTTATGGCAGATAAAACACAGGAGTTCGCAGATCAATTAGAAAAAGATATTTCTACTTCTGTTGGAAATATGATTGATGACGAACTCGGTGCCATTTCAGATAATTTTGACGCTGCATTAAAGAAAGCACTCCAATCGTTTTCATCTTCATCATTCGATGATGACGGATTCATCGTTAGGATGAATACATTGGAAGTTGATAAGAAAGACAAAGAAACCGTTAAGAATATTCTAAATACTTTAAAGAATGAATATATTGATACATCTGTATTGAATCAGCGAGAAATTCTTCTTCGTCGCGATATGTATAACGTATGTACCCAGATGCCAGAAATGCGCGATGTCGTATGGGTGACGCGTGATTCAATCATTGAGGCAAATACTTCGACTGGTGAAGTATCACGAACACTTATTTTTCAAAATCACAATGATTCGGAAAAATATATGTCACAGGTACGTGATCTTGAAAACAAACATGATTTTCTTATGGCAATCAAAAACTTTATCGTTCCGAAAACATTGATGATGGGTGAAATGTATATTCAGGTCGTACCTTTTTCAAAAATCTTCGCTGAGATTGAAGCTGTTAAAGAGATGAAGAAAAATAAGTTGGGGGATCGATCATTCAAAGAAAGTGTTGATACATCATATTATAATGAATCGACCTCGCTTTATTCTGAATCCAATCTAAAGACAATCATGGAATCGGTTTCCACGATAACAAAGGTTGATGGAAAAGATATTCATGCCGTTGACGATACAAAAAACCGTACGAATTATGATGGTCAAGTGAAAGAGGATCTAAAGCATATCTTAGAGAATATTCGCGTGTGTCGTTCTGATTCTATTCTGTTAGAAGAATACGGTGCTGATGCATTAGAAGGTTTCATGAAAGATGAATACGATCGTATTCGCATGGATGAAGCTACGACGAAAGATCAACATTTTGTCGAGGCGATGGGTGGGAACCGTGTAAGTGGGTCCATCTTCTCAAACATTGATGATCAAGAACTAAATACAAAACCATATGAACATATCAAAGGGTGTTATATCAAATACCTTGATGGGCTGCGGGTTGTTCCCATTCGGATGGATCGGCGTGTCATTGGTTATTATTATATAACAACTACACTCGATCTTGCTGTGAATCCATCACAACCACAAGGTATTGTCGATCTATCATATCAGAATTATACACGAGATAAAAATATGGTAGATAATCTTGCGTCGATGATCATCAAATCTTTCGATAAAAGTATGCTGCAAAAGAATGTGAAACTGAAGCAAGAAATTGCCGACGTTATTATGGCGCATAAATTCTCAGAGGGAATGTTGTCATTCGTTTATATTCCAGAAAATGAAGTTGTTCGTCTAGTCATCAATGAAGATGAAACTGGACGAGGACATGGAATGCTAGAACCAGCGATGTTCCCTGCTCGAAACTATCTCATGCTAAATCTATATAATCTTCTATTTACATTGAACAATACAACCACTCGTGTACATTATCTTCGTTCGTCAGGGATGAATAAGGATTATTCTGCTCAAATCCAACGTACGATGAGAAAATTCCAAGCACGTAGAATCACAGTCGATGATATTTATTCCTACCAAGGTGTATTGAATAAAGTCGGTGGTATGGGAGAGATGGTTCTTCCTGCTGGACGTGGTGATTATAAGGCGCTTGAAACAGATACGATAGAAGCTGTCAATAAGCCAATTGATATGGATTTATTGGAACAACAGCGTCGTCAAGCAATTGCCGGTACTGGTGCACCGCACCTTATGGTTATTAATGCGCTCGATGAAGTAGATTTTGCAAAAACATTGGAGATGGCAAATTCAAGATTCATCTCGACAGTATCTGCTTATAAAATCGATTTCAATAAAGGCCTGACGAATCTATATCAGCGTGTTATGAAATATTCGACGGATATTGAAGATGATGTTATTCAATCATTCTTATTCAAATTCAATACAATCAAACAACAGGATCTGAATATTACAGCAGATATGATTAATAATTTCAATCTCGCTGTTGAAGTAGTAGAATCATTACATTTTACAAAGGATGATCTAGAGGATAAAGATGGAAAGCCAACCTATAAACGGATTGTATTACGAAGAGAATTAGCAAAGAAGTATCTACCGCAACTCGACTTTGATGAACTGGATGATATTTTCAAACGAGTGGACGAAGATGCGAATGATATGGAGTTGCAATCTCGTGTATCAACTACAGAAATCACAGATGAAGATCTAGATAGTGTTGAACAATAGAGGAAACAAAAGGTTAAAGTTTCTAGAATATTAGAGGAAGGAGATAATATTCATATGCATTCTTACAAAGAAGCTCTTGAAAAAATGGATGAAGTCAAAGAAGATATTCAGAAAGAAGATGATAATGATATTCTGGATGAACCTATTGATGATCCTGATGAAGTTGAAGGACCAGATTCTGATGTATCTCCAACAGAAGATGCACAATCCGAAGATGGACTTCTTGATAAACTAAATCAAATTTTTACCCCAATTCTTGTTATGCAAGGATTTGAAACTGATGTATCTGATAAGATACAGGAAGCGGTCAGTGAATCATCGGTTCTTCTGGAGAAGAATATCATCAATTTCGATTCAGCATCTCGCATGGCACAACTGATTTCAGTATGTGCTCTTCTCATTGCAAAGCAGAAGAATACAGAACAATATCAGATGTTTGCGAAAGCATGCGAAATTCGAAATAAAATGAAACTCGATATTCAGAAAACAGAGTATGTAAAGGCAAAAGCCTTAGCACAAAAGTTTTTGGTGAAGGTCTCGACCACAAACAATTCTTCCATTGCACGAAAAGCAGCGGATGAGCTCCTCCCTGAGACCAATCATTAAATTATATAATGTAAACAGTAAAGGAGAAATGTTGAAATGAACCTGCAGGAATTTATTTATGAGGCCGACAATTTTGAGTACAGTGCAGAGGCCATGGATATTCTCAAGACAACCATGGAGTGTACCCTCATTGAAGCACATCTTGAGTCTATGGAGTTCTGTGAAGATAATACAGAACTCGTAAGTATGATGGAGTCAACCTATTTCGGCGAAGCAAAGAATAAGGACAAGGACAAGAAGGAAGGCCTCATGGCCAGCCTCAATTCAAAGCGCAAGTCGCTCTGGGACAAGATCGTTGCTATTCTCTCCAGGATCAAGAACGCGATTGTTTCCTTCTTCAAGAGTATTTGGGAGAAGATCAAGAAGGTTGGTGCATGGCTGAAGAATCTTCCTTCGACACGCATCAAGAAGTTTGATGAAGCAGATGCCAATATGGTTATCAAAGCGTACAAGAACGCTATCAAGAAGAGTAAGCTTCCTGTGGCTGAAAACTATCGTGATAAGGTCATTCGTGCTATCGGTTCTCGCACCGTTGTGAGTGGGGCGCATCCAATCTGGCAGCGTCTTACGAAGCTCGTGCTCGAAGATCCTGTTCTGATTTCAGTTACTGCTGGAAGCAAGCTGAGTCATGCATGCTCGCCAAAGGATCTTACAGATATTACGAAGGATATGGCTGGTAAGCTCGTAAAGATGAAAATCTCAAAGGTGATTAGCAGCAATCCTGAATCACTATTCAATTCCCTGAATACTAACCTCACGAAGAAGCTTGAGAAGAATCGTGCTAAGGGTTTCTATCTTGTGATGGATGAGGACTTTGATAAGGTCGCAGGAATGGTTGATCGCCTCCTCACAGATGCAATGGATGCAATCAAATCCATCAAGCTCACGCCGACACGCGGTGCAAAGGGTCTGAATAAGGGTCTCGATATGGCGCGTGATGAGCTCAACAACTCTGATTCTGCAGCGAAGAATCTTGCAGGTATGGCACTGAGTGGTATATCTGTAAACAAAGAGGGCGTTGGCCAGGCGATGGAGTTCCTCAAGAATGTTCAGAAGGTCGTTGCACAGACCATTACGATCTCAGCAATGTATGTTTCATACCAGAACACCTTCACATCCAGCATGGATGCTTTCCTCCAGAATAAGGTGGACAACATGCCCACAGATGACGACGATCAGAACGAATAATATTTCTATATATAAACATTTTGATGGGGGAGGGAAATTTCCCTCCCCCATCTATTTACATTTATTAACATACCCAGATAATAAGGTGGTGATAATATGATTATAGGAACTTATAGTATTCCTCCTGTTGTTGAAGAATCAACGTGTAAATCAACAGAGGATTATGAATTTAGTGATGTTGGCGACTTTCACATTTGGTCAGCAGCATTATTACCAAATATTCCATTTGAACAATCAGCAACAACACCAGAATATATTGATACATCGATTTTTATCAATGATGCGGAAACAGCATTAATATGTGATACAACGATTATGACTCAGAATTTTTTTACAGCAAAATACGTTGGTCGTGCGCCACTTGAATTCTATGGTCCTAAGACTCAAATGGGTAGAGAGTTCCTTCTGATTTGTCGCAATGGTCATACAGATTATAATTCTCGTATCTTTGGTACAGAGGACGCAGTCCGTGGATATAATCGTGACGCAAACGAAAATGTAATGAATCCTCTCAAGAATAAGGGAGTATAGTTATGGCCACATCAACGATGTCTCAAACATATATCGATAGTTTCATTACAGAAGGGCAACAGGAAGTATTATCATTGGATAAATTTTATGATACCATGTTGACTGCGGATGCGAGCAACCCTCTACATATCATTCGTATTCCAGTATCTGATTTTTTCACCAGATATCATAACCAATTAAAACATACAATTCAATATTATAATCTCAGCAGTCGATTATTTTATCAACCAAAGACAGTGAGTTTAGAATTATATGGAACAACAGAATTATGGTTAGCATTATTACGCGTTAATAATATGCGAAATATTACAGAGTTCCAAGAACCTGTAATCAAAATCTATAATCCTGTAGATGTAAAAGAGTTAATCAATATATTCTTCAAACGGGAGAAAAAATTATAAAAAGAAAGGAGCTCATTATAAGCTCCCTCAAAACGACATTATACTTTTTTCTCTTCATTCAGCTTACGCACGAACTTAAGCATTTCGTTCATCCCATTGAGGATGTCCGCTGCCTTATAGAGATTCCGTTCATTCTCGATCTCGCGGAGCGTCTTATATCCGGCGACAACGCCAACACCAGCAGCAACCAACGTTACACTAAATACAACTGCTCCCATTTCAGACCTCTCCCTTCTTGTTGCGATGCTTGAGTTCCTCGTCACATTTGCGGACGACCTCATCGAAGTATTTTTGCGCTTTCTGCGTGTCTCTGCGCTGCTTGATGTAATGATGAACCAAGCTAGTAGAGAGCACTAATTCAATCCCCAGGATAAACAGACCTGTATACATTTTCATTACCTCCTATATCTTTTCACTAACGGCTATAATACTTTGTGAAGCGATAACGTCGATTATCGATTCGAGGACCTTCTTGAACTCATACTCGGTCATCCACTCCTAAGTATATATAATGAGAATATATTATTATAGAGAGAAAGGAGGAATTCCTTTGATACGAAATAGTCATAATCTCCCAAATGTTGGCAATCCCGATGCGAATAAAAATTATTATTCATTTGAACGCAATCCTGGAGCAGAATTTGGAGATCATATTTTAAATACAGCAGCGATATGTAATTCATCCGCATCACATACATATGGGAATGTATTGTCGGTAGTGGAAAAATATATACTCGATTTATTTCCAAAGAATTTATTTAAAACAATAACGGCAAGTACAACATTGGCAAATCGGCAAGTAACACATTTACCAAAACAATTACAAAAAAAAGAAATGCCGATGATGGTATTGGTTCCAAGAATTATGTTTGGTCAAGATGACAATCGATTCTTAGCACATACATTAATCAATTCACGTATTACAGATACACATAATCTATGGGGTGAAGGGTCACTTATACCGTTAGCAAAAGATTCGCGAAAAAAAGTATATGTGCATGGACATTATAACCGTGCGGTGATGTATGTAGATATCATCTTAACATTCAATACATACGCAGAACAGATATCCTATATGTCCTATATTCATAACATGATCCCTGTTGGACATAATCAATTTATTCGTGCTCCGTTGGAACTATATATCCCAGATGAATTTTGTGAACTATTAGGTCATGTGGCAAAAGTTCCTGTAAAGGAAAACGGTTCAGTCTATAACTATTTAAATTATTTGAACTCAATATGGTATCACCCAATCACCTATAAACTAAAAGGTGGATCAAATTCAGATGAATTCTTTATGTATTATATTGCTGATATCGATGCATTGTTCCAAGACCCGCAAGCAGGTGCCGGAGTAAAAGATGGACAGATTCGACGTGCATTTGATATCACATTCACAGTACGATGTGAGTTTAACACCATCGGGTACTTTGCATTGAATAGTCCAACATTTGAAAAACCAATTCAAGTAAATACGGATCAAAATAAAGTGATTGAAACAATATTCTCGGATAATATCAACCTTCAGGATTTCGATCTACCTGTTGGATGGAGTGTTCTTGGATGGCCTATCTTTAAGCTCGGACCAAAAGAAAATAAAGTGTCTATTGATAATATTTTAAATGAATCTTTACGTCGTGTCATTGATTATCATTTAGAATTCGGCATACCGATGGAACGCTTCATCCAAATACAATTCCGAGAAAATGGTGAAGTTTTACACAATGAATCATATTATATTGATTGGAAACATCGTGACATTGTTTTAACAAATCCAGATCCGCATCGGACCTATCGTTTGATTATCACAGTATCTCACGAATATATCAATAATTTAGTCAAACAATTGTATGGGCTCGAGTGATGAACACTGTGATAAAGCTTATTGTTGAAACAACACGATATTTTTAAGTTAAGGAGAGATAACAATGAGTATGTTTGATATTGACGAACTTCTGAAGGATAACTCAAAGCCTGTATCTGAAACAGCCTGGCTTGGGGATATCGACATCATGGAAGGCACACTAAGTAATTTTAATCTAGACATTGATCAGATCATGGAGAGTGGATCTGGAGAAATTGGAGAGAAGCCATCTGGTCGACCCTATGATGCAAATTCCATTCCGATTCCAAACAAGAAAGAGATTGATGTACAGACGTACAACGATGCATTGACTCGGCTCCAAAATAGTTTCAACGAGACCGTGAAATTTATGAAGAATGTATCCATCAACTATAATATCGTTGAACACACATCGGAGAATCTTGCACAAGATTTTTTTACGGATCGGGCCATTTTTGAATCATATTGTGATGGCCCGTATTTCGAGAAGGTCAGCGCTGAAAACAAACATGAAATCAAGGCGTTAGCAAAGAGACTTCGTAAGAGACTACTGGATCAGGCCCACAACATCAATGGTATTGGCGCAACAATAACACATAAACTGCGGCTCTGGAGCGATATCATTGGATCAATTAACCCACTTACCCTAATCATCACTCTTATCAAATATGGATTCGATATGTGGATCATCGACCCAATACTTATTTCGAAATTTAATAATGATCGACTGAATCTATATGCATGGCAGACAATCTGTTATCTTTATGGAAGATCATATACACTCGGCGATCTAAAGAAAAAATTGAATAATGAATTCGCTGATATACTCGGTGAGAAATATGAAATTGAAATCATCAAAATGAAGTTCTTCTACCCAACAATTCGTGGGAAAAAGGAACTTGATGAGTATGATAAGGGAACAGATTCAAATTACTTTAATAACTACCTTCTCATTGTGAATGAAAAGGGAACACCAATCCCAAATCGGGAAGAGACAATTCATCTAAAGGGTGAGAAGGCAGCAAAATATGCGGCTGCTCTTAAGCTGACAGAAGATATTGAACCGAGTTCTGAATCTTCAATTAAGTCCGGATTCAATAAGCTTATTGAAAAGATCAAGTCAAAGATTTCTAGAAAGAAGAAGGATGAAGATAAATCCGATGACGAATAAAATATAAAAACAAATATATGGGAGGGAATATTCCCTCCCATATATTTTATTTTCGTTATAAACCAAATATCGATCTAATTCGTTTTAATGTCGATTGACCTTCCATGGTTAATGGTGTTTCATTTTTATTTAGAGCATTAATTGTTTCTCCAACACGTTCGTTTGATAATATGTTTTTGATTTCATCTGCCGACGGAAGGGTTTTTTCCAAATCTTGGAATTTCGTTTTTAATGCGGTAACCCCATTAATCAATGACTCATTCAAGTGAACTTTTTTAACAATTTGATTATTGCGATCCATCAGAACAACTTGATGGGTTTCATTATCAATGACAATTTTAGCATCATCCATTTGAGGAATCACAATATCATCCTCGTCAATGATCACAGGTTCCTCCCGTGATGAAATTACTCCACCAATCAATGACACAATGAACCAGTTCCTCACATTGCCATTCGAGTCATAATATTTCATAAGAATCAACCCCTTTATTCTTTTATTAGATTATGAGATAAGTCAATGAGATATAAAAAAGATAGAGATATCAATCTCTATCTTACTCACGATAGGTAACGATAATATCGTCGTGATCATAAACGTTTAATTGAAAGGATAAATCAGCCATATGGATAAATCGACTGAATAACTGAGCTGATACTGGTTTTGGTCCTGTAAGAATTGTCATCATATTATTGATGGTATACTCATCGATATCATCACTTCGTAAATCAGATTTGTCGATTCGTTCATCAATCATTGTAATCTTGATAAGTTTCTTCAATGGATCCATTTTCTTTTTCAATAAATCATAATGATCAGTAATCAAAGTAAATTGATCTGGTTCTTTATAGGAACAGATGTCTCGTTCTCCATTGCGTATGATAACTTCATATTTCATATGTAGAATATTATGCAACCATATATTCCATTTCTCCAATCGCATGAATGATATTTTTGATAGAGCATTGCAATAATTTGTAATAATTTTATCATTCAATCGTGGGGTTGATAATTGAACAAGATCAACAACGGTGTATTGTTTCTTATTTAATATCTCTTTAATGCATTGCGTAAAGAAATTGTCTTCATCCGAAATTTGAAATGATAATGGCCCACCACTCATGGAACGTTGTTGATGATGAACAATCTCCTCTGCTTTCTTTGCTGTTACTTGTTGACTCATATCCGATGTATCTGTAATGATAACATCATTTGGATAATAACGATCAACACTGTGAGCACTAATGTATGTATTGACACCATCCCATATTGGATAAAATCCTGTACGTGGATTTGAACGTTTTTCATTCTTTATATACATGAATAATCGTTTTGTTGTTGGATGAAAATATATATTTCCTTCCACTTTATTCGGTGTATCAAAACTTCCATCAACGATATACGTTTTATTTACTCCACTGATGATGCCAATCATACTATATAACCCCTTTATGATGCTGCGCGTGTAATTGGTTTAAATGAACCTTCTTCCTCTGAAGAATCATTATGATTCCCACTTGATTCATTAGCTAACGTTATGATTGGGGAGGATACCTGTAATGCCTCTCCATCAATGACATGATTTGATCCGTGGAACTTTGCACCACGTTCAACATATAATTCTTTTGCATAAATATCTCCATTTAGGATCGCATGTTCGAGTAGGTATACGGTATCCGTTGCATGGATTTCACCATTCACACTTCCATCGATAATAATATTATTCGCGATAAGTTTATTTACGTTAACTGATCCGCTCTGACTAACGATGATAGACTTACTCATATTAATGGAGTCAATCTCAACAGTCCCATCGATACGAATGGATTCCTCACCAGTAATCATACTCCCATTGATTGTAATACCATCGTTGATCAACGTACTAAAAGACTGGTCAATCTCAACATCATTATTTTTAAACATATCAAACATCGTAAACTCCTCCAACTATTAATTATTTTCAATAGAATATATAAAAGATATGAGAGGGTGGGAGAAATCCCACCCTCTTCAATTATCTTAAAATGGGATATCTATCTTTGGTTGTGTTTCTACCTTCTTTACATTATTTATATCGAATGCAGATTTCTTCGCATATGATTCATATATACCTAGTGCTAATACATCGATTGGTATACGCGTTAAATTATAATACAAGGACCACATATCATTGAGTGTCAACAATACATGAGATTGTTCATTATTGAATTTCATCTTGATTCCTTCAAGACGAGAATCATCCTCCTGAACAATAACAATTGGCGTAAGTTCAACTGCCGTCTGACCAATCATAAATGCTTGACGAATCGTTTTTCCGACTTCTTCATTTAATTCCAATCGCTTCCCTTGATAAGTATATAAGTCCTTCGTCTTCATTCCTTGATAGATGTCTTTAAAAGCATTTATGAAAATAGGTAGATTATATTTTGTCATACTCAAATGGTCATTTGGATTCCAAGGAGCCCTTGTACGTTTTCCATCTTCTCCGAGTTCTCCTTTACGAACAATGGAGATTCCAATGAATGGGAAGAGGGAGATGGATGTATTCTGGTCTCCGGACTCTCCACTATATTGATATAATGGATTGTGTTGATCATCCATCGATAAACGAATTTCAACACGAATCTTTGAAGGAATAACTAAAGATTGATATCGGATATTCTGCCTCATTTCGCTTCCTCCTTGAAATTCGTGTTTTCTGAACTCATCAGATTATCTTCATCAAATTTACGATATTTATCTCGTGGATCCGGTTCAACCACAATTTCCATTGGGTTATTTGATACACCAAATACACGGAATTTACCATCAGCTTCTTTAAATAATGAATCAAGTACTGCGTTATACTCCTTCTCGGAATCACACTTGATGATGAGTTCTTCATACTCTTTATCCAGCGGATTTTCTTCTAAATACTTTTTAATCTTATAATGCATAGTATTCTCATATAATGAATCATCAAAATATAGAGACTTCATATCTGTATATGGTGATAGATCCAAACTCTGGCCTGGATCCGAAGAAGAGCTCGAGGAAATGTCTAAACATCCTAACATGGATGGATGGAGAGCCCTCTGTCGGATTGGTATTCTTCTAGAATTTGTTGCTCCCAATGCATTCGGTCCTTTTTTCGTGACTTTCCACTTAGAGTACGAATCTATATCTGAATTTGTTTCTGAATATCGTAATACTCCCGAACTATATAATTTCGTAATAAATATATCTTCCAATTAATCCAATATGTTTCCATATGGTCTGACTATATCTTCATGAGCTTTCATCATGTTTCACACTTCCAACTCACATTTGAGTTGTACTCCTCGAAAGGATAGTCGATGAACTCGATCCTATATAAGTTAGGACCTTAGCTGCTGATTACCATTCTACAGGCTTCCAGCAGTTCATGAAATCTCCCCCAAAGTACACGTACAGAAGGGAACTTAAATAAATTGAGAAAATCTTTGAGCATCGCTTTATCACCAAGAGAAACAACGCGATTGATACGCTTCGATATTTCCGCAGTAACGAAGCTTCCAATATATTCATTGCAGCGTAATCTCTTGTTAATCATAGATAGATTGTCTTTTGCCCATAAGGTATGATAATTTTGGATGATCCATCGAAGCAGGTAGTAGATATTTTGTTTATCGTAGTCATTGATTTTTAATTCATTACGCGTGACATCATCCAATAATCGATTGAAAAATATGTGTTGATACATCCCTCGTCTGATGGTATTCTTACCACCGACAATGATCATCCATTCTTCCCAATTATCAATATCTTCGAATTTTATTTTGGTTTCTTTAAATAACGTGATAAGACAACCAACAATCGAACGTACGTAGATTTCTTTCTCAAATATATTTCGCTTTGCCGCAACGATAATATCCGAACGCTTACCACAATCAAAATAGACAACATCATCTCGGACAGGAAAATCAGATTCTTTATTGATTACTTTAATAAATCGATTTACTTCCAGGAAGTTTAATGTTTTCGTAATCCCTAGATGAGAATAGATGAGTAGCACATTGATTGCGTTTTTGAAGATCTGAATATTATAAATGGGGATTGTCCATTCTTCTCCTTCTTCGAATACAGTCGTACCCCGTTTATTGGTGGTTTTATGAATTTCATTAAACCGTTCTTTCACGGTCTTTACACAGATTGGCATAAGGGATTTGATGGTTACTGCACCAAATGATGGGTACATCATTTTATCTACCATCTGATAGATCAAGTAACACTTTTTCCCTTTAATAAGATAATACCCTTTTTCATCTTGAATTGGAAGAATAATAGGTTTCTTAATGTAATGGACTTTCTGTTGTCCGTTTTTATCCAATCCTCTGATTTCGACATCAATATACATTACACCACATCTGGTTTCTGTGATGTTTTTAATCACTTTATTCTTATTGGAATTGCGTCGAATAACATGATCATTGATATCGAACTTATCCTCATCCGGAACCCACTCATATCCAAGCAACTTGATATTTCCAAGGATTTCCAATCCAAGAAATGATTCATACACAAATTCTTCTAACGGTCGATCATAACTCTTATGCATCACTTCTTCATTCAAGTGTTCTCGATATGGATTTGGTAGCATGTTAATGTATTTTAACAATATCCATTCCTCCTATAAATCTTCATTTTTGATTTATCCAGAGAATATATAAAAAAGAAAAGAGGGAAATTCCCTCTTTTCTTTCATTTAAAATCTTGATACAATCTACTTTCTGTTGGATCGATTTGACCATTATATTTCGACCCATGATCTTTCCCGTAGATACGGTCAGCATACTCTGCCTTGAAGAAGTAAACTTGTGCAATCCGCATATTTTCATATAGCTTAATCGGATATTCGGATTGGTTGAATACTTCGAATGTGATCGTTCCACGAAATCCAGCATCAATCAGCCCTGCCTGTTCCGTCTGAATCGCTAAGCGCGCAATTGAACTACGCCCTTGCACGAAAGCGATGATTCCATTCGGAATATTCAAGACCTCATTCGATGCCATCAGAACAAACTCTTTCGGATGGACAATGTGATAGATTGGTCGATCCGATTCTGTTTCTTCGAAGATGCGACCGAACGTACCAGATTCATATTTGATCGGTTTTGCTGGATCAAGTACCTGCCCATACTCCGCCTTTATCCTCTTCCATCCATTTGCCAATGTTAAATCGATCGAGTTTGGTTGCACTTGACTCAGCGATAATGGAGTTTCAATCAACTGACCCTTTCGATTATAATTTAGAATGGTTCGATCACTGAGCACTGGCGACATCTTGTTGCGAATCCAATGGAACAACATCGTCTACCTCCTTTAAACACTTTCGCGTGATATAATCCCATACATCATCTTCATCATCAAACGCATTATACAATCCTCTTGGACAAAGTGTTTTAAATTGCCGCATAATCTTAACACGATACTGATCAGGGTTCTTTTCCCAATCAGGAGACAAATACATCTTTTCCTCATTTGCGAAAAGACGATACTTAAAATTGTTTCCATGAATATGAATGGGTACTTTTGGTAGTTGTACCCAAACATGTTCATTGGTGATATTGATGAACACACGATCGTTCCGATCACTCCCGCATTCATAAACAACATTCTTAAAATTGATCTGTACCGCGTAATCCAATCCTTTGAGAAGGAGATCAAACCCGCTACGAAACATGCGGACTGGATACGGGAAGTGAATAACGATCTGCGCAATAGATCCATATTTGCGTACAAACATTTGTAAATATTTATTTGCAGAACGATAACTCGTGATATAGATATGGAACGTTCTCATCGCATCACGACGAACACCACCCGTTTCGATAAAGTTTAAATCCTTCTTATCAAAGTTAATGAAGATATGTTTATTTCCGTTAACACAAACGTAGTTGTTCTCATTCATATAAATTGAAACATCCATGATTTTACCTCCTGAAATGAAAGAAGAATAGTAATCCCTCTCCTTTCGGGGAGGGATTACTGTTTAATTGAGTCGTGTTAGATTTGCGTCCGCATATTCACGTAGTGGCATTTCAAGATTCTCATTGGTTAGATGAAGTCGGAAAATATCTTCCAACGCATCCTTCGATGGAATCTTATAGAAATCTCGTGTTTCCGTAAAACTAAGTAACATCAGATTATGTGAATTATAATCATGGGTAATCTTGATGTGTGGTCGTAGTTCTACTTCTGTGTGACCGATTTCATCTTGTCGCACGGTTTCGATTTGCATATTGTTTGCCAACCAAATGAATTCATGCTGCTCCATACATTAAACACTCCAATCATCTTTTATCTCCACTGGGATTGCCTCCCAAATTCGATTTCTGATATGGTGAACTTTATCAACGAATTGATTCTCTTTATCCATACAGTTGATGATTGTCCATCCGCAATTCTCTGCACCGTATAATCCGGCACGAGAACAGGAGTGTAGATAGTCACGATTTTTCTCATGAATATCTGGAGAGATGTTTTGTGCACGGCACCGCGCAGCAATCATTTTCATTGAAACGTCGGGATCGATATCCATATAAAATGTAATGTCTGGACGAGGAAGATTTAGCTTCCCAAATTCATAGGAACGGATCCACTCAATATAGGAGTCCCACTCCCTCTCATCAAGACGTGACATTTGATGAATGATATTGGAACCAATATAACGATCTAGAACAATGATTGTCTCGTCATCATAATATGCTTTCTCTAAATATTTCTGGAATGCAATCTGATGATCTACCGCATAGATTGAACTGATCGCATATGGGTTTGCCTGGTCGAACGGAATAAGTCTTCCACCCAGATAAATCTCTACCATTGTCGATGATAGATCTTGATATGCTGGATATCGGAACTTAAGAACTTTTTTTCCGAGCGATTCTAATTGACTAACAAGAAGTTGACATTGTGTTCCTTTTCCAGATCCATCAATTCCTTCGAATGCAATTAGCTTGGCTTCCATATATCCTCCTTATTGATCTTCTCACCTGGTATCCACTCGATATATGGATACATTTTCGGAAGAAGCATTTCTTTATTGCATTTCGTGCAACGATGGAGGAATAATCCAGCATTGTCATCACCAGGAGCAAGATATTTCATCTCTCCTTCATGACAAAACTCACAAATGTATCGTACACCGATGTGACGAATACAGAATGCTTCTTCATTTGTCTTGAGTTCCATAGAAACCTCCTAACACTTTATTTTCATGAGCAGTTCTCGGGTGATCATTGGTTGCCATTGTTCCAACCGATCAACAATTCCTTCTGCTAACTCTTTCACCTCTGGGTTTGCACCACCATGCTTCCCACGTTCTTTATATACATGGGAGAAGTCCGCCAGATTGCAACGGAAGATGAAATTCGACGGAATGGATAACATATATAGTCCACGAAGAACATCTTTATTTTCTTTAAGATCCTCCCGTATATATCCATTGATCGTCTTTACATATTTCACACCATTCTCATCCGTCAACTCTTGCGGGAATTCTAATCCAAGACGAGTCAATGCATCATCCGTTGAAATAATCTTATCCGCGTAGAAATTAGAGATTTCTCCTTCGTTAAACTTTGCTAACCGCGTACTTGAACGAATGATACGGTTCTGGAACCGCTGGGCATGTGCATCCCAATCATCTTGCCCAGCGCGATGTAGTCCTTCAACAGTAACTGAAATATCGATGAACTTCAATAGAGTGATATGTTGTGTTCCCCACTTAAATAGTTTTGTGAGATAATCGTTATATTGTATAAAGTATTTTTCTTCCCGCTTATCATTTTTTTGCTGAGGAACATATTCTCCCTTTGATGTATTTACAATGCTGCATGTACGTCGAATATCTTCATCCGTAAAGATATTCCAACTTCTCTTACTCATCAACATCGAGATGATGGCATCATCGATTCCGTCAATGCGATTCAAATAGATATTCATTTATTTATACCTCCCGTGATGGATGATATGATATCGAAATGTCCTCTTTATTGGAAGAACGTTTCCGATGGCGTTTCTTTCGTTTCTTTTGAACGGTTGGTTCCGGTACGTCATATAATAATACAATGGATGATATCTCTGATAACAATTCCTCCCAGCTTAAATTATCAATGACGTTTGGATCTTTGGTGAAAAATACCTGGAATTTATTTTTTGCGTACTCACTCTCTTTAACAAACGTTGGTTTCGGTGTCGCAACAGGAAGGTAGCGACAAGTCACAGAATCATCATTTGTGTGACAGATTGTAAACCGTTCCCCACGTTGTGTGATTGAAATAACACATCGTGTAAACTGTTCATCTCCACAATATGCTTTCACAAATGGATGAGATCGTATCATAACGATTTCCACGGATCGAGCATATGGTAATATTGCATTTACAATAGCACCAACATCTGTTTTTACCACTGGTACCCCAACCCCTTTTCTTAGTGTACGTCCGTTAAACAATGGGTCCCCTCACATGGGATAAAATATATGGCTGTGAAAACCCCCTTTATAATGCACTTAGATAGAGAATATATAATGCGAAAGGACTGAGTCTTTATGGGAACTTCGATTCTTCCCAGTGGAGAAGAGTTAAAGACAACGCCAGAACAAGTCTTAAAATATTTGAACCCAGACGGGTTACGTCAACTGTTACGCCAAGAGCGTCTTCATTGGTTATTAAAGCCAAATAAGGATGCTGACTTTTACGACAATCAACATCTGTGGAGATTTAGTGGAGCATTGCATAATGAAGTGCGATACCAACGAATGGAAATTCGTACCTTCCCAGATAATGATGGTATGGCTGGGTATGCTGGAATTAATGTTGATAGTGGACTTTTTGGTATTGTTCATAATCTGGAAAAATGGGATGAAACCATTTCTGCAGAGGGTGCAAAAGCTCAGGTGAATAAAGTACAGATCGGAGCTATGGCGCGTATTAAAGGAAAAGAAGGTCTTGGATTAAATCGCGATATGGAAATGGACAAAAAGACAGATGAACGAATTGCTGCCATGCTTTTTGATCCATATGATGGTCGTGCATATTTGTATTCCAATGATGATACGATATATACAAACAATGAAACACGAGCAGAAAAACTCCCAAAACGTACTGTTGCACGTATTTGCGATATTCCAACAAGGATTACTGATTTAGAAAATGATCTTGACTTTGTTGCAGATCCAGACTATCGTCATACCGATAATAATTTCACAGATTCGAATCGGTATGTTGTTGATAACATGGATGACCGTACCTTCGTTTATCCTGAGATTGCTAAAGACCGTACCGGTGAATATTTAACGAATCGACGCTTCGGTTTGAATGGTGAATTTAACTACGGGGAATCCGATGAGCGGAATTCATACAGTACCCAGTTTGGTTTTGAAGATCGTATCGATAATGTCGATACTTCCATTGGATATAACAAACGATTCAGTGGGGTGGATCATCCATCTGGATACTTCCCGGGAATTTTCCGTTCCGTTGAGGAATTAAATAAAGTTGATCTTCTCGGACAAAAGAAAACATTGCGTACACAAAAAGAATCTCCTGGAGCACGACGTGATTACAATTTCTATATCTTTGATGGGATCTGGAGTCCAAATTGGTTTGATCGATATATGTATAAAGATTCTTATCTAGCACAATCGATGATGCCATCAAACATGGAAGTCATTCTTGATCGACGTGAACCTGTACCATTTACAAAGCTTTCACAAAAAGGAGATATCTATAAAACAACACAATTATATCAATGGCGATATAATCGAATCTCCATCACCTACGATTCCAGTGATGTTGTCATTTCCATCGTAAAGGCTGGGCAAGAATATAAAGTCGGCGATATTCTTCGTTGGACATTTGCTGACGATGTATTCCTGTATGAAGTAACCTCCGTTGGTTCGGGCGGTCAAATTCAGACAGGAAAATACCATCCATTGCGCAAACGCATCTTCGAACAAAGTCCAGGAACAAACGGTGTTGGAATTCCATTTAAGAATACCAGCGGAGTTGGGCATGGTGCATTATTAGCCGTATCATGCAATGCAACGGTAAAAACAAATGCGACACAGATTAAAAATAATCTATATGCATATGTAGATATTACTCCTAGCGTGCGTTCAAATAATTCTTCTGAATGGTCAGATACCAATCGTCCAGATACACAAGATGGCCGAATCAATGTTCGCAGTACTGCAGCGGCTCCAGCATATAGTGGGATTAATTCAGGTCGCGGTGGCCCCAGTGGAAGTATCAATGGGTCACAAACGATCTTCCATGAACATGGTGGGAATGCTACGGCAGGTGTTCATGTTCACTTATTCCGTTATGTAATTAATACTCAAAATCCAACTTGGGTAATCCGAGATGGTGTGCAAGTATTTACTGGCGCATGGGTTGATCAAGGGCCAATGGGTGTAGAACGTCCATGTGATATCAAAGCATTATTCCTATCAAACCCAGATACGAATAATTTTAATAACTACTACAAATTCATGCTTGATACAATGATTGATTCGGTAATGCGAAATCATGATGCATCAACAAGTAATAATCCAAATGCGGTGACAAAACCATACCTCCATGTTGCTCAGCGTGATCCTGAGCCAAATCAAAAATTCACGGATTGTGTTGTTGATCCAATCACATCAAAAGTTAAAGATGTTGATATTACGGATCGAGTCATCTATATCAATGGAGCAACCGGTGTAACGTTCATGTATAATTCATCACCAAAGAACGATCCATCATTTGGATATGGATCTCGTAAAGTTGGATGGTATCCATTAGCAGGAGCAATTACACGATAAAAAAAGAAGTGGAGGGAATTCCCTCCACTTCTAATTTATTACTTTTTGCCCAATCCAAGTTGTCTTAATGCGTCTTTGTTCAGTAGAAATTTTTCTCCAGTGAGACTAAGACCATTAGCGTATGATGTTATTGTACCATTGATGGTCTCACCAATAATAAATCCGATGAGTTCTGATATACTCTCAACAGTCATTGAAATTTCAAGTGTTACAGAGTTAGCAATATTGCTCGATTCACCATCTTCTCGGCGAACACAATAGAATCGTAAATACTTCCTTCCAGTATATATACCATCAAATGGATTCTCAATATTGATTCGAAATCTCTGCTTGTTACGTTCTAATGTAATGACTCTATCTTCTTCCAACCACGCGGAGAATTTATTTATATCATATGCATGGAATTTATTTTCTGCAATATATCGCCATAGGAAGTTTTCCATTAAATACTTTAATTCTGCCAAATCAGCGATGCAATCATCATATGTCTTAATATCAGTACCACGTAAAAACATTGTATTTTCTCCTTATTTAATGATCGCTAAATATTGATAAACTGATTGATTCTAGATTGCTTGTTGAAAACTTAATAGAACCGTTTGTACGATCGATAATTCTCTCCTGTGGTTCAAATCCCTCAAATAACAATTCAGTCTCTTTCATCGGTTGTGCAATATTGTTGAGAACATCACCATCGAAGTCGGCATTTAGCGCTATTTTATTGAAATAGCAAGACTATATCTTCTATTCTTTCGAATAGCTCTTCACTTCCAACGTACTTACGTTGTACTCTCTTGCGAGATAGTCGTTGAACATGACAATTCATACGAATTGTATTTGTTGCTGATTGTCCTATCATAGGATATCCCAGCAATTCAAAGAGTTATCAGGCCTAGATATGTTGACCTGGAAGTATAGCAGATGGGATACTCAAAGTATAGTCTTCCGCATCAGGTTTTACTTTACGGATTTTCATTAACAATATACTCCCCACGTTCAAAGTTGGATTGCGATTGATGATGATTTTTGGCTCTTCTTCCTTAACAATGTCTTGAATGATGGAATAAATATAATCATCGTATTTAAACTTTGATTTCAAATAATTGCTTGCTCGAACAATTGTCCATCCTTTGTCACGGACAATACGTTTGATAATTAATCCTGAGAATTCAATGATGAATGATTTATAAGCAAAATCTACTTCATCAATCTTTAATGTTGGATCCAATACAATGACGTTTCTTCCAGAATTATTAAACATCCCACCAAGAACATTTCCTCTGACCCATCCATGTTTTCCATCAATGAGTGAGAAGTTTATATCCCATAATTCATTTAGACGCATTTGTGCTTGGTATAAATATAAAGGAACTTCGATAGGAGAAGCTTTCTTCAGATTAATAGAAATATTTGTCAATGGAAAAATCTGTTTATCGACGCTTGAAAAGTAGTATGACTCTGTGGTCACGGATGACATTCTTAATGCTGTACTGTACACCGGAATCTTTGAAGTAAATACACTCGCTTTATCACGGATTAATTTATCAATTAACTCCGCCTTTTGCTTTCGTTTTCGTTTATAAAACTCCATGATTTCTTCATAGTGGTAGAAGAATTCCATGATACCAATATTATGATATTGCAACAAACTTTTCTTTACTTCAATATGCTCATTATGTTTTCGAATGATTCCTTGGGATGTAATAATATTTTCATTCGAAATAATATTTTCTAATACCTTCTTGGATAGAGCAGATTGTAGCATATGGAAATACAATGGGTTGATGATCTTATAGGGGGCGAAATTCAACCACCCAGTATAGTTAATGTCCACATCATGGAATTCAATCCGGGTTCCACAATCCGGACAAATATCACCCTCGAATATCTTACCAACATATTTTCCACATGCGCAATGATATCGATCTTCGAATTCACCAGCATCTCCAAAGCTTGAGCCATATCGCGGAGATCTAGGACCATCAACATTACGAATGGATTTATCTACATCCGAGAAAGGAATATCTGAAATTAAAAATCCCTTATCATGAATACAATCGTACGCACACTCGGATTCATAATTCATTCGTGAGAATTTAATTCGCATCGATTTATTTCTCCTCCCTAATATCGTAAGTATCTTTTTCATATAAAACAGCATTCAGCGTAAACATTAAATGCCCATTAAACGGATCAAAATCAGTATCCAGTGATATGGATACTATGTCATTCACTGATATCGATGGATCAAATTGCTGAATATGATATAGTGCTGCCGAATCAATGAGTTTCGTTACTTTATTTACATTTGGAGGAAATAACGTTCGATGTTTTTCTACACGATCGTTCAAATATTGACATACTATATGTTTAGCTGTATTCAATGCGTCCGTCGTCATAAATTCACCTTGTAATTGATCAAGTATTTTTCGTGTCAATACTTCATCGATGATTGGATAGTTTCGAATAACAGTTGATCGTTTCATATCCGGTGGCGCTTTACTTTTTATTGAAAAGATTCGATGAAATAGGTCGCATACAAACATGATGAATCCTCCATATTTATCTCAACTCATCTTCTCTTCCAAAATTCCTCCACAATATTTTTGGGCTTCAGCCATATTCTTCTCAATGTCTTTTTGACGCTGATATTGTTTTTCAATCATCTGTGATGCCATCAATCTTTGAGGTCCTGTACGCGCAAGCATAAAGCCTGTAATGGATTTTGAAAAATCTTTTCCTTTTATCTCTGCTCCAGGCATTTGTTTTCCTCCTCTTCTTCTCGATCAAGCATAACGGTGAGTTTGATCTTCAATGTCCCATCGATAGGATCGAATACAAGGTCAAATTCTGTAGAGAGAATATCACTAATACGAATCGATAGATCATTCAATTGTACCCATTCCAGATACAGTTGATCTGGGATTGAGCTATGGTTTACACCGGGCGGAAAGATCCTTCCAGAATCATATCCGCATCTAATTGCATCCGATACTTTTGTTTTTATATTCACAAGATCATTTCGATCGATAAAGTTGTAAAGGTACTGGCTCAACACATTCTCTCTGACCTCTTTGATATGTGGATGCTCGATAGGACAAATTAATTCAAGCATGTTGTACCTCTCCTTCTGGAATGGGAATGGTAAACTTATAATAGCTAGCCGGTTCCCGAAATTTATAATTAAATCGAATCCCAAAAGAGTTTTCCTCACAATACTCCTCCTGGGTGATCTCCTCAAATACTTCAATGGAACTCGCATTCATCCCACTCTGTTGAGCAAAGTTGATGAGGAGGAACTCATCTGGAAAATTTGTTTTATTAATGCCCTCCGTGTGTGTATTATCTTCTTTCCTAGCAATTTCACGCGCGTATTGGAATAACTTTCTGGCTTCTTCTTCCAGATCTGTTTTTTCATCAGAGAACTTCCCCGTCTGAATATCCTCCGTAATCATCTTTTTAATGTCTTCTACTACGGAGAGTTGATCAATCTTTTCTTGCTTCATCATATTTTATACTCCTCGTTGAAGTGGAAATTAGCAATCCATTCACCGTCATCATCACGATAAATTTGAAGTGAAATATCTACAATTTCTCCAATATGGTCATCTAGCATCTGACCCCATTTCCAATTCATGTAATCGATAATGAATTGGTCTGGGAGACCACTATGATTTACACCTTCTGCAAAGAATTTTGTTTTTAAATCACTCACATATGCTTCATCGACAATCTGAAAGAGTTGATCGAAGACATCCAAGGATGAAACATATTGATTCGGATGTTCGTCGATATCCTCTGATAGTTTCTGGAAGACTTCTTGCGGAGTTAATCTCCCCATATCAATCATCCTCCTTTAATATTTCTCGCACTTCTCCCGTTTCACGGTGAACAATCTGTAGATATGTTTCCGTATTGCCCGCCAATTTGGAAAGATTCTTATTGGAACCATTCTGTTTGTAGATGACTTTCTGCAACAACCAATCGTTTACTTCTTCCAGAGAAATGCCGGATAGCATCACGTCCGCTTTTTGATCTACCGTCAAACGCTTTCCACGAATCCGTGCCATAAATTATTATCCTCCTTATCCAATACAAAAGAGAGGTGGGATCCCACCTCTCTTCTTTTAACAATCCAACCGGGTCTGTACGGAAATATTTTCGTTGCTCATGATCAAGAAATTTAATAGCTGATCAATTAACTCTCGTTTGTTTAATGAAATTTCTTCATCTAAAAGTCTTGGTTCTTCATATAATACAAAACGATATTTTGAATTAACAAATGTAATCAGAAATTTCTTGATGATATCTTCATTGATATCAACGATCGTATTATAATAACGCTGAATGAGAAGATCGTAATCCGTATTATCTTTCAGATATTTCATATCTTTCAGATACATTTTTTCGCCAACGGGTGTCTCTTCAATATTTGCTGTCATGATTAATGCTAATGAAGAATCCAATAACGTGTCTTTTGTAATATTGAATCTTCGCATCATATCATGACGCATGATAAGTAGTAGCTTGTACCAATCCGTACTAGCGAGAAGACTAAACTCTGCAGAAGATTGCGTATAATTGAAGAAGTAAATCTCAATCATCATTTGATGTAATCGCGATGGTTTAAGATGTTTCTTATAATAGTCAATCTCCTGTGGAGAAATATATTTCGCATACTTCTGATAGAGATGATCCACCAATTGGCGCATATCCATAGTGGATAGGATTACATACTCTTCATTTAATTTCATCTTAGATGCACGGAAACGATCTGATTTACTATTCCCATCTGCATCTGGGGTCATGTTTACTTCTATAAGATTTCTCACATTATAACGTATGAGTAGACTATATCTTCTATCTATTTCTAGACAGCTCTTCACTTCCAGTATACTTATACTGTACTCCCATACGGGATAGTCGTTGAACATTCAATCATCAGGTGAAGCGATTCATTGAGCGGGAAATCACTTCATCGCAAACTTAATAACATCTTTCTTATCTTCATCGGATAAAGATTCCCATTCAAGATATATTAGAAAATCTTTCAGTCGTTGTTTTTCATCGGTATAGATATTTCGTACCAATGTCTCATCTGTCATATTGTCATCATAACATTCGATAATATAAGCGTCCATACCATCGGTTTGATATGGTCTTTGGGAATCATTGAACTGAATATATTCGTACAAAACAAATTTATTCCCATAACGATCATGAACTTCGTTTGATGAAGAATTTTTATCATGGATACTTCCATCAACATCAATGAGAATATCTTTGTCAGTAAAATGAATGATAAAGTCCCATGCGTGATATGGAAGTATTCGAACACCTGGGCGAATTGGATTGTTTGGAAATACGTTATCAAAATCTGGATGTTTGATTTTATTGTAATAAATGTAATCAAATTCGATCCAATGCTTTCTGAGTATTTCGATGAACGATTTCTCATTTCGGTTTGGTTCATGACTTCCAAGTTCATCAAAATATCCGCGCATTCCCATTTGATATTTTTTCATATGGGCTTCAAACTCTTCTTTTGTTAAAGAATTCCACCAGTTCTTCATGCTGGCAGACTGTGATCTCAAGCGTTCTTCTCTTAGTTCAGGACTCTCGTTTGCATAATAGTTGCGAATGCCTTCCAATGCCGCCTTAAGGATTCTCTCTTGTTCTTCAATGGATTGTGCATACCATTTTTTCCGTGCACGATCTGAATGAAACTCTTTATGTTTAGGATCCATCCAGTATTGATCTCGTCCTTTTCCAAGAATATCTCCCTGGCGCTTCTTATCCTCTTCCGATGCATTGGACCATCGTTGCATCAACCGTTTTTTCAGCTCTTCTTTTCTCTTCGTATCTTCTGACCATGCTTTGATGCGATCATCCGAGATCTTTTTCTTCTTTTCAGGCGTTTGTTTTGCCCAAGCATTTTTTATCGCAGCATTCCGTTTCTTGAGAAGGTTCGCTTTCTCCTCTGGGGTTTCTCCATAAAGCTTTTTCTGCAGAGCCTTCATTGTACAATATTTACAGCGATGAATATCTGTTTTGCTTAGTCGCAAAGACTTATATTTCATCGTGTATTTTTTACCACAATCAGCGCATGTCATCGGAACATCCATTTTATCTCGTTCTCTACTTGTCATTTAGAATTCCTCCTTTCTATTATAATATATCGCTCAATAATATTCGATGATTGATTTGTTGCTGATTACATATCTAACATGCTTCCAGCAATTCAAAGAGTTTTACTTCCGCAGAAATCTGTTTACGGAAGATTTGTAATGTAAATATACTAATATGAGTATTTACGATACTTGCTAAGAACGATAATACTCGCTCAACGGGTTGCTCTTTTGCAGAATTCCAAGTCTGTGCTAATCGAAACTTTATAAAGTTATCGATGGTGATATTACGTGACATGATTTGATGAACAATGATCGACTTATCCTTGCCTTCGATCTCGAGTTGTTCACAATATCTTCACAAGTATTCGTTACATACTTGCCGTACTATAATAGTACTGCTATACATTTCTGTATAGATGAGACTATATCATTTTCATTCACACTTCCATTACACTTGTAATGTACTCTCACTAGGAGATAGTCGTTGAACAAACCACCAAATCCTATAGGATTCTGGATTCCTATAAGAGAAACTATAAAAGTGAAGCCAGGAATTCCTGGTCCATATTATATAAATTTAATATGTTGATGAGATCATTTAACGTAATAAGCCCATCGTTGTATATAGATAATACTGGAGTCGTTTTTTGAAGATTATCATCATAGCATAGTATCACATAGGCCTCTAATCCATCGGTCTGGTATGGTCTTTGGGAATCCTTATATGCAAGATATTCTCGAACGTTTGCTTTTCTTCCATCACTCAATGTGACCTCGTAGGCTGGACCATTTGGATCATGAATACTTCCATCAATATCGATCAGTATATCTCCATGCATCGTGTGTATCAAGAAATCCCACGCGTGATATGGGGTTGTATATTTAAACCCCGCTGGTAGGTTATTTTTGTTAAAGAGCTCATCAAAACGTTCGTGCTTAATTCTACTACGATATTGAAATTCGTAGTCTAATCCTTGTGATGCAAGAATTGACATCATAGATAGTTCGCTTTTATTGGCGTCCGAGCGACTTCTGGATAGATAATCATTAAATCCTTCGGATCGTTTTCGAAGATGTTCATTCAACTCTTCTTCTGTCATGTTATTCCAGTAATTCTGAAATTGAATGCTAACTTTTTTGGAGTATTCTTCACGTTCTTCAGGAGTTCGATTTTTCCACCAGTTTTCATATCCTTCTCGCATTGGCTGACACATTTCTCTCCGTTCTTCTTCGGTAAATGTATCCCACCACTCTTTATGTCTAGACCCCGCAAGACGTCTGCCTTCTTCGCCAATTCGCTCCCAATATGATATACGACGTTTTGATATTTTATCTGATAACTCTTTCAATCGTTCTGGAGAAGCATTTTTAAAAAATTCCCTTTTCGCCGCGATCATCTTATTCAGGCGAGATTCACGTTCTTCCGCATCCATGTTTTTCCATTGAGCTTTTTCCGTAATTGATCTACGTTTATTGAGTCGCGCCTTTTCTTCAGGATCTAATTGTTTTTGATACTCCCGTTGACCGATGGAGAATTTTTTACATAACTCTTTTCGCTCTTCATCCGATAAGCCATCCCAGAATTTCTTTGTTGATTTACTTAATTTTTCTTTCGTGATAGCTATAGCTTCTGGACTTCTGTTTTTCATACTATTTCGAAATTTTTCACTTGTTTTACGTTTTTCTTCTGGAGAACGATTGCGTCTTTTTTCAGCAAGCTTTCGAAATAATTCTTTTTTCTCGTTTGGGTCGATATTATCCCAGAATTTACGAGATATCTCACTTGATATTTTCTTCCGATAAACCTTCATGCATTCAGGACATCGCCATATAGCATTTTCACGCCGAACTCTCTGAGAAATATATGAAGCAACTTCACAAGTATTACCACAGTCGTGACATTTTAAGAAATATTGCATAATGTTTTCACCTCCTTCCAATAGAATATATCCAGAATTTATATTTGGTGGGTTAGCTTCTGATCACCCATATGGGTATTCCAGAAATTCATGAATTTTTACAATCTCAGAACACTCCTAAGATTGCCGAATTGAAACTGAAAGATGAAGAACATTTCGAGCTGACATAGCTATAGATTTTATTATACACCGAAAATTCATAGGGGAATACTTGAAACATGGGGAGATAGAAATCGTAGAATAATTCAATGTTCTTCTGAATATTAACCGATCGCATCACAAGGAAATGATTGCATATAAATGATAAAAGTTTGATACCAAATGCGATGGCCAACATTGCCTTTACATGTTCATTCTTAAACTCTAATGATTTCTTCTTCCGTTGCATAATTGATAACATATCTGGGTTTCTTAAGTTTCGAATATTTTCCTCTTCAATATCATCGACATAATTCTCTTCTACCATACGAAGAATCTTTTCTTTCATCGTTTCCGTAAATAGTATCTTATAGCACAAATCCCGGAATGAATTAAAATTCTTCATGGTATAAGAAACAGTATCCGAGTCAATTAAACATTTGATTCGGAATAGAGCGGTGATTACCTCCCCTTCTTTATCATACATCGCCTCGAAAAAGTTTAATTCCTCACACATTTTTGGAAGATACGTAGAGTAAGATAATTTAGAAACATTCCATTCATTTAACGCTGAAATATTCTCATTATTCAGATGCGATAATTCTTTATCGAAATGAATAATTACTTTCTTTGGGACAGAGAAAAATCTTGCATCATCTGGATATAGTTTCCATTTAATCCAATAAGACTCTTTTCCATTGGGAAATGCATGTTTCTTGTATGGCCATCGAGGAATCTTCTCAACTTCTTGGATTGGTTTTAGTGCGTCGATTTGTAGCACTCGATTTACCTCCTATTGTAATAATTTCTGACAATGCGTCAAGTAGCCGATCTGGTTGTATGGACTGTGTTAATCCAATACGTAAGAATGGGTGAGTTACGCCAACGTCATAAAGATCATATTTTGTCGTATGATAATGATCTTTATAGTTGTAACGATAATCTCTTGATAACAATATATGGGAATATGTCCCAAGTAAAATATCGGCGGCATCTTTCATTGTCTCTATGTCGGAGAATATATACGTAAAATTATGATCACATTTTGAAATCGCTTCCTTTAAATCACCAAAAAGATATGTTGTTGTAATTCCTGGGAACACTTGCTTTATATCCGTTTTGATATACGGCTCTTCGTCTTTAGAATAAATAAATATAGGGAATTTCATATGTTGACGTCGATATACATCCAGCATGATACGAATATTGAGCGGTGGAGCCAACTTATAAATACTCTCGTCAGAACATAGAAAATTGTGCAATAACTTATCTAAATCATTGGGTGGAGCTTGATGTTGATAATCTAAACAAGAAAATGGATTAACATAACGACGCTTTAAATACCATTCAATGAGAGATGGTGCGGATAAATTCTTGATGAGCTGTACAGGTAATCCGTAAGTATTTTTTGATGATATTAATTTTAATACCGCATATAAGTATACTGGTTTGACGACATCATGATATTGAATGAACATACCATTCCCACCGACATACAATGAATTTGTATCAAATGATTTTACTTCCTGATTCATATAATCACCTCCTTCATATAAAAAAGAAACCGAATTCAATTCGGTTTCTCGATTGATTACAGCCGCTTCTCATCATACGTGAGAAGAGCGCTGTATTTGCCATATCGCTCGCCATTTGGTGGGATGGCGATATACTCCACCGACACGAGGACCGGAATGACGCTGGCGTGAGTTCCATCCGCCAACTCATCAACCCGGATGATGCTGTCGAGGAACGCATTAATCTGCCTCTCGAGAATCACCTCATCATTGGTGAACTGGAAAACCTTTACGTGAGCTGTCTGACTAATCATTTTAATCTACCCCTTTACTATTCTAGAAAACATTGACTTGATAAGGATATTCTTCTATCTCTTATCAATTATAGAATATATAGGGATATAATGAGAAGATACGATAATAAAAAGAAAGGAGGAATATTCCTCCTTTCTTCTATTTTAATCTTGAAGCTGGTAGGTAGAGATATTCTGTGTATTGGTTTTTGTTTCCCAACTCTGTTGATTATTATTCCGATTCTGATTATTGTTCCAATTATTATTGCGACGTTGGAAGTTACCGCCGTTATTATTTTTGCGATAGTTATTATTCCCACCATTCCAATTATTGCGTTGATAATTGTTTTGTGGGAAATTACCATGCTGAGCTCCACCTTGATTGGTGGTCTGTCCTCCCTTGAGCTTTACATAATCTTCCGTAAGTTTATCCAAATGACGATCTGCATTGATTCCAACAAGATAACCTTCTACTGTCTTTGCAAATGCACCTAGTCCACACTCCATTTGTCGATTGATCGTTTGACCGTTCTCATTCAAAGCCATCGGATATGAATCAAACTTGAATGGAATCGATGTTCCATTCTTCGTGATGGTAAAGAGCACTTCTGATGGATTTGCATTACGACGTTCAAGACGAAGTGTTGCTCCATTACATGGAATATCAATACCACCAGTCATTGATGGATGTTCAATTAGTTGGTTTGCCATATTAAATAGAGCAAATGCTCCTTCAAAGTTCACTGTGGTTGAAACCGATTTTGTTAGATCATAATTGGGTCGACCATTCGCATCTTTGTTTTGAAATGGGGAGAAACTAAAGGAGAGATTCGTATTATAGAATCTCATGTTTAGATAAGAATACCCATCAGAATAAAAGTTCCGAATCTGAGTATTTGTTGATGTACGCGTTCCTTCTGCCATAATCACTCACTCGCTTTCTTCTTGATTCAACCGTTGAACGTCCTGATTGAATTGTTGATACAATACAATCGAATTGATAACGTCAACTTTGAAATCATCGTTCCGATAAAACTTTGGGGAGTATTTTAATAAGAAATTCCCACTCACCTCATTGGTATCAAACAAATCATATACTTCATCATCCGCCGCATAAGATAAGAATTTAGGAATATCCATGGTAACAAAGTAAGGATCATAGTCTTCCAATTTCATATCGACGATATGGAAGAATGCTTGATCGTCTTCACCAATATTTCCAATTACTTTGATGACATCAGATAATATTACTTTTCGCAACACATTCTTTGCAGAAAGGATAAAGAAACGATAAATACTCAAGATCGTTTCTTTTAATCCCTTCTGATATAAGTCTCCTTCATCGTATGCTTTAATTGTAATATTTAGTCGAAGATGAATCAGATCACAAATGAAATTGAGGAATTCGGAATAGACGGAATCCAATAACTCCTTCTTTTCCGTTGGATATTGTTCATCATCGTACGTTAATACAAGCAACGATTGTTCCATCTGTCGATAGAATATTGATACATAATCAATTGGATCTTCGATATTAATATAATCCTCAAATTGTTTTTGCAGGGATTCTTTAATTACCTCAAATGGATATTCGCCCAAGAATACATTCTCTCGTGTTAATGCCAATTCATCATCAGCAATACTTCCTACTGATTCTTGGTACATCTCTTCTTGTTGTTCCATATGATCCACCTCTTATCGAACCTTTTCTCTTAATTATATGAGTTTCCCATCAGATGGAGATTAAGGAACTAATGACATTCGCTTTTCCGCTTGGGGTCTTAATTGCAGGAAGTTCAAGATGTAATGCATTCAACACCGATTTGAAGGAGCTCATTGCATCGGATACAGTAGTCCGATAATCAATCAATGGAAGGATCCAATCTGGAATTGTTGATACAATGGATGGTAATGAAATTTCTTTCAATCCATTTTTTATTATATTTTTATTGGTGGAATGGAATACATGTTGCATCAACCCATCATAAATTTCCGGATGCGTTGTTTTTACTCCACTTAAATCCTCCGGACCATTGACCGCTAATTTGATTAACTTGACACGATCTAAGTTGTAAATGCGTTGTTCTGGATATAATGCATTCCATATAAGTGCACCACGGAATTCTGGTCGGCTCCAACCAAAACTAATCCGTTCTCCTGTCTTTGGATCAATGCGACTAGTGTAAGCTTCTTCCGTCTTGAAAGTAAACGGCTTCAGATACTCCGTTCCACCATTTTTTACATTCTCCCCAATTTCTTTTTCAAATTTCTTCAATGCACGAATCATTCCATGTAGATCCATATGCTCCGCGAATAAAACATAATCACAGAAGATCTTTGTAAATTTCTTCGAGATATTTTTTGATACGCTGGCTTTAATGAAGTCAATTCCCTTGATCTCCTCTTTAAAAGGAATATTGATATTCCCTTCACGTAGAACGATCGATGCACCATAGCGTTTCTTTTTCATCAGGAAGAACGTACGGAATAGGAACTCATTCTTCATCGTCAATTCAGCTCGCGCTTCATCATTCATATTATGACAGCGCCCATAATAATCCAGAAGATGTTTTACACACGGATCAACAATCGCTGCTAAAATGTTAACGCATATCATATCAGCATATAAACGACTTCGAGAAAATGTATTTCCTTGGAATAATTCATCCAGAACGAATTTTACAAATAAATCTGCATGTAACATATTAGAATCCGTATCAACGAGAAGAACTGTATTTCGCTTGTGGTTATTCAACTTGATGATACTGCTTGGTGTAATATACTCTACGAAACAATACTTCTTCACCATTTCTGATAAGCCAATCATTTCTTTCTTAATGCATTCTGGAATATTGTATGGATCCAAGAAAATTTCTTTTGCCACCCATTTATTATACGCATCGACATCGTCAAATTTATTTTGAAATTCTACTGGAACGTTATCCTCCGATGCTTCTAATACAGGAAGTGTAGATAATATAAACGATATCGCTTTAATCGCTTTTTTGTGTCGGCGAATAAATTCATGGTTGTTATTCGCATAATATAAATAAACAAGATCCTCATCGCTACAGTTTTCAATGAACTGATCAATGATACGGTTATCTCTCAAATCAAATTGAATGAAATGTTGTTTGATGCGTTCGGCTACTTCTTGTTTCGTTGGAACCGATATCCATGATTCAACATCTTGTTTTTTCTTACATACCGTTTGCATCCAATCGATGCATTCATTAATGTGAAAGAACTTATGATTATTTCCAATATAACCTTCGAAGAATGCAGCCATGGTCGTGATGATTGATTGCGCCATCAATGTTGTTGCCGCAGGTGAGTATTTTGTATAGAATGCCGCAGTCTTTGCTCCAGAACCACCGTACTCAGCATTCATAAGAACTTTCAAATTCATCTGAGCCAATTCACTTTGCTGATATTCATAACTATCTGGGTGATATTGAAACATTCCCTTTTTGATCTTTTTACGATCTCTTTTTTGGGTTAACAACATATTTGATGTTGGTGATCGTAATACATCTGGTTGCATATAGAATGTTGCATTCCCAGAAACCACCGGTTTCTTTTGATCAATCCAATGGCATAATTTTAAAATGTCAATGGATTCCGATCGATGAGTTACATTATTATCCATCAATATTGACGGGTTGGTTAACTTCTCTTTTACTTTTGATGAAATTCTCCTTCGCACTTCTTCTTTATCCCATTCCGGATGCATTTGTAAAAGAGATGTTGTTGCACGTTCAATATATTCATTTTTTATGGACATACCTTGTTCACCTCATATATCTGTACTTTTTACCAATAAATAATATATAGCTATATATTGAGTACCTATTAAAAAGTTAAGGAGTGATTGAGAGATGGCAGAATTTACGGCACCAAGTGCAGTCCTGATTCGCGATAAGCTCACCAGTCAGGATTATCCCTGCACGATGGTTGATTCTGATCCGAAGAAGTGGAGTGCAACGGTAACGTTCGCAGCGAACGAGTCGGAGACCGACGATGCAGTACATACACTCGAGCTGGTTCTCGATGGCGTCGAATCCGGTGTAACCGCTACAGTTACTGTTGCAAAGAAGACGGCAGCTCCCCCCGTTCCCCCCGTGGCTGAAACGTGGCATGCTGCAGCGACACCTTCTGAGCTTCCTTCTGCGGGCGGTTCCTCAACCATCAATGTATCCTTCAGCTGATCAGCCCATCATGAATAAGTTGAGTGGAAGGGGAAATTCCCCTTCCACTTTTCTTATCGTATTTTATAAAAATTGATTTGATTCCCATTGGATGTTTTGATCTTAAAACAATTTTTTAGTTCAATGATAATCGTTGACGTCATGAATGTAATTAATTTCATAATACGTTTATTGCGGATTAATTTTTGATTAAGGTAGAGTGGCGAAAAATCTAATGGATTGTGGATGCGCACAATTGTATTCCAATCAACGGAATAGATCCCATCATCATTATTGATGGATTCCTCATCAAAATTGATATCAATATTTTGCCGTAGTGTAAACAACGTAGATTCTTCAAGAATGAATGGGCAGATCAATTGATCAAAATCCTCTCCAAAAAATAGAGGGGATGACTTTGTTCGTTCGATGAACACTAAACAATCTTTCGTATTCGATAAGAACATACGATCAATGCGTTCAATCAATTTACTTTCTACATCAAATAGAATGGAATCCCATATAGCATCATCTAATTTCGATGGTATCGTTTCTATTAAATACTGATATTGAGAAATCGTATCATTCTCTAAAAAATCGTCACAAAAGAAGGATGTTAAATACGCTTTCAATGCATCGTCGTTTGTTACTCTTTGAATCTCTCGGATGTGTGGAATTAAAATAATCCCATTATCTTGTTTATTGAATGCTCGTAGATACTTCATCCATATAAGATTACCAATGGATGCTTTTATCGCTTGTATGAATATATCTTGACATGATATTGCTTTCGTCATATTATTTCACACTCCTTTAATGATATACACATTAATGAGTTAGTAGAGAGGATTTGATGAAATGATTGTACCAATTCAAATTACGGAAAATTCGATTCCGTTGATGGAACGTTTTGATCTTGGAAAAGCAACTGATCCAAATGTAAATATTTTTACAGAAGCAGTATTCGTCAATGGGAAACAAAAAGTTCAACCAATTGTTGATGCATTTCAAAAAATTAAAGATGCTCTAGATGAAGAGTTATTAAAACCAGATGCTACGGAAAAGTTTGATCCGGAAGTATTTGTTCGTAATACGGTCTGGAAAGACCTCGAGCTAAAAATGTGCAAGGTCTTTGGATTTAAACATGTATCAATCAGTAATATTTTAGAAGGATATCTCGGCAACGGTGATTTTGGATCACAAGCATTAGATGCGTTTACATATCCAACTTGGCGTTATCCAATCGACGGTTTAATCACCAATGATGGGTTTTATGATAAAACTCATTCCATCGAATTAATGGTTGTTTTCTATCTCGGTGTACTCAAAAGATGTACAGCAGAGGAAATTACAGCAATATTTCTACATGAACTCGGTCACAACATCGATCCAGCTCTAGTAGATATACGATTTGTCGCAGCCAATAATCTGGTAGATTATATCATTGGAACGAATAATGATACGGAATCAAGGAGAAATAACGATAAAACTTATGATGATGATTCGTTAGGTTTCATGGATATCATTGAAGCTATTGTTATACTACTAAGCATCATCACCGTAATTCCAATGATTATCGTCGAAATATGTAAATTCATCAAAAGAATTTTTACAAACATCTTTACGAGCGAGGAAAGTCTAATTGATTCGGTGCGTAACGTAGTAAGAGAAAATTCCAGAGAGTTTTCACATTTAAAAAACACAGAAGCATTTGCTGACAATTTTGCTCGCATGTATGGTTTTGGCGTAGAATTGATGAGTGGTCTTAAAAAGCTTGGCGATTATAATGATAAGATGTTTGATATTGAACATGAAAATTCGCTTATTGTAATGGAAAGAGAACGGCAAATAGGAATTGCTAACATAACGAAAGCTATGCTAAATGATGTACATAATGTTGATATCACACGTGCAGTCGCATTACTTAAAGAGTATGATAAAGAGTTGGCAGATCCAAAAATTCCAGCAAAAGTGAAAAAGAACATTAAAGAGGATCGCGATCGTTTACAAAAGATCATCGATATGTATTTGAATCATAGTGATGAATTTAGACGTAGACTCAATCAGGCAATCTATAATGAACTGATGAAGCGTGGTGCTATCCAAAAGAACGATCAATAATATATTCTCTCTATAAGGAGGGAAGTATTATGCTCACACTAAATGATCTAAAGCCAGAAAATTTCAAAAAGATCGTAAAAAAGGATTCCCACTGGAAATCAGGATCAAGAAAAAATCCATCAAAACGATCAACACTATTCGATTTATTTTGTCGAAAGAAAAAGAAATAATATGAGGGGGAGTTCATCCCCCTCATATTATTTTTTATATGATTCAATCTTCATATGCATCGTATTCATCATAATCATCTTCGAATGGGTCGTATGGTTCTTCCTTCTTCTTGAATCGAGGAACGAGTAGATATGCACCAATACCAAGAATTGCAGTACCGACTACGGTGAAAATACAACCCTTCTTTAGACGTGATTTCCTATTTTCATAAACGCGATTTAGTACACGCTCAATCACCTCTGAATTTTCACCAACTACTTGGTTTGTTACAACGACTTCTTTTCCTCGCTTTGATGGGAGATTCGGATCATCGACGCGATCTGGGTTTCGAACTTTAGCAATGAGTTTCTCATAATCACTTGGCATTGGAATAATACCCTTATCTACATAATCGACAAGATCTTCGACCGACTCAAATACCCCTCTTTTTGGATCCATAAACATGTTGAAACACTCCTTCTTGATTTAAAATATTTCCTTCACAATATATCATTTTAACGAAGAGTAGTGCTCGTGAACGAAAAATATAAGCAGAAAAGACCGAGGAGGAGAATAATTATGAGTGATCTTATTCTCAATAGTCGTAAAGATTTATTTGTCTTAGAAGATGAAAATAATCCAAAAACAACAGAATCGACAATCATCTATCCAAAGAGTATCATTGATCAGATTTTCGATCCTGAAACGCCAACCAATAAAAACTTGCGAGAAATTCTAAAAGAAATGCGTTTACAAATCATGGCTGGTGGGATTGATAGTATTGTATTTCCTGTACGTTCCGTCAATCGATTGACAGGGGATATTATTCTTACAAAAAATAATATTGGTCTTGGGCAAGTTGATAATACGGCGGATAATGAAAAACCATTATCTGGTCCTCAACGAAATGCAATCATGGATATATTAGGTTCATATAATTTTAAGGTGAATATGAATCCACTCTATGATCATTTATCGGATATGAATAATCCTCATGATGTCACCGTGACGCAGCTTGATAAAGATAGTAAACTAACGAACTTCATTCAAGATCTTATTAATCGTCATTGTCTTGATACAGGAAAATTCGTTCACCTTGATATCCGAAATTCGCTTGCTCGGCTATGGGATTATACAGAAAAAACAATTACACGTGAAGTCCTTCCTGGAGTAAAGGAAATGCGTCAAGATTTAAATGCGCATATGGAAGATGAAGTTGCCCATTCCAGTTTATTTGATAAGAAAGAGGATCTCGTTAATAAAGCAAGTAAGATTACCGATGATAGTACGACACATAAAAATTATCCAACCACACGAGCTCTTGTTGATTATGTTACAAAACAATTTTCCAATTATTCAGAAACTCATCCAATCATCGATAGTTATATTGGGACAATCTCTGTCATTCATTCGAAAGAGGATTTGCCTAGACCATCAATTGATGTAATTCGGAATGCTTACTGGATACAGTATGCGGATCAATCACAATCGGCAATTGCTGTTTGTCGTGAAAATGCCGGTTCATATTCATGGGATATACAAACCGTTGGAGCAATTTCAACATTTAATGAGGAGCAGTTTGAAAACGGTCCGGATGGACTATCAATCAAGATGGAGCATGTCGTTGATACTATCCTTGGACGTACTGGAGATGTGCATCAAATCACAAAGAATCTACTGAAAGACTACTATACCCGTGACGAAGCAACTTCCCATTTTATTCAAAATATTACTATCATCCCAGGAACAATGGATGGACATATTCGTTATTACATGAATAATGATATGAGTACCATGTCTCCCGAGGTAGAGATTCCTGGATTAAAGACGCTTGCGTTTCTTGAGAAGATCTCTGAACATGAGTTGCGTGAGCAAGCAGTGCACAATCGCCATATTTTAAGTAAAGCGGTTGATCAGCGCTGTATTGCTGACGGGGCTATTCATAAGGAACATTTAGCTCTTGACGCAGAGCTGGTTGAAATGATGCGTGCTCCAAAAGGTTCGATCATTGGTAATATCCGGTACGATAATGGGATGTGTCATGCAATACCCATCCAAGATTTTATTGACTTGATTACTGGTGGCGTGCTTACCGTACCAGGAATCAATGCTCCTGTAATGGAAGTATGTTATAACCAATGGGTATTGAATTCTGAAATTCCATTCCCAGATGGAAGTTTTGGTTATCGATTCCACGGAACCATTGATTCAATTCCAAACGTTCAGGTAGCAACACCACTCTCAATGGAGTTTACTTCTCGGAAATACCAACTCCTCAATTCAGGTGGTTGGTGGCGTACAGACACCAACAATGAAACCGATCAGAACATTAGTACATCCAGTGCGCTAACGGGAGCTACTTCTGAAATCAAGATCAATAAACATGGACTCTATTTTGTTACTGTATCGAATGCACAAAGAATCGGTGCAGAATATGACGTATGGATTCGATACAAAAAGAAGGAAGTGTAATGAGGTGATTCGAAATTGATCACAAATCGATTAGAGAAGAATGTTATTCTCTATAAGAATCAATTTGAAAAACTTATCCTCGATATCTATCAAGAACATCGCATGGAACGTCTTTCCATTGATCTCGATGCAATTTTATTTCGCATCAGATATATGATTAAACATGATCCCGACCAAAATAAGATGAACTTACTCAAAGAAGAGTTTGTTCAAAAAGCATTAGAATTGCGAAATATTTTTGGAGAGGTTATGTATAACCTCCTTGTACATATCATAGGATTCCAAGATAAATTTTCCAAGGACGATATTGTCGATATTTTATCTGAAGACGTAACCATGGATGGTGTCAATGTAACATTCAAACTAATTGTCTTATCCGATAATTTGGAATACCTTGAATTTCTCGATAAAACAATTAAGGATGATAAACCATTTAATTTATTTCCGGGAGAATTTTTTCGATACTACGTTGATTCATATAATGACGGAATTGCAAAAGCATATCCAGAACTATTCGAAAATAAATTCCAAGATAAAATCGGTACCGGAGATGATCATGAAGTATTCTGTCATTCATTTACATTCCAGACATCAGAGTATTGCTCATTAAACTGCGTTTATTGCGTACCAGGTGATACTAAAATTTTGATGAGCGACTTCAAAGAAAAAGATATTGAGGATATTAAAATTGGTGAAGAAGTACTTAGTTTTGAAGAGTCTGTTGACCCCCGAAAACAACGAACATTACTTCGATCTAAAGTTATAAAAACATTCAAACGAACAAGTGATGATTTATATAAAATCGTTGATAAAAATAGTGGGAAATATCTTTATATCACTGGAGAACATCCAATACTTACTCATCGCGGATGGAAATTGACCAAAGATGTTTATAAATCTAAATTAGCAGTATATATGGTACCAGATATTGCAGATGATAATATATCCATTGATATTGAAGATATTAATTATATTACTGGATATTTTCTTGGAGCATTCATGGGTGATGGCTCATATATAAAATATGATGCAAAAGATGGATATCGACGATATATTTTACGATTTATTGTAAAAGATCGAGAGATGAATGATCGAATGAGCCACTATGCCAATATACTAGGATTTACATTTCATAAATATGATTTTGAAATCTCTAAAAAATATAATATTATTTTACCAGCATTGCTTAGTAGGAAAAAATCAGATTATGATTTAATAATGAAACTAATCGATGATAATTTATCTCATGGAAATATGAATAAAGATAAAAATTTCTTGATCGGATACCTTGCTGGAATATATGATGCTGAAGGTTCATTTGATGGATGTTCAATTCGAATAACAAATACGAACCTCTACATTATGTATATAATTGAGCAGGCCCTAAAGGTCTTATCATTTCAATGGAAATATGATGTACTCGGATTAACTAAAAATTCTGTTAAGTCAACAATTCGGATTATCGGAGGAATCTCTGAAAACGCAAGATTTTTTAGATTGATTCACTCAGCGATTTCTCGAAAAAAATTTGAGCGATTTATTGGTAAATCTATATTCTTTAGAAATTTTGATATCGCTGTTGAAAAGACCCCAGGAAATCATGAAGTATATAATATAGAAACCGAAACTCATACGTATATTGCAAATTCATTCTTAGTTCACAATTGTTATCAGTTTAATAAAACAAAAACAAAGATGACTTTTAATACAGCGAAAAAATTCATTGATGAGTTATTGGCGGATCATTATGGGTATCTGAATCGATATAACTCCCCTGCAATCATTCTAGAATTTATTGGAGGGGAACCATTACTTGAAATCAATCTTACACGAAAGATTTATGAATATTTTCTAGAGCAGACATATAAGTTGGATCATCCCTGGTTTAAGTTACACCGTGTTTCTATATGTTCTAACGGGTTATCATATTTTGATAAAGAGGTTCAGGACTTCTTCAAGGAGTATGCTCAGAATATTTCCTTCAATATATCCATTGATGGTGCAAAAGATTTGCATGATGCTTGTCGCATTCAACCGAATGGTGAGGGAAGTTATGATGTTGATATGATTGCTTTGAATCACTATAATAAACATCATACACCAGAGCGAAATTCTAAAATGACGATTGCTCCAGGAAATTTAAAATACCTTTTTGATTCCGTGGTACATTTCATTCAAAATGGTATGAAAACAATCAATCTGAATTGTGTTTTCGAAGAAGGTTGGAATGAAACGACCGCTAAGGAGGAGTATTATCAATTAAAGAAACTTGCCGATTATATTGTCGAAAATAATCTTGAACATATCTATCTTTCTATCTTTAGTGAAAAACAGGAATCGATCAATGCAATTTCTTTCGATGGTAACGAATGTGGTGGGACTGGGGCAATGTTAAGTCTTAGACCGAATGGACAATTTTATCCATGTATCAGATACATGCCATCATCCGTAGGATCAAACGTTGAAGATCTATGCATTGGTACGATTGATAAAGGAATCATTGGACGTACGCAGAATTCTGAAATATTGAAGAAACTTGATAATATCACACGCCGTTCAAAGACGAATGATATCTGTTTTGAATGTCCCATTTCTTCAAATTGTGCTGGATGTTCTGCATTGGGTCATACCGTATATGGTACAGCGAATAAGAAAACAACATTCCATTGCATTCAACATATTGCGGAAACCTTAGTAAACGTTTATTTTTGGAATCGTTTATTATTAGCTCATCCAGATTATGATCTTGATGTTCGAAAAAACAATGTTCCTCCATCGTGGGCAAAAATTATTTTGGACGATGGTGAACTTGAGGAGCTGCGATTAATTGAATTGGCAGCAATGGTAACAAAGTTAGAGTATTCTGAAGGAGGTGAGCATGGTAATGAATAAACAGTTTTATTCGAATACTGAATTTACGGAATTAAAGAATCGAATCAATAAAGAAATTCTCCGACGTGCAACGTATCGTTGGAATCTTCCTCTTGCAAAACCAAGAGTTGGGGTGGATCAAACTTCTCCTATGTCTGTTCCAGAAGGAGTAAATTCTGTTCCGGTCGATGATAAAACGTATACTATCAATAATCCATCGGAAGGATCTATTGTACGTACAAGAAATATTATTCGTCCAAAACAGGGAGAAAATCCAGCTGGACAAAATCCGGATCGAAATACAAACGTTCCGAATACGTCAGCAGCATCATTTGATTCTGACGAGGCACGAAATTTTCTCATTGGATTATCCCGTATTCAGGATATCAATTTATTCTATGGCGACGAAGAAGTAAAATATTTAGCATTCCGCGATCCGACTAATATTGAGAAAGTATTGGTTGCTGCTGAACACGATGAGCGACACCGTCTTCTTCATGAATCAGATCTGTCACCAACAAAGCCGGATCCAAACAATGGTATTACGAATCATAAGAATCGTACCTCACAAACAAAGCAAGTGACGTATCCGAAAGAGAATGGTATATATGTAATGCCTTCCGGAGAATACGATGGAGAAGAACTATTAACCTACGACGGTCCTAATGAAGAAAACTTCTATGATGACTATGGAGCACATCCAGGAGATTCAGACTATCATCCAATCAATCCATTTATTAGTCAAAAAGTTCGTCGCGATCATATTGATGGTGGAAACGATCGAAGTAAACCACCGAAGCGTCGTGACGAAGGTGGAGAAGCCTCCATACGATTCGGAAGAAACCCACGTAATCCAAATCCAGGGAACGCATACCGGAGTCATCCAGTATATGGAGGAATGCGTACATCCTGTAATGCATCATGCGTTGGATTATGCTATATGACTTGTGATTCCCAGTGTAGTGAATCATGCACGTCAACTTGTTGGAACCGATGTGGAAACGCATGTACTGCGTCTTGTTCAAATGTATGCACGGGCTGCTCCACATTATGCTATTCCTCTTGTAAAACAAAATGCCAGAACGCAACTGGATATTCTTGTGTAAAAGCTGGAGCAAAATCGGTTCGTATTACAACTACTGGTGGGCATGATGGGATCCCAGCAAAGAATGAAATCTCATCCACCACTTATAGTTGTACCGGATGTTCTTATAGTTGTCAATTTTACCCAAACAAGAAGACCCAGTGTTGGGATGCTGCATGTATGGGTAAATGTTTTACTTCCTGCACAAATTCATGTTCTACCTCGTGCTATGGCGGATGTATTGATAATGCTTCTCAGAATAATGGGAATTATAAATCAGGAATTGGTCGAGGGTGTTCTTCCGCATGTACAGCAAACTGTATTGGTAGTTGCTCTGGTGTATGTGAAGGAGCTTGTACACAGGCATGTTTCTCAGCATGTAAAGCTTCATGTTCTGATAACTGTGAATGGACATGTTCTACCAATTGTGGAAATGGATGTATGCAAGGATGTACGAATGGATGTAAAGGATGTACATCATGTAGCGGTTCTTGTACTGGTAATGCTTCTGGAAAGACAGGATGTACGGAAGCCGGATGTACTTCTAGTTGTCAGCACGGATGTAATAAAAACTGTGTTGGAATTGCTTGCCGTTCCATTTGTGGAACAGAGTCTGCTGGGGCATGTGAAGCAAATTGTCGATTGAGTTGTATGGGAACTTCATGCACATCGAAATGCTCTGATGCATGTTCATCCTTCTGCACATCATGTTCCAATACCTGCGGATTTTCCTGTGGTGCCTGTTCTGGAATGTGTAGTGTTGGATGTGAATCGGAATGTAATATTACGTGTACAGATCGTTGCCAGAATTCATGCAGCACATCATGTGTAACATCGTGTACGGAACGATGTGGAGCCTGTTCAAATCTATGCTATTCATGTGTGGGTATGTGTATTGGCGTATGTTCAGTGAAGTGTGAGAACGGATGTTCGAACTGTACGAATATGTGCGGTTGGTGGTGCGATGCTTCATGCAACCGTAATTGTATGAATGATTGTTCATCCGCATGTAATACAACGTGTTCTAGTTCATGTGTTTCCGGATTGACATCGGAAACGAATTCTAGGTTAAGTGGTCCAGAACGCCAACCGACAGCGCAGGGATATATTTATCCAAACCCAAAGAACCGTTATGAAGAACGAGAATCATTCAAGATACTTCGTAATATCGCTCCATATGTCGAACCAGAACCAATTGATCCGGATGCAGATAAACCATACATCATTAAGATTACAATCGATAAGAATCGAAAAAATATCGAAGTAACAAAACCAGATACCATCGATGTGTATTATGATTTCAAACAGACGACCATTCATGGCGGCGTATTTAGCATGGATCCTGATACAAAAGAAGTCGTTATTAATACGGATATGATTGCTGATATCATCTCCGAAAAACAACCGAATCTGGATAATGGCCCATCCATTTATATTGTTACATTCTATTTTAACCCAGCATGTCCAATCAATGATGATTTAATCCGGACTGACGTACCAATTGAATTTGAAACACTAAAACCAATCCGTGATAAGAATGATAACACCATTGTTATTATTCAACGGGATGAATTCCTGATGAAGAAGTATCGGTGATAATAAATGGGAAAAATATCAAAATGTTACTATCATCCATTGGATGAGAAAGATTGCTCTGTAGAACAAGCGGCAGAATTTTATTTTCATCAGAATATGATGACTGCCGATGTAAATCATATGAAGGCATACGAAGAATATGATTATCTCCAAACAAAAAAGAAGGATACGGTTCTTGGTCACAACCTACGCGTAGATAATCTACTGAATCAAGTGAATGCTGGTTCAGCCACGTTAGCAATATCAACAATGCATAACAAAGTCATTATCTATGCAAATGCATAAAAATAAATGGGGAGGGAATTCCCTCCCCATTTATTCATTTAACAAAATTCAACACGATAAGGTCGATTTCGGTAAGCGCGATAAGGAGAATCGTTACACCAATGAGTAGATAAAATAAGATGGTATTCTGTCTTAGAAATACCAGCACACCGATGGACCATAGTGCAGCACAAATCATAATTGATTCTAATGCAGCGAGTATTGGGTTAACCCCATTAACGATTTGCACGCATAGAAAGAAAATCATCGCGAATGGAAAACCCAATAACGCACCAAATAGTGCTCCATTTCGAACCGATTTATCCCATACGTCATCCGGTAAAATTTTTTCTGGGTAAACGAATCCATATACTGCTGATAAACCAATACAGATCGGAATCATAAACCCAAAGAGAAACGCAAGAATCATTATGCTACCCCTTTCATTGATAGATTTTATACCTCAATAAAAGAATATATAATGGAGGAGGGATATCCCTCCTCCATTATTTTCTATAGTAGAAGTGATATTAAACCAATCATCATTGTAACACCAAGTAGTTTTAGCGTTAGCGTTAATACGCGTTTATGGTCTTGATGAAAATTATCTACCGCCGGATTACTCCCCATGAATATAAGGAGTATTGACAGTACGCAGCCAGTCATGATTAATATTGATATGGTCGCAATGATTTGTAGGCTCTCCTTCAAAGCATACATGATGCACCTCAATAAACTTCGATGACCTGAACATTATTCTTGGCAACGTCATATGTTTCATAATTCCACATATACTTCGTTGAATTATACTTCTCTGGAACGTACTCATTCGTGATCCTATTTTTGATTGCTTCAATCTTTGATGTAATTGGGATGAGTGTTTTCTCAACTTCTTCAAACTTTTCTGGTTCAGTGACAAGTTGTAGTAGAATACGTTCCCGAATCGTCTGCTTCGTGAGAAGTTCTGAAAGTTCCTTTGCGAGATCTTCTGGAATTTCAAAGGAATCAATTACTTTCTGTAGCGGCTCATTTGCCATTGTATATACCTCCAATTATTGTACTTCTGTTAATTTTAACAGTTCTTCTCGCAACGCATTAATATTATTCGTTTCTTTTACAATATCCGATGCTTGAATCGAAATAATATTATTTCCGCTCAATAGTGTAAGCACCATGAAGATTAGATATTCCATTGTATCAACGGCTAAGATCGATGGGATATAATAATAATTTACCCATGCAGATAAAAATGTTCCTAGTGACAATGTTTTCATTCGTGGGGTTACGGTCTTCATTAATTCGAGCAATGCGGATAGATTCTCAGGGTTTGCTTCATCATATTGTTTCTTTACACCAGTAATTGTTAGTTCATCGAGAGCTTTGATTCCGTTTGTCGCCAAAACTTCAATGTTTTCTTCTGTCTCATTTGTACCAAAAACATGGATCAAAAAGAAGCGAGCAATAAAATATTGACAGATATCACTCTCTTTACGAATGGATGCAATAGAATATTCGCGATTTAAGATGCGTCGGAAGAATTGACAATACAAATCCAGGAACACTTTCTGTAGATATTGACTGGATGTCATTGTTGCATAATTTGTCTTCAATCGATTTGCTAGTAGTGCACCAACAAGAAGATCGTGGAGAATTGTTACCTGAACATCCATGACCCCATCTTTATTCACACGAATAAAACGATCCATGAAAATATATGTTTTATAACCTTCCTTGGTTTTGAACGTGATGAATGGTAGTGCTTGTGTAATAGATAAAGATGGAACGTTATTGTATAGAAGAATAAGTTCCTCATTATCAAACGCACGAACCGCAGCACGAGATAATCCATTGGAATACTGTTTCAGTTGAATATATGCTGCTTCAATATCTTCATTAGTTAATTTCTTTGCATTACGAATCAATGCAATTGCTTTTTCTTTTGGATCGGACCCACTCAGTTTTGCAAGACCGCTAAATACTTCACTTGTTGCAAGGGATGATTCATTGAAACCCCTGATTGCCATAAACTCATCTCCTTAAACTCATTCCTATCGATTAAGTTTCGGTCATTCGATCTTCCCATGGAAGAGGGAGTAATTCATTACATGATGAAGATCTAATTCCAATTGATCCAATGAACGAAGTACTTCATTTCGATCAATCTCTTTTCGTTCAAGATCTTGGAGTGAAAGATTTAATCGGTGATAGTCTGTGATAATGGTTACTAACTCTCGTGTAAGATCAAGACTATCTTTTCCTTGTTCCAATAGAAGCTTCGTTTTCGGTTTCAAATAACCGAGGTGATTATAAATTGATGAGATATCGTGATAATGTTGTAGGAGTTTTAATGCGGTTACTTCTCCAATCCCTTCAACCCCTGGAATATTATCTGAGCGATCTCCCTGTAACATTTTTAATTCAATCCATTGCTGTGGAGTCAATCGATAATTTTCATCCAACCATGCTACATCAAGAAGATTGCTATCACGGAATGAATAAATGTATACATGTTCAGATACGAGTTGGTATAGATCACGATCGCTGGATACAATGATTACATCCATATCATGTTCACTCCCGAGAGTCGCAATCATACCCAATACATCGTCCGCTTCATATTCTTCGTGATGAATGAATGGATATCCAAGTAATGAAGTAATTTGTTGAATCCACTTCATCTGTTCGATGATATCTTCATCTTTTGGTTTCCGTTGTGCCTTATACCCTTTATACAACTTACGTCGAAACAACTTATCTCGTGTCGGTAAATCATCTGCAAAAACAATATAATCTGGGTTCATCGAATCTTTCAATGCACGCAGTTTAAAAAAGAAATTTTTGATGGCATTAACATTCATCCCACGAGAATTATATTGTTTATCCCCATAATATCCACGAAACACAAAATTATTGAAATCAATGGCAAGAATAATCTTACTCAAAACACATACCTCATTTCAGTAGAATAAATTTGGGTGGGAGTACTCCCACCCAAATTATTTATTCATTATAAATTTCGACAGAAAATGGTTTTTTAACACCGTTGACGGTAATCTCTTCAATGGTGTGATCAATAATCCCATATGCTCCAGTCATGGTTTCATATGGTTTTAATGCACGACATATTCCAATCAATGTATACGGTACAAAATCAGATGGACGATCTTTTTTCGGATTTAATATAATGGGTTTATCTGGATTAAATTTTTTACGATCAGAAGCATCTTCGATTCTTGGGTTTTCTGGAAGGAAATGTTGATTGGAAAAAAATGAATTCCAACCATACATATTATACCGGAATGCTTCATATAGAGTATAATACTTCATTCGGATATCCATCTCTTTGATGCGATTCGTTGTCCATACTTCTTTAATTTCTGATGTTGGACCCTTTCGACGTTCATCTTTATTATTGAACCAAGTATCCGTTGTTCCTGCAACATCGATGAAACAACCATTCATGAGTTCGAGGTACAATCGTCCTTCAAATAATAGTTTACCTTCTTCGTAACCAAACCGTTCATAATTTAATATAATTCCTTTTGGATACATGGAATATGCTTTCCCATCCGTCCCAGATACAACGGTAGTGATCGGCATATTTAGATTTGTCTTCATGTTAGGAAACAGAGGATGTTTGATTTCATCATTTCTAGAATAAATCATGCGAACCGCTTTTACATCATCAGAAACGATCGTATGTCTGTGTGTTGGTGTCCAGTCACCATTGACGTGGGGTCGCAAATCGATATCGCGCCAAAACCCATCAACTTTTACATGAGCGGACCAGATCTCCCGCCACTGACCATTTACTTTTTCATAGGTAGGCATTGAGTACCTCCTTAAATGTAACGAAGCCAGATATCTCCATCTTGTCCACCTTCTGGTGCATTTGGAGAAATGATTGTATTACGCAGCGAACGTTTTTCATAGGTTTCAGCAGTATCAGGAACAACTGTCGGACGCCCACGGAACTCTAAGTTTTCATCAAGCTTTGAACTTGTTACGGATGATTCCTTCAAGTTATCCGTTTCAATTGTATTCAACTGAATCTTCAATCCTGTAACGGATCGATCGAATAGTTTCTCTGTATCAACCATTGGACCATCCGCAAGCTTCGTGAAGGTTACTGCTTTATCACGGATCTTATCTGTGATAACTGCATTCTCTGCAAGAAGACTAGAATCAATTGCTTCACTTTCAATCATTTCTCGTTGGACTTTGATCCACATTGGAACGGTATTTCCAGATTGTGTTGCCAGAACAACATTATCCATAGTAGAAGCAATGATGTTATCAATATCAACGGAATGCGGTGCCATTTTATCATTGGTAATCGCACCACTCTGAATCATTTCAGTTTTGATCTGATCCCATACAGCATCAGTACCAGCATCATGTACAACGAGAACACGATTTGATACATCAGAAGAAAAGAGATAATTTCCATTCACAGAACGATATTTTAGAGCAGCTCCACTACCAGGTGTAAGTGGATGTGGACTCGTTCCAAATACAGCAATCATGTGAATCGGTGGAACAATAGGTTCTGGCATAATCGTGTAATTGCCAGCAAATAGATCGAGAATATTCTGAATGGTTGCCATAATCTGTGGAAGATTTAATCCAATGACTCCATCTGGACTCAGTACAAAATGATTTGCATTGAACTTTGCATCATTTGTGATCATTGGTACTGGAGCACCTTCTGTTCCCCAATACTCTTCTGGTAAGTGTATACCGAACAATGCTGCTGTACGCGAAAGATCACCAAAGAGTTTATAGAAGTTTAGAGAAATCTCTCCGCGATCATTTAATTCAAAGAAATCTTGATGGAAGGTGAATGCTGGAGCACTACCACTCAAACATACACCAGTAAGCGGTGGTGGCGTAGGAATACTAATGGATGGATCAAATAGTTTGCGGATTTCATCATCACCACAAATGATGCGATCCATATTAATACTTAACCAACCATTCTTCCAGATGAAGTGTTCTTCCTCAAATTTCAGAGTGAGTAACCCGCTACCAGCATAGATTTCAATTGCATCCAATGTCCATTGACAATCCGGAACGAGATTACCATTTGCATGATGATCTGATGCATCCTCTGGTGGGCGGACTCTCAAACAAGTATTCTCTGGAAGCATGAGTCCATCCGCTAAATTATCTGCGGTAATGGTTTTATTTGCAATCATCCTTCCAAGAATTTTTGTATACACTGGATCTGTTCTTGGTTCTAATACACCGAGTACTTCATAACCATTCTCACTGCTGAATAGTTTTTGTCCAGTAACAGCACGATCCAACAATTGTTCTGTTGCAATATTATAATTACTTGGACTATATGCTTTGAGGTAATCTTTAATCGTGGATCGTACCCATGACGTGTTTGCAATCAACATGTTATCCGCATTAATCGGAGGACTCTTACTGATACTCGGATGTCCATAAAGAAGGAAGTCATATTGTAGTTTATCTGGGGTAATCGAATAATCGACGATATAATCTGCCGTAATCTTAATATATTCCGGAGGAACCCCAGGAGCACTTGCTGCTAATACGCGATAATAATATGCAGATCGGAAAATCTTCTCACGTGTGATTGCTTTATCTTCAATCATATCCGTCGTTACCTGCATCCAATCCGGATCCGATAACGGTGTCGTAGATACAGCCAATACACGACTTGGTGTAAGAGATGAGAACATTTCTGCTCCCGTAATCGTACGCCCTTTGAGTTTCTCTGCAGAGATGGATCGATTTGCAATCTTTGCATCAGTTAGTACACCATCTTTGATGTGAGCTTCTTCAAGTGTTCCTAATTTAATATTGCGCCCTTCAATCGTTCCATTCTCAATCATATTCGCGGTAATCTTAAGATAGGTTGGATCTAGCTTGGAATCATGGACACCAAGCACTGTATCATCTTGTTGTGAACGGAATAGCGTGCGTCCATTGATTGCATGATCTGCAATCATTTCGTTGGTTGCTTGAATCCATGCAGGATCGGTCCCACGATTAACAACAGCAAGTAGGCGATTGTTTTTATCTGAAGTAAATAATTTATTTAATGTAACGGATCGATCTTCCAATTGGTTTGTCCCAATTAGGTTATCCATCAACATTTCTCTTGTTATTTTTGAATAGACAGGATGTCCATTATCCGTAAGCGCCGCAAGAACTGTGTTCTTTGTTGTTGATGTAAATATCTTATCTGAAGTAACTGCTGACTCCTGAAGATGATTCGTAAGAATATTCGAGTCAAGAATATGTTTTGATAATACGGATTGTACTCCAATCTTATCTGACGTAATAGACTGATTGATGATGTTATCCGTTCCAATGGAGTCGAATGCCATCATCCGATTTGTAATTAATCCCCACACAGGATCCGTATCTTTTTCATAGACGACGAGAGCTTTATGTCCAGTACTTGATGTAAATAGGGTTCTCCCGTTAATTGCACGATCACCGATATTTTTATTTTCATTGACATGATGATCAACATACTCGTTGGCCCATCCTGCCGTAATGATTTCATTCCCATCCGAATCAATATCAGGAGGGGTATCGATAAACGGCGTGCCAGGTAGAGTGATTCCTTCGATCAGATTCTCTCCCTGAATTGTATTTGGGGCAATGTTTTCTCCAGTGATTGTCGCCGAGGCAATTTCATTGTACGTGATTGCATTCTTTGCAATCTTTTCCGTTGTGACCGCTCGTTCTGCTATTTTATCCGTACTCACTGCACCCGTGCAAATTGATCTTGCCGTAACCGCATAATCAGCAAGCATATCTGCATTCGCTTGAACATAAACGGGATCAGCATTCTCACGAATAACAGCAAGCAATCGATTCTTCACAGGGGAAGTAAAAATAGAACGACCAAAAATAGATCGATCGGCCATACATCGTGAATCAATTGTCTTGAAGGCAATTTTCTTAGAAGTAATAGATTCATCAATGATCTTATCCGTATTGATACTCCCGTCGGCAATTTTTTCTTTTGTGACAGAATTATCAACAATTTTTGCACCACTCACCGCTTGGTCGGCAATGAGATCATTGGTGATGCTGTTTGCTCGGAGCTCACCATGAATACTGTATGTATTCAGATCTGGTTCTGCATGAATCGTAATGTCGATATTTTTTGTCGTAGCTCCGATATAATTGTTATAGAGATCCGATACATCAATATGTCGAACATCTCCACTTAGCTCTGTAATTACCATGGATTTATTTGAAGCATCATAACGGACGTCGTCGACCAAACCATTGATCGGCAGATCAATAATAATTGTTGTTCCATGTTGTGTCGTTAATGTTAGCTTTCCGCTATTGATATCATATGTTGCATTCGTAATAAAACTCTGAATGCTATCATTCAATGTATGAATGCTATCATTGATTTGATCAAGTTCATGCTGTGTCGCTTTGGAAATCGGTTTATTCTCGTCGGATGTATTATCTACCTCCGATAATCCAAGTTGTTCTTTTGTAACATTATGAGGATTCGAATAATTCGTTGTATGAAGTGTTAACGCTTGTTCACTTACTGCACCGATCTGATCTGCTGTTACATGATGCGGATTATTATAATCAGAAGTATGTTCAATGATACGATCTTCATTCAATTTAATGCGGAGATCTAAGCCAGAGATTTTTTCATCCAATGAATCTTCTGCCGACTTCAATGCATCAGTAATTGCTTTCTGGGTCATAAATCCATCATCATTATCGCCAAGAGCGCGATAAATTTCAGGCTTACCTAACACATCCGCCCAGTTTACACGACGTCCATGACTTGATGGAACACCGCCTGTTTTATCAATTAACCCGAAGCGAATTAATAAATCTCCGACGGCTTTTTCCGTTGGAATTTTTTGATGTGATTGTTTTGCAGGTTCCCATGATATTTTTGTTGTCATAGGAATATTTCCAACAGCGCCAGCCTTTCCACCATATGTAACTAAATGCGTTGATGGCTTTGATGGAAGAATCTTCTGCTTTTGATGTAATTCTTCCAGTATATTATCCAGAATTATCCGTAATGAACTTGCTCCATCTTCCATTGAATCTTTAACGGCATCGATTGTTGTGATTGGAAAAATATCTTTATAATTTGCATCTGGTGGTTTTGGTGCATCCATCATCCAAATGCGAGATTGAATAATTTCTTTACCTACCTTGCCCATATCGTTCAACTCCCTCTTTTCCGGCGTCTTCATGCTTATATTGAGGTAAAAAATACATGGTTGGGGTTACCACCAACCATGCATAATTATTGCTCGACGTATTTCATCGATTGAATTTTTATAACGCCGAGACTATGTAGATGTTTCATCTGTCGAATAGCCTCTTCAATATTATCCATATGAGTTAAGATGACACCATCAAGTTTCAATTCATACTTTTGTGGCTCAATCATCATAATTGATAGAACGCGGATTTGTTCTTCAATAACGATGTTCCAATAAATCTCGATCCCTGGGATTCCGCACTCAGCTAAAATTGGATTGACAATATTTTGCGTACTCGCAATTTCCCAGTAATTCATAATGAGTTCAATCCTCATGAATTCTCTCGACCCAATACAGATTCTGGATATCGAGATATCTTTATCAATGGTAGATAGGATCATATCACATATGATTTCCGTGAGAAAATCTTTTGCTGTTACATTCGTTCCAATCTCTTTTGATGGTATTATTATATCATGATAGGAGTAATTACTCCCATGATATATCTTGATGGAAAAGTTTGACATACCAACATCAAATTCAACCTCAACGATACTTGTTACACTGGATATTGTACAGTCGAGACGGATCTTAGCTGGGTTTATTTCATCAAATAATCGAGAGGTAACCTTAAGGGCATGATCGTATAATTCTCCATATACATCCCGTGGTACGAGATGTCGATCAATGAAATTAAGCATTTTGGCAGAAGTTTTAGTTAATTCATTTAATACGGTCATAATTCTAATCCTCCATAATCATAGAGATACTTTCACACGTTAAGAATATATGATTTTACAACGTTATAATCAGAAGAATTGGGGATAGAAATGGAGTTTGTGACATGAAAAATCCTATTATTGGCCTATCAAATTTAAAGGTATTTTTGGATAATTTAAAAATTGAAATTCAAAAAGCGGAGGATAAAGCAAAGGCATTTGCTACAGAAAAGACTGGTGAATCAAATACACAATTGCTTGGAAAGCTCACGGATCTAAAAGCAGAATTAACACAAAGTATATCAACAATTGCTCAAGCATATACAGATAACAAAATTGCTGATGCAAAATCTGATGCAATTCAATACACGGATACGAAAACACAAGCAATGAAAAATGATATTGTTAATTCGATTCCAACGACGATTACAACGGAAATTAATCAAAGCATTAGTGGCGGCGCGATTAAGGCTATGAAAGATGCGATGATGACGGATTATAAACAATATGTTGATAATTCTCAAAACGCACAGAATACTGCAATCGATACAAAATTAAACGACCTTAAGGCAACCTTACAGAATTATTCTGACCATAATATTTCTGAATTGGTTGGTGGATCTCCAGAGGTATTAAACACACTATATGAGCTTAGCAACGCTCTTGGTAATGATCCAAATTTCTCATCGACGATCACAACACTGATTGGTCAGAAATTAAATACTTCGGATACGACTACATCGGTAGAAGCAAACAAAGTTCTTCGACTGGATGAGAATGGTCATATCCCAGCAGCAATCTTGGCGGCATCTGGTGCATCCACAGGTGGTGGGACACCAAGCGGTGGAACAGGATTAACACCTGCAGAGAAACTAAAGCTGGATGGGATTGAAGAAGGAGCAAATAAATACATTCATCCAGCGACCCATCCAGCATCAATGATCATGGAAGAAGTGGATCATCGTTGGTTTACAGATGAAGAACGTACGAAGCTTGCTGGGATTGAAGCAGCGGCAAATAATTATGTTCATCCAACATCACACCCAGCAACCATGATCGAAGAGTCCAATGATAAGATGTTCATCTCTAAGGCTGAGAAGGATCGATGGAACAATTTAAACACTTCCATTCAAGTAACATTATTATCCTCTGCATGGACAGATAGGAAGTGCGTCGTTCGTTCAGCGAGCATTAAGAAAGATGCCCTCATCATTCTCTCATTACCAGTAGGGACATCAAATGCTGTGAGGACAATGATCAACGCAGCAAATATCCAGTGCACAAAGCAAGAAGATGGGATGATTGAACTCGAAGCTACAACGGTGCCGACGTTCGATGTTAATATTATTCTAACGATTACGCTATTGAATGTTAGCTCTGAGACCATTCAATCTTCAGCATCATAAGGAGACGACATTATGATTGTTAATTTACTCGATCAATATCGTGGAATTCGATATCGTTCTCCTGCACAAGAATTGACATATATTGCTACAGGGAATATGGGGCTAGTAAAAATTCCTACGAACATCTCTTCATTACGCCCATATCTATATGCAAGTAAATGGATTGGAAAAGAAGGTACAGAGCACGATAGTGGAGATATTACTATCCCTGCAAACATTCATGAGATTGGTGAACATTGTTTTGATGATTGCGGGTTTAACCATATTGAATTTAAAGGACCGATCAAAAAACTTCCAAACCATTGTTTTTACTCAGCATACGACATGACTTCAATCTCCCTACCCGATGGGTTAGAGGAAATTGGTGAATCGTGTTTTGAATCAACGACAAAACTGAAATCACTTAAACTTCCATCATCCGTAACAAAGATTGGCGCCAACTTTATTAAAGATTCAAAAGTCGAAGAAATCTGGATTCCAAGCTCGATGAAGTCGGTTCCATCATGTTTCCAGCATGCCGGGAATTTAAAGAAGATTCATATTCCCGAAGGTGTTGAAATATTTGAGAAAGATTGTTTTAAATCCATTGGGTTTGAAGCAACTGATGTCATTGAGATTGTTCTGCCAAAGTCAACGAAGCGAATTGATACAGGTGCATTCTCAGAAATCGGTGCAGAGAATTTTGGAATCAAAGTATATTTACCAAGCAAGTGCGAAGTTGCTGCTTCTGCATTTGATTCAGACATAAAGATCTTCGACTGCACGGCATTTAGTGTAACGGAAACAGATCCTTGGTTCACTACATTTATTGCTCGTGATTGTTGGTCCATTCATGGAGTAGGAAAACAATTTTATTTTGAAAACTGTTATTTCGATACAGACACATATGATCTGTTACCATACACGGAATTGGTTAAAAAGACAACATGGGGATCTGAAGCATATGCAAGAGAGATGGGAGGAACGTAAATCTTATGTTTTATAATAGCTTAATGATGGAGGATGCTGCATCCTCCTATTCTGACTTAGAAGAGTATTATCTGGGAACTATGAAATACTGTGACGTTCCTCCAAGTGAACCGTCTTGGGGCTTTAATGATATTAGTGATCATGCATTTGCGGATCTTCCATATCTGGAGGAAGTATTCCTACCGAATAACATCACATCCATTGACGCAAAAGCATTTGTAAATTGTCCAAACCTGAAGAAGATTACAGTCACTTCGACAGCGACAGAGAAATTAAAAACAGGAGCTCCATGGGGAGCCCCGGCTACGTGTCAAGTCATTTATGATACAAAGGCAACATCGCCTCGTACAAGAATCATTTCTCCAATCACAGTACCATCACATACAACAACACCAACACCGAGCAATTATCGCATTGCAATGTTGGATCTACTAAATGAAATGCGTGAACATCTAAATTACATCAACCGACCAAATTTTCAATTAATCAATAATGGTGGCATTGGTATTTTTGAAGAAGATAGTGCAAAAGGATGGACACCAGAGTTAATCCATAAACTATATAAAACCGTTGATGCGGTTATGGTTGAAGATGTGTTTTATGGAATCGATGCCGATTATAATATGGCGGATGACCGTGCAACGCCAAAATCGATTAGTGACGATTTTATTGCTCGAATGAATGAAACCAAGGCAAATGGATTGACTTTGTTGTGTCTTGATTATTGTTCTTCTCCAGCAAACGTAGCAGAGTCGCTACGACGTTGTGATGAATTGGGGTATGTCAATTACTGTTCATCCAGTCGTGAACTTAAAGTAATTGAAACACGTCCAGTACCACATGAGAATGCGGATAACCATTACCATGTATCTGATATAAAAAATTACATGGTTCTTCTAAATAGTGAAAAGTTTACGGAAATCGATTCCCTAACGAAATCATTAGCAAAAACGAATTATGATTGTATTATCATGGATATATCCGATTCCAATGGCATCTTATCCCCAGAACAGTTGAATCGTATTCGTTATAAAGCGAACGGCGGAAGACGGTTATTGATCTGCTATATGTCGCTTGGTGAAGCAGAAGTATATCGTGCTTATTGGAATAAGGAGTGGTCGAATTATATCGGGGATAATAAATCTGCTCCTGACTATGTTCCTTGGAAGAAGGCAGTATCAAAGTGTGATTGGATTGCACAACTAAATCCAGAGTGGGAAGGAAATTTTAAAGTCAAATATTGGACCGATGAATGGAAGACTGTTCTGTTTGGTCACAAGAACTCCTACCTTGATTTGATATGCGAACGTGGGTTTGACGGAGTATTTCTCGATGTTATCGATGCTTATGAGTATTTCGAATCCAAAGGAAAAGCTGGAGAGGATACGGCTTCGAATCAAAAATCAAATGACGATCAATTTCATGAATTCTTTGCAAATGTTGGATTGAAGCCATATGCACTCTGTGGTCTTATGGGAAATATCTTTGCTGAATCTAGGATGCTTCCAAATAATCTAGAGAATAGATTCGAAAAGTCTCTCGGAATGAATGATGATGAATACACGCGTGCTGTGGATGATGGATCCTATAATAACTTCGTACGCGATAAAGCAGGATATGGACTTGCACAATGGACATTCTGGTCGCGCAAAGATGGTCTCCTCAAATTTGCAAAAGAGCGAGGGGTATCCATCGCTGATATGGGAATGCAACTTGCATATCTCTGGAAGGAACTTCAACAGTCCATCGATATTGCAAAACTGAATGCATCACAATCTATACGAGAAGCTTCAGATTATATTCTTCATAAATTCGAGCGTCCTGCCGACCAATCGGAGGTAGTTGAGATTCGACGCGCCGGATATGGACAGGAATTCTATAATAAGTATTATGGACAAAATGAATCACATCATAGTCCATGATGGTGATGGATGGTTATTATGTGAACAAGGGTTGATAGTGTATTCTTAGATGTTATCGATGCTTATGAGTATTTCGAATCTAAGAATAATTAGATCAATGAGGTGATCCTATGCAGAATCCATTTATTGGGTTAGATAATTTAAAAACATTCCTCGATAATTTAAAGATCGAAATTCAAAAAGCAGAGGATAAAGCAAAGGCATTTGCTACAGAAAAGAACACGGAACAAGATAGTGATGTAGCAAATAAGATTGCTGGTCTAAAGACCGAAATTATTGCTAAGATTAGTAATGCATTGAGTGAATCCAATCAATATACGGATCAACGTATTACGAACAATAATAACGGTTATGTGAAGACGAGTTTGACAAACCTAAAGAATGAGGTAAAACAATATACGGATGATTCTATTTCAAACAATAACACGACAATCAATCAAAAAATTGATGAAGCAAAGAGCACATCGAAGAAATATACAGATGACCAGATTGCATCAACAAAGACAGAAATTACCAATGCATACACGGCAGAAATTAAGAATCTTGAAACGAATGTTAAAAACTACACCGATACGAAAGTGTCTGATATCACGAACGTCGCACAAACCTATGCGGATAATAAAGTGGCAGATGCGAAAACGGAACTTAAGACATACACTGATGGGAAGATATCTGATGCGAAAACTGAACTAAAAACGTATACAGATACGAAGATCCAAGATACAAAGAACACCATTGAGACGAATGTTCTAACGACAATTAAGGAGCAGATCAAACAGAGTGTTGATGATGGTGCTGTAAAAACAATGCGTGATGAGATTAAGATCGAATATCGTAAGTATGTTGATGATTCACAGGATACACAGAACACATCTATTGATGCAAAATTACAAGCATTGAAGACAACACTTGAATCATACTCCGATCATAATATTAGTGAACTTGTCGGTGGTTCACCAGAACTTCTGAATACACTCTATGAGTTAAGCAATGCAATTGGTAATGATCCGAACTTCTCGACAACAATCACAAATCTAATTGGGCAGAAGTTGAATGCATCGGAAGTAACAACGGTAGCAGAACCGAATAAAATCATTCGTCTTGATGCAAGCGGACATATTCCTGCGTCTGTACTCAATACATCCGGCAGTGGAACAGGATTAACACCTGCAGAGAAACTAAAGCTGGATGGGATTGAAGAAGGAGCCAATAAGTATATTCATCCAGCAACCCATCCAGCAAGCATGATTGTAGAGGAGACCAATAAACATTTTATTACAGATACAGAGCGGAATAAACTTACTGCTATCGAAGAGAACGCAAATCATTATGTACACCCAGCTACCCATCCGGCAACAATGATTGTTGAAGATAGCACGCACCGTTTTACTTCGGATGCGGAGAAGACCAAGCTCGCTGGGATTGAAAATGGAGCAAATCGATACATTCATCCAGCATCACACCAAGCAACAATGATTGTTGAAGATAGTACCCATCGTTGGTTTAGTGATGCTGAGAAGACAAAGCTAGCAGGAATCGAACCTGGTGCAACGAAGTATGTACACCCAGCTACGCATCCAGCAAGCATGATTGTAGAGGAATCAAACCGCCATTTTATTACAGATGAAGAGCGTACGAAATTGGCATCTATTGAAGAGAATGCGAACCATTATGTACATCCTGTCTCTCATCCAGCAAGTATGATCATTGAAGATGAAACGCATAAATTCATGACTGCTGCAGAAAAAAATAAACTTGCTGGTATCGAAGAGAATGCAAACTTCTACGTCCATCCAACCAATCATCCGCCAACAATGATTACGGAAGATGCATCACATCGTTGGTTTACGGATGAAGAACGTACGAAGCTTGCTGGCATTGAAGCAGGTGCTACATCTGGCGGTGGCGGACTTACAGAAATCGATCTTGGTGATAATAACGTAAAAGGCGTACTTCCAATCACCAAAGGTGGTACAGGTTCAGCATCAATTGATCAGTTTATTCAGAAATTGTATGCTTCTGGAGATAAACAAAACGCTAATTTTGAGAATATCTACTGCATCGTATTTGAAGATGGTGGAAAGAACTCTGGACGAATCAAACTTGCGGATCTGCGTAAGAAATTTCTACCAACGGATGAAGAGTTCAAGCAGTATCTACTCCGTCTACCAACCATCTAAAAAATAATGAGGGAGGATATTCCTCCCTCATTATTATCTATTTTTTAGTTCTTCTCGAATCGGATCTAATATCTCTTTCGCTTTATCTCGTAATTTTGGATCATCGTCAAATTGTTCAATTCCAGCCAACGTCTTCAAATGCGTTTGACATGGATGGCAACAATGACATGGAGTCCCTACTTCTTCGGGGGTTTCACAATGCCATGTATACTTATAAATATCTCTGATCAATAATTGGCGCAAGACATAATCTTTTGTCTTGTGATGTAATGGCGTCCGTAATTCAACTTCCCCATCCCTATCTAATGTATAAAGAATATATTTCATTCCTTCCCGATAATAATCGATATATCGTGCATTAGAATCAGAACCAAGGATTCCATAGTAGAGTTTATCCCCACGCGATAGATATATTGATATAAGAGATAGCCACGCAACCGCTTGTGGAGATCCACCTGCTACGGCAGAAAGCCCTTTATTATCTTCATCATTAGCCAGAAAATCGAAACCGGTTTGTGTTACATCAAACTCGGAATGGTCAATCTTATAACCTTTCTCTGTAAGATGTTTAATGTAATTATACCTTGTCTTGCGTTCACTTTCATACTTCTCTTTGAGTAACCATGGATATCGTATTGCTACGGTGTAAACCTCTTTCTCTGGATACGCATCAAGTAACGAATGTAGAATTAACGTAGAATCACAACCACCGCTATACAATACGACATTACGTCCAGGGGAGTCATTAAACCCATATAATTCTTCAATGATATTACCTGTTAGACAAATCATCGTCGGAGCACCAGCTTTCACAACATCTACACATACGACCAAAGCATTTTAGATAATCTTCTTTTGTAAATCGTTCCGCAAACTTTTTGAAATCTTTCCATTGTACACGATAAATGAATACTGGTTGTGTTTCATTGAATCGATATCCATAAACGATGTAAGCATTCTCATGTTCATCGTCATAAATCTTCAAATAGAAGGTCTTAAATCGAATGATAACGCCATCAGCAAATCCCGTGGTTTCATATGATTCACATGGGATTGGAAACAATTCATGGATTGAATCGAGTTGTGTATAATCAACCATTACATCACATCCTTTTGTAACGAGTAAAAATAAAAGGAGGGAAGATTCCCTCCTTTTATTTCCATCATGAAAAGGTTTACTTTACAACGTTACCATTCAGATCCTTACGAACCTTCGTCTGGAGATTCTTAGGAACAGGACTCTTTGCACGAACCTGGATGGAATCCTTGCTCGTAATCGTCGTCGTACCAAGCGTTTCCTTCGTCTTGATATCACGAACCTGAACGGTCTTGGTCTTCCCAGGATTCTTTGCGAGGTAAATTGAGCCAACCATATCCGTCTGCGTCGGAAGATCGAACTTACGACCTGCCTGAATCTGAGCAAGTACGATATGAGGAATCGCTTCAGCAAGACCCTTTGCGCTGATCTCGCATGTGTTGAGGATATCTGACTCACTCTTCTGTGGGTACTTCGCCATTTCAACCGTCTTCTTGAGATCGGAACGGATCAGTTCAGAGATGCTGGTCTCAACCGTCTTACCGTCCTTATCGACGGACTTTACCTTGAATCCGGTGTCATTCACAAGTGCTGTTGTCAGATCTGCGAATCCACTCTTTGAGAAACTTCCTTTGCCGACAAGAGTCTTATCGACATTTCCTTCGCCCTTCAGCTTACCAAGGACTTCGTTTGCATTGGTGTTCTTCATTATGAACTCCTCCTGTTAATATAGAATAGTGTTCTTGTAACACAGTTTACAATATCAGTGGATTTTTTCTAAAGAATAAATTCATGATATTCGTTAACTGTGTATACTTCCTGCAAATAATATATAACCGAAAAATATATGATGGCGGGGAAATCCCCGCCATCATGATTTCTTTGTTCGTCCCTGAATCTTCTTCAATTCCTCCCGATATAAATTGGAGACATTGAGGATCATTTCATACTCTTTCCCTAGGTCATTTATCGAATTACGAACATCATTGAGACGGCGTTTATATTCCTCCGAGCGTGATTTTAATTCGAGATCTTTTGCATCTGAAAAATCTCCATGTTTTGAAAGAAGGCTTAGATTTGTATCCAATATAAGGACAATAATATCCTGGACAATATCTCTGCATTCTTTATCCAACTGATCTAGATGATCTTTGACTAATTTCTCTTTCTCAATGATTTGATTCTGCTCATCAATTTTCGTAATTACTTTCTCTTGCCTATTTTTTATCAGGATCGACACAGTGGAAAATAGACCAGTGATAATTGCAATAATCACGGTCGAAAGATTGTCGTCCATTGAACCAAAAATCCCCTTCCCATATAAGTTTTATATTCTCCTACTTTGTACACGTGTTTGAACCGCTTGATAGTCCTTGATATAAAGCTCCTGAACATGAAGTTTATGGAGCACAACTAACCCAAAAACAAAGATAAGAATAAGATAACATAAGAAATTGAGTTTCCATAGTCCTTGGATTTCTACCCCAGCATTATATATAACGGTTAATTCTCGTGTTCCTCCAGAATTATATCCCCACCGAAAATATAGATTTTCAGTACTTCTATCTGGAAGTGTAACGGAAATGTGACCGGATTGGTGTGTATTCATGATAGAAATAATATCATCTTTATTATCAACTGATGAAAGAGAAATATTTTTATGATTGTCATTTAAAATTGTGCGTGACATAAGTAACATATTCGCGTTATAAATTTCAATTTCTGTAACTCGTTCTAAGTCGTAATTAAACGGTTCTCTCATGAATTGATGCTGTGTATATGTGTGTTGGTTAATCGCATCATCCAATGAAGTCGTTCGCATGATAATATCATCCATCGAATGAGTTAATAAAAATATAGATCCAACAATAATAACGACAAGAAATAGTTCAATTTTATTTACATGACGTTTCATGATCGTATCTCCTATAACACAAATTAATTCCGTATCCCTTATTAAAATGTCATAAATAATATGGGTGGGGATATCCCCACCCATATTATTTTTTAATCTAGATCATAATGAATGTCATCATGGATAATATCCGAACGTTTTGTTTTACGATTGATATGTAGTACGTTATTATCATAAGTATGATAAGCTGTTTGATCAAGAGAATCTGTATATTCGCCGGAACTTGTATACATTCGAGACACTACACCATACCATTGGTCATCATCCATGATAATATGTTTATGGAAGTATGAATCGTTTTTAATTTCATCTTCCCATTCATCATTAAGGAGATCAATAATCAGTTCGTTCGATATTGGTTGGAATCCGAACTGTTCAAAATGCATATTATTTCCAACAAACGGTTCTCCTTCTAATGTTGGTGGATCAATCACCATGTACTGGAAGGAGGAATTATTATACTGGATATCGGGACGATCATTCGGATAGGTAGTTTGCATAATATCTGTTTCATTGTCGGTATTTGGTGGATAATCCTCAAAGGATGGATGCTCATATGATACCTGATTCCATACTGGAGTTAATAGAGATTCTTGTTCATCCTTTGTATAATTATCTCCTTTAAGATTTCCTTCTAACGCTGCATCAATATACGTTGTGTAATCCCAATGGTGGAATGGACGACCTTTTGACCACGTATTTTTGAGGAAGATATCAGAGAAGTACTCATTTGGATCACGATTAATCTCAATGATCTCAAAATTCTTCAATGATTGTAACCCATGAAGGAAGAGTTTCGTTGGCGAGATAATTGTCACCTCATCCGTTAAGAGTCGACCATTTACCCAGAATTCAAAATATTTATGATTCAATGGTTTATTGATCTTCCCTTGGAGATTAATATATCCATGTGATGGAATCTTGCGAAGCGTGTATACAGATTGCATTGTATATGGTGTTGTTACTGCTGATAGATTCTGGTAAGGACGATATACACCAAGGAATGTAACGGAGGTTCCATATTCATCTTCTTTTGCTACAAACGTTGGTCTGCGAGTGGATGGGTTGATCCTTGGGAGGCGTCCATGTTCGGTTAAGATATAAATCTGGTTGGTTGGAACATTACGTTTTGGAATGCGGAAGGTCGGTGATGAAATCCAACGTTCTTCGTAGAAATTATATTGTTTGGATTTCTTATCAATAATGATATCATAGTCATAAACTTGATCCGTACTAAATTGAGCAATGATTCGAATCTCTTCTGGAACTGGAGCAAATGGATTTGTGACATGATGAATATATCCGTCGTGATTCATTGTTGCATCTTCGGTCTTAAACTCAACGAGTACTGAACCGGATTGTCCAACGGTTTGATGATCGTTTTGATATAGGATGAATTCGATAATCATGTCCTCTTTTGGCGGATTTGGACAATGATGTGGACGGAAGCGTTGGATATGACCTGTCCGTAGATCCGTAATAATATCGCCAAAGATATGGGTTTTGGTTTCTTCATTCCATCCCCATACTGGACCATCAACGAAATCTTCACCGACATCACCCAACACAGAGGAAACAATCCTAGTATTTGACTCTTTCACCAGACCGGTTTGTGTCGGGTCTTTGAATTGAACCTCAAAGCGTTGCGGATCTAATAGATCTTCAAAGCGTTCAGCGGTCTTATTGAAAATCTTGACATCTTGTAATAGGATTTGATTCTTGAAGTGAATATATGGTGCTAATTTGAAATCCATAATGTATCCAGATGAACCGCCAATATGATAATTATTCCTCTGCTCATAGGGGAATATCTTTCGAATACGAACATGGTTTCCTGTATTTACATGATAACGAATTGCCTTTCGATTTACTTCACCAACAATATGTGCACCAATATCCATGGTGGCATTCTGTTTTAATCGTGCATTTCGCTTTTGTGTATCCGGAATCTTATTCAAGAATACTTCCATATCATAGGAATGGAATCCAAGTTCATGATATGTGAGGCGGAATCCATACTTAATCGAATGCTGAATCGGTCCACTATTTCCAAGTAGTTTTAGAAGATTTAATGAAACGATATTGTTTTCATCAATCATAAAATAGTCTTGATCAAATTCAACAATATTTTTGAACTGTACTGCATCGTAGGATCGATCAACATGAATATGTTTTCCAAATAGATTCATAATCTCAACATTGAATGCCATAATGTTTGGTAAATTCAGTGAAAGAGTTTCTCCATTCTGTCTAAAATGTTCTGAGTTAAATTTTACAGATGTATTCATGTCGAATGGATTTGCTGTCGGTAGTTTGATCACGCGCTCATTCTTTCCAAATAGATAAAGAATATCGCGAATGGTCGCCATTAAGTAATCAACGTTAAGTTCAACACCACGGCTGGTTTCGATAAAATGGTTTCCGTTCAATCGAACATTTGGATATTCATCCGTCCGTATTGGTTGATATAGTTCAAGATTCCATTTATGATGGTCATTTAGATTTTCCCACTGTCTTGTCGTCCAATTAAAAATAGAAAGATCTTTTCGTTGGATATGATGAATGAACGTACCAAAATGTACTTTTGGCTCATCCATTGCTCGCGGATATAATCCGTCGGATATGTTTGAAATGATTTCTCGATGATATAGTTGATCATCGTTCCACGGAGCGTCATGATACTGTGCGGTAAATCCAGGAAGGTCTGGACGATAATCCAATTTACACCAATCGACTTGGATATTGTTCCATTGCATATCAACATACTCTGGTGCATGATAACGTATGAATCCACTTAGCATGAATGATCGTACGGTGTATTTCGTGCGATGATTATAGAATTCAGCATCGTGTTCAACAATAACCGATTTACCAATTCCAGCATCAGGCCATTCACTGATATGAACGGGTAATTGATCATGGGTTAATACAGATTTCTCCCCATACACGATATCATCTCGATGAAGCTTAAAATCTACTAAGAAGTTATAAGAGCCACCATTTGATGGAATGATTGATTGATTTGAATGTACTGCTGACAGATGTGGTTGGATAAATGGTATTGAATCGAATCGATGATAATGTTGTATGTTAATTTGTATTGATGTACTTCCTCCCGTCGATGGAAATTCTGTTTGAGATAATTGTAGTTCAGCAACAGGTAAACGTTCATATGATTCATTATGTTCATCTTCACGCAAGAATAGATTTTCTAGATTGAGGGAAATAACATTATCGTTCTCAGAGAAATGATCACCGGCAAAATGAAGCTTTATCATTGATTGCTTTTCATGATCCTCTTCAAAGGAATCCATTTTCAATGAAATCTCTGGGTGGAACAATTTTAGAATTCGATCTTCCATGGATTGTAAGTAAGATACGTTCAAATATACCGTTCCATTTTTATCTTTTACAAAATGACGATCGTCAAAGATAACTCCCGTCGTCGGGATATTAATCAGGTTATAGTTAGCATCACGTTGCGCGATTGTAGTATCCGGATAGAATAATGATAGGATTTCATCTGTATGTGCGCGGAGGTAATCCAAATTCAATGTGATAATCCCGTTATGATATTTGAAATGATTACCGTTTAATTTCAACGCATTCAAATGAAAATCGAATTTTACGTCTCCCCCATAGTACGGAAGTAGTACATGATCATCTTTGGAGGTCATGTATAGATTCACTTCTACCTTACTATGCATCGAGACACGACCGATGCTCTGATATTCTCCTTTTGTCGGAAGATTTGGTGGTAGTCTTCGTTCATCTGGAAGGAATGGATCCGCTGGAGGAATGATGTTATAGATTCCTTCCCATCGATGATCATTTATCATTGGAACTTGTGAATTATCGATGCGACTTCCTTGATACCAATGATGTTCGTAATCCCCTTCATTGGCAGGAGGATCAACGTCAATCATATCGATTTCGCGATACATGTAATGTTCATTCCGGTCATCATGACGCAATCGATCTTGACGTCTTGATATGAATTCATACTCGGATTGTGGATAACTCAATGTTGCTGGTTTCTTAACTCCATCGGATGTGATTTGATCATATGCGGTTACCGCATATTCATCATCGATGTTGTTCATATCATCGGTAACGACCATCGTATTTTTGATTGATGGATTTACATCCCCATACACAATGGATGACTCCGCAAGAACGACTTTGGAGATTCCTTTATATGGGGTACCACCCAATGAGGATACACGGAGTTTCACAGTCGCTTCATTCGCGTTTGCATAAATCGTTTGTCCAACGGCATAACCTGAACCATGATTTCGGATATCAATTGCGTTTACCTTATAGATGAAATAGTTTTCTCCGGGGATATAAATTGAATTCGCGGATAATTTCATAACCTCGTTCGCATTGATATAAATCGTATCATGTTTTCTTGGATGAAAATGATTCTGCATCTGATTATGACGTTGATAGAAATTTAATGTTTGCTTTCCTCCAAGGAATACATCATAGCCAATGTTTATATCATGAATATTTTCAAAATCAAATGCGATTAAATCGTTATCTTGATAGAACTCTTCTGGTGCAGAATAAGAATTATCATCATAGAGGATTGTTGAATCGTCAATTCCTACTTTATGCGTAAAGAAGTCGACTGTAAGTCCAACACCATTTCCAACAACAGAGGTTAATTCACGGATTCCCCAAAGCATATAAGGTAATGCATAATTCAATAGTGGACGAAGTTTTCCTACATGATCTCCTCGCATCTCTGTGATTTGTAAATATATTTTATCGTTTAGGATAATATCTTTCATCTCTTGTGATAACGAAGACTCCTGTGATGGATCAATGGCTGGAATGACTTCTACGATATCTCCTAGTCGATACCCTTTTCCTTGCCTTGCTGGAACAACACGATCAATACGATACCACGAATCTTTTTGTTGTGTTTGTTGAATCGAGGATAGATCTTCTTCAATGAAACGGTAGATTGTTTGAATTGGCGTTTTATATCGATATGATGCATCAATTGCTTCGGTAATTACATTAATCTTGTGGAATAATTCTTTAACGTAAGATGAAAATAGATCGCGTTGTTCAGTATCCGTGAAGGAGTTAATAATCATTGATTGATACGTCTTTAGATTCCCTTTACATTCAAAGAGAACGGTTTTAAGATCTTCTTCATCGGACCAAGTACTTCCAGTACCAATGAATGTATTCAACTTTGCATAGGCAACACGAAGTTGTTCATCATAATAGGAAAAATTTTGTGTGCGCTGATGAACAGTATCAACATAATCGGATACCGATGATAATAATTTTTCGAGCTCAATAAAGAATGCATGAGGATCGATCTTTTCACGATTACTCATAAACTCTTCTGATGGTGTAATGATACTTAGTGCCGTTTTTATAATGGAATTCATTTTCCATATACTTGTCTCACTCATATAATCATGATATTTTTCATTTAGATGGTTCCAATCCTCTTGGATTTGAGAAATCTTATCAAGAATCATTTTGTATTCGTGATTGTTATATGGATTTGATGTATTCAGGTACGTCTTAATATTTACAACGACATTCCGTATCCTCTTCAGATATGGGATAATGACATCATCGTTGATGATCCTCTGGTGTTTTGAGGATACCACTTTAATGGTTGCGCCAACACCATTTGATGTTGACGTGCTATGATATGATTGTTGCTGCGCCATCGGATCTCTGAATGTAGTACGTCTTGCATTCGTTGCTATGAGTTGTTCGATGTGATTTTCTCCATCTGCGGTGATTTTATAAGGACATACTTTTGGGACGAAGATAATGTCGTCTGTGTCGTACTGAATTCCAACTCGATCTAATTTTACTTGATTGACTTCATATACATCAGAATACGTTGGATGGATCGTATCTGGAACAAATGGTTCATTTACCGTTTCCATATAACCAATGAGCGCTTTAAGTTGATCAATATGACCATAGATCGCCTCAAGGAATTCACTTGGTTCTTTTACGTCAGATAAGAGTTTTGTGAATATGCTTTCTTCTACCCCGTTAAAGGTGAGCCAAAGATCAATTGTATTGATTCCAGCATCTATAGCGCGTTGTGCATCAATCTGTCGGTTGGTTCCAACGATATAAGACATACATTTGAGAACACGTTCGATATAATTTTTCACAGCACGTTCGTAAGCATATTCTTTTTGACTCATCGCGTAATCACTTAGGAGATCAAACAACTGAGATGCTTCATTGGTATGAAGTCGTAGTTCACTGCGAATCTTATAATACGTCAATAGCGTTGTTCGGAATTCTGTCATGCGGTCCGTAATATGATCCAGTCGATCGATGATGTTTTGATCTTTGATCAATTGCGTTGCACGCCAGAATTCATTGAGTTGTATTTTAAAATGATGAATATCGTCCTTTACATCATCAACAAGATTCACAAATGCGGTTACCTCATCATTGGTATATGATTTCTTCGGATCAAACGATGCATAAAATTTCGTTGTCGAAACGAATAATTTGTTTCTAGCATCTTTGATTGGAACCGTCCAGGGATCGTCGAATTTATTGATCTGACCAATGACGGATTGATCTTCCGGATTGGTCTTTGCATAATCAAGATAAGAACGAAGATCGTTAATTGCACGCATAAAATCATCCAGATCAAAACTTTGACGAAGCGCTGAGATCTGATCGACATATTTATTGAACCAATTGATTGCTTGACGTACGCGTTTTAATGTTTCTCTTTTTGATGACCAAATGTTTTTATCTTCCACATGCTTGCGCAATGATGCAATGTCTTTCGACAAGGATGCTGCAGAAAGGAAATAGGTGTTTAAATTTGCAATCAGTTGATTAATATCGTTGATAGAAAAAATGTTTGGATCAAGATCATTAATGAAATCAAAATTATATTGGAAATCTTTCAATAATGTCTGAATTAGTTCTTTAAATGCTTCAATTTGATTAAGGTTCAACTGATATGATTCATTCTTCGTTTCTTTCAAAATCCAATTGAGATCATCAAGAACGTTTTGTGTTGCATCAACAATGTCTTTTTGGATCTGATATAATGCTGGCTGAAGTCTACGTAGATCAAATGTTGACGGAGGGCGACGAATTAGATGTTCTCCTGGATCCCAATCCTTCATCACCTTTACCATGTAATCAAAGTATGATGGAATCCAACTGCGATCAAGATAAATTTCAAAATTTGAAATTTTATTATAGTTCAGATGATCCAGCTGCATCGATTCTTCAAGTTTATGAATGTTATAATCAAATGGAAATTCATGATCATCGGACTTCAAATATGTTGCTAATCCCATTCGAAAATATGGATCCATCGTCCTTAAAAACAATTGATTGAATCGTTCAAACGACGGATTATCTGCAATATATTCCAATAGTTCCCATTTATATTTTGACTGAAGAACTCCCTTGTAGATAGAGCGTAAACCCATCCAGTAGAATTTCTCCATAAAGATATCCCGATAATTTGCACAGTTATCAAGATAGTATCTTTTTGTATCATGTTCCCACGATGGTGTTGGTTCTATTACATTACTTGAAAGCTCTCGAACATTTGCTGTATCCGAATAAAATAAAAACGATTTAAAGATGCGATCGCTTGTTAGTTCTTCTTTCACTTGATCAGATAGGAGATATACGTCAGGAAAATGATGTTCTACCACGATATCGGATGGACGCCAAACGCGATCATCGATATCATATTCAAAGATCCAGAAATCATGTTCTTCTATGGGACGTTGGAATCGCAACCTCTTGCTCTCATTAACATTGAAAATCATGGTTCGACGCATCCCATGAATAATTTCAATTGACATATATCGATCTGCAAGTTCTCTAGGAATCGTAATGAGTTCTGATGTTACTTTCCAGAAATTGTCTTCCCATTGTCGCGTTGGGTATACCCATTCACTTGTCCATAACTTTTTACGAATATCGGCGACGGATTCTTTGAATGTCTTTTCGAATCGATCCGAAAATAAATCAAATTTTTCCATCCCTCGTGATCGAATGAATGCATAGTACGCATCATAAATCTTCTGATAATCCTCTGTTAGTTGATCGAGACGATTAGACACGTCTTCCTTTGCTGGATGGTTTTCTCCCTTGATCAAGAATCGAAAATCTTCAAGATGATCTGCAGCAACGACAGTTAAATCTCTTAGGTGTTTAATCGCTTTCGCTGTAACTTGATCAGCAGAAGATTCTTCTTGATGCGCATCTGACAATACAATGGGTCGGATCATTTTATCCCATCCATTGTATTCCTTAAACATATCATTCTTCCAATCGATAAAAACTTGCTTCGTTTTCCCATCCTTCGTCACATAATTATGTTTAACAATATCATCAAACTCTTTTGTTACAACCGGATAGAGTTTAGGCTTATATGCTTTATAAATGGAATCTACCGTGTTTAGAATTGGAAACTCAAAGAAATATTTTGGAACAATAACAGACATCCATATCCAGTCTTCGTATTCCGAACGAATATAAGACTTATTAAAATTACTTAATAGATCAAGATCAATAATTCCATTTTCAATTGGAAGGAATTCTAGGTTATCACCAAGAACTTCAATTTTCGATTTACGATCTTTGCGTAATGTTGGATCGCCAATACGATTGATCGTAATGATCACATGATTGCTATTCTGGATTTGTCGATTTGGTAAATATGAAACTGGCAACTTCCATTTCCATTGGTTCTCACAAAGTTCTCTTGATATCTTTACACGACATTGCGCATTTGTTGGAACTTTGTAGAGATATACGGGATAATTGTTATTACGCCAATACATATTGTATTTAAAACGAATAAAAATTTCTTGATCATCGAAATAGAATTCATATTCGGAGTAGATTCTCCGATCAATAAAGAGAAGCAATGTAAATGGGAAAATATCATGGTGATTGAGTAGATCCTCTAGCTTCACCCAAGTGCGATAATATTGTGATTGTTTGAACTGATCACGATGCGTTGCTTCAATCAAAATATCTTTGGTGGGGAGATGAATTTCACATATTTCGGTATTTGGGCTATATTTCATATCGGACATATGTCCGTGCCAGGAATAAAACCCAGTTGTATCATGATTTGATGCGATCAACTTATGCGAGGAATTTTCATAAATGTGAAATAACGATTCCTTCACGGCATCTAGGTTAAAAGAATTCGTCGTAATTGCATTCTTATATTCTTCGGAAGAACGCGCTCCATCTGCATCTGGAATAGAGATACCTTCCCGCAATAAATCATCACGACGATCATGTTCATCAGCAATACTATCAAACGTATCGAATGCCTGTTGATAAAATTTCGGATCAAAAGGATTCTGCATATTATCATGCATCGTCTCTCAGCCCCCAGTCCGTAACGTATAATGTTTATTACAGGGTCATGTAGATTGACTAAAAAGTAACGACAAATAGGAGGATGAGGTGTATTTCATGGACGTGAATGAACTATCCATCAAAGTGAATCAGATGGAAAAAGAGATACGGGAATTAATTGCGGCAATTGCAGGATTCAAAATCGATATGCAGCTTATGGTTCGCATGAAAGATCGAATTAAACCTGGAACTGGATGTAAGATCTATTACGATGCAAATGGTCTTGTTATGAATAGTGAGGATCTTAGTGCATCGGATATTCCAAATCTCCCTATGGAAAAGATCGATGGGTTACTTGAAAAAATAAATAAATCCGCAGATACAAAAATCCAAAAACCGGTGGAAGAAAAGAAAATCAAACCGGGACGTGGGATAAAGATCAGTTATGATGAATTCGGGCGTGTTACATCATCCGACGATAAACTTCTAATCACTGACATCCCTGAACTTGATATGAATAAGATCCGTGGGCTAGAAGATACAATTAAAAACCTACGAGAAGAATTGAATGGAATTAAGAGTGAGAAGAAAGAACGGTATCGCGTTGCTCCAGGAACGTATACAAAAATTACATACGGGGATGATGGGCGTGTTATGGGTGGAACTACATTAACAATGGATGATATCCCCATGACGCTCATTAATAAGATCAATCTATTGGAAAATCGTATGGCTAGTTTTGCAGGACAAGAGGCTATGAGTACTGCGATGAATCGTTTGAATAAAAAACTTGATGCGAATGTCAAGATTCTTGGTGGTACCTATACGAAAGTTCAAGTAGATGATAACGGGTTGGTTACTCAGGGTGATCGTGTAACGGTCGATGATATTGGTACGATTACAATCAATAACATTGCTGAACTCCCGACCATGTTAAAAAATAAAGCAAATCAAGCAGATATGGTTCAGGTATTAAATACAGTAAATCGTCTGGCAACAAGTGATCGAACACGGGATGTGGTTCAACTAAAAACCGTCGTTGAAGGTAAAGCGGATAATTATACCGTAAAATCATTGGAATCTCAAATTAATACACTGAGTACGTCAGTCGATAATCTACTAACACGAATTCCTGATCGCAGTGTCATGCAAACGATCAATCGTCTCGTGCAAGAAAATGATGATTTGAAACAACAAATCAAATCGTTGGAAAAAGAAATGAATCGCCGAATCGAGGAATTAAAAAATAAATAGTTCAGTGGGAGGGTTTTAACCCTCCCACCTTTTATTTATTTTACGTACTTCTTACAAATTTCTTCAAAGCTCAATCGAGATACGATTGTATCGAAGTGTAGATTCGACATAACAGTTTTCTCTTTTAGTTTGATTTTCTCTGGGAGTTCCTTTCCATAATAATCAAAGATAAATTTTCGGAATACCTCTGGTTGTACGGACGGGATTTCCAAACACAAATCAATTCTTCCAGGACGAAGGAATACCGGATCGAATTTCTCAATGTAATTCGTCGTCATGATGATGATTTTATCTTCACCGCTTAGAATACCATCGAGTGCATTGATCATATTTCCGAAGAACTGTTTATTCATTGCCTGTTCTTGTTTCGCTCCGGGAACATCAAGATCGATTGATGTATCCTTAACTAGTCCAGGATATTTATCGATATCAGAAATAATATAGAGCGGGTTCGTTACATCCTCATCTTCATCAATCAACGCATTAGGGATGAACTGACCATTCTTCCCTCCGGTAACATAATAAATATTTCGATTCCATTCTGATGCAATCATGCGAGCGATACTGTCTTTTCCATGACCAGCCTCTGAATGGAGGAGAATCTTTAAGTTGTGCGGAATACCCCATTTGCGGTATTGCTCCTTTGAAGCAAAGAAATTATTCACACAATCAATAATTTTTAGTTTAATTTCTCTTGGTAGATAAATCGTTTTGATGGATCGTTTTGGAATTGTCCCAAGTTTATCCCAATACGTACGTCCATCTCCTTCATGGAAATCCCGATATAGATTCACTGAATTAGAATTCCGATTGATGGCAAGGATGGCATTCCGATGGAACACCATATCCTGTTCAAACAGTTCAACAAATTTTGTATCCAGGTTGTAAATGGATATTGTGTATTGTGTGAGGACACTCTTTCGACCATATTCATTTGGTTCTTGTAATGTTTGTATATGGAGAATGATATTATAATCCCGATATTTCAGATTATGAACTCCATCGGTCAGCTTGCTATAGAGTTGATCTTTTGCACTTGAACGGCGTACATTCGATAAAGATAACCGTGGATTACTTTTCAAGTTATTGTATTTACGAAGAATTGCATATAACGCTTCTTCCATCCAACGATCATAATAGTTTCGACCTACGGTAAATGTGATTTGTCGCTCAAACTTCCCACGGACATAATGAATGACAAACGAACCGATAGTCGTTGTCACATCGGCAATATTATCATCCATTAGTTCATTCAATGGATTGATTACAGTACGACCGAATTTATCTTTGAGTGTCGTTAACCCGCGCTCTTTCAATTCTTGTAGATTCATAAAAATCTCCTTACTAAAATAAAAAGGAAGGAGGTTTCCCTCCTTCCTCAACTTTGATCACTTCATGAATTTAGCGAACATATCCTTTGGTTTAAAAGATTCAGGTGTCGCCGCAACCTTTTCTTCTCTCTTGCGGATCGCCAGCGCTTCCCGTGATACATCATCACCAGCAAGGATATACTTGCTTGCATCATCAGTAGCGAGTGCCTTTCTCAGTTCGTTGACACGATCCTTCATCTTCTTTGCACGATCGTTGATCGGAGAAAGTCCTGAAGCAACTAGGTACATGAAGTTCAGGTTTTCGTTTCCATCGTTATTGACCGCATTATGATTGAATCGCTCATCCGGACGACCAATAAACTCTTCCAGTTTTTCCAGGTTGGATGTATAGAGCTTATTCACTGCATCCGTGAAGTACGTGATGATCCCCCAACGAACGACCTTCTTGTTGCGATCCGTCTCACACTGGCAGGACTGTTTGATGGATTTGATGATCAAATCGTCAAACGCAGCATCTTCCATGTTCTTTTCTGTGAGATTCTTATTCACACGGGCAACAAGAAGTCGTCCAGGAGTCGTGATGATTGATTCCATGTCTGCAGGATCGATGGATTCATATTGCGTTGGATAATTATCGATTCCTGTCAGAATGCGAATGTCTTCAATCACATTCTCATTCACCATCTCGAGAGCTCTTGTTGGTGACTGATCGGCAACAGTTTCATTGTCATAAATCATATACGTTGTCTGGTCACCAAGCGTTTCATAAAGCTCTGAAAGGAATTCGAGAGCATTCCCCTGATCCGCAAGAGAATCCTTGATCTTTGGAAGAACGCCGACGAGGATGAAATGTGTGTCAACGAATGCTTGACGGAGGATATCCAGTAGTACCGGTGATGCACCGGAACCTGTCCCACCCGCCATAGAAGTAGCAATGAAAACATACTTCTTGTTGGCAATGGTATCGAGAAAATCCTTATTGGATAGAATCTTCTCAATATCATCACGAAGATACTTCTTCATCTTCGAACGATTCTTTCCACTACCTTCAACTTCCTCAGCGATTCCAATCTTGAATTTAATTGCCTGCGGATCATCAATCATGGACAGATCTGCCTGACTTGTATTGATATAAAGTGTATCAAACAATTCAGGATACTTCTTGTGAGCTAGATATGAAATCATACTCCCACAATTTCCAACACCGATGATTGCAATTTCTTTCTTGAGTTCCATTTACTTAATCCCTCCGATGAATATTAGCTGAACATCCCAGTGACGTTTGAAAACTCTTTTGCTGAAGGAACACTCACTTCTGTACCGTCTTTAACGACGATAAACTCTGCCTCTTCCCCATCAACAAATACTGTTTCCAGCTGATCGACGGAGAATCCATCAGGCATAGCAAATACACCTGAACGATCGGCACGAATGAGACTGAATGCACGTTTCATAAAACATTACCTCCATAGAATGATTTAATAAATCTTATTTCCGTATTCATAATATATAACCAATACGGTTACTTTCCTGTAGAAACATATATATTCTCTCGACAAGGAAATGAGTGAAGGAGGAATAAATTTTGCCTTCAATAAAGGATAATATCATTCATGCGTTAGAAAATAACCTAGATGTTTTCTATCGCGTTTCTGATGTACGATATCGTATCCGTTGTCCATTCTGTGGAGATAGTCAGAATGATTATCGGAAAGCACATATGTATTTATTGTGCGATCATAATCCGAATACACCAATCCTCTATTATTGTTTCAAAGGGAATTGTGGAGCAAGAGGAAAAGTAGATAGAGATTTCCTTGATCGATTGCATATTAAGGTTGATGGAATTGATGAATTCTCCAATAAAGTATATAATAAGATCTCGAATATTCAAAAAGTAAAAATCGATATTGTTACAGGAAAACCAATTCCTGGATCGAAACAAATTCGATATATTGAAGATCGTTTGGGGAAAGGTCTTACGATAGAAGATTATGATCGATTTAAAATTGTATGGGATATCAATGGGCTAATTCCTTATATTTCAAATCAACGCATCATCAATACCTTGCCGTCCAACCAAAAAAGTATATCGTTCTTATCCGAAGATAAATCATGTTTGCTCACAAGAATGTTTGAGGAAACAGAATTTGATCGATGGAAGAAAACGAAACTATATCCAAATGAAAATCGAATCTTTTATACAATTAAATCAGAAATCGATTTGTTCTCCGATGATGAAATAGTCGTAAACGTTGCTGAAGGCGTATTTGATATTATTGGTGTATACAAACACTTTCCGTCGAAGAATAGCATCTATATCGCTTGTCTTGCTTCTGATTACGAATGTGGGTTACAGTTCGCCATTCATAAGGGATTTATCGGAAAAAATATTCGCGTAAATATCTATATGGATGATAATATTGATGAAACATTATTGAAGAAAAGATTAAAGCGATTTCGATGGATCATTGGCTCCATATACCTTTATCGAAATATGAAAGCAAAAGACTTCGGATGTAAATTCGAGAATATCGAAATGGTAGAACATCAAATACAATGAGGTGAATAATGTGGATAAATATCGTCCAGGAATTGGTATTGCTGCTGGATCGCAGATGTTACGGTGGAATGTATTAGATCGATACATTCATATTGAACCAGATCAAGAAGTCAATATTTTCATTAACTTCGAATCCGTTTTAGCGAATTTGAATCGAATGAAAAACTTGCATCAATCCATAACCTATTTCAAGAAACATGTTGTGTTGGAGTTAGAATCAGCAATTCTAAATCTTATGTCGAATTATCGGAGCTATATTCGTAAGTGTCATGGAATTCCTAAAGTATACTTATATCATACGCATCTGTCAAAAGAAAAACAAGAGATGCAGGTATACAATAAATATTATCGTAGCTATTATTACAATCAGTATATGCAAAATCCAAAATTCCGTGATATCGGACGTATGATCAATAATCTTGTTATTCCAGATTTAGAATTGATTCTTTCATACATCTATGGGTGTTATTTCATCAAAAGTAAACGGTTTGATGGTAGTATGATTCCTTATATCATTGCCGAGAAATCTTCTGCTACACAAAATATTATTATTACAACGGATATATTTGATACGCTGTATTATTTTCAACCATCATTTACGACAATCTATATCAAACGATATTATGGAGATCTTACGATATGTAATTCTGCTGAGGAAACCGTACGAACGATCATTAAAGATGAGAATCCTTTTGACTTGACCATATTCAATTATGAAATGTATTATCGTCTATTGCTATCAATGAAAGGTAATACGATTCGTAATATTCGTTCAGCAAAAGGATTTGGTTATGGTAAGTTTGTGAAGGTATTGAAGGAAGGTTTAGACAATGGGATGATTCTTAAAGAGTTTGAATCAATTGATTCAATCCTTCAATTATTTCCAAAGAAATATCAAGAGGATATAAAGAACGCTTTTATATGTTCTGACATTGGTGTTCAGTCTACATTATTGACTGATGCTGATCGCTCTGATATAGATCTTCAATGTATTGATAAGGTGGATATCCAATCCATTGAAGCATTGAACAATCAGCGTTTCTTAGACTTTCCAATCAATCTTCAAGGATTATTGGAGTAATCGTATCTTCTCGAAAAATATTGATATATTCTATAATTGATAAGAGATAAAGAATCTGGCGATTTATAGATCTTTTATCAATCGAATATTAATTGAAGTTACAACAGGAGGTAACTAAAATGAGCACGATGAAGACAGCAGCAGTGGCAGCAGTGGTAGTGGCAGCAGGCTTCGCAGGTTATAAGCTGTATCAGCACTTTGCTGGCGGATGCGGAGATGAGACGGTCGTCGACGATGAGAATGTCATCAACGACACCATCGATGAGGTCGATGAGACCCCCGAGGTCGATACGGCGGAGGCTTGATTGAGCCTCATTCTCATCTGCGCAGATGAGGAGCTTAGGCTCCTCATTTTTTTTCATTTTTCTATGTTCTATCGAAGGCACTATGCTCAACAATTTGATTAAGACATAGCCACAAAGAAGGTGATTATATGGCAGCGACGATTGGTACCAAAACAAGAACTGTTGGTGCTTTCTTAAAGAAAGCATCGCAGCATATTATTACTGGTACTGGTGACTATATATCAAGCGTGATGCCAACAACCACATCTACCATATCAGGCGCAGGACAAGCAATGCGTGAGTTAGCAAGGATTCCTAACTCAATTGGATCAATCACAGCAAAAGCATCAGAATTAAAGAATCAATCTACATTTAAAAAACTAGAGAACTGGTTTATGAGTTCTGAAAATGAATTCGGGTTGGATGATAATTTTGATGCTCAACTTTCTTTTGATACTGAAGATCTTGACGATTCAACTTCACAGCTTGCTGAGACGGAAATATCAGAATGGAATCGAAATGCAAATCAGATTTCGAAATCTGTTGTAGAGAGCTCACACAAACTTTTTGAAGCTCAGATATCATCGACGGCAAATTTGATCTCATCGATTGATAAACAGACCGCAATCATCTCTTCTGGATTTGATAAAACGCATGTAATACTAGAGAAGATCCTAGATACACTAACAAAGAATACAGCAACCATGATCGAAACTATGGTGGCCTCTTCTGGCGTTCAACATAAAGGTGTATTTGATAGTGATGGTAAACTAAATCTAAGTAATTACAAACAGCAGTTGAAAAATAACTTCAACAATACGACGTATGGCACATATCTGAGTCTTGCATCGTCTATTGGAAGTTTGGCTAAAGGCGGTACATTAACACCAGCAGCATTAATAAGCATGGGGCTTGGTCAACTTGGCGATAAGTTTGCACCAAACTTAGAGAAGAACATGAAAGCGTTAGATGAATCAGTAAGAGATGTTATTACCGATTCATTGATTCGTATTGGAGAAAATAAAAACGCTGGTGGATTAAAAGGATTTTTTTCTCAATTATTTGGGATTGATTCATCTAGAACATCGCAGGGAACTGGCAGATCTCAACTTGAATTAAAAAATGTCGGATTCGATAGTATAACAAGGGAGAGTATTGTCGGTGCAATCCCAGGATACTTGCGACAAATTCTAACTGCGCTCGGTGGACCCGATCTCATCTATGACTTTAAATCTAGATCCTTCCGATCACAAAATTCCATTCGTCGCCAATTCAATAGTGAAGCGATTAGTGGTCGCGTCGGAATGTTGAATAATGCAAGAAGCGGCGTGCGTGGTGCAATAGGGAATAATGAGATGGGGTCGATGATCTATGACCTGATGATGAATGATCTTGGTACAAAATCATCATCGGGAGAGGCTCGACGCATTATTGCATCATTTGAAGATCAAAAAGCCACGGAAGATTATATCCTCAAAACAGTATTAGCTGGCGTTAAACTAACATCAAGCGAGCGTGAAGCAGCAAAAGCATTTGCCAATAATTTAAAGAAAGCGGCTAGTGGATCTGGTCGACAGGCAATGTTAACGCAAGCAAATCGTGCAAATATTGAACGAGGAAATGTATTATCTCAAGTACTACAAGATGCAGATACATATGGGATGGATTTATCTTTCCTTGGTGATACAGATGGATTCGATAAGCAGGCGATCCTTGAAGCATATGGTCATCGTACTAAATCAAAATCTTCGAAAATTCGTCCAAACGATCCACGCGCTCGTTTACAGGGAACGAATTATACAAATATGGCGTTATATGAAATTTATCGTAGACTCAACGAAGGAATCAATGTATTCCAAGTTGGTAAGGGTAAATTTCGTAAAACTCCATTCGAACGATTTGCTGACGATGTACTACCAAAACCATTCAATCATAAACCGAAACAAGTTCGCGGATCTTCTCTATCCTCTTCTTCTATTGGTAATGGTGGGATATATCATGATGATGGGAGCAGTAATCTTCTTGAAAATCAAACCATGGAAGATGGTACTGTTGAGAATCTCAGTACTGGGGAACGACTAAAACGCTGGGGATCACAACGTGGTGGAAATATTGCGAAAGCAATGTTTTCTGGAAGCCCTGAACAAGTGAAAGAGGCATTTGGTCTTGTTGTTCGTGATGTTAGCCAAGTTGCTCAGGAACAAATGAAGAAAGGTCTATCCAGAATCAATGATTCTTTTGGAAATATCACCGGATATCTGAAACATAAATTATTTGGATCTGCATATTCCTATGATAGTGGGAAAACGGATAAAGATGGAAATCCCATCATGGTAAACATCAAACAGAATTCTGCTGGCGGTGTATTTGGATTCGTTTCTGAAAACATCAAATCAATGTTTACTGGAGTTAAAGATCGCACATTCAAATGGTTTAAAGATGTTGCTGGGTATTTCAATTATAAAGGATCCGGATCTTCTGGCGTCGAAAATAAACGTCGTAAATTTTTAATCTCTTCCATTGGCGCATATGCTGGTGCTGGTCTTCTTGGAGGTCCTCTTGGTCTACTTGCTGGAGCAATAGGAGCAAACGCATTGGATGCTACTGGCATTGGTGATAAGATCAAAGGAATGCTCTTTGGAAAAGAAGAAGTTGATAAGGATGGAAACGTTCGAAAGAAGCGTGGTATTCTTACGCGTGTTCTCGATAACGTTGTTGATCCATTCCGTTATCAGATCGGAAAGACGTTTAATTATTTCACGAAGACCATGAAGAAGCAAGTGCTAGGTCCGCTCTCTGATCTTGGATTAGCATTGAAAGAACGTATTACATCCACCGTAGCCAATGTAGCAAAATCAAAATTCGGAAAAGTATTCTCATTTATCGGACGAATGCTGATGGCTCCATTCAAGGGGGCATTGAATTTAGCAAAGTGGCCAATTCAATTACTTGGTGGATTAACACGAGGAACGATGGGTGCTGCAGGATCCGCATTTGGTGGGACTGCTGGAATTCTATCGTCCATCATCGCAGGTTCAACAAAATATGACGAAAATGGAAACATTATCGGTGGCCGCGGTTTAATTGCGCAACGAAGAAAAGAACGAAACAAACAGATTGATGCCGATTATGAAAATGACTACAAGGGTGGATATAGTGCTTGGAAAGCAAAACAGGATGATGCTCGTTCACAAGCCGTTGTAAAATTAAATGAAGCAATGGCTGAGCAAGTTGATACAAGTAAAGATATTGCAGAATCCTCAAAGAAAACAGAGGAAGCTGTATCTAACATGAATCGACTTGCTTCTGAAAAGGGATCACTCTATACGCATGATCATGGTCTACATGAACGAATTGATGCAATCTTAACCCATTTTGGCATTAGCACTTCATCGACGAAATGGCTAAGACTTCCATCTAGAAAGAACCTCAAGAATGATTCCATCGATAAAAAGAGTGGTCTTATCGATAGTCTCGTTGGTTCAACTGCTTCCATTGTTTCAGGTGATGAATCAGTCAGTGCTGACGAAGCAAGACTTTCTTCTGCTATCGTTGACGAAGCATCTAAGGATAATCCAAATCGAGGTTCAGTAATTTCAAAATTCAAGAACTTGCTTGGTATGCAACAGAAACGCAAAGAGGAGAAAGGTGAAAAGAAGAAAGGTCTTCTGGAAACCATCAGTGATATCGTTGATAAAATGGGAGGACTTCCCACGGTCATCGGTGGAATTGGTGCGGCACTTCTCCTCTTCAGCAAAGATGCACGACAAGCAATTGGAAGCATCATCAGTAAACTCGGTACTGGATTTGGGAACTTCTTAGACTGGTTGCTTGGTAATAAGGATAAGAATGGGAACAATGAAGACGGTGGAATTACGAATCTACTAACGTCTCCATTCGATATACGCACAAGTAGTTCACTCGGATTGATCGCACCATACGCTGCTGGGATCTATCATGTCGAACGAGATGCTGCTGGAAATAATATTGATAATATTGCAGCAGCAAATTCTCGCAGTGCGCTATGGCGTGAATATTCCACTCAGGGAACAATACGGAGTGCTCTTGAACTCGGTCATCGCTATGATATGAATAAACACTTAAATCGTGCGATGGAATTCGATGAACAATCATCCAGATTCAAAGCATCTGGAGATACATTCGAATCAAAACTTGCTCGTCGTTATTCAAATAAAGAACTCGATCGAGCAGCTTATTGGGAAGGACGCTTGCGTGAACAAGGGAATATGAGAGTTACCGAGCGAGGAACACTTGCCGCACAGGGCGGTGTTGCTGGAATACTTGGTGGCGGAGCAATCGGCGGTTTTGTTGGCGGTACGATTACAAGAGGAGCATTGAATGCTATGGGTATTCAAGGCCCCGCTGCAGATGTTGCCGGTAATGTTGGTGAAGCCGTTGGTACGGTAAAGGGTATGGCTACCGTAACCAAGATGGGCGCACGCATTGCAATGGGAGAAGATCCTTCGGAATATAAGATCGTCAATCGATTCATTACTGCAATGAAAGATTACCTATCTAAAGCAGCAGATTATATTGCAGCATCAAAACCATTTAAGAAAATCGCTGAGCCAGTTAAGAAGATGCTAAATACAGTCATGAGTAAGTTCACGACAAAGATGCTCTTACCAATGGCAACAAATATCTCCAAAGCGCTTGCAAAAGTTGGATTAAATGTTGGGACTGGTGTAGCTACTGCTGGTATTTCAACAGCAGCATTTGCAGCAATTGGCGGTATCGCTCAGGCATTCCAAACCGAAAATCTGTTCGGCGTAGGTCCAGACAAAGCTGATAAAAAAATGGGGCTCATATCCTTCACCCTTGGTATGGCATTTAATATGCCTTATGCTCCTCTTCTTGAAATATTTGATCCATTATTCTCTGCAGCAACTGGTGGAGAAGTTCCATCCTTCCGTTCATGGGTTGCTGTAAATCTTTATCGCGCCATTGCATCGGATGAAGACGTTGCTGAACTCAATGAAAATCAAAATGAAATGAAAGAAAAGGTCAGAGAGTATAACGAAAAATATGGTACTAAACTTGATACAGCGACGTATAACGACATGGTGAATCCATCCACCATCAGTAAGATTTGGAAGGGTGGTATTCTTACTGACGAAAACGGCGATGTGAAGTTTACCGAACAGGGTGCCGTTATGCGCGGTGGTGGACTACAAGGATTCCTATGTGATCTCGTCGGCAAAGAAGTCAAGAAGGATGAAAACGGAAATCCAATCATTGGACAAGATGGTACCGAAGAACGAGAAGATTTTGATCCTATAAAATTCATCCTTCAACCAGTAATGATTCCATTTAATTTTATCAAGAAGATTATGAAGGGAATCGGGGATTGGTTCGATAATGATTCTCCATGGGCGAAGGAAGGTCAAACACTACCTTATTGGGTAGGATATAAAGCAGGAGAACTTCCTAGAAAAGTAGATGACTTCTTAGTAGAAACGAAGGATAGTGTCATCAAATGGTATGACGAAGATTCTCCTTGGGGAAAAGAAGGTAAAGGTCCTGCAGAATATGCCGTATCTAAGATTAGTGCAATTCCTGGAAAACTAGAAGACTTCTTAGTAGAAACGAAGGATAGTGTCGCTAAGTGGTTTGATTCAGAATCACCATGGCAAAAGGAAGGGAAAACCATTGGTGGGTGGATCCTCGATAAGATAACATATCCATTTACTGTCGTGAAAGATAAACTCGACGAGTTTGTCAAATCTCTCAAAGATATCAGTCTAAAAGATCTACTCAAGAATGGAGTTAAATCCGTCGGGGATTATATCGCTGATTCTAGAGTTGGTAAAGCTGTAAATAGCCTATATCAAGGATTTACTGATGCCCGTAATAAGAAGAATGGCAGTGGTGGTGGACTTGATGAAATATCCCGCGGTATGGGGATGAGTCCACTGAGTCAAGATGCCGTCATTACCTCAGACTTCGGTCAGCGGGAACACCCAGTCTTTGGTGGTATCAGTAATCATAGGGGAATTGATATCGCTCCGAAGAATGGGTCTTCTGCTGATGCTCTTGCTACACTTCCAGGTCGTGTTACCGATGTTGGATTCCAAAAAGGTGGAGCAGGTAACTACGTTTATTATCAAGCAGACAATGGTCTTACAATGAAATACATGCATCTTGCCGATAATGGAATCCCATCTGGAATAAAACGCGGTACTCGAGTTAATGCTGGCATGAAGATCGGAACTATGGGTTCTACTGGAGCATCCACCGGACCTCATCTCCATTATCAAATGGAGTACAATGGATCGCCTGTTGATCCAACCGGATTCATTAGTGGAACATCTAGATTGAGTGATCCTCGTCGTGCTGGTAGTGGAATCAATGGTGATGATATTCTCAATGAAGGGACCAAGTGGCTGGGGACTCCATATGTTCTTGGTGCTGCAGATGATGCTACCGATGCTACCGACTGCGGTAAGTTCACACGCGATGTTTGTAGTAAAGTTGGCATTAGTGTTGATTCTCGCCTTGCTGATGTACAGTATGAAATGTTCGAAAAAGGTGGAGCCGCGATCGATGTTAAGGATCTACAACCTGGTGACTTTGTATTCTTCGAAAATACGTATGGGGATTATCCTGCTGGAACCGTTACACACGTTGGATTCTATGCTGGGAATGGTTATGCTCTCCATGCTGGTTCATCAAAGGGTGTATCCTTTGTTCCATTGGATGCTATGCCATATGGACAGAAGGGTGGATCCATTCAGAAGCTATGGAATATTGAACCAGGTAAAGGTGTCGACGCAAACATGAATGTTGGTGAAGGTACTGGTGGAAAATATAATGGTCATGGAGGAGCCGGTGGAAAGATTGGCGGCGGAAGTAAAGCCAGTGGTCCTCTTGGACAACTCCTTGAATCATTGAAGGGTGCCGGATCTAAATTCCTAAATAAGGTGAGTGGAGGATTGTTCGGATCAGAAGAATCCAGTGGCGGGTCTTCTGGTGGTGGAGGATCGTCAGGAAGTTCTGCATCATTCTCTGGATTATCTGGAAATGATAATGCAGAAAAGGCGTTCAAATTCTTTACCGGAAAGGGTCTAAGTAATGCAGCTGCCGCAGGTATCATCGGTAACCTGAGTGCAGAATCTGGAATCGATCCATCCAAGGAACAATACGGTGGTGGTCCTGGTCGAGGAATTGCGCAATGGGAAATCGGTGGTCGTTTCGATTCACTCCAAGAGTTTGCACAATCTCATGGAAAAGAATGGAACGATCTAGAGACACAGTTAGAGTTCTTGAATAGTGAACTTGAAACCGATGATATGGATCAACGTATGTCCGGTGCTATCGCTCCAAGTAACTTCGATGCAACAGGATATGGACCAGTTCCTGGAGGATTATCCGGATTTAAGAAACTAGATGATTATAAACACGCAACAGCAGCATTCGAAGCGGCATTTGAACGTGCCGGTGTTCCACATATGGACAATCGTTTTGCTGCAGCGGAAGAAGCTTATAATACATTTGGTGGTGGAGCCGGTGGTCCTCTAATCGATCCTCGAAGTTCAACAAATATTGATGGAAGTCCATCCATTATAGGAAGCACGCAATTCGGAAAATCCGTGGTTAGTGCACGTAGTAAGAGAAAAGGTAAAGGTGGAGGACTCGATGAAATATTCTCCTCTATTGGTAGAACTGTTTCTTCTGGTGCACGAAATATGGCGAACTCAGCATTGGATCAATTCTTTGGAACGACACCTGAAGCATCGAATCGATATTATGTGAACTTAAACCCATCAAATCAAGTTGATGATAATGGTAACCCAGTACAAGGATCTCTCGGAAATACGGAACGTGTTGAAGCTCTATTATCACAAGTTATCGATGAATTAAGAGCAATCAATGGAAATACGAGTACGTCAAGCACATTGCTTGATTCTCTTAATCAGAAAGATTTCGTTGATCATGGACTTAGAGATTCAATCAATGCATTGGGAAAAGCGTCACGAAATACACCAAAACCAATTCCATCAAGAGGTAATACAAGAGCCATCCAGAATATCATTCGACCATAATGAAAATAAGTGGTGGGGAATATTCCCCACCACTTATCTTTCGTATGTCATCCATGTGGAGCTATATATTCTATATATAGAAGGAGTATAATATTTATTACTTAAGGAGGTAATAAAAATGGATGAAGTAATGTTTGGTATGGTTGTGATGAGTCTCCCAATCATAATGCTTGGGTTGACTCTGTTCGGAATTATCTTTCCGAACAAATTGCTTCCAAAGATCATGAGACAGGGCCGTATCTCTGGTGGAGTATTTGGACTTGCCGTTGGTTATACATTGACGCAAGTGATTGCCGTCTTTGTATTTCCATACACGGGTGAACTGTTTACGAGGGCACTGGCATCAATATCCTCGTGGGCAGTACTATGGGCAATCATCACGTTCGTTCTCATTCCGCCTGAGAATGGACGAAAGAAGGTTGTTCTCGGATTGGGTATGGTCTTCATGTTGTCAATCGTTCTATTTATGATGGTGGGAGGTAAATAAAATGAATCCGGTCGATAAATTCATCAAGAACGTGCTCCATAATAAAATTTATGGAGCCGCGTTTACGGCGTTTTGTGTCGTCATCACAGTCTTTATGGTGTGGGGAGGACCGAGCGGTGTCAAACACGATGCCAAAGTTATCCAGAATAGCGTATCGGATAACTCTGCACCAGCATCAAAGCTATCGGATGAGAAGCGAGCCGAAATCAAACGGCTTGTAGACTCGAAACCAGAGTCATTTACATCCGAGGAGAAGGCTGATACTACAGCATCTTATGTCGCAGAGAAGCCGGAAACTCCGGCGGTTCCAGTTTCTCAGAATGGAAAAACATATCAATTCCACGTTTCTGAGAACACCGGTTACAAGTGTCTGACGACATGGTTGGATAAACATCATGGTCTGACGGCACCTGGCGGGAACCTTGAAGTCGATCGTAAAGGAGGAGTAGTTCTTTACGGTGGATCGAAAGGTTATTATGTCTACTCCATTAGCGGAATTCGTGGACGCGAATATCCACTCATCGTTCTTGTAGACGATGCGAATGGAGAACTGTGGTATTCAACGTCCATGCAGCAGCTTGGCGCCTACGACAAGCTCGATGTATGGTACGGAGAATACATCCGTAAAATGGGAGGAAATTAAAATGTGGAGATTATTCATAATCATCGGGTTCATCATCATGGTCATCGGTGGGGCAACAAGCTGCTCCACTGACAACGAGAAGTTCAACGGAAACCCGACACAGGTCGGGCGTCAGTTCCTGGAGAATCATGGAATTGACGCAGGCTACAAGAGATCGGTCGATCTCGATACCCAGAAGGGGACGATCAATGTAGGCAAGGAGGAGTATAAAATTGCCTACTTTAAAAATGTCCCACAGTGGATTTCCTTCGGGGTGAATCAAAAGGACGGATCTTCCGCCATCATCAAATCGATTGATGGTGTTGCGGTAAAGCAGGATCCTGAAACCTGGTGGGAAGAGCAGGGAAAGTATCTCTTCCAGCATCCAGATCACATCATAGGTGATGCATCAATCTATGTCGAAAATGGGCCAACGTTGGTGAAAGCATCCAGCGGGTTCGTGTCGGTAACGGCAAAGATTAAGAATATCTCTGGAAGAGATATCAATCTTTGCAAGATCGAATACGACGTCGTTGATCCGAACGGCGTTCAGCTGAAGCATGAGATGTCACTCGTCTCTGGCTTGAAGGCTGGACAGTCGGCGGCAATCAATGATCATGTTGGGTTCGATTTCCCGACGGCCGGCCATTCCATTGACCACCTCGCAAATGTAAGCGCGAGGGTGAGTTTCGATAAATAATTATTGGGTCAGGGAATATTCCCTGACCTTTCTTTTTTAACCCATATATTAACAATTCACACCTATGAGAGGTGAGTAAGTATGGCGGAAAAAGAATTTATCGAAGCATTGGGAATGGAACTTACATCATTGGATGGAATTCATGCCCAAGATATTGAAACCGGTGCAAAGAAACAACATGCAAGTTTAGGGAATTATACAAATAAATTATTTGGTGCCCCATTCCAATTTCTTGATTCCGTAGATCCTCGATTCGATACAATAAATCGAAATGTTGGAAGCGAGTATCTTAAAAATTTTTTGCTACACAGTCCTATCCTTCATATAAAACCAGGAATGCCACGATATACTGGTGGTGATGATCCAACATCAACATTTCGTCAAATGCAAAAAATTTACAATGATGATGACAGTATGTCATTATCACACAGCCTGATTCGATCCCTCGCTGAGAAAACAGTATTCAGTGCTGGGTCAAGACTTCAACGGCGTATGTTTGGCCTACGTCCAACATATACCGAATACATGATGTATGTCAATTATATGTGTCGCTCTGTCGCAATCTTATTGGGATTGACTGGTGGAGATAGTGGATATCCCAACGGTGCTTTTGTTACTACAGGAAAAGATAAAGATGTTGAATTCATCCCATTCGAATCCATTCGTTGGGAGAACTATCGTATGGTTGGAAACTCCTATGTAGCAACATCCATTGAGCATCTAAAGGATTTAGCAGATGCAACTCCTGTCGGTGTTGCAATCGAAGGAGCAAAGGCAACAGCAAAATTTGTCAATCCATTAGGACATGATTTTTTGAATGGAAATTCCGCCTCGGATCGGATCTCTGCCGCATGGAATAAAGCAATGAATACATCGATGAGTGATGTGGTATCGGATCGGATTCAATCACTCATGTTTATGGTTGAGCCAGTATCATTTACTGAAAATCTAACGAATAATACAGATCAATCATTTATTGAATCTTCGATTAATGCGGTATCTGATTCTGTTGGTTCTGAGATCGCATTCATCACTGGATCACAAGCAGATACAGGAATCATTGGAGGATTAACAGAATTTCTTGGAAGCAATATTTCTTCTGCAGCAATGAATCTTGGAAAAATGGTACAACCTGCGACTGGTGGATTTATGACCAACTTATTTAGTGGAGCAATTCAATCCATCAAAGGTCAGCATATGATCTACCCGGATATTTATAAGAGTTCACACTCATCAATGGATTATGAATATTCAGTTACATTAACGACACCATATGGCGATATATACAACTACTACATGAATATCATTGTACCACTCATGCATTTAATCGCATTAGCTGCTCCACGCATGGTTACTTCAAATACAGTATCGTCTCCATTCTTGGTTCAAACCTATATTCCTGGTATGGCAACATGTCAGCTTGGTATTGTATCCAACATGACAATTGTTAAAAATCCAGACTATAAATCCGTTACCGTCAATGGATTCCCTTCAACCATCAAAGTAAATTTCCAGGTAAAAGAACTTTATAATGCAATGAGTATTTCACCTGCTCATGATCCAGCTTCATTCATGTTTAATGAAACCTTAAATGATTATATGTCGAACTTAGCCGGACTCATTCCATCAATTGATACATATGCAAAACAGAGAGCTTCCGCATTTCAGAACTTGGATGAATATTTTGAGAGTGGTGCATATGCTTCTGGTCTCGGAGATTATCTATCGGATAAAATTTCAGATACGCTATTTCATAAGACTACGTGATATGTATTTATATATTATATAGGTAATAAGAGGGACGGGTGAAACAATGGCCAATCAGAGCGAAGCCATACATTCATGCTTAAGTAATTCATGGCAGGGGAGACGTCCCCTGCCTATTATTTGTTCCCATAAAGAGTTACATCCCCAGCTGAGTCCAGTGAAAGTCATTTCTGGAGGTTGATCGGGATAGAAATATTAATCCAAATGTTAGGAGTGAACGGATTGGGACAGATGACGCCGGAAGAGCGTGAAGCATTTTGGGCAGAGGTTGATGCACAAATCCAGGAAGCAATTGAATTACGCAAGCAGCATTTCCGTGATGAACGTGATCGTGAGATTTTTAGCGGTAAGAAGAAACACGTGAATTACGAACCGATGCCTCGTATTGAGGGACATCCAGAATGGGGTCCAATTATTGATGATCCTGAAGATCGTGCACGTCGTCGCAGGGAACGGAAACGCTCCAACGAGATCCGTAAACAAAAGGCTCGTGCAAATATCATTCGATGGATCACCGTGAAACGCCATCTTCGTACTAAAATTGCTGAACTTGATCCGAGTAAGAAAAAGTACAGCAAGAAACGCGCAGAGTATGAATTGGAAATTGTGAAGCTTGATGAAATGATCCAGTGCACTTGCATGTTGTATGGTTTCAAAATTCGCAAGGTGCCAGCGAAGAAGCCATCACAAGTAGAACGTGCGCTTAAATATATCGAGACAAAAGTGAGTAAAGCAGCTAAGTCAATCAAGAAGTTCTGCAAGAAACATTCTGATACGATTGAAGCTGCCGTAATCATTAGCGTACCGATTATTGTTGGAGCATTTGTGAAGCGATTCCTGGGCGTTTCATTGGACGACCTACAAGGATCTCCAGCAGGTGCGTGATACTATGAAAAAGAATAATGATACATCGTAGGTGGGAATATCCCACCTACGACGTTTATTCTTTTTTATTTTTGTTTCGAAATTTCTTCGTTTACTCCTTTGATGATTCCTTTCATCTCACCAAACATAGTTCCAATAATACTATCATTATCCTTACATAGTGCATCAATGTAAGATGAATTCACTGTGATTACCGCGTTCGCACGATATACACTTGGGAGTAGAGAAAAGATTGATTCTTTTGAAATAGGAATATCTTTTGTAGTACTATTATGCGTAAGCATTGCATTGATTGTATTAAGAAGGACTTGATTTGCTTCTGTAATACGGACGCGATATGCTTCTACTTGGTTATTGAATTCCTCTTCTTTTGGATCACTCTCTTCATTGCCCTGCAGCTCAGGTTCATATGCATATGTTTTGAAATTATCATATACAAGACCATTTGCGATAATATTTTTGATAGAAGATTCATAGGAAACTGGAATGATATGATTATCATAATAATTGAGAAGAATCTGCATGTATTGCATCGGTAGCTGAATCGTAAAGTTTAATTTTAGATCAGCAGCTGTTTTATTGAGCATACGCATCGCATTAGATAATGACTCTTTCGTTGATTTAAAAAGAACTGCCTTTACTTCACTACGAGCAATTGGATTTTCTTTGAACATTTCGAGAAGTCCAAATTTATACAGATTCTCTTGATGTGCATACGATTTCATTGGTGCATATTTAATCAATTCCAGATATTTTTCATATTTATCCGATGGACTAACGAGTTCAAGTGATCGCACTACTTCGGTCAAGAAGTTAATCTTCATTCCACTAACAGGATTTTCAATAATACTGTTTATTGTATTTGGATAGTCCGCTGAAAAGACCTCACGTTTTTCATCAGCATCCATAAACTGGAAGAAATCATAAAATGCCATTGGGATCTGAACATCAAATCGTCGGGCAATCATTGGGATAAATAAACGTACTGCGGATGATGAGATAATATCATTATCTCCCATCATTTGTGCAGCGAGATTCATAAACGTACGAATTGACGTTTCTGCTGCTTCCGCAAGATTGATTGTATCACCTGATGGTGTATGATATTCCTCATTGAAAATAGTGAGTTCTTCTGCGATTGGAACGATTGCCTGTTTTTCATTAAGAATACGAAGCTTATTACGATACAGCTGGGTTAGACGGAAAAGTTCAAAAAAATTCACATCAGATAAGGTGATAAGATAAAACGTTTCATCATTAATAAACGATAATAGTTCTTGTTCCTTCGTCAGTACGGCATCATTCTTTAATGCCCAATGTAAAATGTTCGAACTTCCGGCTTCTTTAATTCCTGTGAGTTTCACAATAAAGTCCTCCTTCAAATACAGGTAATGATATATTATATTAAATATATATCGACATCTTTTATATATTTTATACAGGAGGTGATTCCATTGAGTTCATTTGATCCAGATCAAATCACAAAAGAGGATTGTCGAAAATTAGCAAATCATCTTGATGAGTATCTAATGCTTTTGGAAGAGGTAATGATCTTTCCAAAAGAAATGAAAAAGAAGGATGAAAAGAAGATGAAGGATGCAATTCAGCTCACAAAAAAGTTGATCAAAAAGTTACGAAAAGGAGACACCTCAGTATTCAAAGACGCCGATGAATTAGATGATTATTAATGGAGGAGAATCGAATGAAGATTAACATTGAATTATATGATAATGATAGTCCAGAGTATATGAATTTCGTTTCACAATTTGGAGAAGACGTCGTATCAACCGAAGATGAAATTAAGGTGGTTGATATTGGAACGGAAACAAAAGTCATCTACACAACAAATACATTCATGAAACTAGATCCACCATCTACGTTAATAAATTTAAATCGTATTCTCCATGAAAATGTAGCAGATGAAATCTTCGCTATCGATTTTATTTCACATAGTAATGAGGATTGTGTCGAAGATCATAGGTACGAATTCATCGAAGCACTAAACGCAATGGATTCCGATGATTTCTATCTCATCGGTGTAATTAAACCCTATAAAGAGTACGATGAGGAAGAGGAACCGGAACTGAATTTCGATGAAGTTGAATATGATGACGATGATGAGAATGAAGATGAAGAAGTAACGCCATTCAATGTATTCGATCAGCCGCATAAGAAAAGTACGAATCTATATGTGCGCAGGTCTTCAATATTCTCATCTTCGAAGAATCCAAAGAAACAAGTGAATCGGCACGGGATCCTTGTTGCAACAAAATCGCGTCACATTGAGAAAGATCGTGAAATGATCAAAGCTTTCTTGAAAAAATTTATTCCTGGAAAGAGTCCATGGGTAAAACGATATCGCAATAAAGTATTGAAGCGTTGGATATCTATGTATGTCGTCGATAAAAAGACGATTCATAAATTTGAAAAACAATATCAGAGTAAGAGACGCAAGAAGAAAACGGATAAGCTGATTACCCTTGGGAAGAAACTCATTCATACTTCGGATCCTTGGAACGATCCGAATAAATAATAGGAGGTATAGTTGATGGGTGATGTAAGTTTGAAAGAAACGATAACTCAGCTGGTTACGGCAGAGAATATTCAGAAGTATGTTCTCGGTTCAACGGATGAAGGAAATCCAAGAGCAATCTATGATGTTGTACGAGATTTCATCAAACCAAAGAAGAAAAAGAAAAAGAAGAAAAAGGGAAAGGGATCAACCATTGACCAACTACTAGTATTGCGACGGAAGAAAAAAGGAAAGAAGAAAAAGAAGAAGAATAAGTTTCCAAAGTTTATTGATGATTGAGGGTGGATGAATATGATTCGTTATCATGTAAACAAAGACAAAGGAATTGTTATTGCATACTTCTATGACGCAGACACTAAGATGTCCGGTTTAGAATTATTGAGAAATGATCTATCGCACTATGGATTTAGTCGAACAATCTGTCGTCCAAGAAGCAGGTATTTCTATATCGATACTATCGATAATATGAATCTATGTGTCGATAAGTTCCTGAAGGGATATCATGAAGCATCCATTTACGGAAAGGCAAAACTGAATCCAGAGGATCAATGGGATGAAGAGGTCGGGAAACGCATTGCAAAAGAACGACTCCTCATCAAAGAGCGTAGAATTTTCCGTCAGTTTGGAAAGTTTATTATGCATGATCTTAAAATTCTATTGAAGAGTGTTCGTAGTAACTTGATATAATTATAAGATAAAGAACGAGGGTAAATTCCCTCGTTCTTTATTTTTATCAGTGAGGTGTGATTATCGATGATTTATGGACAACATCCAACACTGTTGAATGTTCATTACATTCGTCCAGATAAGAAGAATGGGGTGGAGGAATGTTTTGAAGTTATTTATAAAGATGATGAAGGTGTTCCAAGAGTTAGTTATGAACCAGCTCTGGTTGATATATACTTTGTAAAACCGAAGTATCGTGATTTTGATTATAATAAACCACAAGAACGCATTGAGCGATTAAATAAAGTAGAATGTTTGTTAAGCGAAGTACGATATAAGATCGCTGAAGAAATTGGTGAAGAGGGATTAAATTTCATTCGCCAATGTTTCCAGAATCGTGATTACAAAGCAATGGATCGTCTCTATGGATGGCGGTATGCATTCTTATGTGATTTTGATCCAGAGTTCTATTTTATGAAACGTTGGTATACGAAATATCCAATGGGTTCGTATAAGTTAACAAAAGCATTCCTTGATATCGAGATTGATCTGATGGATTATCAAGTAAATCTTGATAACTTGAAGCAAACAGCATTTGCTCCAGTAAATTGTACAACAGTTATTCTTGATGAAACGAATGAAGTGTTCACATTCATTCTGAAACCACAAAAACCTCCAAAACTATCCTATACTGAAGAAGAGTATAAAGAGCGTTATAAATTATATGAAAAACAATTGAAAGACCATGAATGGTTAGAGTCTCATAAGGATGAGTTCATTAAAGACCTACATGATTCATTTGATGGAATGTATGGAGTATTAACATATAATCTTCGTATTTATGAAAAAGATATTGATCTTATTGCTGATATGTTCCGATTAATCAATGATCGGAAACCAAACTTTTGTGTAGCTTGGAATATGCGATTCGACTATCAGTATTTGATGGAACGATCGAAAGTACTTGGATACAATCCAGCATCAATTATGTGTCATCCAGATTTTAAATATCCAATGTGTTATTATCATGCAGATACTCGAAGCTTTGAAATTAAGAAACAAGCAGACTATTTCTACTGTAGTTCATACACCACATATATGTGCCAGATGAGAAATTTTTCGATGGTGAGAAAATCTCAGAAGACATTGGATTCTGTTAAGTTGAATGCAATCAGTGATAAGATATTGAAAGATAAAAAAGTAGAATATCCTGCAGAATCGAACATTCGTACATTTCCATATGAGGATTGGATCAGGTTTATCAAATATAACGTGAAGGATTCATTGCTTCAATTGGGGATAGAGCGTAAGACAAAAGATATTGAAACCATTTATTTCCGTTCGCATAGCAATTGGACACCGTATACAAAGATATTCAAAGAAACTTATCTCATTCGGAATGTTCGTGAGATTTATTTTGAACGAGAAGGGTATGTCCAACAGAACAACATCAATATTATCAATAATGATGAACAAGACCTATTCAATACCATTCCAGATGAAGATGATGAAGATGGAGCAAAGGAGTCATCATTCAAAGGAGCAATTAATGCAGATCCTGAATGGAATGATTATGTTGGACTACCGGTCTTAGGTTCCCCATCGAATAATATCTTTCATAATATGATCGACTTTGATATGGGTTCATTCTATCCATCCATTAAGATTGCTTCAAATATGGATCCATCAACGTTGTTATACAAAGCATCATTCGATAACAATGAATTTGAATCTGGACAATTTCCAAATCGTTCTCTCAATGTAAAATATAAAGAAACAAATAAGTTTGGTGATATTGTAAATCTTGATATTACTGGTGAAGCAGTAAATACCTACATGGGAGGAAATATTCTAAGTTTCGGGTATGAATATCTTGGACTTCCGAGCATCACTGAACTAGAACGAGATTTAGAAAAAGAAATGAAAAAATAAAAAAGAATGGAGGACCGTTTGGTCCTCCATTTCTATTTTTTGTGTGAGATTACTGAGCTACTTCAGCACCATTACGAGTCTTTGGATGATTCTCATAAGCATCAAAGACCGCATTAACGATCTCATTACGGAGTGTTGGATCCTGTGTGTTCACAATGGGAACGGACACATATTCACCATCCGTGGATGAAAGGGGTGGACGACGATCCGGGAAGCGAATGTAACGAACCTCCTCACCCGTTTCACGATTCGTACCAATGTAAAGACGAATACCTGCAATCATGAGAACTTCATCGAGAACGATCTTTGCCCAGCCCTTGAAACGACGATTTGCTGGTACACTGAGGTTGAGAGTTACTGAGGTTACCTTCATAATGAATACAACTCCTTTGAATAGAAATGAAAATGGATATTAAAACTACACTCGTATGAGAGTAGGATTAATCAACAACATTGATTACCTAGTTTGGAATATATAATCAAGTTTTCAATTACCATCATTGTCATACATCGTTCATGAAATTAAATGACCAGTAACATTTTCAACCAGAGTTATCATCCCTGAATCAGTCATATAAAAATTCATGCGTATCGCGGGTGCGAACCAAAGAATGCGAATGGTTCGGTGCTAGTTCATGAGTGATAACGAAATGAACTTCGTACCGAATCCGTTTCATTCTTTGCTTGCGTTGGTTCGCATACTCGGAAACCCAATCATCGCTTGCGTAATGCATTGGGTTTGTGGTGTCGTCTCGGAGCAATTCATGAGTGAAACGAATGACAATCAAAATTCTCCAACACGATTTCAAAGATGCAAGATTTTTAATTTTCATGTTGTCGAATTTTGAGAAAAAATATTTTCTGACTTTTCTCTTTTTCTTTTTATATTTTCTTTTTCTCTTTTGTTAATTATAAATAATATTATATAAAGTTATGATAATATATGGCAATATATTGTCATAACTGTTATGATATTATGTCTTTATAAAACTAGTAAGTTTTTGTAATATTAATAATATCGGGTAAAGGAGATATTATTAATATTACATACATGACATATTTCTCTTTGTTTCTCTCTCTTTCTTTTGCTTCTTTTCTTTCTCTCTCTTTTTTCTCTTTCAAGCCACAACAGGAAATTTAAATTTGTGAAACCGGTTGAAATTTGGATTCGAACGATCGATGATATATTCTCAACGCAAGCAACACACGTGCATAAAGTTTTTCATCGCACGAGGAGGAATGGAACCGTTGGGAAAAGAAAAACAATTCCAGGATGACAAATTTGTTCATCTCGCATCGGATACATCGAAACTACGACAGAAGTCGATGATGTTTATCAGTCACTCAAACGAACTGGCAGCGAAAAGTGTTTCACTCGAAGCATTGTATAACGCGATCGATGAATGTCGAAATCCAAGATCGCCAGCAGATCAGATCATCATTCGCTTTGACGAATCATCGGATACCATTACGTTCGAAGACAACGGACGCGGAATTCCACATGATGTGCTGAAAATGGTTTTCACAACACTGAACAGTGGATCCAATATCGATTCATCCATGAAGAATGATCTGGAGACGGATACACTAGGACGAAACGGTGTTGGAACATTAGCGTTATCCGCACTAGGAGAACGAACCGAAATCATTTCCTATCGCGGTGGTACAGAGAATAAATCTCGACGATTGTTATTCATCGAGGGAGATCTGAAAGAAGACGATACGCATCCGTGTGATGCGAAGAAACATGGACTATTTGTCTCGTATAAACCATCCAAGGTGTTAGGGAAACGAACGAGAATTGTGTGGAAGATGATTCATGATGAACTAGTCAATCTTCAGTTCCTGAATCAGAAAAAGCTGAAGATGGAATCATACTATACCAACCTCAAAGGGGAAACGATCCACGAGGTGTATAAAACACAACCGTTCGAAAATATCATCGCGTTGAAGAATGGACGCGACCAATTGATCAGCGCAATCACTATGATTGGGATGCAAGATCGAAATGTCGTTGAAGAAATTTCTGGAAAGAATTTCAAACGTTTCGTTCGCATGGAAGTTGCATTTGCATTCACTTCAAATCCATCATCACCCTATATCGATTCATTTTGTAATTCGAATAATACGGTGGATAATGGATCCCATCTTGATGCAGCGATCGAAGGATTATGTCGATACTTCCAACAGGTCACCAAGGCAAGTTTATCCGAACGCGATAAACTTGATATCAAATGGGATGATGTAAAACTCGGACTTTCCGTTGCTGTATCATTGCACACCAACATGGAAAATCTGTTCACTGGACAAACGAAGCATAAAGTGTATAATGAGGATCTTGGAAAATTGCTGAAGGATCTTACCGTAGAATCCCTTCAGAATTATTTCAAAGAAAATCCGACGAAACTGAAAGAGTTCATTCAAATTGTCAAGACGAATGCAAAAGCGCGACGCGAAGGCGATAAGGCGCGGCAATCCGTTGTCAAGGAAACGTTAACAAATTGGGGTTCCTTCCGTATGAAAAATTACGATCCTTGCACGAATAAGGGTAAGGAGTATAAGGAACTCTACATCATCGAAGGAGATCGATTGGTCTCATAATGACTTGAATTGCTGGGAAGACTTGTTAAGCTCTATATACTACGACCCAGAGCGGTCTAAACATATATGCGTTATGAGAGTATATCGCAACACATTATCGTATTCTTCTAATCCCAAGGGAGTAATCTTAATGTGCAATGACAAATAAGCATATGTGTAAAGTGATAATTATGGAGATAGAGTCAATCAGCAGCATGATGTATCCCATTTTGCATCGTGTTCAACGACTATCGAAACAGATGATGGTGAGAAAGACATCATTGATCTGTAGTAGAGTAATGATCCATGGATGGATATGAAGTGAGTCATCATCCATATTTTCTGTATACGAAAAGCTATATCTTGTGGTGAGTGTTTACGCTTTACTCGTATGAACTGTCCACGAGAATATGGATGAAAGATATAGTCTAATCTCATACAAGAGTATGAGCAGTTTGGAACAGAGTGGCGATTTAAGGAATAACTGCACGATCGATTTGCCATACATTATATATGGCGAAATCTCCAACAACTGTGTTTCGGTAAATCTCATTGTCTGTCAAACGGTGGATTATGGATAATCTACGAATATCAATGTCCGCAAAAGGTTCTCTGAAGAAATCAAGAGATCCAAAAACACAAGCACTCTTTGCAATAAGAGGCGTTAGCGCTAACGTTTTCAAAATGCGATTGGATCAGATCATTGGACCAAATGGAAATAAAGAATTCAATGATCTTGTGAAGGTGATGGGCTGTAACGTTGGTACAAAGTTCGATATGAACAAACTTCAGTTCGCAAAAATAATAATCGCGAGCGACGCCGATATTTACATGTGTCGGCAATAAACTTCTTGAACTGCGGGAAAATCTCTTTCATGTAGGAAGTCCTCCCTCATTAGATAATCCGCAGGTAAGTCTTATTCCATGATGAATAAGAAAACTTCAACGACTATCGAATCGAATGATTTCACATTGTGTGAAAAAATCCCCATCCAATTCATTCGTAGTAGAGTACATTACAAGTGTAATGGAAGTGAGAAGCATATCTATGAGATATGAAGATATAGTCTCGTCTATATTGAAAAATATAGAGGTATTTGAATTCTACTGATGTAAGCGCATGCATCATCTCCTCTTGGATATCAAATACTGCATTCATCTAACGAATGGATGTGAAGATAACGGTCGATGGACTCTTTATACGGAGTCTACTGTGTTCATTCTATTTTAAGCTGTTCCCTGAAATCATTCAGGATGGACGTTTGTTTATTGCAGAACCTCCATTGTATCGCGTGGATGATAAGAAGAATCCATTTGCAATCAATCGCGGGGATTATAATAATCGATATATTCGAAAGGTAATGAAAGCGTATAAAATCGGAATTCCACACAAAAATGATGTTGAATGGTTCGATAAAGAATCTCTCAACGAATTACTATCCGATACAACAAACTATGTGGATGATATCATTACCTTATCAAAACATTATTTGGTGAATGATCGTCTGATCGAAATCATCATCGAAGAGTTAAGTGACCGAGGATATGATCCAGATCAGGCAAAGGTGAATCCAGCATATATTTCATCAGTGATTAAGAATCTAGATATTCAATTATTGATGAATCGCATTGGCTTGGAGTTTGTTGAACTTCTATATGATTATGACAATAATATCATCAAAGGTCCGATTGATGGTAAATATCAATCATTGGAAATCACTCCACGTTTATTGCGGAAGTCTGGAGATTTGATTCGCTCCGTGTCAAAATATTGTCAATCCGACAATAAAAAGCTGGTACTACGTGATATTCAAAATGGCACAGAACATCATCTATCACTATTAGCGATGTTAAAAATTCTACGTAAGTATCAACCAATGATTCTTCACCGATTTAAAGGTTTAGGGGAAAACGATGATGAGGATATCAAAGAAACGATTATGGATCCAAATACTAGGTCATTAATCCGGTTAAATATATCGGATATGGAAAATGATATGCGGATATTCCAAATGTTAAGAGGAACATCACCATCAGATGCAAGTGCCAGAAAGAGTTTAATGTCAAACTACACAATTCCATTAGAGCTTATTGATACATAAACAAGAATAAAGTGGAGGGATGATACCCTCCACTTTATCTTTTTATAGAGAAACAAAGACAACTATATATTCTCTTGATGTAAAGGGGGATATACGATGAAATGTTCCCAGTGTGGGAAGGAGTTTACATTATCTTATAGCGCTAGATATCAACGCATTCGATCTGGTCGTCGTACGGACATATGTCGATTATGTCTTATTCATGAACTTGAAAAAGATAAAGGATCGAATCAGCAAAAGCGTGGATGGGATAATATGAAGCCAGATGAACGGGAGAAACGAAAGAAAGCATTATCATCGCACATATTAAATTATATGAATCGATTAAGTGATGAAGAGAAGGAAAATCGCGTTCATCATATCAAAGAATCGATGAAATCATATTATCAAAATTTATCAAAGGAAGAACGACAACAAAGATCCAATCAGTTAAAAGAGTATTGGAAAAATCTTCCCAAGGAGGAAAAAGAATGTAGAATTCAAAAAATGCGCAGTGCTAGAAGGCAGCATAAACATTCAGATGATATTTGATAATGAGGAGAGGATAATATCATGGCAAAGAAGAAAAACGATGAGCAGGAAGTTGTTCAGGAAACGCATAAGGATAAGAAACCAAAAACATTTGTCAAACGTTGGTTTGATGATTATGTGGTGAACAATAAGTCGGATATTAAAATCATCTGTGATCTCACGGCTCGTTCTGCAGAAGAGCAATTTAGTATGTGTCTACGATCTGGGAATACAGAGGTTTACGCGGTTACTTATTATGCAACCTTTATCACATTGCTGGAACTTCTCAAGAGTAAACAGAAACAATATAACAATTTTACACTCCAAGTTTGTAATTCAATCAATATTGGATACACAAATAATGATGATGAAGAAAATGAGAAGGTTGGGAATTTCTTCCCAGTTCTTGAGTTCATCGGAGTAAATCGAAATATTATCGATTCATCTACAGAGATTGATCCAGATAAGACTTCACAGAATCTAATCCGTTGGAAAGAACTTAACGTGAAGAAAAACGTAGAGTTTATCAAGCAATTACAAGAAAACGCTTATCAGCGATTAATCTCTGAATTCAAAGTAGATCTTCACTATAGTGAAGCAGTACTGCCAATCTTCTGTATCTTCTCGGATAATATTCTTAACTATATTAAGCACAAATATAAAGAATTAGAGAAGACAGATGTTAGTGAGATTAGCATGAATATCATGGGGTTATATGATATCTTCTATTCATTTGATGAAGAGGATGACAAAGAACTGGTGGAATGTTCTCCAAACATTACAATGAAACTCGCGTTGAAAAACGATAATACAGCAAGTCGTGAATAAAAAAATGAGGTGGGAGGATTATCCTCCCACCTTTTATTTTTACATGAAATTGAAAATTGGATAATCCAGGTGGAATAGATCCTCCCATTTTTCCAATAGCGCCGTACGTTCACTATCTGCTCCTTGATATTCTTCAATCTTCAATTGAATATTACCAAATGCGGTAGGAATATTATCATACATCTTGAGATTATTATACAGGAACTTCTTCATATCAAGATCAGCTAATTGCATGAATGAACCATAGCATGAATCTGGAATGGTTTCTCCATTTGGTTCATGTTCACACCGTGCAACAAACGTCAATACTGTTTTTGGAAATCCATACAAACGGATCCGATTCTCACCAAGATACTCGAATGTTGGCTCAGCCCTCATTTGTCCAGCAACCATCATCATTGCTTGACTTGTGATGACACCTTCAACGGATTGACTGATACCAAACGCAGGACTAATATCTCCATAGGTTCCTCGATTGGAATGGAACGGCATGTGCACATCGATGATATCCATGACGGGAGTAATTGTTAATCCTGCTGGTAGCATATAGATATTATTCTTTTTATCAATAGATTTCAACCTGGTGATATTCGCATCGATTTCACGCAACCACGGTTGATATTGAGAATAGATTGGAATTGTTGTTGTTACCAACACATCACGAATGACATTCTCTGTTGGGATTGGATCTCCAGTAATTTCATCTTTGAAGGGAAGAGTAATATTATATAGTCCTAATTGCATCTTGAGACTACTAATACATTTATTCAAATTCATGGAGAATCACTCCTTAAAGGAACACTTCTTTGGATTTATTCGATGGATGTAAAAGAGACTTGGTGGTATAGTAACCACTTCCGCGTCCAAAGTTTTCCATCAGGTTATTCGTCTCTTCATTCAATCGTTCAATAAATTCCTCTGTAAAGCGAGTCAGATCCCCAATGGAATCGTAATCGATTCCATGTTCAAACATCTTTGTTTTACAACGATCATGGGTAGCATCAATCTCACGCAATCCATGGATATAAGATCCGATGATATGTGGTGCTTCCGCATAAAGGATTTTTCCTTCAATAAATAATCCATCATCAATATCTTTCTTCACACGTTCAACGATCACTGATTGAGGGGTTGCTTTTTCATTGTCCTTATATTCGATTTTATAATTCGCATAATTTTCGAGAAAGTCCTTAAACTGATCCATGGCACGAATAATATTCTTTCCTTTAAACCCCATCTTATGATAGGATACTCCAAGCTGGTCACCATAATCTTCAACGAATTCCATAAATTCACGATCATATTTCTCAGTGAATTCTCTCAGTGTTTCATCAACATTCATTTATGATTCTCCTCTCTGTAGGCGGGTATTCGATTATAACTACGTTTCCTACATATAAAATCAAAAAAAAATAATTGTCCCAGTCTTCCGACCAGGACAATTACTTATCATGAGAAACGTTTCCCGGGGGTCTGTCGATCCATCTCAAAGATCTGATTACGAATCTCACACTCGATGGCAGCTTGGCGGACCTGTTCATTATATTTTTGGACCTCCTCTTGAATTCTTTTCTGCTCTTCGATATTGAATTCCGTAGTTGTGTTAGACATGATGAGATCACCTACCTTTCTAGTATTCTGTGCGAAGAATATATAACTTATTTGAGGGTGCGGTTATTTTGAATAAGATGATATATTCTGATAAAGAATCAATCGGATATAAACTATCTGATTAAATGTATTACTCTTTATTATTACAGGAGGAGTTAAGATGTCGGAAGAAAAAGTATTGACAGTTGATTGTCCATACTGCAGTAAGGAGTTTAATGTTGAACTTCCAGACAGCGGTACAACAGAATCAAAAAGAGTGAGGGCGTTACTGAAACCGGTTGGTACAGTACATGTCTATCGTATTACGACGGATGAGATCAAAGCATTCGTTCAGCAGAAGGCAAACTTCTATCGAGAAGGAATTTCTGTTGAAGCAACGGTCCGTTATTGTGAACGGAAGAATAGCAATCCACATCGTGGATATGCATTTCTAAAAATCGCATTCAATGAGAATGCGTTGGAGCGGAATCAGAAGGCTGGTTGGTTCGAGAAGATCGGAGAGAATTCGGATAATGTACGATTTATCAACGACATCTTCATCGGACTTGTTAAAAAGTATTCCTTCGATAAGGATGGAATCGACGACCTACTTTCGAACTATAAGCGTTTGGAAAAGGTAGAAGAAATGTTTGGATTGACCGAAGCAATCCTCACAGAGATTCGCGAACTTGCAATCCCGAAGCGAGTGATCTCCAATAGTGCTGGAGAAAATTGGATTATGTTCGCTGCGCGTGCAGAAAAGATCATTGAGGATATGCTTGAAGATCCTGAAACGGATAAGGTAGACGGATCCATTGAAATCCACGATGTTCATCCAATCAGCAAGGATAATATTGAATTCATTGTCTATGTACATCCGAAGGAAATGAAGGCTTCTGAGAATCCTTATATCCGGAAGATTCTTAGCGGTGAAATCAAATTGAAGGACTAATTTGAAAGGATTATATAGCAATGAATGAACTAACATCCGGCAAGGTACATTGGTTTGATGCAAAGAAGGGTTATGGATTTATCCGTGACAATTTCACGAAGAAGGAGTACTTCGTCCACTATTCTTCTATCATCGCTGATGAAGGCAAATTCAAGTCACTGGAAAAGGATCAAGAAGTCACCTATGAAATTGGTGAAGGACGTAAAGGTCCAATGGCAATCAATGTTCGTGTAAGCAACGACTAAATTAGTGGAGGGGAATATTCCCCTCCACTAATTCTTATGTATTTTAGGAGGGATAAAGATGGATACCTCAGAGTTCGGTTCATTTGTAGATATGGTATGTGACATTGTTCTACTTCTTATGGTAGTTGGAGCAATTCTGACATTGTTATCGATATTCATTTAATCGTACATCCTTCATTTATCTCTATATATTCTATATATGTAAGAAGAATAAATATTTGCCTATTTAAGGAGGTGAATAAAATGGGAACTTTTCTCAAAGTTATTGGCGGATGCGTCGTCGCTGTCGGCGTTGCCGTCGCACTCCCGTACATGATCTCTGATCTTATCGATCAGAAGATCCAGAAGGAGACTGATGGCAATGCCGCAGAGGATGAACCGAAAACGGTTTAATCCTCTACAACAAAAAAGAAAGGGAGTATCTACCCCCTCCCTTTCTTTTTTAATAATCCATGCTACGTTGATCAAATTTTACTTCATTCGGTTCAATGAAACTCAGATGTTCATTCAGTGTTGGAATCACAAATTTCTTCAAGTTTTCCCAGATTGGTTTTTCATCTTTTTCCTTCATGATTGTTTTAAATGAAAATGTAAATGATGGATCATCTCGGAATTTCATTCTTGTTTTGTTTCCTTCAATCAGACCCTTTTCTTTTCCATACATGATCAATGTGCGCAGTGGATCAAATCCATGCTTGTATGAAAATACCATTTGGAAGGATACACCTTTTGAATTATTTCCTGATTGATTTGAGGATGATTTAATTGGCTCAATCATAACCATATGTCCGGAGAAACCATCAGTATCTTCACGGAAATCATCGGATGGTTTTGCAACCATCTTTGCAATATTAAACGGATAGAATATCATTGTCTTTCCGCCTGGAATACTTTCCTCTTGTTTTAGGAAGTTCTGTTGTTTTGCTACAGGCATGAATGCATTCATACTCATATTACTATTTAGATGATTCACTGCAAATATGATAATGTTTGCTTCTTTACATAATGGAAGAATGTCTTTGAAGAAACCTTTTAGTGTTTTAGCATCGCGAGCACCTTCTGTATTGCCACGCATTTTCTCTGCATCCGATGCTTCTTTTGTATTATCTGGGGAGAAGGTTGTACTCAAAACAGTTGTAATGGAATCAATGATAAATATGGATGGTGGGAAGATCATCACTGGATTATTAAATTCGTCTTTAAATCCACTATCTACAATAAGTTCCTTTTTCATCTTCATCTTATTCACATACATTTTTACAATTGCTTCTTGAATAACATCTAATCCAACTGCTCCTGCTTGAAGAATATAGCGTTGCGTATCTCCATGAAAGTAGTAGGATGGAAGTTGAGAAACAATTTCAATACGACTAATATCGATGCGCTGTTCACAATCATAATGCATGATGGTTGCGTTTTCGAATTGTCGTAGAATATTTGATGCTACTTGAATTGCTAATGTTGTCTTTGAAGAACCTGATGCACCAACAAACATATTGAATGTTCCAGCAGCTTGTCCAACACGTGGTTCTTGACGAATGATATTACCATATTGATCATGAATGTTAATTACAGATCCGAAGAAATAATCATATAGATGAAATCCTGTCTTAATGAAAGCCGTGGTTACATTTGTAACGAATAGATTCTTCTTATCATTCTCACGCAATGCAGTCAATAGTGGATTTGCCACCATCAGTTTATCATTATTTTCTAATACTTTTTCAACTAGTGTGTCTGTCTTTTTTGCCATAATATAATGCCTCCAATTCATTAGTTTTCGGGTTCATAATATATCATCGTTGTATTCATGAGAATAAATATGTATGGGATCCATGTGGATCCCATACATAGTGATTATTTTGCTCCACCAATCTTTGGTAGAAAGTTATCAGTGTTATACAGAAGATACGGTTTACGGAAGATGAGCCGCGGTGTCTTCTGTTGAATGATTTCCTTAATGGAATTGATGCGGAATTTCATCTTTACATATCGGAGCGTGCGGAATTTATTATCCAACATATTTTCAATCGTTTCCACATTATAGAATAGACCTGGCTCAACTGCGCTCTTTCCAACAACATATAGTTGCCAATATTTTCCAGCGCTCGGTTTATATTCAATATTTACGGAGATGCTACCACCATCGCTTGATAGATTGCTCGATGATGTTGTAATTACTGGATGATATGCACTGGCAGATTCTTCGTCATATTCAATAACGGATAGAATACCAAGACTCCACAACATCTTCTGAACTTCTTCAAGGAAGGTCTTATCCCAGTGAGCAATACCACAATCTTCTGGGAATGTAATACGATCATACCCCATATCAAATACCCCACGGATGAATTTCATACGATCTGTAATGCGTGCCCGCTGGTATTCAAATGGGATTAGGGTGGTTGATGCATTTTGTCCATAGTAGTTAATATTTACATCAACATTGACTGATCCACCATTGGATGGTAGGGTGGTTGTATCTGGTTCAACGGTCGCATCAATAATTGTACCATTCGTTAGATTTGGAAAGAACTCACTCCATTTAATTTTTGATCCTTCCGGACTTCCCTTGAATCGATAATATCGCTTTCCATTCTCAGGAACTTTATTATCAAATTCAATATTATACGAATTTCCAAAATGACTATTGACACAAGATACATCAAACGGAAGATTCATATATTCATCCGTACGATCACCGTATACAAGAAATGCACCTGCCGTATATGGATCGGTTTGCAGAGGATTTGCGATTCGTGAACCGAAACGAATACATTCTTGTGATGGTGTAATGCTTCGAAGAACATCGAGTTCCCCCTCTGAATAATACATCATTCGACCATCATTATATTTGGCACGATATATCATGCGATCTTCTTCAATGATATCCAATACTTCATAGGGGTGTCCTGTATTATACTCGTATACAATATCACCGATTTGTACGTTTTCGATCGGAACGTCACCGCGTTCCGTTTGTACTTTAATCATATCATTCAAATTCATTTAGGTCACACCTTTCATTCATTGTATCCATGACTCCAAAAAGTATATTAATCAGGGGTTCTGAAACACGTGTATTAACAAACCATAATATCTTGGAGGAATTTACTATGTCTGATACAGAAAAAGAAGTAAAGAATTCAATCTCATCGATTTATGCTTCTCTTCTACATAAACGAGAAGAGAAGAGAGAACGAAAGGCAGAGAAGAAGCGACTAGAAAAAGAGGAGCACCGCGAAGAAGAGGAAACGTCAGAAGAAACTCCAATGAGTAAGAAAGAACGTCGCCAAGCAAAATTGGATGCTTGGAAAGAGGTTATCATCGGACTTACTGGCGATGATCTGGATTATGCTGCCCCCAAAAAAAGTCGTAAAAAATATAAAAAGTGGATCGACGACGAGATGGAGAATACCATCACAACAGAGAAACCAAAAAAGAAAAAGAAACGGAACTATCGGAAAGAATTTGAACCAGAAATCAATATGTTGAAGAATATTGTCGCTGAACAAAATAAATTCACAGTTGATCTTCAGAAACGATATCAACATGCTGCTGGACCAAACACCAGAGATAGTATGCCGTTAAATAAGACATTAGTCGAATTAGCATCAGTCATTAACGCTTCGCGATCCAATTCACTTGGTGTCTTAAAAGAAATCGGTAATCTTAAGAAAACCATCGCTGATCTATACATGAAACAACATAAGCTTGACCTTGATACGAAGGGTGAAGGATTTGATTCTCAGGATCTTGGGTTGATGGGTTCTTCCATTGCATCATCTCTCTTTGGCGATAATGCTGGCGCTGCAAAATCATCTGCGCTAGCTACTGGGTTAGAAACGCCAATGCAACAACCAATTACTCCTGTAGTAGCTCCGACCACATTGCAACCACAAGAACAACAAATGGTATTCCCTAAGTTTGATCCAGAAACATGGGATGGTGGAGGAATCAGTGCTGGAAATGCGGAGTTTGAAGCAATTCCTCATACCGTTGTTGTTGAAGTACATCAGGATGACCAGAAAGCACGTTTCAAAGCAATTCGAAATGATAATGGGGAAGAGCTGCTCGGATGTCCAGTACCAACATGTGCAATCAAATCTATTGATGTAAAGACCAAGATTGCAAAGGACGATTTTGATCAGATTTATCCGATCGAATTGGTTGGATAGGAGATGATACTCTATGTCTGATAATAAGAAACAGACGAATCCTTTACAGAATCTATTCTCAGATGTTGAAAAGATTTTAGCATATACTGAATTCAAAGACCTTAATGCTGCACGAGAACATGAGACCATTGAGAGTCGTGATCGTGCGGATATGTGGATTCATGCAAAGCTACAGGAAGATACCTACCTCACCTATCAAAAATATTGGCAAACATACATGTTTCAATCCGTGTTGCCAAATGTGAAATTATCAAATGTAAACTATTTTATGGAACATCCATTAAATGTGCCATATGATTTCCGCAATGTCTTATTGGAAAAGGGAAGAGAATTATTTCTAAAAGAGTATAAAGAGGAAAATGAATACTATCGTACATTAATCGGTCTTCCCCCTATCGATGAAGATCCTAAGAGATTTATTTATCTATCGAAAGAATTATCAATCTCTTTCCAAGCAGATCCACATATACCGATTCATGAACAGCCAGATATTATTCAGAATCGATATATTAATACAGATGAATATGCGACAACCTTATCAGAACATCAAGACAAACCATATCTAAAATATATTGGAGCAAATCGAATCGACTTATTTGTCGCTCGTCGTGCAAAAGATTTTGAAATCATTCGATATCCAAAAAATCGTTCGGATATTAATCCGAATCTTCTGAAAGAGTTTGGTGCATTATACTCCGAATATCGAGAATATGTGATGGGAACGCTCTATAATAGCAAATTGGAAGAAGCATTTGTAAACTATCGTTCATTCATGGGGCTGATCATTCTATATTTCACATTGATGCAAATATCAAATAAAAGTCTTGAAGGAATTCGTTCGAAGAAATATTTTGATGATAGTATCCTCTATATGCTATTATCGATGTATGGTCTACCATCAAACCTATTGTTGACAAAAGAAGTTCGAAGAAAGTTAGTTACATCATTACAACGTTTAACACGAGAAAAGGGAACTGATGATATATATCTTGATCTCATTCAAATCCTAGGCTATCAGGATGTTCATGTTAGTAAACTTCTCTTGATGCGTAATCAACAGAGTGATATGAACGAATATCAATTTGATGATAATACCCTGATGACGACATTCCATAATATTAATGCGATTGATCGCATTCATCGAAGGATTAAAACAGATCCGAAGTTTGTTCAGGTACCCATTGATGATTATAATCTATACGATAACTCGCTAGCATCTAGGAAAACATATGACTATCATGACATTGTCGATAATGATCCGACATGGTGGGATACAGAAGAAACGAAAGACATTATTAAAAACTCACAATATTCTACAGCAAATACGAAATATATTATGATTGATGCAGTTGTTCATCAGATGAAATATTTATTTGAATCGATCTACTTCACAAGACTTCTATTGGATAATCAAAAGTTTACGGACCGATACATGATCACAGTACCAGAATTACTTGGTGTTGAACCTGTATCCATGTATGACTTGGCTGTATATATTCTAGCAGCGACTTGCATGAATGCTGGATTAAAAGGTACGATTAACAATGATCGATCTGAACTCCATGCAACCGCCGGATTCAATTTTGATCTCGATATTAATCTTTTTCAGAACTATTTAAATCAAACAAAATATGTCGAAAAAGAAAAGGTGATGGCGTTTATCAATGATATTGAGATCGATGAAGCCTCTGATATTTCTCGATTGTTTGAAGATGTAATTTATCCCATGCGAGATTGGCTGGAGAATAAGATTGCTCGATCCTCCATTCGCCAAGAGTTCCTTGAATATGAAGCCATCTATCGAGCGTTGTATTCTTACGATGTTTCCAGAAATTCGTTCATGGATGATTTCACAAAACCGATTGATGTCCTAAAAGAGAAGTACAGTGTTACGGATGATGAAATGTTGCAGTTCCAACATTTTTATCCGCGAACGATTACTGGTCAAGCGATTACGATAGATACGATTAAAGGTTCTCGTTATACGACACCATTCTTATCAAAGAAGAATCAAATTCCCTGGTATATCGATCTTCGCATTGAAACTCCATCAGGAGAAGAAGAACGAGGTATTATTTATTTTCATGATATTTTAAATTCTGACGATTTACGAACATTGGAAAACAGTGACGGGACGCGACCATTGATGGATCTTATTGATGGTGAATGGGCAGTCAATGAAAAGGCTGTGGAAACACTCATCAAAAAAATTAATGATCTGCCTGAAAATAGTCTCGCAGAAGCATATTTTCAGATTGAAACTCCAGTACTGAATACACGAGGAAAGAGATTCACAAAGGAACAAATGCTTCCATTCAATATTCGTTCTGGTGTTTATCGCGATATCTTAATTGATAAAGTAATCATGGATATCCTAGGTTTATGCGATCCTCCAACGACGTATCTTGAATATCTTGAGCGTAAAAATAATACACTATATGAAAACCTGACGAAAGATGATCGATTCCACAAAGATAAAGATGCTTGGGTAAATGATATCATGTCCGTTGTCGTTGCCATGGAAACGGAATTAAATATGCATCTAAAATATTTTGAACAATCGGTGGTTGGTCAAGATCTATTCTTCAAACCATTAATAACGTTAATTAAACATTTCAAATCAACGTTTGTTGAAATTGCACGCACATCATTGCGATATAATTTTGGAGATAAAATGGATGCTGGTGGACGATCGAATATGTTCAAATTATTTGATACGATTCGTGTCGTGATCCACTATCTTGTGGTCGATGCAAAAGGTCAAGGTCTTCAGTTCGGATTATATGATACAGAACATCGGATGAAGCATCATATCAATCTTGATGATATTCCAAAATTTATTCGGCGAACGAATCTGGGCGTTCATATTGGAGATCGTATTATGCTTGGTGGTATTTCCATGTTTGACGAGATGTTGTTCAAACAAAATGGAAAAGAGCTTGATCCAATGGATCGTTGGCCATCACATTGGATGAGTGGTGAACATGATGTTGGTCGTTGGACCAATCACGATAAATCATTTGAGTATCGCACGACGCATGGTTATGAGCGAATCGTTGATTATCAAGTAGATCCCGATGGTTGGAAACTTCACGTAGAAAAATAATAAATGGGGTGGGAATGTTCCCACCCCATTTAATGTCTCATTTCCCATAAAATCATATAGAAGGATGCTTTCAGTTTTGTGAATAAATCATATAGTTCTGCCAGTCGATAATTCTTTCGCATAATTTTAAAATAGCGATTATCGCGATCAGGGAGGTACCAACGTGGAGGTCGATTGGATATATAAAAATCTGGAATGTCTTGATAGAGCCAACGGAATTGTTGGGATGTAATATCAACATATAATGTATTTAGTCCGTCATACAATTCACACCACGTGTGTTGACATACCCAATACGGTGGATATATTTCCAGAGAATGTTTTTGTTCTCCATGAACAATATGAACATCGATATGAATATCATATATAGCCGCAATACGTTGGATACGCTCAACGAATACCTTTGTGGCAATATCACATAATCCTCGGAACGAGCTATATTTCCCTCCAATATCATAGAGATCATATTTATTAAATAACTCCGAACGAATCTGCAGAACGAGCTCAAAGATTTCATCATATGGGATTCGAAACCGATACAATTGTCTATCATCATATAGTCCCATTTAGAACGACTCAAACTTTCTATTCTGTAAAATACTCAATCTTCTTATCTTCTAAAATTTGATCTGGGGTTTCTTGAATATATTCACCTTCTTTCTTTTTCTTCTTCATCTCTTCTTCAGAGATGACTTGTTCAAAATACTTCATATCATTCTGATTATTCTGTTTCATGATCGAAAAACACCTTTCCTTTCAATTTTTTATTATGGTCGATTTTTACAAGATGACTATACTTTCCACATTTAATTTCTCCCTTTCTGATCTTGATTAAGATTCGATCAAAAGATTCATCTTGATACTTTTTATATCGGTCAACACACTTCATTTACATCATCTCCTCAATAGAAGAATATATAATGAATGAACCCCGATTTAATTATATCATATGGAAAGGATCGATAAGCTATGAATGATCTTTTGGAACTAGAACTTGATGGTATGGAGTTTGCAACATATCCTACCTTTGAACGATTTGATATATTTGTGGATGATTTAAATCATCTATATGAATATGTTACTGAGGATGAATTTATTCTCGAGGCCATGCAAGACCGTAAGAAATCTATCGTTCAAAAAATAACATCCGTTAACGGTCCGTTGAAAGCAACACGTGATACGACGAATGATGTAAAACAAGTATACGGTGACCTTACTGATGCCGGTGGAACGTTTATTAAAAGTATATGGGATTTCACAATGAAGGCTATCAGTCTTGCCGTCAAAGTATTACGTTATATCATAACAAATATCAGTAAAATTCCAAACGGCATTATCGATCTAGCAAAGACGTTTGCTTCTATCCCATCTGAAATTCGACGGAAGATTCGCGGAGATATTTATCTCTATATCACTGTCGAGGACCTTACAAATCTGCACAAAGTTATTATTCCACAAATCGATAAATTTGTGAGCAACGCATATGAATTATCTCGTGGAACGGTATGGGGGACATTCTTTCATCGTAGAGCTATCAGTGAAAAGGGAATTGGAAAAATTATTTTCACTGAGAATGATATGAAATATTATGGTAATATGAAATCTACGTATGATCGTTTAAAGATGATTGATTTCAGTAAAACGTTGGTGAAGATATCTGATGAACGTGTAATCAATATTTACTTTGGTAATGAAAAATCAATCAAGTATAAAAATGCTGATCGAGGAATGGTAGAACAATCATACTATGATGCCCTTGCAGAAGTATTCAATATCTTCCGTGAGCAAGAAGGGTATATGAAAGATATCACCACTGACTTCGACCAAAAATTAGACTTATCAAAGATGAATCAAAACTTCCAAAAATCCGATGAATCGACAAGAAAGAATATCATCGAAGCAATAACAATGAATGCCAAGATCATTAATATTATTGGAAACCTAACACAATATACCATCAAGGATATGAATACCTTGAGAGATGTAGCAAAAAAATTATTAAAAGCAACAAAAGTGAAGCGTGTTAAAACTCCATAAGAATAAAAAGGAGGGAGACGTCTCCCTCCTTTTATTACTTCTCCTCTGTTTGTTTCTGCATAGACTTTGAAAGAACACCCTCAACAATCTTGTCAAGATTAATTGCATTCCGTATTCCGCGGACAAGTGCATCATTCACTTGACTCCTGATTGCTGCATCGAGTTGTTCTTCAATATACGTTTGAATCTGATCGTGATTTCGATTGATATAATCTGTGACGATCTCCACAATTTTCTTCTGCATTACATTTATAGGACGATAACAATTATCAATATTTTTCAATTGATCTAGAAGAGCTTCTTGTACCTTTATATTGAAATCCTCACCAAACTTTTTATCAATACTGGATATATACTTTTCGGCGATTTCACCCATGATAAAATCATAGCGATCAAAATATCCGCGACCATTATCCTCATGCTTCTCCCGCATGGCTTTCTCGAATTCACTACTCATGCATTTTGCAACATATTCTGTTAATCTTTTTTGATCAAAACAATCCGACAAATCCCATACAAATTCACTACTCATTTTGAATGCTCCTCTCAACAACCTCTGATAACAATGAATTGAGAAATTAGGTGATTATTATGATATTAACTGATGATCAGTATCAAGGGTTATACCAGCTTCGCCGTTGGTATTCGAAATACCAGCATCAGATTATTGATGTATCTGGTACTGCTGGTACCGGAGTTCTTGATCTCGTCCAATACTTTCTTTCCTACACGAATCTTGACCCACGCGAAATCATGTGGCTTTCATTCAATCAGAAACAGGTGTTGGAACTAGCCTACCAAAAGCATCACGCATATTATCTCCCATATATAATATATAAATACGATCGTATTGTGGATTTTAACTCCATCCCTGTATTGAATGCAAACTCAACACATGTTTCAGCAACATGGAAGAAGCGGGTACGGAAGAAAATGGATTCGCGCTACAAGTTGATCATCGTATTTGATTCCGTTCTATTATCATATAATATGTTGAAAGATCTCTCTTCCTTTGGATTACCAATTATTCTTCTCCGAGATCCTATGCTTCTCCCAGCACCGAATACGTATACATTCTTACGAGAGCCAAATATCGAGCTTCATGATATCAGTCCGACGTATGCGAAATCACCCATTATCTATTTTGCGAATAAAGCGATTCGTGGAGAAATAATCAATCCTGGAATCTATGATATTGTATCGGTTGTACTAAAGAAGCGGATGAATCTTTATAATATTAAATCATCTGACATGAATATTTGCCTATCAAATCCTCTTCGAAATGAAATCAATCAGATTTATCTCGAGAAGGTTATACACCGGAAAGATATTATAACCCATCCAAATGAGAAGCTTATTATCTGTGAAAATTCATATAACCATGCACTGGTGAATCCTGATGAGAATAAAGTTAAGGTGTATTTAAGTCAAGGACTGATTGGATATATTTCTCGTATTAATAAACACGCATTAACAACGAAGTTTGTTCCATTTGAATTTCGTCCAGAGTTTTATCATGATTCTTTTGATGATATCATATTGGATCGTCATTATCTTAATAAAGTGGATTTTCCAGTACATCAGCAGATTCCAGATCATAGTATTTTGGCAGAATATGCCTACGCATTAACACCCGATCTTGCACGATTGAGTCACTGGGATAAAGTAACATTAATTCTAGATCAAGATGATTCTATGGATAACGATCTTATGCGTCGTATGTTATACACTGCAATTACACGGGCAAAAAAGATGTTGACTATCGTCGTCTAATTCCACCGAGAATATTTGATTTAAATCGATCAACAATATTTGATACGGATGAACTCATCTTATTCCCGATCTTCTCATCAATATAACTTCCAGCGGTTTTCCCATGCTCTGTTCCTTGTTTCTTTATCCCACCACCGAATCCACCACCAATCACCATCCCGCTGAGATCACCGAGATTTCCTCCGATGGGAGATCCATCATATCCACCGATATTAATATTACCAATATTTCCTTTGAGTTTATCCGTAAACTTTTTAATCATTTCATTTGCGGAATTTGTTGCTTTATCTGCAGCATTATTTACTTTTCCTTCAATGAAATCGTAAATGCGATCTTCAAATTTACCAACTTCATCTTTTACTAATCCTTCAATGTTTCCAAAGATACGTTCGATCGAACCGAATGGATCACTAATGTCAAAATCAGATAAGATGTCTCCAAGGAGTCCAGATAACATTGCGGATATCCCACCATTCTTTTTCAGAATGATTCGATGTGATGATGTCATATATTCAGAGGATTCTGGTTTAATGTAATGATATGCGTAAGCAAGTCGATAGACCTTTCCACCATTTGATTGATTCTTTGATGTTTCTTCGAAGATCGTTTTAAATACTTTATTTGGTGTAAATGCAGAGATATCCAAATTCTCTCCATTGAAATAGAAAATGCACTCATTTTCTTCCATTCGTGATTTAATCACATCTCCGGTAAATTTATTATTATCCTTAATGAATGTAATATTTTCATTTCGTTCATCTAAGAATGATTGATCCGCATTATGGATCTCAACATCTGTCGTATCCGTAACAACGAGTTTAGCAGAACTACCAAGCTCTGCATTTTTTGCAATCGCAAAGTTTTGGGAATCTGCTTCCATCTCCGATACGGTTGGATAAAAGATCTGTTCCCCTTCTCGGAGAATCATTCCATTTCCTGGGACAGAATGTTGTATCTCGGATACAAGAAATGTTGTTTCCTTCCACTCATCGTTCCGGAACGCTGTTCCTTTCCCATCAGTATTTAACACATATAGAGTATCTACATCATAGTAGATGAGACCACCCTTTTTATATAATCCATAATATTGATCGAGATAAATAAGCGCTTTGTATGCAGTCATGGGAGGAATAATAATTTCTTTATAAATTTCATCATTATCGAATTTACTCATCAATACTTTCTTATGACCGCTCTCTGTTAAAATATGCGCAACGATATTCTGTAGGGATCCTTCGGTATATACTTTGTTTACCGTATAACGTGATGCACTCATGATCGATGGGTCGATAAGAAAGATATCCATTGTATTTTGTGTTTCAAAATAGTTCTCTTGATCGATTTTATTTCCCTGATTATCTTTCCCTTCATTTAAACTGATGCGACTTTCCATGGATCCAATATCGAAACTATCATCCTCATCATTAAGATAGATGGAAAACTCGTTATTCCATACCGGTTGTGGGCTTGTATTAAATGACTCCCCATCGGTACCCATTCCAATTTTATCCAATTCAAATTTTACACGAATATCTTTCTTATTTTTTAAAATCCATAATTTTTTTCGAACATCAATCTGTAGAGATACCTTTAATAACGCCATGATATTATATTCGAAATCATTCAAATATTCAATGGATAAAATGTTTGTGTAATCAATATCAAGCGTTTCATCTCCATTCATGATGATGAATGATTTCACTTGATATTTGCACATATACTTTTTGTCTTGTGCTGTAGCAAATGTTCCTTGATTCGTTCCGGATTCAGTCGTTTGATTATCTTGTGTGCTACTGCCTAAAATATTGGAAAGATCTACCGGACTTGATCCTTTTAAGCCGCCACCGAATCCACCACCGACAGTTCCGACATCTTTTAACTGTCCTGCTTTATTTATATCGATATGACTCGTGGAACGTCCAAGCATACCTTTTAACATTCCTTTTAGTTCTTCACCTATCTTTGCCATTTAATATCACTTCCAATCATCCCTTCAATACGAATCCCTGTGACACAGTGTATTTTTTGGGATATCTTCTGACGCAGTTTATCGATGGATTCACTTTTCATAAAATTCACTTTATTCAATGCTTGATCACGGATAACATCATCGATTTGCCAAGCGTCTTGTTTCTTTATCCCACCACCGAATCCACCACCAATGATCGATTCTGGTAAATTTGATGGTAGCTGTTTTGCAATCGCTTCTGGGTTTACACTTGTAGGATCACTCTTTGTACTTGATTTAAAAATATCATCAAAGCAACCATTTCGCTCTGCACGTGTCGTAACGATATCACCCATCGGATCTCCTAATTCGGTTTGAATATTTTTCAAACGATCTTCGATATCAGCAATCGCAACACCAATTAGATTTTGTAAGATGCTTTCAAATGACCCGACTGGATTAGCTAACATTCCTTTGAGCGCAGAATGAATTTCGTTGGTCCGTTGATCAAGATGTTCATCCATTTTTTCTTTAGCGATTTTTAATTCTTCTGCATAGCGAATTTGACATTTCTGTTCAATGATTTTCATCAACGGTTCGCTGAGTTTTTTCATTTCTTTCTCAATGGCGACTGGATCATCTGGATATGTCTTCTCGAGCTCTTTTCGCTTTCCAGATAATTGTTCCTCCATTTCAGCGATGAGAGCTGCACGATAATCATTTAACGTTTTATTTAGTTTTGCGTTAATTTCGTTTCCTTTAACGGTAATCTGATCATTAACAATGGTATCAGCACTATGTTCTTCTGTGCTAATTCCTTGATATAAACGTTTATCCATATTATAACCCCCTTGAAGAATTGACTGATTTGTAACCTTATTTATGGAGAAGGACGTGAGTATATTGTCACATAATATTTTAATGAAAGATGCATTCTCTCTCGGAATGGATCATGGTGGACTCCGCGGAGAAATGATTTTTGGAACGGGTCGAAAACAAGTTAAGTTCACAGACCCATTTGGTAGACCCTCTTATTATACCACCTTCAAGAAGATCCTATATCGGAAAAAGAACATCATTGTTATCGGCGGTTATCAGTTTGCTTTCAATAAGATGTTTAATATCGCAATGGACACAGAATCTACACTACGTGTGGGACATCTCAATGATGAAGCTCCCCAAATGAAGATTGGTGTTCATCGCGGCGAATATGTTTCAACAAAATATGATGCTGAAGTAAGTACATCTGATTCCGGAGTTTCTATTAATCCAGGGGTTAACATTTCTGCACTCAATCATATTTTTGGATTCATGATGGGTGATGGCGGTGCAAAAGAAGATAACATGACTGCACTTGCAACGGATTATAAGAGACGTACATTGTTCCATGCAGTTCCATTCCGTATGAGTAATGATGGATCGAAGATGCCGGAAGGAAAATATTACGGTAAAGCAGCGACTTATTCGGATGGTAGTTCTGATCCAATTTATTCCTACTATATTAAAAAGTTTGATCAGCCAGCACCACACATCGTTCACGCATGGGTTTCCGATAATGTCCATGAACTAAATGTTGTCGATGATTCTGTGTATTCATCTACATCATCGACACCAATTGAATCATATGTAGAAATCTGTATGTCGGTGGATGATATGGATGGTCGTGGATACTTTACTTCAACAAATTCCATTCCACGCATCAATGAGTTTGGTCTGGTTGCAGGATGGTATAATCGAGAAAAGATGGATTATGAAGCCATTACAATGTTTTCACATTTTACGAGACCATCAATATCCATGGGTGTCAATGACTCAATTGAAGCAATATATCGTGTATATGCAAGATAAATAATAGAGTGGGTCCATATGGACCCACTCTATATTTTTTCACCGATTATATATTCTTAGAATGATAATTCATAATTTAAATTAGGAGGAATTTACGATGGCGAAAAGTAAAGTATTGAACACAAAGCATATTCGCGAAAATATTCTGGATGGTCGGATTGTGTATCGGTGTAACACCGATTTCATCAAACCATCATTCTTCCGAGAACCACCACAAAGAATTTTTATCCAAAATAACACTACGATGAAAATGTCGGAGTGGTACTTGAATTTGAACCGATGGGATGAAATCAAACTTCTTCCCCGCTATCGATGGAAGGAATTTGATGGACAACTCTTGTATATTTACAAGCCAACTGCCAAATATGTTGCAAAATTTCCAGAATTGGAAGGTGCCGAGTTTTATGTGTTTAAAGGTCAATATTATATGACAAAGGACTTCCGAGCCGGAAAAACTCATTTCAATGCCACGACTGGAGTTATGCAATTCAAGGGTGACCCGGAGAAACTTCGGAGGAAGAAGGAAAAGGATCGTCAGAAGAAGCTTGCGCGCAAGGCAAAGAATATTGCCAAGAATGAAGCACAACGCCAAGCAAACATTGCGAAGCGTGAAGCGGCAGCGAAGCGTCGCATGGATCAGGAGGGAAAATAAAATGTCGTATAAGAGAGAGCAGTTTATTGAGAACCTGGATGACATTCTTCAGGATATAAAAGAAATCTTCATTCTGGATCGTGGCGGATGCATTGTTGAATTACAGGATGGAGGAGATTACTACAGTGCTCCGGCGCGTGTGTACTATTTCAAAAAATATCCAGAGGAATGGAAGTTCTGGTTTAAGAAAGTTGCCCCGGCTGCACCTATTGAGGAGATTCAGGATGGTATTGTTGGGGATCGCTGCGATACGGCATACGTAACTAGTTCCCCAATCAAGCTGACAATCATTCAACTCTTGGCAAATCGAAAGGATTTGCGAGACATCATCATTGAGGTTGATGGACAGATGGTTATTGATTAAGGAGAGATAATATGGTTTGGGATGGCGTATATGTTTCACAAAGAAGTCGGATTGACCCAGAAGAAGCAGCATTGATGACGGATCCTCGCTATTTTGCTGCGGCAAGTAGAGCAGAGGAGGAAGCAAAGAAGAAAAAGAGCAATGCTTCGCAACCGAAGCAGAATAAGAAGCGTAAACGTGAAAAAGATATAAAGTCACAATTGACATATATCGATGTTTCCGCTCTGGAAGAGATGATGGAGCGTATAGCACGTCGAGTATATCGCGAATGTCGAAAAGAGGATTTGATGCGGGAAACCGCATATCTTCTTGATATGAAGGGGTGACCGATACATGAAAGATGAATTCAAGCATTTTGAAAAAATGCATGAGTTGACAACTGAGCTTCCCAAATTCATTCGAAGCATTCTGAACATTCGCCTTAGTCATACAACGACGTATCACGGAATATCACATGATAGTAGAGGAACAACGAAACGATTGTTCGATTTTGAACAACGTTTGCCGAATGTTGTTCTATATTATTCATACAATCAATATTCCGCACGGGTTGAACTATATCATATTAATACTGCCGGTATTAAGGGTGAAGATGGTTATCGTATCCGTGTTCGCATCTATAACCCGGCTGATAGTGATCAGTTCATTGAGACGGAGTTCGTTGTGCCGACAAAAACAGCGGCAGATATCTTCTATTGTGTTATTAATAGCACATTGAACGATTTTGCATTGGATGATATACACGCTGAGGTTATTGGTGCTTTCAATTTCATTGACATTGATGGAACAAGTTATTCGATAGAAGAACTGGTTTCATTGTATATCGATCACATTGGATTTGATCAGATTAAAACCCTCATGGATGAGCCGGCTCGAAACATTCAGGGATTCTCCATGAATTTTCAGATTGGAACACAATTTGGGTTGAATCAATCTTACCGAGTTCGTATCGAGAAAAATCCGAATGAGGAATATCGAATAACCACCGAATTCAATGCGGGAGAAGAGTTTAAGAGGGGATCACTCAATCCAGTAGCGAAGCTCTATCAGGTGAAGAATACATATGAATCAATTATGAAATTGAAAGAAGCTGGCATTGTAGATAGTGTCAACTTCCAGTTCACCCATGAATGAGGAGGTTGTTGTAATGGACGATTGTTTAGCATTCTTCGATGAGTTGTATGCGCAGATTCTCAGTCATCCTAAATCTACGGTTATCACCCATACATATTCGGTTGATCGAGATGTATGGATGAAAACAGAAACCAATATCATCCAGTACACCTTCTTTACGGAGGATGGAAAGAAAATACCGACACGTCTGTTCGATCCACTTAAGATTGAGGAGACAATTTATACTGAGCCATTCAAAGAACCGAAGAAGGACGTTATCATTGCAACGATCCCTCAATTGTTCACGAGGCTCATAGAAGCATGGTATCGGCATATTGTTAAAATTCATCTTATCGTCGAAGAAGAAGAATTTGTTGCCAATGAAAATTTCATGCAGGATATCCGACGTATCGCAAGTAATGCTCTCTGTTTCTCTATGGAGAATTATAGGAGCATTCGTATATATGATATGTTGAAAGAAAATGGGTATAAAGTATTTGGACCGTGAGATGAATTCATCAAAGTTATCGATTGGAAAGGGTAAATAATATGAAGAACAAGTCCAATTGGTGATCAACGGAGATCGTTATATGGTCAGCGACAACTATGCAGAGAACTACAAACGTATCCGTGATATATGGAAGCTTCGTAATATAGATTAAATCAAATTAAATTAAATAAGATGGGAGCGTTCCCATCTTATTTTTATATAATATCCGTAATTTGGTAGGTGATTATAATTTGAATCGCTTTAAAAAATATAATGCAAAGAGGAAAAACAGCATTGTGCTTGTTGAATGCTCTGAGTGTGGTATGTTATATTTTGTGAAATATAATACATGGTCACATGCATCGAAAGATCATGTTTATCGGTGTGGAAAATGCTTGAAGCGATTTCAATCAGAGCATGCTAATAAAATTAATTCTGATCCAGAATTTAAAAAACGTAAATCTATCGAAATGATAAATCGTTGGGAAAATAAAACATCGGATGAAAAACAGCTATCCATTGAAGCTCTCCATAAAGCTCTATCAGAATACAATAGTCGTTTAACACCGGATGAAAGAACTAGACTGAATCTAGAACAGTCTAAGAAAATGAAAGAATTGTGGTCAAATAAATCGAAAGAAGAAAAAGATCTTGTTTCGATAAAAATGAAAGAGTATTGGTCTAGTCTTCCAGAAGATATCTTGCTTAGTAAAAAAGATGCTCTGCGTAAGATATGGACATCCTATCGAAACAATATGACGGATGATGAATTTAGAAAATATTGCAGTAATCGGGGTAAGAAATACTGGTCTTCTATGACATCTGATGAGAAGCTCACATTATTAGCTCCACTCAGGGAAGGATATATGAAGTGGCTGATGACCCAAAACGCTCATGATGAATTATCGAAACGATGTAGTGTTCGAAACCAGAAACATTGGAATTCATTGACAGACTCAGAAAAAGCTGAGTATATAAAAAGATTTATAGGATATACTAAGAAATCCTCTCAACATCAAAAATTTGAATCATATTTTCATGATTCATACATCAATAATTCATATTATTATGAAGAAGAGTGTCTATTATCTGATAATGGTGTAATGCATTCATGGGATTATGGCATCTATGATGAAAACGGAACATTGCAAATGGTTGTGGATCTGGATGGCGCATATTATCATGCAGATAAATGTGATTATGATGGACTGCATTCCAAAGAAGAATATGATGATAAAAGATTCCTATCAATTCCAGATGGAGTTAAATATCATATCATTTATGAGCACAGCTTTTCAAAATCATTTGAAGCAATGATTAAGAAACTGATGTTGAATTACGATGAATTCGTTGAAGATCAATTTAGGTATTGTCGATTATTGCCAGATTTACCATACCCATTCTATTCCGACAAAGAATTAGTCGCATCATATAAACAACTGATTCGGTTAAAAACGAATGATAAATACCATCAATCCATATCCTTAAATAATCGAGAAGGAGATAAGCTGATCAATCATTTTCATCATTCGATTTATTCTGCAAAACGAAAAGACTCTAAGAGGTCCCCATATGAGGCATGGTATGACGATGATCTACTTCGCAAGATTATCAAGAATCGTATTATTTACATCAATAAGATTAACCACAATAAAATATTACAAGGATTCAATATTGCGAAAGTTGCTATGAAAGTATCTGTGTTTTCAGCAGGTAGAGCAAAGCTGATCATCTCACGATACTTGTCAGACCTTGATACTATCTTTGATCCATTCTCAGGTTTCTCGGGTCGGATGCTTGGTACTATTGCGTCCGGTAAGAAGTACATTGGTCAGGATATTTCTGAAATACATTTAAGAGAATCATCGCAAATCATTGAATTCTTAAAACAACATGGATATTTCCCAGAGGTGGAATTACATCAAAAAGATATTAATTGTTCTAGAGGAGAATATCCATGTCTATTCACATGTCCACCATATGCGGATAAGGAGCAATGGTTGGATGTACCAATTGACATGCGGACATGTGATGATTGGATTGATTTATGTTTATCCAATTTCAATTGCCGTCGATACGTATTCGTTGTAGATGAGACAAAGAGATACAAAGATCACATCGTTGATACAATTACAAATAAATCTCACATGAATAAAAATAATGAGTATATTGTGATAATTGATAAAAACAAATAATAGGAGAGGGTAATCCCTCTCCTATTATTTTTACATTTCTTTGACTTTGAATGATTTTGTTTTTCTTTTTAATACTTGCGCACGACTATTAGCCCATCTTCTCAACTGCGGTATAGATGAATCGACAATATCCCACATATATGTATCTTTTCCAGAGTCTAAAGTACGCAATCTACCACTTACTTGATCCGCCAGTATCCAGCTTTTAAATTGGTCGGCTACAATTAATCTTGATAATCCTTTGACGTCGAATCCAGTACCAGCAGACTTTGTTGTTGATACAATAATATCTGCATTGGCTTTTGTATCTAAGTTCGTTGCTTTATCATTGATTGAATGCAATGTGCCAATCTTTAACTTTGGATACATCTTTCGAAGATATGATGCAATTACTTCTGCTGATGATATTGTTGATCCTAGCACCAAGGTCTTTCCGTAATCGATCGTATTCATCGCAATCTTAACTGTACGCAGGATGATGTTCAACCATTTCGTCATTGTTCCATCCGGAGGAATTACAAGCTTTGTATAAGCAGGGACACTGATACCGAAACGCATCCATTTTCCTTCCCGTTCGGAATATCGCATACTATTGGTAACTTTTTTGATTTGTTCTTTATTTAATCCAGACCGTGTCCATACCATTGTGCAATGTACATGTGGTTTCATTCCATAAATATTTCCTGGCTTACGATTGAAGAATGTTGGTTCTTTCATCTTTTCCGTGAACATCGCAAGATCACCGAACATCTCTTGGTAGAGTTTATTCTGGTCGTCAGATGAACGACCAAACGTTCCAGTGAGATACCAGTTGTTTGCAATGTTAGAGCATCCATCTACTTTGATAATATTATGGAACCACATCTGTACTTCATCGATTGCTTTGATACCAAATTTATTTTTTCGCATGATTTCTTCAAGATCATATGTCTTATTGATTGCTGCTAACGATGCTTGTGACACGACAACGAAGTCCGCCTTTACATTGAAGAAGTCGGATGGTTTTTTGACGTTGATGACTCTGGATGGATCGACACCGAACATTCCTGTGAGTGTATCTGCCCATTGATTCTTGATGCTGGTGGTTGGAACAATAATCAATGTACGAAGTCCAACGCGGATGGCGGAGTAACATGTCATGAAGGTGTTATGGGTAACAATGAATTGTTCCGTGAGATAGAGTTGGTCAGGAGCATCAACAGAGATGCATTGAGACTCTTCTCTCTTTACCAGTTTGATATCTTTGATGATGAGATATTTGAATGGTTGCTGACGATCTGGAATCGATGCAGCTTTTTGTGCAATGTAGAGCTTTCTTGGGTGCGTGAAAAGTTCCTGTTTAAATTTCTGCGGAACACGTATGTTTACCTGAGAATGATATCCGTCGACATATTTCTCTGTACGATTATCCGGCTTTATAATATTTGCAGAATACCCTAGACCCCAAATGAGTTCTTGAATTTGTTCAAGAAGTTTTTTCGAGCACGACGAATAGGAAACATTGTATCGGATACCATCCTCTGAACAAATTGATCCATCAGTATCCATCAATCCTCGCAGAAGCTCCATACGAACATGGATCGAATTGTACATGTAATTTGATGGGATGATCTTATCACGGGAATATGATCCAATCATCTCAGGAATGTCTTTGAAGAAATCGGCAGTTTTTACCATATGTCCGTTTGCATCATAAAATGGATAATTATAATTATGCTTCATTTTTTTTGTCGTGAATCCGCACAGTTTTGCAATTTTATTGGGGACAAAATCATTACCAGAAGACAGCGTCAATTCTGGAATGGTGCAACAACCGTTCCCGATAAACGCTCCTAATACATATGGGTGTACCGAAATTTCCTGAGGATCATATTCTACGGGAGAGGATAACAATTGGACCCTATATTTATAGTGCCATGGGTCTCGATTTGACCCGGTTCTTTCATTATCCCTAGCGATATGCGGTATAAAGAATTTATAATCCTTCAACATTTCTTCTACTGATATTGTTCTTGGCTTAGATGGCCAAGCAACAGTCACCGTCCACAAATGTTCAGCGTCGCAAAAAACGGATCTTCCGTCATTAAAAATTACTTCATATATATCCTTTTCTCCCTGTGGATACACGCCTGTCACATTGACAACTTTACCATCTGAACCGAATATTCGATCCCCCACCTTAATATCACCCATTTTTATAAATCCTTCAGGATTTGGTGCCGGCAACCTCGTGGAAAGCACGAGTCCTTTTCCTGTTCCCGGACTTAAGATGCCAGCTAGTTTCTGTTTGTGATTTGATTTCTCTAAAACAAAAGAAATGAAATCCTTTTGTAATTGATTTCTTGGTTGTGCATTATGTTCTACCGGTTGAATATGATCGAACGCCCAATATTCGTTTGATTTATCAACGATCGTATGTTTTGGAAATAGTCGTTTGGTTGCTTTCTCCATTCCAGTTGGTAAACAGATAATATGCTTATCTTTATCCTCGTAGGTAAAAACATTATCCATGGTTGCTACCATGTTATCAATCGCTCGTTTTTCAGCATCATTATATTCGGAAAAAATAATTCGTGTTCGCTCTTTCACTATATTCATCTAACATCACACCTTACCCGTTTTCTTTAAGTAGTCGTTCAGAATGATATATTCTTAAGATATAAGGAGGTAATCAAAATGAAGGAAGGTAAAAATGACCTAGAGTCATTCAATCAATTTTATACATTGATTGTCGAGCACCCAACATCTACGATCATTAAGGAGGAATGTTCCTCCAACATGTATAATCGGACGAAGAAAACGATTTCCATCAAGAATGTGGAATTGATAAAGGAGGAAGACATTGTTGCTCTCGGTACCGATGATATTTCTACCAAAGAGTATATCGTGCGGGAGATGGTGCAGACATCTCAATATCCGTCTCGAGAACATGTATACGCAGTATCGACATCGGAACTATTTGCTCGATTGTTGAGTGATTTGCAACATCGTAATATCCGGATTCGGGTATTGGTTGGAGACGATGACTATGTTGCAACGCCGATGTTTATGGCGGATATCCGCAGCGAAATTGAGAAGGCGATTGAATACCGTATGCGTGCATATGCGTTAAAGCATACGATCGGATGGGGAGGTAACTCTGATGCTGAGTGAAGAGTATAAGAAGCAAGCATTTGATCTTCTGGAACAAATGAGTGCAGAGGAATTGGATGAGGTTCTTCAGAAGATTGGTTCCATTAAAGCTAGTAAATCTAACACGGTACGTGAGCGCCGTAGAATGAATCGCTTTGATAATTTCTTCCCATGCTTTGATGAGCTGATGCAGATGGGTGAAGGAGGAAAATGCAAGATTGTATTGGAATATCACTCTGTTCCACAGAAGAGTTATGAACCTCTAAAAGCATCATTTTGTATCAATCAGGTAAAGACTCCTCATGGTATCGACTATAAAACGATTGAAAACTATACAGGTGGAACTGACCCTTCTATCGTTGGGATGCGTAATCGATATAGTCTTGAAACACTCCTTCTTACACTATTCGATGATGATTTTCAGAAACGTGGAAAACTCATAGAAATGTATGGTGGAGGGGTTATATATTACGGCGATGAGGAAGGGTTCATTCAGGATCTAAGACATCAGGCAGTTAAAGCATACCTGATTCATTCCTTGGAGAATCAGGGTTGTACAATTACGAGGAGGTAAAACAGTGGAGTATAAATACTTGTGTACACTCAGTGAACTCAGAAGAACAATTCGACGTGCGAATGAAAAAATAGTCATTTGTTGGTTTTCCTATGATGATTATGATGTTCGCCCGCATTATCGCACCTATGTTCGCGATAAGACTTCGGAGGATGGGGATAAAAAGTTCAATTCTTATCCAGACTTGAATAAACCATATGATGAGAATGATGAACCGATTTGTATCGCGACGGGTATCTACCCAGACGAGATCGTCGCATCCATTCTATTGCTCTGTTATGAGATTAATTCTTCAGGAGACATCACCATTCACATCGACGATGATACTATATATGGTATTCTTGAAAAAGATTATCATGAATTCAAAGAAACTGTATTTGATGGTTTAGTATCTTATCTTGGAGAATTTTCTTGATCTATATTGAAGAATCGCGAAAGAACAATAAATAGGAGGCATAGATTTCCATGTGTGATAGAAACCAAGAGTACTGGGATGCGATGTTGTCAAAGTATTCTGAGATGAGTAACGAAGAGTTTGAAGGATTGGTTGATGCAGTTGAATCATCTGGTGAAGACTCATGCATGATTGCTGCCTCACAGCCGGTGAATGAAAAACCTTTCAAAATATTTACCGACATCGATGATTGGTTAGAGGATCGAGAAGTCGGAGACGAATTCACGCTCGTCATCGAGTATTGGACCGAATCTCCTTATGTATATCACAGCGTTGAGAAAACGGACTACGTTAAACTCGACAACGGTTTTTGGAAATCGGTTGTATTGGGCGATGAGATCAGGTCTACCACTGTCGACGTCATTGCTAAAATGATGGGTGCGCTTCTCCGCGATCGCACGGTATATGTTAAATATGGAGATGTTGTGATCAACTTCCACAAGGACGCAAAGGAACTTGCGGAATACTGTCTATGGAAGGGTGTATGTGAGAATCACAATTATCTCAACACATCAAGGAGAGTCTAATCATGTCAAATAAAGAAGTAGAAAAGACAATTTCCTCGTTTCATGAGCTATTCAAATTGTTGGATAATGACATCGCTGATGGAGATGATGTGATAATTCACTACTCATGGTTGGGGTCGGCGATTCGCAAGAAGTGGACGTCACCCATCAACATGATGGCGGTTTATGCACCTCTCCAGGAGACAGCTTCTTCAGATGTTCACGTAGATAAACTTCGTGATGCCGAATCCCTTGCGACGATAATTCGTCGCATCTATGAAGCTGTATTGAGGGACGAATCTCCTTCCATCAAACATGGTGATACGGTATACAAAATCACCGAAGACATCAAGAGCGATATCTTCTACCAGATGGAGGATAGTATTCGGAACAGATGTGCGCTGACAAAGAAATGTTGCGGAGATTCCTATGGAATTCCGGCAATAACAGAGGAGGAACTGAGGGATATCATCGGTCACGGTGGAATGCCTTGTGAAGGAGAAGATTCTGATCGGATCGCATGGGGAAACGAAAAGGGAGGTGAATCACATGAAGAAGCCCATCGTTGAACGCGAGATCATCTCCGTTGAGCATCTTATTGACATTCTGTCGGAAAATGAACTTCCATCACTTTATCGTGATCGATATATCGATGATCGACACACCCATATTCATTGGGAGTTGGTGCGGGATCGAAATTGCGATACAAAAAAGATTCTATTCCAGGGAGTAAGTGGGTCAGATAAATTTGACATCTACTTGGAAGGAGTGGTGTATGATATTATCAGTCACTTGACTGACGATAATCATATCTATATCACCGATGACGATTATCAGAAATACGTGATTGGTGATAAATTCCGCTCCGATGTTGAACGAATCGTGAAAAATCATATCCTGCCAGTGCTTCAGGACATGGTTATAGATGCACTTCAACCGAAGGCGTATTAAAAAGACAATAAGAAAGGGTGGGACAATCCCACCCTTTCTTTTTATTTTAATCCAATCGCTTCACGATACTCTTTATCACGAATTGGTTCAAGATTCGGCATATATTTCTTTACCTCATCCCGATACTCTTCTGGTACATCACGATCAAGTACGTATTGTTTCTTCTGAACGAGCCGCGCATAATATCGGACCAATGCTTGAATCATTTGTATCACCTCACTAGTATTGTCTTAACTACATTATCCTTTGGTGATTAACACGTTATCATTTTTTCACTATATTATATAATTTCTTTGGGAAACTACAATGTTGTTGTAATATACATGGTTGACAAATATTAGCATATTCACATGTGAGGCACTCTTCGCGGATTCGTTTCTTTATTGGATGAGGACAATGATTTCTCATATTCCCGTTTGGTTCTAATGTATATATACTGGAACATTTCTTTTCCCAATGTAGAACATCTTCCACGATTTGATTTTTAATTCGAATATCGTCCGCATTCCATCGTGTATTAATAGCACATAACCAATCATCACATTGATCAAAGAATTCTTGTGTGGTTGTATCGTCAACAAGATGTTCAAATAAAACAGTATTGATTGCACAATACTCACTATTCCATGCTTTAATAATATCCATGAATTTATGTTGATTCATAGATATTAAATCCGGTGTCATTGTAATCAGTACCGTGCATGGGATATCATTATCTCCTAATCGCTTGATATTCTTTAACCACTGATCATATTGTTTTAAGTTGAATCGTTTGACATTCCAAGAGGTACTTACATAAATCTTTTTATATGCACGGATCAAGTCATCATCAAGTTCCATTAAATTTGTTGAGACCGATGTAACATTATGGTGTTTTAACAATTTAAAAAATCGATCTCGATATAATGTAGGCTCACCTCCAAAAGCAATGATTTGTCCATCGAAGTTTCGAATCTGGGCAAAGAAAACGGATTCATTCCAATCAGTATCATTACAGATATTACAATGTGGACATGAGAGATTACAATCATTCGTTAATTTCGCATATAAAATTTTCATAATTTCCACCCATGATCAATGATTTCTCTTTTTAATTTTGTCATCTCTCGACAATAATTTGGATCTTCTTTTGCATCTATACGATTTGTTGCACAACCATTACAAATACGAAACAGATCACATGTATAACATTTTGTGGAAATAATATCTTTTAGTGATGGAATAAATTCTTTTGGTGTTGGAGATGTAGTCTCAATAGGAATAGTTTCTCCCGTATCACGATTTAATTTATCTTCGCAATTGGAATACACGAGTTCTCCAGTAGGAGTTACATATACAGCACGAATACATGAATCGCAAAGAAAGGATGAATTGATGGGACAACGTCCAGTGGATCGCTCCATACAATTTACTTCATATTCTTCATACCCACGATCAATGATATCAATCCACATGCGGAACACTTTATAGCGTGGATAATATTTTGATTGTCTCCCCATACGTGCCGCATTATTCAAACGACATAATGTATTCAATTCTTTTGCTAATTTAATGTGATCAAAATAACGATCTGCATTATCTTCGATAATGACTGTGATGAATTGAGGATGATAGCCAATTCTATCATAGAATAATTCTTGCACCTTGCGGAACATTCGTTCATCATAATTTGTTTCTGCATCCCATAATCGACCATGGCCGTATTGGAATGATGTCGCAACACCAACATTTGGATTTTTAAATATATGAGCCCATTCATCTGGATGTAGATAGAAGTTCTTCAAATTTGAGGTAAATGAAATTTTCCCATGAAAGAATGACATAATTTCATCATAATATTTTGGAGAACACATGGTTGGTTCTCCTCCAGTAAAAATCAAATACGATGGTTTCGTATTGATGATTAATTCTTTTAATTGATCGGGTACTTTATCCGGTGTATGATTGATATGTAATTTTGCAGCTCCACAGAAGGTACATTTGAAATTACATGCGGCAGTTGGTTTAATGATTAATTCCATATTCTTCCTCCAATAAAAACTCCTGTAAGAAATACGCATGTGTCTTTTCAATGGAGATAAATTGATCAATCGGTTGAACTTGTTCTAACACAGAGTCGTAGATGAATTTACTTTCATTATTATATGGAATAAAGTACTCATCGTCTGGAAGAAGTTCTGGATCAGATAGCATTTGATAGAAGTCTTCGGAAAAATATTCATGTAAATAATGGGCATATATAATAGCAACGAAATAACTTTTTGCAGGATATACTAATTCAGACCCATCATGAAAAAATCGAACAATACGATCAATCAATCCCTGCTCACTTTCATAAACGATTGTATGTGGTAAATTTACATCATCAAACTGATTAATCAAATAGGATGTCTTTCTACGTTCTTTCCAATTCATAGTATCACTCCCTAATTATCTAGATGAGTTATTCGTATCTTCTCATTATATCTATATATATTCTATATATGATAAGAGATATAAGAATTATCCTTATCGAGTCAATGTTTTCAATATTGAAAGGGGTAGATTCAAATGGAAAAAGCAATGCATATCACGGTGTACCGCAGCGAGCACCGCCAGGATCCTCAGTATGATATGACGATTTTCGGTTGTGGTCCGACAACCTGTCGGATCGTCGTCGAACCGAAATGGGAGGGGACGAACAAGAAGGGGATCAAGCTTGTGGACCTTCTCGAGATCTTCCATCGTATCATCGAAAGCCCATGGGTCGGTGTATATAACGGATCCGGAACATCGATGAAAACTCTGCTGGAGTCTGAGTCAATTGTTGGCGCACGACTGATCGTCGACAATTCCTCGTATCGCAAACTAGAGATTGTGAAACAGGTAATGCTCGGACGGTATATGGCGGAAAAGGATTACACCTTGTCCGTAGATAAGGATGGCTACGTCTCCTTCACAGCGCTCGCACAGCCGTTTGACTTCATCCACATTGCAGCAATGGGTCTGGCGCTTCTTAAGGAGTCGGACCCTGATGAAGACGGTGTTCGAATCCGCGGATATATCCGCGGAGATAAATATCCGGTTCGCACATTCTATACGATTGATCGAGACATCGTCAACATATCCGACCATATCAGCGATCTGTTCGTGCGTATGAGCGAACTCGAGGACGAATACGTCTGATTCTCCATTCGTTTCCATCAAGGAAGTCCACCGCAAATTAATGTGGTGGACTTTTCTTTTTTATTGAGGTGAATAAAATGTTAGATGACCTTTTTGTTGAAAAATCAGCTTCTTTCCAATTGATTGAAATTGATAATACAAAAGAAGCTTCTGTAGATGGAAAATGGAAAGATCCTGGGGCTGCACTCTATGTACAGTTGTTAAATGCAATGTATATGGCTCCTGATAATGAATCAGACGTAAATGATCCGAGGAATAAATATACGCCTGATTATCTGAAGGAAACCTATCTTATTGCTCCAATCAATAAAATTAAATATGGACCTCATGGTATGACTCCATTTAGTCGATCTGGTTGTAAGTATCCTCATCATGTGATTCAGAATGGAAAACTTGTCATACATATTCAAGGACTCAAGGCCGCATATGCGAGAGCAAAGCAGATGGGAATATTTTCTGGTGAATTGAAAGAACATCTTGAACGACATTACAAAGAACTCGGATTATATGAAGGATCTAAGATGCAATTGGATGAGTCAATGAATCAAAACTTCCAGGATATCGAAAACTATATTGGAGAAGAAACCGGGATTGATTTATATTCTACCAAAGATCTTTTTGAAGAACGATCTCATGGAAAATTGAATCATTCATTTCGATATGGAATGAATGTTGAGAACGGTCATAAGATCAAAGTTGTATTTGATCTAGAGAAGATGATGCATAAATATAAACAACGGCTAGAATCAGTGGAATATACAGTTTCTCAAATAGATGGAGAAATTCGTGTTCCGACAAGAGAAGATTATCTAAATCCAGAATTTGTTAAATGGCTTCTATTCAAAACAGAAGAGTTTGAAGATGATGAACCAGAGACATTTGATTTCAGCGTATTTGAAACCAATCCCACGATAAGAAATTATGTTTATGGATATTTTATTGATAATATTATGCGAGGAATTATTCGAATAAAAGGAATAAAACCATGTATTGTCGATATGCTCTTTGTTGATCCATCCTTCCATAGAAAACATATAGGAACAATATTGTTGCAGCATGCAATTGATAAATTCGGAAAATATGATATGACGATATATCCATTTACTGATAATATTCCAGCAATCAATCTATACAAAAAGTTAGGATTTGTTATCGATAGTACTATAGATTCTTCTCCAGATTATTATTCTGAAAGAAATAAAAATAAAAAACTATATAAGATGATCCGAAAATCTGTGGAACTGAAACCAGACCCCAATATCATTCAAGAGTCATTCCAATGGATGGATCACTTTTTTGAACAAATGGAAGACATAGAAAATTTTGAAATTCGAATGATTGATGAAAAGGATTATACAAACCCTAAATTTTTGGAATGGTTGTATAAGCTAGACGAATTTCAACCAGAGGAACAAGAGTTGATCTTTGACATGCTTCATGCTAGCACAACACATGGAAATTATGTATATGGATATTTTATCAACGATATAATGCGTGGGTTCATTCGCATACGTTATAAAGATACATTTAACGCATATGCAATTAGCTTATTATTCGTTGATCCATCCTTCCATAATCTCGGGATTGGTTCAAAACTATTGCAATTTGTTATTGATCAATTTGGAAATAAAGATATCGTGCTCAATGTATTTACAGACAATAGTATAGCCATTCACATTTATAAGAAATTTGGATTTATTATTGAAGAGACGATTGATTGTTCAAATGAGCCGGAGTGTCCTGAGGAGTTTAAAGATCGCCAACAATATCGTATGCGAAGAATTGGGACAAACCAAATAAATCTACGTGAATCAAAATTCTTTGAATCGGAAGAAGCCTCCCCTCCACCTACTCCTACGGAAGAAAAAAAGTCAGACAATGAAACAAATGACGAAACGAATAAATCTGATACAGTAGAAGATAAACCATCGGAAGAAGAGAATTCTTTTAATGAAGAAGATACTCCAGAGGAACCAAAAGAAGAATCGTATCCAAAGAAGATTGATCGTGCAGAAGAAGATAAGAATGGCGTTCGGAGAAAGAAGCTATACATCGCATTCATCGAGTGGGCGAAGGAGTATAATCCAAAGAATATCTTTGGATCCATCTTTGATAAAGATGTGTTTCAAACCGTGTATCCATTCGTTCCTCAGAAAATGCGATATTTCTATCGCCTTGCAAATCCAATGTTATGTGTTCTCTCAGGAAATCTTACATTCTTTGCTGCAGGTGAATTGAAAAAATTAAATGCGAAGAATTCTAAATTGAATGAGTTTATGATCTTTGCTGCAACAGATAATGACCTCCGCGTATATAACAATGCGGACGATAAAATTTATCGTGCGGTCGAAGAGAATGGTATGATCAAGTTAGATGTTGCAATTGCGGATACATTCGATATTTATATTCAAAATATGATCAATCAAGGTGACATATTAAACGGACCCGTTGATGAAAATAAAGGATAAATCGATAGAGTGGAGGGTGTAATACCCTCCACTCTCTTATCGATATATCTCCTCATATAAATTTGAATAGAATGGATCCGTCCAATCATGTATAGCCTCGCCCTCATAACCTTGTCCTCCACCATTAAAACATACAATTCTTGTATGCTTATCTAATAATACATTGTATTCAAATGTTTCCCCAGGAGCTATCTTCTTTCTAAATACACCATCTTTTGGAAAATTTGTAAGATGTCTAGTTTTTGAAACATCATCCGTCTTATATACAATAAATACGACTTCTTTCGTTGGAATTGAATATTTACTCCAATTTCTGATGCGTTTATAAGCTTTCTCAGCTTCTTCAATCAAATAGTCATAAACTTGTTTATTTGGATCAATAATAATTTTTATTGTACTATTTATAGGCATATACATGAATGGGGATCTAAAATTATCTTCATACTCCATTGCGTATTCTGCATTTGATATTGTTTTACTAATTGTTTTATTATCAATAGTAAATGATGTTTCTGGATATATCTGAGGATATTCATAACAGTGATTCAATCTCTGTTGATAATATGTGTTGGTACTCCCAGCATTACTGCCGGCATTAATCGCTGAAAAAACACCGAATTGTGATAAGTTTAATCCAACATATTTAGTATTGATTTCATCATCTGTAATTGGATCACTAACATTAATATTTATTCTTATAGAAGCAATTCTTTTTCCTAATTGTTTTACCTGATGTGTTGTAAGGTCAATTTCCGGTGTACTTGCATCGATGATAGTAATATTTATTTTACCACTCTTGAGGGGAAACCCATGAATGACACCCGTCGTTGTTCCAATATCTAATCCTGCAGATCTATTAGCATCTTGAATAATAGCACCATCTATAAATATATTATTATTGGTTATGAAATAGATGTTTGAATTTGTTTTTCGCATCTCAATGTATGGGAGTAATTCCGTAGGAATAAATTCTGTATAAATATATTGACGTACATGATATGCTCCCCCATCAATACGAACTGGGCCGGATGGAACACCAATTAATTTATCACGATAGCCAACGACACCATCCTTGGTTAGAAATCTTCCAGAAGATATTGTACGCTGGAATGTTGCATCATCACGAAGCAGTTGATAGGAATTTAATTCATTTTCAGAACGCCATCCAATTCCTAAATCTTTTCGTACAAAGATATCAGCCATGTTCATTACACCTTTCATATCTAACGAGTTTATAATAAACTCGTTAGATATGTTTACCTATATAGGATGATATATTCTAATAGTAAGTATTAAAATAAATAATGAAAGATGTGAATTTTAAATGGACGACAGTCGTGATATGTATGACACGGAACCAGTTTTAGAATGGGTCGATGAAGACGAATCTGATGAAAATGATAAATAATTAGAGGTGGGAAAATCCCACCTCTAATTATTTTTTGTATAACTCATTTCTTTTTGCCATCTGGAAAGAGCATGTCCCATGCATTTGAATTTACATTATTATTTTTTGGCTTACTTTTTTCCTGATCTTTTTTGTTCGAAGGTTTGTCTTTGGAAAGAGGTTTATCAAATTCTCCAAAATGTTTATCGTATTGACCTTTAAGATCCTCCATCATTTTGCGATGAAAGTCTTCAAACGATTTATCAGATTCATTAATCAATACACCTTTTCCGAATCGAATCTTTGATGCTACCTCTTTAAACTCGGAGAATGGCTGATCAAAAACGAGATCCAACTGATTTAGACATGCTTCTCGAATCGCAAGACCCATATACTCTTCACGCATATTTTCGCTAATGTCTACGCCTTCTTGCATATATTTCTTTGAAAGGTAATCAAGTCCAACAGCTACTACAGATTCAGCGATATCCCCAGGAGGTGGAGTTGTATTAAACTCCATCCGTTTATCCTCTTTCTTATCATTAATGACTTTACTGATATCTGAAACAATTTTGTTGACTGTCTTTTCTTTCAACTTATCAATGAAATTCTGATACTCCATATCCTTACTTACATCAACAAGCTGCGATTTATTCTCTTCTGAATCAATTTCTGCTTTTGGATCTGGGACATCCAGCTTATTCTCTTTTGCATCCTTTAGTGTTTCGTCTGCCTCCATCATGAATCTCTTGCCCATATTATCTGCAGAACGAAGAAGGAATTCTAGCAGAGGAGCCTTGGTTGATTCATAGGCAGAACGAAGATACTGATATGGGGTCGTATTCTTCGACTGCATAAATTTATCAACATCGTTCGCAAGAGTCCCTCTATTCCCATCAACATATGGTTGATCAAATGGAACGGTCTTTGTATAGATATCAATAATAATTTTCCGACAACAATCATTTCTAAGCTTATCCGCTTCCTGTGCAGCCTTATTTCTCCAAGCCAAAGCAGTTGCTGGATTATCCAGACTCTTTGCTACTGGTGATGTTACCTTCGGTTTATCTACGTCGAGATCCGATTTTAACTTATCATAAAATTGTGTCAATGACCCATTTGCCATTTATGTCCACCTCGTCTTTCAACTCGTATCCAATTATATGGTTGGTTTTTACACCTCTTCAACGATTTCAATGCTTGATGCGTCAACACGAATCATCTCAGGAACGTGGATTTGTAGTTGATTTCGTTGAAGATCAGAGATATCTTTATACTTCGTGAAAATCGATTGCTTGTTTGCATCATAATCGTTAAACCCAAGGAAACGGATGTAATGTACATTCGGTTGATTCCCCTTAATGAGATGAATCAGATCAGATACATGAAGATCCTTTTCCTTCCCGGAATTTAATCGATCAAAGTATAGTCGAATCTCATTTGTTACATTCTCAACGGTTTGCGTATATAGCGTTCGATCATAAACCGCCATCTTGAATCGTATGGTAACATATACATTATCCAAGAGAATGTTTGAGTTCCATAAGACATCAGTATTCTCTTGAGGTCCAATATAATAATTGACCGATCTACCATAAGTGTTATATAGTTTATAATCGATCGCTGTATTTCCATCCAGTTTTGAAATCACTGGTTCCATTGCAGCGTATTGATCTGCAAATGTTCGGACAAAATATGACATCTTAGTATTATCGAGAGGAATGTCATATTTCAAGAACGGGATCAGATCTGCGCGCACTTTATAGTTATGATTTGATCCAGCGAAGGTAATCGTTGATCGCATCATGTTCATTGGTTTATATAGAGTGAGATTTCGATAATCATTAGCGAATCGGTTTGCCATGATATATCCACGGAACTCATCGAGATCAAATAAGTTATTCACAGACTTTTCCGAGAAATCTTTCATGATCGCGGCGAAATGGAATCTCGTTTCACTTGCATCGAGAAGAACCTTCCCTTTATTCTTTCCCTCCGTGATTAGTGAATGAATATCTTCCGTTTTCGTTTGATCAATTTCAATCGTCTGGTCTGACCGTAAATTATCATATACAGTAATACGCGCTTCATATAGAACCGCGTCACCTGTACGTTGTTCGACTGGTGTCATTTCGATATATCCAGTATCTCCATCAGCTGCCGTACGAGTGATAAGAATCAAGCGGAGGTTATTATTTTTATATTTCGATCCATACCCAATCTCTTTTGTGTACTTCATCGTTTTTGTCGATGCGACAACAGGGACACAGATTACCTGGATACGATAGGTATTATTGTATTTCCGTGAAAGATCTCGTTCAATGGAAAGTGTTGCCAGTTGGAATTTATAGAAGATATCATTGTTGAACACTTCATCCTCTGGCCATGACGTATGACTGATCAAACAGTTATATGTCGCACTTGTATTTGGATTCCGATGAATCTTAATATAGAATGGATTAACAAACATAAAGGGGCGATCGATACCAACCGTTGGTAATGTTTCGTCCGTGACCATCGCGTATCCATTCGCACCTCTTACCATACGAAGAACATTTCTCACTTGTACCTTTTTCCCTGTGTATATTTTATTTCCTGATGGATCCAATTTTGGATTTCCATGAGAATCCATCTCATATTCATCATAATCTGCATATTCCCATAGATGTCCTGGTTTGATCACAAACTCATTTTCTTGACCATCTTCATCCTCATTGATGAAATCAAAATCTTGACTCTCAACATCAATACTCAATGTATTTGTTGGATAGATATAACTTCCATCAGCAACGGCAACAAACTGAGAGAATAGTCGACCACATGGATCGTCCCGACGTTTAAAGAATTCACAATAGGTTCCATTTCGTTTCCCGAAACGATCGAACCATAGTTTCAAATCATTATCCGTTGTTAATACATTCGCAGAATTGTAAGCATTGATGACATCTTGGCGAAGTGTTTCAAGATCCGCTTTATCCGTTCCACCTGTGGAACCACTATAACATAGAGCGACCATTCGTGTATTTGCATTATACTCGAATCGAGTCCCAGACTTTTGAATCGGTACAGCGGTACGACGATCATAGGTATCAAAATTTGCTGCTGCACCACTCGTTGTATAGATTGTCGACTCAATGCGACTATTGAATTGTGGTTGGAAATATCCAGCATTATTTGTAAATGACAAGCGGATGGTATTTTCATCAAAGAAGGAGTACCATGCGAACGGTGTGTGTTCCTCCTGTGTATATTGTACCTTAGGAGTCATAGGAATTCGTTCTCCCTGTGGTGTAATATACATTAAATCCAATCCAGCAATTTGTCTTGTCCATCGGAGAATGGCATCACTATTTACTGTGATCAAGTTATCTGTGATACTACTCTCTTCAATTTTACGATCAAATTCTTGTAATGTGACGAATAATACCAACCATCCAATGGAGGTAATTTGATGCTTGATATATTTATTCGTCGTTGTCGCAATCGAATTATCCTCGCTCATATCATAGTAGATCGAAAAGACTAAGTTCTCATCAATGTATTGGTAGTCAATAAATATGTCATAGTCAAAACGATAGATGTTTGTCCCTAAAACAACACGCGTATTCTTATCCAGTTTATAGCGCATCGTTGGGCTATTCGCTACACGTGTTGCATGTTTCAAAATATCATCCATCCAAATCTGGATAGCGAAATTACATTGTGATGGTTTTGCAAACTGATACCCGAGATCAAATAATGCTGCTTCGGAATAAATCGAATTTGGTAATACGGCTCTTGTGATGAATGACTCATTCATCATGAGACTTGCTGTAGCATACGAATCTTCAATTCCTTGGGATATCATTTCACTTGCGATTCCAGTTAAACCAAGATTCAATTTATTCATCGGGATATTTGGAAAAGCTCGTGGGATTAAGGCATTCTGAATAAACTCCTTTACGGAAAAATTACTCGTATAATTCCGTACATAAATATTTTGGTTTCCTACCTTTTCAATCATTGGGCTGTACCACCCTTCATATCATCAGCATTCGGTGCTGGTTGTTTTGTCATAATATTTCGATACACTACTTCATCCGTCAACTTCCAATCCGCATTTGGTTTGAATCGAAGACGAATGGATGAATTTGCTGCGTCAGGCCCAATGTTTGCTCCAAATGCTCGCAATGGTTTCGGATCTTCAAATCGCATTTCAATGAATGGGCATCCAACATAAGGTCGATCAACATGACCGTAGTTGAAATTAAAATCCTCTTGGAATAATGCATCCGTATCCGTTTGAATATTCGCATTATCATTGAATGAAATTAAAGATATCGGTGAGAGATCTCTCTTTGCAGAATAACGGAATCGAATGTTTAATTTCGGTGCTTCTCCGGGAGTATTATTTAAATCCCAACTTAATGCACCAGCACCGGTATTCAATGGAAATACACCAAAGTATTTGGTCCAATATAGTACATCCGATCCATCTGGTCCTACTTTAAATACATACGCGGAAGCCCCATAGTCGAGCGTCTTTGTATATACATGACTCATTGCTTGTTCATGGGAGATCGTCGTCCCATCTCCATGTAGATCATAAGATGGACGCCAAGCACCACGTTTCACCATATAGATATAAGTGATCCAAAGTTTAAAGAGATTGATCACAGAGTAATCATTCGTCTCGGTAAAATTACAACTGAATTCACCTGGACCACGCCCACTATACTCTCCACCATAAGCCACCTCGTAATCATCCCATGATTTACCAGCTTCGCTTGTAGAAAGTGTTTCGTCTTGCATATCAAATGATGTTACTTGATTTGATAACAACATATTGAAATTATTATCATCCATACATCGACGACGATCTGTCAACAATTTGAATAGATCTGGATTTCTTCGCCAAAGCATTGCTGTTTCAGAATGATTCTTCACCTGAGGAAGTGCTCCCCCATTATATGCAAGCAGATTTAAATCCGGACGTGTAAAAAATACATGTGTAAATGTTTTATTGTGAGCAAGATTTGTGTCCGGTGTTTTGTATCGATTATAGAGGTAATACTTCATTGCTTTGGCAACATCATTGCGCCCATGCACAGGAAGTCCAAACGATGCCCTTGCTTGCATCAACCGATCCTCTAGAGAAAGTAATTCATATCGGTCATCATCAAGAATGATTTGATAATCATACTTTGCCGCAAACTTTCCATGTGATGGAATCGCTTGTTGTGGAAACTCATGAGCGTTCTGTATATTTTCAATATCCTCGCTGAGAAGCTGTCGGCGCATTTCTGAATCTTCCCAAGCCGTCGGATACTTTGCAGTATATGTAGCATATCGTCTCACATTTGCCATGGATTCACTCCCTTTTCTATGTTCTAAAAAGGATGTTTATTATTGAATGTGGGTATAGGAAGGTGTCGTTGATGCGCTAATCGCAGTACCGGAAATAATTTGTGAAGTAGGGACAAGTCCCTGCTTCAATTTTTGTTCTTGCACACGATGTGTTGTGATTCCCTTTGCCCACGTTGATGTATTTGTTTTCGTCGCATATGCGTTTACTGTCACTAATGGATTTCGTATATCTTCGAAAGTATCGTAATCAGCATTCAGCTTTGCTTTACCGACATCGGTTGGATTATAATCAATGGGAACATACGTTGATTTGGTTTGCGTATTCTCTTCTGCGACAATGACATTATCACAGAGATGATGTGGTTGTACTTGCCATAATGGTCGACCACTATTATCAATACAACATACTCGTGTCACTTTCTCAGGGAGATTCCATTTTTTTCCAGTGAAGTACTCTTTATCAACAAATTGTACCGTGAGCCATAGACGATTCCCCTCACAATACATTTGTCCATATCTTGCTATATGACCATTGGTAACATCGATTGCACCGGCTTTTATTTGTACGCGGTCCCCGCTATGTACGTCCATTACGCAGAACCTCCTATTAAATTGTAAAGTTATTCTAAGGTAAAGGAGTGAGGAATTGTTATGGGAGAACTGAGGAATCGAACCATTATTCAGACAAGAACCTATCTTAATCCGAATCGTCCTACGGTCCCACCGTATGATTATGACTATAACTATCCCATTACAGTGTACGAGGCGGTAAAGCAAACTACCGATGACAATTCACCGAATCTCTCGGATGAATTGGCAGCGATCTACCGTCTCATTGATAATAAGCAAAATATCATCCAACCAGGTACCCCTGGTAAGATCATGACATGGTCTGGGATTGCTGGGGAGATCGGAGAACTTGCTGTAGCACGAGCGATCAATCGCGATACAATGTTACAATCACATGCGAAGATTCCAACGGAACGTGCTGTCGGTGATGCTCTTAATATGAAAGCATCGATTCAGGAACTGGATGCACATACGAGCAACCGCTCCATTCACATGACAGATGTGGAACGTAGTCGTTGGAATAGTATGGCTCCACTCACTTCACTCCAGGCGCATATTTCCAATCAAGTGGTTCATGTAACCAACGAGGAACGGAAGCGCTGGAACAGCAAGGCAGATGGAGAAATTGTAGACACACATGTTTACAATACCAACAATCCGCACAATGTGACAGCACATCAAGTTGGTTCTTATACGCGGAAAGAGGTCGATGATCTCTTCAAAGCATTACGTGAATCATTCTTCAATTATATGAATATTGCTTGGGATGATCGCACGAACGAAGCACATCTTGCTCCGTATGATCCAGCAAACTGGAATCCGAACTATGTGCTTGGATTCAATGATGTGCTACCAGATGTTCCTGATGCAACGCAGACCTATTTTGCACTAAAGCCAGCAACCGATTATTCGGTCACAGAATCTGCAGACGTCATCATCTATATTAAGAAACCGGGACTTGCATGGCAAGAGGTTGGAACCACTTCCATGAAGGTTGGTGACATGGTCATCAAATTCCCGGATACGAAGATGCATGTATGGATGCAGGGTCGCTTTGTCAATCTATTTGGAAACAGCCAAGCGAATGAAGATGATCCAATTAATGGAAACGTATGGCGTCCAACGGTTGCTGCAGACGGAACCATTTCATGGGCACTATCCAAGGAAACCGTAGCACCGACATCAGTTAACATCAAGGGACATGATGGGTATACGCCAATCAAGGGGATTGACTATAATGATGGGCGAGATGGTCAGGGTGTTCCTGTTGGGGGCAATACAGGAGAACTTCTTGTAAAGCTTTCTGGTGAGAACTTCGATACGACATGGAAAGGTCTTCTTTCCATGATGGATGATCTTGTTACGGAAGGTGTATATCTCCCGAAGGATCTGGTTCTCTATGAAAACATTAAGAATGTTCCCAAGGGATATGATGAACTTGGAAACAATGAAGATGGTTTCGTCACCCAACGGGTTGTTACACGACAGATTGCCATCATCAATAATGTTATCTCATCCATCCAGGAAAAGCTTGATGGTCCATCCGGTATTGCTCAGCTGAAGAATGATCTTTATGATCATATTTCGGATTACAATAATCCGCACCGTGTAACACCAGCGATCATCGGTGCCGTTCCGATTGGTACCTTCTCTGATCATGTTCAGAACTTCTCCAACCCACATAACGTTACAAAAGAGCAAGTTGGTCTTGGCAACGTTGATAATACTTCTGATGAAAACAAGCCAATCTCTCTTGCTACGCAGGGAGCTATTGATGATCTGAAATCAAAGCTAAAAACACTTTCGGATACAACCTCTGCATTGAAGTATATCAAAAACGCGAAGTGGGATAATGTTGCAAATACACTTGAATTTGAATTCCAAGATGAGACCAAGCTTGCGGTAACCATTCCTATTACGGAGACATTCCAGAACATTCGTTTCGATGATACAACAAAGGAACTTGTCATCACACTTCCGAATGGTACGGAGAACCGCATTAATGTCTCGACACTAATTCAGACGTACTATGGATCGGTTGGAAATAACATCCAAGTGGTCATTGAGAACGATCATATTGTGAAGGCGTCGATTGTCCCAGGAAGTGTTGGGGAACTCGAGATTGCACAATCCGTAAATCTACGTGGAACGCCAACAACGACAACCGCTGTGGTATCCGATCGTTCGACGAAGATTGCAACGACAGAGTTTGTTGGAAATCAGACGATTAATAATCTCATTTCGTATGAGAACGATCGTCCTCTTTCTGCAAATATGGGTCGTATGCTCAATCAGAAGAAGGCAGATACAGAAGACGTCATCAAGCTGATCAACGAAATGAGTACGACGACGATCATCGATAATCTCGAATCAACCAATGCGGTTGCTGGGTTATCTGCAAATATGGGTCGTCATCTTGATCTCATCAAAGCACCTCGTGTTCACACATCACCATCTGGATCAACCTTTGGTCGAGCAACTGTATCCCTATTCGGTCATACAAGAGCATCTGAGTCTGATCCTCTAATGGATGGGACTGTATCGCGTGGTACGGATGATGGTCGTTACGCAAGAGCAGATCATCGACATCCAACGGATATTACGCGAGCTCCGCTTGATTCTCCGGCATTGACTGGTTCACCGACAACACCAACACCAGCAGACGATTCGAATGATGAATCCATTGTTAACACAAAATGGATCCGTAAGAATATCAATGGTACCTGGTTCGGTATGTCGAATACGGAATCGAATGATGGGAATAAGACAGCGAAACTCATTACAGCAGATGATTCAAATATCCATTTCATTCTCCGTACAGGGGTTATGGTTATTCTCAAATTTACTAAAACGAACCTCGCAAAGAATGCGCGTCTCAATGTCAATGATACTGGGTTCCTTCCTATCGTTTATAAGGATTCTCCAGTAGAACCGTACATGATTGATGTGGATACCGATCATATGTTTGCCTACGATGGAGCAAACTGGAGACTTCTGAATCCAGCAACAACTGGTACAGAGCTATTCGGTGGTTCTGAAATCGGCGGTTCTACGACAACGGTCAATCAGATGACTGGGTATATGGGATTCACCACGGAAGGATTTAATGGAGATGCGATCACCGAAGACGGTGAAGTCAATCGTGTTCTTATTACAATTCCTTATAAGGCACAGAAGAACCTTAGTTCAAAAGTATCCATCTCAAACGGTGATGATGATTGGGGTATCCGCCTCGGCGATAACTCCATCATTGAAGTAAAGAATCCTGTGGTCCTCTATTCAGATCGTAACAATGCCGTGGTACAGTTTACGATGAAAACGAAGTATCCATCGAACTCACCATGTGCTCTTGTCATCCGTCGCCCACAGGCATATATTAAGATTGAAACGACACGAGAGTCCGCAGCGTTCATTCCAGTAACAAACATCGGTGGTATTCCTGGGAGTGTTCCAAGTGGTGCACGTCTGATCCTAACACAATTCTATCCAATTCCGATCAATGCTTCACATCAAACGATCCAGTGGGATATTCCAGACCCAGGAACAACACAAGCATCAATTAGTGGAAATATGCTGATGGTTGATCGATCTGGTACATTCCAACTTCGGGCTCGTATTCAGAAAGGACGTTCAGAATCACAAGATTATGAACAGATCTTCACGATCAAGAGTCTTGCAAACAATATTCGTATTGTGAAGCAGCCGGCATCATATGTTGAGCTTGATGTTACAACGCAGACAGAGGAACTATCTGTTTCAGCGACATCTCAGCAGGAAGAACTTACATATCAATGGTATTCTACAACGAGGAACGATAATAGTGATGGGAATAGCATTGCTGGTGCAAAGAATCCTACCTTCACGATTCCAAACAACCTGAATCCAGGAACAATTTATTTCTTCTGCGAAGTTTCAGTAAAGAATGATCCGAATCAGCTAAAAACAAGAACCAGTTGTGCACAAGTTGTTGTCATCAAGAAGGTTACCCGTCTTGAGATTCTCGATAAACCGGAATTCGTTCTAGAATATAGTTCTCGTGCACTTCAGACATCAATTACACCGACGGATTCGACACATAAGAAAGTAAGCTGGAATTCTACAAATCGCGACGTTGCTGTTGTAAATGATAATGGTGAATTATATTCCTATCGAGAAGGAACGACAACAATCAAAGCATCAATTGATGATGTCTCTGATGAGTTTACACTCCAAGTCAAGAAGTTGGTAAATATCACACGGATTAGTGGTATTCCAGAAGAAATCGAAAGCGGCGCAAATGTAGTGCTAACGCCGGTATTTGAACCGGCATCAGCAACATATCGAAACGTTGAATGGAGTATCGTTGATAAAAATGGGAATGATGTTTCCCTGACGTCCAATGTATTGAGAGCAACTGGTTCTGGAAAAATTTCAATTCGAGCAACGGTGCGTGGTGCCAATAATTACATATATCTTCAGGAATTCGATATTCGAATCAATAGCGCATTCGTACCTGTTCAGGATATTACAATTAGTAATAATAGTACATGGCAGACTACCCCTTTGTATCTTAATAGAAAGATTATTCCTGAAAATGCTTCAAGGCAGGTCGTTGAATGGAGTATCGTCAATGATAATAATACCATAACGTCTATCGAATCAGATGTTCTTGTAGCAAAAGAAGTCGGTACAGTACGAATCAGAGCCCGAATAAAAAATGGTAAAAAAACTTCAGATTTTACAAAAGATTTCGATATTACAATTAAAGAAAAATCACCAGCAATAAATAATATCACGTTAACTGGTATAGATTCAATTAATTACGGTACACCATACCAAATTGCCCCAATTATTGATCCAGCTGCTGCAGAAAATAAATATGAGCTCAATTTCAAAATTAATACAGATAATACAAATGTCAAATTGATAGGAAATACCATTTCATTTGAAAATAATACTCATTCTTATGAAGATATAGATATATCGATTACAATTAATGCTGTAGATAAAAATAATCCATCGAATAAGTTTACAACAACAATACCAATTCATATAAAACGTGATCGTATCCCAGTTGATAATATTATGCTTAATGGAGCTAACAAAGATTATGGTCTCACAGGATACAGGAATCTCATCAGTCCAAATGTTAGTGTTGGACCGAACAATGCAACATTCAAGAATGTTGTATGGAGTATCGATTCATCAGATTCAAGAGAAACAAATCCATCGATTGTTGGTGATAAGTTAGTTGTAACATCAGCAGGAACTGTTAAACTGTTAGCAACGATAAATGATGGGTTAGGTGTAGGAGTTCCATATAAAAAGATAATAAATGTGACGATCAATGAAGCTATTACGAAACCGTTTGTAAATATTGCAATTCCAACGGAAGCATATACCACCTTCCCAATAATGGATAATCTATTAATTGATCCATCCGATGTAGATATTTACAAAGATATATCTATTACAATCCTGAATAAAGATGAAGTCCTTGCATCATTTATTGATGATAGTGAAATTGCAATGGTTTGTCATAAATCAGGGACGCTTCATTTAAAGATTCACTGGAATGTTGCTGATATCCCCGATAAGTTAGTCAATATAACAATTAACGAATTTAAAGAAGTTACAGACATTACTATTAGAAATACTTCAATTATTACAACCAAGAATGATGTTATTACGGATCTAATACCAACAGTTATTCCAAGTGATGCAACGTTCCAATCTCCGATAAACTGGAAAGTAGATGGAGAGAATCAATATAATATCACATTCGATGGGAATAAGCTTATTACGCACTCTGAGATTGAAGATACAATAACAGTAGGAGCGATAATTCCAAAAGGATCCGGTTATGATAATAGATTCTATAAAACGTTTGATATCACATTCACCAAGAAGATATTTGTATCGGTAAACAATATGACAATAAATACAACGTTTACCACCACTAATACCGAAATGAAACATGATCTTGGAGTTACTATTAATCCATCCAATGCCGATATCCAAACACCGATTAATTGGTCTATCATCGGTCCAAATTTACATAATATTAAATTTGAAGGAAATAAGATCGTCACTGACACGGAAATTGAAGATACTGTAACAATTGAAGCCAGTATCCCGGGAGCTATAGATGGATCTTCGAACTATACTAAACAATTCACGATCACGTTCACAAAATAAAAACATTATAATGAAAGAACCCGAATTCGGGTTCTTTCATTATAATTTCTCATCAAACAGCTATTTAATTTGATAGGGTCAAGGAGTGAGTATAAATGGATAAAGAGTCGTTAAACCTACATATTAGTGCTAAAGAAAGAGAAAGATGGAACCGTTGTATCGACGATGTATCAAAAATTAGAAATGGTTCTATAACATTGCCTCCAGGAAATGGAACAAATCGTGGGTCTTCCATGAATGATTTTACAAACGAATATAAGGAAAAATTGGATGGTATTGAAGCACATGCAACACATTATATTCATCCACCGACACATCCAGCATCAATGATCACAGGATTATCACAGGTCGCCCTTACTGGCGACTATAATCATTTAATCAATCGTCCACTCAAAATGATTGCAGAAGGAGGCAATTGTAATACAATTAATGGTATTAGAATTTTAATTGGTATATATGCCCCTGAAAATCCTCAGCTTAATAGAGAGATTTGGATTAATCCAAACGATCGATTAATCCGAATATTTACGACGAGTGGATGGAAGGAATTGCATGCAGTATGGGCATGATATACTGGGGGTGAAATAAATGGCATTAGAAGATGATAAGATAGTATCTCGTGAAGAACTCGTAGCAAAAGTCCGTGAAGTTATGAAGCTTGTAGAAGATCAATCGGATGTATTAAATGTTGGAAACATAGATAATTTTTTAAATAAAAGCCTTAAAAAGATCAGGGTATTTTCATATAGATCATATGGTGAAACGTACTCATATAAATATTGGGAAGGACATAATACTTCATCGTACTCAATTGATGCTTCAGCTACAACATGTATTGATAGAACATATTATATTCCTGAAGAAAATCAAGAATTATTCACCATGGATTTTTCACCAACTGCGTTACTAAATAGATTTAATACCAATCCAAACGATCCATTATTAATTAAATTTAAGGATTTAACCGGAGTATATATTAATAACGATGATGTTGCAATTCCGATATATGATAACCGTCATTTTCGACGTCCAAGGATTATCGGTTATAATCATCGGTATGAGATACGATTTCATGCTTCGGCAGGCAATGGTTATGCTATTGAGTTTAGAGCTAGACCCTATTCACATAACATAAGAGTTGATAAATATATACCAAACCCATTAGGATACACAGTATTAGCAGATTATATATCAAATAGTGATGCTCTGGCTGGTGGTCCATCGCTAAAGGATTTTCTATTACAAAATCCAATCGGCGGAAGATCAGAACATGGTGACCCATTACATATTGATCGAAGATATTTGTCTGATAATTTCGATGAAAATATGTCCAGTGAATTGAGTATCGACCCAAATGTACTACCTAACATTGATTCTGTAGCAGAAGATAGTAGTATGAATGCTATATTTAGAGCTATGCTGCATTTATTTGCTAATATTCGAAAAATTAGTATACAAAAACAATATAGAACAGACTGGGGCATCCGTAATATTGGTGGGCCAATTGATATTCCGACATATGTACGTAATTTAAAAAATATCAGCAATGTTGACGTGGATAATATGTTTTCCAACATGAATGCAGATGAACAGCTTATTGATAATAAAGATATCATCAATAAATTAAATGATGTATATAATATTTGGAAAAGCCTACCAAAGACTGATATTATAGTAAGATATTGCCATGATAGTTGTCATGGTTCTGGAAGGTCACGAAGGTAATAATATTGAGAGTAATTGATTATTCAGAATATAAAGCTAATGAAGTATATGAATTCTCATTCTCATTATACACACATTGTAATCTTCGATGTAAATTTTGCTTCCAAAATCACAAGTATGATGTTGATCCATATCATATATCAGATCTAATAGAAAAGTCAAGATTGGATATAACCAATATATTGCAAGATCGAGCAATAAAATTGATCCTTGTACGAATGTATGGTGGAGAATTATTTTCTGATGATATATCAGATGATATATTTGATGAGTATCATGTATTCGTTAGAAATCTAGAAGAGTTTATATATCGTGTACGAAATGATATTAAGCTCGTATTTTATTGGGGAACAAACGCAGTTTTTACAAAAAGAGATCGCGTGAAGAGACTACTAGAATCCCATGCAGGATTCATTGCTCCAAGCTATGATAGTGTTGGTCGATTTATAAATGAACAGCAAAAAAATATATGGTGGGAAACTGCAGAATATTTCATACAACAAAAAAAGTTAACATCGATAAGTATTATGCTGGTGAAATCATGTATTGAAGCATATATTCATGGAGATGAATATTTTGAAAAAATTCCAGGAAATATATGGATTGATGTAAATCAGTACGTTCCAAACTCAAACTATCAAGAGTATTTACCATCAGATGATGATTTATTCAATTTCTATAAATGGTGTATTGATACAAATCATTTCAACGTAGAAATACTATTTAATATTATAAATAATATGGTTGAAGATATTTCGTTCGAACATTGTTTTTGTAAACATAGCCAATTTTTTTCAAGTAATCAAATCACAAAAAATTGTATATATAAATATTCGAACTTGTCCCCAGATAATTTCTATCATGATGATTCGATTTATAATGTTTCTGAATCAAATTGCAATGATATAAATCGTGAGATTGGATTACAAAAACGTGGTTGTTTTACTTGTGAACATTTCAAATATTGTCCAAAAATGTGTTGGACTTCAATTATTGGAACAATGGTTCAACTTTCAAATCAATGTCCATATGATCGAATCTATAAATATATTGAGCAAAATAATAATGTTCTAGATAACTTTATAAAGTTTCGACAAAAAATAATATAAATGGGGCCAAATGGCCCCATTTATATTATTTGATTTCAAGGAGGATTTTTATGAAAAAATGTTCAACTATGTCACTAGATTTTTCTCTGCATACATATTGTAACATGAACTGTTCATTCTGTTTTGAAAATAAAAAGAATGGAATTGGAATAAAGGATTATAAAATTGATATTGAAAGAATTCGTTCTTTACCAGATAAAGCTGCTCCAATAATCACGGAAAAAATACAAACAGTAACAGATGATACAGTGGAAGTATTATTATATGGAGGGGAACTTTTAGCAGACGAATTACCTGATCAATTATTTCAAGAATATGAATTATTCCTCAATAGAATAATTCATATTATATGGAATATTCGTCCAGACATTACAATAGTTCCAGTGATAATAACGAATGGTATCTTTTCTAATTTTTCTCGAGTGGAGTCACTAATTTCGAAATTCAATGCAATTATTCAACTCAGTTATGATGCTACAGGTCGATTCAATAATGGTTGTGAAAAGGAGATATGGTTTAACACATTCAATCATTTTTTTAAAAGGTATCCATTATTTATATCAATCTCAAATAAGAAGACTGATATTGAAGCATATATTCATGGAGATGAATATTTTGAAAAAATTCCAGATGTGCTGGATATTGGGATAAGTGAATATGTTCCAAACTTAAACTATCAAGAGTATTTACCATCGGATGATGATATCTATAATTTCTATAAATGGTGTATTGATACAAATCATTTCAACATAAGTTCTGTTACAGAATTATTTCAGGAAAAAAGATCTCCATGCAACCCATTGACTGAATTTTTATTCTTCCCAAATTTGCCTGGAGAAAAATGTTGGATGTATCTATGCAATATGCATGAACCTTTTCAAACAGATGAATATTTTGGGGAATACAAGGATTATATGATGAGCGGTTGTCCAAATATGATAAATGATGCAAGAAAACATAAAAGGGGTTGTCTAACCTGCGAATATAATAATAATTGTGTAAGAATGTGTACACTCCCATATATGTTTAATGAGTATAAGATGAGTGATATTTGTCCAATTTATAGAATTATTAAATATATAGAATCTGATAAAAACATTACTGAAAATTTTAATCATTGGAAAAATGCGTATGATTCATTTAACTCTAAATTTACCTGCGGAGTCTGTTATGAAAAAAATATGCTTTAATTATAGAGGGATGAATGCACAGGCAATTCTACATACACACTGTAATCTTCGATGTAAATTTTGTTTTGAAACAAAATCTGGTGGTATTCGTGAAAATAATAAGATCAATGTTGATTATATTCGGAAGTTACCAAGAGATATATTTGACACAATATTTCCAACCATGCAAAAATTTAATATAGTATACTTCAATATGAACATCATGGGTGGAGAATTATTTTCCGATGATATTCCAGATGAAATATTTGATGAGTATTATAATTTTGCTAAAGCCCTAGTAAATATATTTAATGATAAAGGGATTCAGGTAAAGTTCACAACAATATCAAATGGAATTTATCAGAAATATGATAGAATTCTACAATTTATAAATACAATAGGTGCTCGTATCATATTATCATATGATCCAATCGATCGTTTCAGTTGTGATCAACAAAAACAAATATGGAAGAATACATTCGATTATTTTAAAAACAAACATCATATACGTGTGCTTATATCAACTTTGTTAACTAGACGGACAATGCATGAATACCAATATAATGATCATATGTTATTTGATATAGATAAATCAATATTCGTCGATACAAACATCTATGTACCCCGATTGGATTATCAAGAGTATTTACCATCTGATGATGATTTATTTAATTTCTATAAATGGTGTATTGATCATGAATTATTCAATTTATCTGATATAAATAATATTATTGCTCATAAACATATATGCAACCAAGAATGGTTTTTCGTATTTGAAGAAGCTAAGAAACCATCATTGAGTGATTGTCTAGAAGGTGCTGTAATTCCAAAGGATGAATATTATGGAGAATATTGGAATAAAATAAATGGACATGAAGCAGAATGTCTAAAATATAAACAACCGATTGGTATTCTGAAAAGAGGATGTTATTCCTGCGAATATTTTAATACGTGTAGTGAAATGTGTTGGACACAAATATTGTTTCAACACTATCCACTGGGTGAATGTCCAATAAAACGTATTTATGAATACATATCACAGAATCAATCTGTTATAGAAAATTTTAATCAATGGAGAATCAATTATGGAGATGAATGGAATAAGAACTCAATATAATAATTTTTTCGATATCCGATTTCAATTGTTTGAACACTGCAATTTATCTTGTAAATTCTGCTCGGAGACCGAATTTATGGGAATACGAAATAATCAATATATTGACCCAGAATATATGAGATCTTTACCGGGGATAGTGTTTCATACATTCAATAATAAAATAGATCCATCTGTAGATAATATAATATCTTTATGTTTTATGGGTGGAGAATTATTTTCTGATGATATTCCAGATGAAATATTTGATGAGTATTATCGTACTATAACTGATATTACTAAACAATTTGAACAGATATCTCCAGACTCAAAAATATCACATATATTTCTAACCAATGGAGTTTATCGTAAATATCAAAGAGTATTGGATATTGTAAATCATTTCTCTGCAAAAATTACATTTTCATATGATTTCGTCGGGCGATTTACATCAAATTATCAGAAGGTACTTTGGAATAAAAATGTGCAAACATGTATGCGTTCTAATATTGATACGAGAATATCATTAGTATTATCTAAACCAAATATAAATTATATTCTATCAAATGGAATTCCATTTGATAGAAATTTGATTATTGTTACACATGATTATGTACCTCGATTGGATTATCACGAGTATTTACCATCCGATGATGATTTATTTAATTTCTATAAATGGTGTATTGATCATCTTGAATACAAAATACCATTGATAGATACAATTGTATCTCCTATGTTATCTGGTGAACTGACAGACAATTATTGTATGACAACGAACGATTATATTTTCAATAAGAAATATATTAACAAGTATAATTCAACCCATATATGCCAATGTAGCGATATACCATGTTCTGCGGAAGAATATTATGGGAATTATGGACATCTAATAGATAATCATTGTAATTGTCTCGGTAAAAAATATGAGATTGGCCTACAAAAACGTGGTTGTTTTACTTGTGAACATTTCAAATATTGTCCAAAAATGTGTTGGACACAAATATTGTTTCAACACTA